CTCCAAAGTATGCCTTCATATCATTCGCCAAAACATCTTGTAATGCTTGGATAGCGATATCAGTCTGTCCTGCTGCTTGGATAGTAGGTTGAGTGACACATCTAGCACATTCCCGCACAATCAGCTCGGCAAACTTTTGTTGAATTCTTTCTCCATCTGGAATAGCATTTGGATACTGTTCCCAATCCAATTTACAAGCCTGATCATGTAGTTCTTTAATTCGCTTGTTCATCACTCTGCTTCCCTGATCTTCAGTCCGCATCTTGGACAAAACACGCCATGTTGCTTGTAGCTGCCATAGTTACTGTGATCACAGGTCGTGGGAACCAGTCGTTGGCTGCGCTCTAACATGTCGACGATACCCTGGGCTGTGCGCAGGCTATGGTGGCTAGGTCCTCCCATGTACACGCTGGGATGATCCAGCATCCCAGCGATCTGTTGCACGATCAAGTCACGTTCTTCTGCCTGCATCACAGGTCTCCGTCAAACTGATAGCTCCAACGAGCACCGTCCCAGAGATCGCGCACACTGTCGATCTTGGTCTGGCTGCCAGTGTTCTTCTTGATAGCTTCCAGCAACATGGTACGGCTGTCCTTGCCATCAAACTTGCCAAACACAAACTGAGGAGCAAAGGGATCGTTTTCCTTGATGGTTGGCATCCAGTTCAGAGCATAGGTCTTGCGATCCAATCCGCTGCCCTGTACCATTCCCCAATAGGCATCATACTTGCGCACGTTGGCGGCCACTCCGATCCAGAAGTCCGTCTCAAACTCTTCAACACGCCGGCGATCGTCGTCCAGCATGAAGGCCTTGATGTCGTCCAGCTTGTCGTTGACCAGCATGTCTACCACGTTCTTCTCGTGGGTCAGCATGTCCTTGGCCTTGTGTATGCGCACGTACCAGTCGCCCTTGACCTTGACCATGTGGCCGTCAGCAAAGCGCATGATCCAACCCTCGATGCCTTCAGCAGCGCGAGTCTTTGCGATCAGATGCTGCATGCTTTCAACAGTGCCAGGATAAGCACGCACCACGTCCAAGGCATTGCCCTCAGCTTGTGCACGCATGTCAGCATAGCTCATGTAGGTACCTTCTACCGTGCGGCGCACAGCGATCAGCACCAGTCGATCGATCACGTAGTCTATCACGATGCGCTGCTTGCGGCTGCACCACTCAAAGATTGGCGTCCAACCCTGATCCAGCATGCGAGCTGCCCAGCGTGCTATGTCAGGGCGAGTGGCAATGAATTCCTCGGCCTGCATGCTGACCTCGGTTATGCCCATCTTGGTGCCCCAGCGCAGGCCAGCAGCAGTCACCACGGGAGTGATCATGCTGCCGTCCAGCTTTTCCAGGATCACGTGAGGCTTGCTGAGATCGATCAGGGTGTGCTGCGTCTCATCACGCTCGTTCACGTTGAAGAACTTGTGCAGCCGGCGCGCCATGATGGTGCCGTCTGGGTGGAACAGCAGGCCGCGGCATTCGCGGCGCACAGCAGCCAAGTTGATGAAGGGTGGGCAACGCTGAGACCCACAGCCCAGAGCCTGATCATAGGGCAGCTTGCAGCCTGGGCACCACCATTGGTCATCGGCTACCTCAGGAAAGGTGTCAGACATGCTGACCATGTAGTTGACCACATAGCCCCAGTCGCGCTCTGCGATGATGAACTCGTCGCGGCCCTCGATGGCTGCGAGGACGTCGTCCAAGTGGCGTATCTCGGGGAATTCGTACTGCATGATCAGCTCCTGTTACTGCTTATACTAGCATGGATGCGCAGGCTGTCAACCGATTTTGCAGGCAGCTATTGTGCGAGAATCTTGAGCACAGCTGGATGGATTTGTGCTACGACGCGCAGGGCATTGCTTTGATCTTGCAGCTGGTCGATGACGTACTGCAGCTGAGACAGGCTAGCATTGGTGCTGACCTCGCGCATGTAGGCTGCGTTAGCAGAGGTGATAGGCTGGTGGAAAGCAGCAAGCACGCGCACAGCAACTGGTTGGTTGAGAGTGGGCGTTTTGCGCACGAAGGCTTTGACATACAGAGTGGAGATGCGGGGTGCGGTGTGGCGCATGTGCTGGCTCCTTGCTGGCTGTTAAAACGTACAATAGCACGTATGTCCAAGATGTCAACCGAGATTATATGCCTGAGCAAGCTCTGCTAAATCTTTGATCTTGCTGTCTCTTTGGCAAAGATTTAAGTAGGTTTTGCGGTCTGTGCTCCACTCACTGCCCGTCCACCACTCAAATCCTGGCAGATGAGCCTTGTATGCGCTGCTCTGCTCGTAGCCGCTGCCTATGTACAGATGTGCCAAGCCCCGGGTCTTGGACAGGGCTATCTCATGATCGATCATGATCCTGCCCAGGTTGATGTCGCAGTCTGTGTAGGCGTTGTATTGCGCCTCCAACCCGCCGTGATAGGCATGCAGCTTGGTAAAGCCCACTGCTCCCCCCGCAGCATCACGGGCCACCAACCATATAGCAGCATGGTCCAGATGCCCAGGATCATAGTGGGCAGAAAAGCCCTTGCGTTCTAGGTAATCGCACCATATGGCCTTAAGCTCGTGTTTGTAATCCGTACCCAGTTCAAAGGAATATCCCGGTGTTGCCAAGGGCCAATCGTAAGCATCACAACACAGTCGAGTGCTGCGGCTCTGATACCATCTGCCTTGGTGCTGTAACCAACCCAGTGCCAGTGCTGTTGATTGCTCCTGTGCCTCACACTCCAGCTCGGCCCTGTAGCAGCAGAGATCAAGATGTTCCTGAGAACCGTGGTAGTGACTGTAGGTGACGCGCATGGACACAGCATAATGTTAGACCTCGATACAGCCAAGAAACATGTCAGCACATGGATAGATACCGTGCTTACAGAACCCCAAGCTGAGCTCAACGGTATCAGCAGATGTCCTTTCGCAGCCACAGCGCTGGCCAAGGATCGAGTGGCCTGGGCACTGGGCTCAGACGTAGCATCTGACGTTGAGGCTGCCATAAACACCTGGCAGGACCACTCGGATATTGCTGTGATAGTTTATGATCCCAGCATTGACCCAGCGGCGTTTGCCACAGCTGTGGAATCTGCGAACCATCACATCTGCAAAGCCAGAAGCTTCGTCGCACTGGAGGATCATCCGGCGGTACCAGAACACGTGGCAGGACTGAGCATGAACCAAGGTCAGTATGCGTTGGTACTGCTAATGCCAGCTGCCAAGCTGCATCGTGCAAGCCAGATGTTGCGAGCCAGAGGCTATTATGACAACTGGAGCACAGAGGACATGGACGCTGTGGTTAATTGGAGATGGACATGCTGAGCTCGCATCAACCCTGGGACACCCTGCGTGCATGCGCAGTTGGCATCAGCTATCCACCCGAATGGTACAGCTACATCGCCAACAGCCGTGTGCGCAAGGTCATGGAGCGCATTGCTGTCGAGACCGAGGAAGACTACCAAAAGCTGATAGCCAAGCTCAGAGAGTTCAACGTTGATGTGGTGCGTCCTGTGCTGCCTCACAGCATGGAAGAGAGATTCCTGTCCATGGGCAGATACGCCATACCGCCCATGGTCCCCAGAGATCACATGGCCATGATCGGCAATAGGTTCTTCGCAGGACGCCAGGCTCAGACCAAGACCTATCTGGGTGCGCCCAGCGACTACATGAACATAGTCAACTACGTGGCTGAGCGAGGTAATAACATAGTCTGGGACAATCGTATCAATGGCGCCATGGTCACTCGCATAGGCAGCGATATCTACATTGGCACCAACAACAGGCATCAATTCAGGTATACATATCTCGAGACTTGGCATCTAGATCGAGAACCAACTTGGCCTGAGAAAGCACCACACGAATGGCACGAGCTCACAGTTGGGCAGCAGGAACAGTTCGTACACAACTATACTCGCAGGATCACTGACCTGTTCTCAGACTATCGCACTCACATAGTTGACACGCAGGGCCACACAGACGGGTCGTTCTCTCCGGTCTGCCCCGGGCTGATCGTGAGCTTGGTAGATGTGCAGAACTATGCAGAGACCTTTCCTGGTTGGGAAGTGATATATCTACCAGAACAGAGCTGGAATGCCATAACTGATTTCACCAAACTCAAGCGCAAGAACAACGGAAAATGGTGGGTGCCGGGCGAGGAGCTCAATGACGACTTCACAGAGTTCGTTGAACTTTGGTTGAACCAGTGGGTTGGCTACGTGGAAGAAACAGTGTTTGACGTGAACATGCTGGTCATAGATCGCAAGAACGTGCTGTGTAACAACTACAACAAAGCAGTGTTTGATGCTCTAGAGCGTCACGGCATGACTCCTCACATCATCAACTTCCGACATCGCTATTTCTGGGACGGTGGCCTACACTGCATAACCAGCGACCTCGATCGCATCGGCGAACGACAGGACTGGTTCCCTGAAAGGTCGCAGAAGGCTATGTAGCAGATTGCTGCTAAACCAACAGCGGATTTGCCTTGAACTGTGCATAGATTTCCTCGTAGGTCTTATCAAATATGGAAATCTTGAGCAGTATACGTTCTTCTGGCCCATTGGTCACGCTGTGGCGTCGTTGCGTGTTAAGCAATGCTGACCGGTATAGATAATCTATGCCTTCAATGGTGATTGGCGCAGCATTTTCACTGATTATGAAATTCACTGAGCATTCCGTGCCATTGTCAGTGTGCTCTTTCAGACTGGCAAATGGCTTTAACCAATAGAATCTTGGCCTGGCATTGATTCCCAGATCTGCGATGATCTTTTCGATATACTCGCTGGTATGCTTTTTTATCAACCAATCAGGCGTGCCCAATCCGGGTCTCGGATCAACATACACAGATGCTGATGATTTAATCTCAGCCGCTTGCTGCAGTAGTATTTCCTTGTCTACTGTGTATTTCAGATGCAGAATTGGTTCCATGGTATTGATCCTTAGACTCTAAGCAATGATCCTATAATATCATATACGCGATCATTTCACAAGAATTCATCCAGTAGATGATCCACATCTTCGTGCTTGACCAGATTCCGTTTGAACTGCTGCCAAGCTGCGGGCCAATTATAGCGAGCCTGTGCTATCTCAGCACAGACGTTGCGATCCAAGGTCAGCGCAGATTGTATCGCAGCGCCGATGTCTCGGTCCATGGCTCCAGTCTGGGGCAATATCACGTCTACGGGACCCTGCACTGGATAGGCTGCCACCGGTGTGCCCAGCACTTGGCTCTCTATCATCACCAATCCAAACGTGTCAGATTGGCTGGTGAACACCATGCAGTCAGCCTTGGAATATTCGTTGGCCAGATCCGCGCCGCGCAGCATGCCTAGGAACTGCACACCTGGGTAGCGAGATCTCAGTGCTGGCAGATGTGGGCCATCGCCTACCATGACTAGTTCATAGACAGTGCTGTCCAGCTCACAGAAAGCTTCTAGGTTCTTTTCCTTGCTGATGCGTCCAACGCTGAGCAACCTTGGTTTGTCATTGAATGTGTGGCTAACGTAGGGCGTTAGGTTGCTGAGATCCACACCTCTGCCAAACAGCACTACTTCGGCCTTGATGCTCTGTGCGATCAGCTCGGCTCTGATGCTGGGTGTTGGTACCATGACCTTACCATGCTGATGGAACCAGCGCAGGAATCTCCAAGTCACTGTCTCTGGTATGTGGAACAGTCGGTTGAAATACTGTGCCCACTGCGTGTGATAGGCCGTGGTCAGCGCCAAGCGTCGAAAGCTGATGCGTGCCATCAGTCCCAGTGGACCTTCTGTGGCAATATGCAGGTGATCAGGTGCGAAACTGCGCACCATCTTGCGCACGCCCCAGGGCCAACACAGCTGCACCTCTGGATACCCAGGAGCTGGCCGATTTGGAAACAGTCCCGGATGTATGACCAAGACTTCCCAGCCATCAGCCTTGGCCTCGCGCACCAGATTGGTCAGCGTGGTCACCACGCCGTTGATCTGAGGTCGCCATGCGTCTGTGACTATGCAGAGCTTCAACGCAGCCTCTCGCAGCTGCCCGTGATCTTGAATCGATCAAACTTCAGCTGATAGGTCATGCTGTTCAGTGCTGTCCTGCAGGCTTCTTCCGTGCGGAATTCCAAGCGTATGCGCCCTGGCACGTCACTGGGGTCACTCACGTGTATCGCCAACAGAACCAGGACCCACATCCCGTTCTCCCCATCGCACTATCTCCCAGCGTCCATCCTCATGCTCAACCAATGCGGTGCAGCTTTCCACCCAGTCTCCGCAGTTCATGTAGGCAATACCATCCACGTCTCGGATGTTGGCATGATGTATGTGCCCACAGATGATGCCATCGCAGCCATGTGTGCGAGCGTAGCCGCTGAGATTCTCTTCGTAGTCCCCTATGAAGTTCACAGCCTGCTTGACCTTGTACTTGGCCCAAGCTGACAGGCTCCAAGGTCTCAGTCCCAGCATGCGCCTTGAGCCACTTACTACCACGTTGAGGCCTATGAGCGCATCATAGGCCCAGCTGCCAAGATGTGCTAGCCACTTGGCATGCTTGATCACCACGTCGAACTGATCACCATGCATGACCTTGTAGCGCTTGCCATTGGCACCTCTGTACACGCAGGTATCAACCAAGCGTATGTTGCCAAAGTCGTGATCGCCAAAGCTGCGCAGGAACTCGTCGTGGTTGCCAGGCAGATATGTGACGTTAGTGCCCTTGCGTGCCTGCCTCAGTATCTTCTGTATGACGTCGTTGTGCACCTGCGGCCACATGAAGCTCTTGCTCATGGCCCATCCGTCAATGATGTCACCCACTAGAAACAGGTTGTCAGTCTCGAATGTCTTGAAGAAATCTAACAGCGCAGCAGCGTTGCTCATCTTGGTGCCCAGGTGAACGTCACTGATCCAGACGCTCCTGTACTCCATCATAGGTTAAACAGAGCCTTCACTGTGTCTAAGCCGTTCAACACTTTCTGTCGATCTGCTTCAGCACGGGCCTTGGCTTCTGCGGTCTCGGCCTTGTCACGCTTCTTGGCATTGACGTCTGTCATGGCTTTCTGTTCGTAGCGATCCACGAACTTGGCCAAGAAGTCATGCGCATCTGCAAACCCAGCCAGGTCTTTCTTGCCGTACATGTGGTTAAGCTCAAAGCTGCGTGCCAAGCCTTTCACTGCGTTGACCAGCTTGGCGATCTTGACGTCACTGGGATCGTTGCCACGGAAACGGTTCAGCAAGGTATCCAGCTTGGCAGTGCTGGGCTCTCGTCCAGTGATCTGCTCATACTCGTTGACAAAGATGTCGTAGATAAAACTTTCTGGATCAGTGCTGATGGTCTTGATCACCGTGTTCTTCTGCTTGCTGAACGGCACATGCACATCATCCACGGTCTTGAGCTGCACGCCCGCATGCTGTATGCTCATATCCAACAGCTCGCCCAGCACGCTGAACATGTTACCAGTGAGCAGGCCTTTGACCCCGCGCTCTGGTGTCACTCTGGCAGCACCCCAGGCCCTTAGCTGAGGTGGGTGCCACATGAAGTCCACCTGCACGTACTGATCGGGTCCTATCTGGAATATGGGATGGCCTGGCTTGCTCTCGCCCGTGTGTATGTAATCCGGCTGAGTGCTTTTCACGAACTGATCAGCCAGCTGGTTCCAGTGGTTGGTGTATTGACCGTAGCTGGCACCCATCACATCTGGCGCTATCATCTGCAGATCGATGTCACCGTAGATCTTGTCTGGATGCTCTTTGCTATCTATCTCATGATAGGTGCCAGATCCAGTGGGCCGACCCAGCTCTACCTGACCTTGATTCATAGCACTGAGCCAGCGATTGAAGTCTCGCACAAACTGCTGCACCTTGGCCAGCGTGATCTTGACAGTGGCTGGTTTGATCACCGTGCCCTGTGTTACTGTGGTGTCCCAGCCACCTTCGAGGAGTTCTGTTATGCGCATGAGCTATTTACACACTGCCCCACTTGAGCAGATCAAACATCGTGGTGTATTCCCAGTGATCAAAGGATGGCGCAAACTCACGGCCCGGCCCAGCATGATGGTCTATCACGCGCCTTCGCAGTATGCGCTTCAGCCACACGATCTTGCCCAGCTTGATCGGACAGTCTGTGCTGAACGGTGCTTGATCATGCCAATACAACATCTGCACTGGTCGCCACGCAAACCATGATTCCCATCGCTGGCGTTCTGGCCTGATATAGAATCTATGACCGTAGAGGTTATCTAAATCGTAGCGACTGTAGCAACTTGTCATGCAGCAGCATAGTGCAGACATGGCTAGGGCAGCAATCAATCTGGTTGCTGCCCTAGAATGTTATTAGCCTGCGATTAGATCGCTTCGCGCATGCCCGCACGCTCTTCCATCTTTTGGATGCGTTCGGAAGTCTTGATCATGGTCTCGAGGTTCTTGGCGCGGATGGCAGCAATGTCCTTGACCTCAGCCACGGTCTCTGCCTGCGCTACAGCCTTGCCCTCTGCTTTGACAGCTGCCTTGCCTTCGATGAAAGCCAGCGCAGCTTCCTTGGACATGGCCTGCGGCAGCGCCTGCAGCTGGATGTCCGTATGTCCATTGCGTGCGAGGACCTTGACGCGATCCATAGAAGTAGCAAAGCGAGCCTTGGTCTCGCCGTTGAGAGTGCTGTAACCAGCGACCGTGAAAAGCTTTTCCATGTGTAACTCCTGTGTGTGTTGCGTTGTGTGTGTTTGCTTCAACATGTGTACAATAGCACGGTTATACAGCACGTCAACCACTTTTTTCCAGTTTTTTCACCAAAGATCTCAGTAATTTAGCCCTAGCTGAACTGCGTTCTCAGCCCTTTTTAGCCACAGGGACGTGGTAGATCTCGTCGAAATCCTCGCCGGGACCCGGGGGTTCCAAGCTGGCGATCATGCTGGTCATGACCCCAGCAGGGATGGTCTTGCCCGCCCGGCCAGCCAAGCGCCGCTCCAATTCTGCCCCGTCCGGGGTAGGAAAGAACAACGCGATGCGCTCATAGCTCTTGGGCACCTGTCCCAGCTTGCCTCGGCGGGTCTTGGCCGTGAGGTTGGTCTGGTCCCAGATGATGTCTCGCCGGTCGCGCACGGCCTGCTTCACGGTTTCGCGCAGTGCTGCTGTAGCAGCCTTGATCTCAGTCTCAAAGACTTCGTTATAGGTCAGGCCCTGCGCAGCTGCCGCAGCTTCTATGTAGTCATCTGTGCTGGCTATCACAGCCTCATGGCTGTGCTCGCGTATCCATGTGCTCTTGCCCGAGCCAGGAACGCCTATGAGCATGAACAACTTTGGCATGTCATTCACCGGTGCGCTGGGTGCGATTGCGCCACATGGCCTGCGGGATGCCCAAGCGCAGTGCCCAGAGCAGATCCATGACGATTGCCCCGATCACTGCACCCACGAACATGGCTGCTAGAGTGTACATGTCTGTGCTCCTTGTTTGCTTATATCGTACAATAGCACAGATCAAGTGCCTGTCAACCAAGATTTTCTCACTGATTAGCTCCAACGCAACACCCACATCATGCGAGTTTCGTGGTTGGGAAACCACAGAACCACACCATGTCGCTCGGCTCCCAGATCTTGGAGATCAGCTTCCAGCTCTGTTTGATTCTGCATCCAGTAGCCAATATCACCAATTATCACGGTGCTACCAGTCAGAGGTATCACGCTGCTCTGGGTGACCTCAGGTCCCAGCACCCAACGCTGAGAGCTCGGCATCAGATTGCGTCCAGCTCTTCTGGAGTGGGTAACCTGTCATTCCAGACCAGCATCCACATGATGCGATCCTGTTCATATGGTATGATGAGGCTTACGCTCTTGTCATCTGACCACAGATAGAACCCATGGCTGAGATTGCGTTCACACCATGCTTCCAATGGACCAAAATATCCAAAGAACAGAGCCTCTTGTATGGCTCGCCCGTTCTTGGCTGTTAACTGTAGCCTGAGGCTATGGTCAGGCCACTGATCAAAGATCTCTTGCCATGTATTGGTCATGGGGCCAAAGCTCTGCCCACCAGCGCCGCAGAGATTGCCAGGTTTGTCCAGCTCGCCCACTGGGCCATGCACATGGCCACGCTGCATGGTGTAGCCCATGAGCTCGTGAGCTAGCCAACGGCGCAGCTTGCGTTTGAGGCTGCGCTGCCACCATTGCCAGCCAACTGTTCCTGCTATGACACCAAGCTGGATGGCATACATGGCCAGCACACCCCAGTCGATGTTTATGATAAACAGTGGTATCACGATCAGCAATGCGATACCAAAGGCAGTGGCAGGCCAGGTCCATGGCGGAGCATGCCTTCCGTAGCACTTGTGTAACCATGCTCGCATCGTGCTAACCATTAAATAACATCATGGAAACCTGGGAAGACTGGGAGAAGGTCATAGGCGGCACTGTGCTGGCTATAACCATCTCCGTGGCGGTCACCGTGGACGTGGTGCGCAGCATTTTCTTTCACGAGCACTGATCAAAAGTCAATCCAATAGTTGGTCTTGGCCTTGGTGATGCGAGTCAGCACCAGCGTGCCATCCTCGTTGGTGAACTGGAACTTGCCTTCTCTGGGATCAACCTTGTTGAGGTCGCGCCCATTCCAGCTGTAGGTGACCCAACCGTCCTGCTCACCGGCATCGTCGTAGTCGCGCACCTCCACTTCGATGTCACCGCCTAGGGGATTGCCGCTCCACTTGCTGTTGTTCTCCACGTCCTTGGCTTCCACTGGAGCATTGTCCACGATCAGCTGCACCATGTACTCGTCGTTGTTGGCAAACTCCGGCTTGGTGTTCAGCATGCGCATGGCTTCCTGAGCAGTCTCACCATAGCGGTTCATTTCTTCGATCAGTGCTTTGAGCATGTCAAAGTTGAACGCGCTGAACAGGCTGGCGATCTTGCACACGCTGTCCTTGTGCTGTGGGCTAGCAAGGTTGTCATCGCAGTATTCCTCGATGAACTCCATGGTCAGACCAGAGTAGTCCAAGCTGTAGTAGATGCGACCAGGACGATTGCGCATGTGGCTGTCAATTCGCCACTTGTCATTGCAGGTCAGCACAAACAGCGTCTTGCTGGGAAACACCCCGTCCAACAGCGTCAGCATCTGTTCCTGTGACTCTCTGTCATAGACCTTTTCAAACTCGTCAAACACTACGATGCAGGGCTGCTGGATGTCTTGGATCAGCTTGTTGAAAGCATCGCCCTTCCAGGGATGGTTGATCACAATGGTAGGGATGCCCTGCTCAGCGCCCTTGATGCTCAGCATCTTGCTCAGCAGCGTCTTGCCTGAACCCTTCTCGCCCGTGAGCAGCACGCCTGTGGCAGCTGGGCGATCGTTGAAGGTATAGAGTATGCGATCTGCGGTTTTCAGCGTGTCACCGTAGATCTTCTTGGGGGTGGTGAAAGCATCAATCTCTTCCAAGTAGAGGTTGCCAAACTGGTCAGCCTTGATGATGTAGTTGCCCGCAGGCAACACGCTATGCAGATCCATGGCAGCGTTGGCTGCCAATCGCCATGTGTTGCCATTGCGTATGAAATGTGTCATTGCATCAGTCTCTCTGTTTTGATGGTTGAATGTATCACGATAGCGCGGAAATGTCAAGGCACTACTGATGGTTCCATCCCTTGAGATGCAACACCAACAGCCATGCCAGATCTGCTATAACCAAGGCTACGATGGCATGCGTCTCATCTAAACCCACGGCGATGGATGCGATAGCGGCTATGATGCCACTCACGATCAGCATGTACCAGCTCATTCACGATCCTCCATCCACTTGGCCATGTGTTTGCGTATGTTCTCGGCACCGACTGGGTTCATGCTGTGCACGTAATATCCAAACCCGCTGGGTAGTTCCAGATCGTTATCAGCTACATGTTGGCAGAACCACTTGGCAAAATCATAACCATTGAACTCTCGCGGACGCAGCAGAGCGTTACCCAACAATAGGTGATCATCTATAGCGCTAGGTATGCCTGGTACGGCAGCATAATGCTCAAAGGCTAGATCGTGGTCAAAGCTGATGAAGCGTGGTATGCCATAGTTGGTCACATACCACACCGCATCATGATACCCGCGGGCAACCACCCAGCTGTTATCGGCTGGGTAACGCTCATCATCTAGGAACAACTTGTAATCCATCTCAGAAATCTCCTGGGGCTACCTGCATGACGCGGACGCCCTGCGCACGTATTGCATCCACGACCTGGTTTCTATCGTCAAACCATAACCATGGTTCACCATGCTCCGCACGGATACGTTCCAATAGCTCGACCTTGACGATGCTGTCCTGCCTGTGGTCCCTGTGACCTCTCATGTAGAGATCATCAAAGAAGATACCGTTGGTGTTCAACCATGTGTTGGTCACAGCACGGCTGTCTTCGCCGCGTCCACTGCAGAGTATTATAGTGTGACCCTGTGCGGCAAAGTTGGTGTTGATCCACTTGATGTCCTCGTACACCGTGTCCAGTGACATGCCAGCATTGAACGCAGCCCAGTTCTTGGGCTTGCTGGCCACCCAATGTCGCCGATGCTCTATATTAGCGATGGTTCCATCGATGTCAAACACTATGATCTTGGTCATGATCTGCTCCTTGATCACACGTTAGCACAGTTTGATCGGCTGTCAACCGGATATTTTGTAACAATTGAAAATCGTTCGTGAGGTTTGTTGCGCCGCAAGATCTTGATTTCTCGTTCAGAATAGTTAAATATAGCTAGCCAGTCATGGCAAATGGTTAACCAGGCCGGTCGCACGGATCCAAAGCGTCCCGCTCAAACATGAAGGAAATACTATGAAGATCATCACCACAGCATTGGTTGCTCTCCTGGCCTCTGCCAGCATCGCAGCCGCTACTGACCTACCAAACAAGAAGGCAGCTCCAGCTGCTCCAGTTGCTGCTATTGAAGCTGCTCCAGCAGCTAGCTCAGACAGCATCTCTGCCAGCTATGGCCAAGAGTTTGATCCTGCTGGCTACACCAGCAAGAAGAACGACACCTACGGCGTGAACTATACTCACACCATGGGCCAGTTCACTCTCGGTGGCGCAGCAAGCACCACACAGGCCAGCGACAACAGCCTCAAGCAGACAATCGAAGCACAGGCTGGCTACAAGCTGCCAAGCGTTTACGGTGTGCTCGTGAGTGGCAAGGTTGGCGTCGGTGAGCGTTTCCAGAGCAGCGGTAACTTTGCTTACTATGCGCTCTATGGCAATGCTGACTACGCATTCAACGACAGCATCACTTGGAATGCGGTACAGTATCGCTATCGCAATGCGTTCGACACGTCCAACAGCTTCGAGACGCATCGCATCGGCACTGGCGTGACCTTCAATGTCACCAAGAACATTGGTTTAGCTGCAACCGTCTACCGTGACTACGTTAGCGGTTTCAACACTGCTAGCTATAACGGCGTACAGCTTGGTGCTGTTGTTAAGTTCTGATATCCAACTAGGCGAAAAGAACCCGGGAGCAATCCCGGGTTTTCTTTTGACCTAAATTCCCAGAGTCAGCTGTAGTTCCATCTGCTGTTCAACTGTGAGGTCAGCCCAGAACGTGGTGATTATCCAGCGCCCATCCGCATCCCTGTGTCGCACGTTTTCCACGCAGAGATGAAGCTGTCGATCAGCTAGCCAATCAGCCACTTCAGTGAGATCCTGTATGCCTATCCTAAGATCACGATGCTCTGCACTGTTGATGAACCGCCAATCATAGTCAGACTTGTACTTGTGCCTGCTGAGTATGATGCGCATCAGAGTCTGCTGAGCACGCGAGCCATGTCTGGGTTCATCTTGGCTATGGCATCTGGCCAGCCAATCAGCGCATAACCATCCATCTCAGGTATGAGCCTGCCCTCGTCATCCTCAAACTCACTGAAACACCAGCAGTCATCCAGCTTGGGCAAACTGGTGGTATGAAAGCGAAACAGTGCTAGATCCTTGTGTGGCTTGTAGTCATGCACACCAAGGTCTTCCAGCAGGTCAGCGGTCAATCTTATGCCAGTCTCTTCTCTGAGCTCGCGCAGCGCGGTCTGCACATGCGTCTCACCTGGATCCTGTCGGCCCTTGGGTATGTCCCAGTAGCTTTGGCCAGTTGGATGGCAGATCAACAGCAGATTACCATCTGTTATCAGCACGCCGCAGGTTGTTTTCTTGCTCATGGCCCTATTTATCTAGGCCCAATGCAGCCAACAGGTCATGGCTGCCACATTATCTTCCAGCAGCACATCCAGCATGTACATGCCCTTTTCCACGCCCAAGGGCTTGACCCTGAACTTGCCGCCTCGGTAACCTGCCACGCCCACGCCCATGGTACCATCCCAGTGATAGTGCCCACCGTGCTCTTGGTGCAGCCATTCTATGACTTCTGGGATCACTGTATAGTCCATGGGTCCGAGGCGAACGATGGGACCACCTGACCACCTGGCAAAATCAGGCACGCTTGCTCTCGATACGAGCGATAATCATGAAGTTTATCCACTGCATGGCCAACCATGTCCAAAAGTTCATGGGAATGTTCAGCTGAGGGAACAGGGTGTTCAGGCTCCATATGGTCATGAATGGTGTGAATATAGCAGCTAGGATCAGTATGATCGCTACCAGCAACATTGTGTCTGCGCCAACCTTGGCTCCGGTGCTCATACCCATTCCTCCGCGATGCCGATCAGTTCTGCCAGCAGCAGACCGCAGGCTAGTATGAGCGTGCCATCTGGCAGATCCAGCAGCACTCCGAGGCAGGCTGCGATGCGAGCTGCGCTCTTGGTGTAGCTTAATCTAGTGTGCCAAGTTCTGTACTTGGTCTCAAAGTCCTCGGGTCGTGGCACGCGGCTTTCCTTTCAGTTCAAGAATCCAGTCTCTGAAGATCATCCAGGGAAGGCATGCGATGCAGACTGCGTAGAGCAGTATCACGAATCCCACCATCCAGAGCTCTTCCTTTAGGTCGATTCGCTGCATAGTATCTCCTTGATGCGAGCCTCCAGCACCGCTATCGCGGTGTGTATGTGCCCGGTGTCATGCGGCTGCAGGCGCGCCCTGAGTATTGCTATCTCCAGCTCTAACGCCTTGACATGATCATGATCCAATGTGAGCTCCTGCCATCATGATTTCTTCGAAAGTAAACTGATCATCAGTAAGCACGCCGTTGACCCAATTCATCCCAGCTTCTACCACGTATAGATAGCTGTAGCCTTGGAATGATCGCCTAGCCCAAGGCACGCCGTCTATGTTGAAATCTACCATGCAGTAGCCTTCCTTGCCCGGAGGCGCAGCTATCTCGTGGATTTCGTAGTCCTTCATAGTGCTAGGATAATGCTTTCTGCTGCATTGTCAAGTGGCACGGCGTATGGCAATGACCTTGCTGGCAGCGAACATGCTTACCCTGACGCTGTTGCTTTGGTTACCACCCAGCACCTTGTAATAGAGCTGACCATTGACCATGGCCGAACCAACCAGGAATCCCACATGTGTGAGGCTACGCCGGCTCACGCCCTTGAGAACCACTATGTCACCCTGTGCTGGCTGTTTGACCGGCTGCCCATAGCGCATAAAGCTCATGGTTTCGATGCTGCCACTGAACGCATGTCCAGTCTGTACCAGTATGGCATTGGCAAATGCCGCACACCAAGCTGTGTGCTGCGGATTTATGCGGAGGTCAAGCTGCTCATTGAACAGCTTAGACAGAGCAGCTGCGTCCCTGTTTTGGTTCAAACCTTCATAGGCACTGGCAGCAGTGATCACTACAGCCATTGGTCCTTCTGGCAGATCAGACTCACTAGATATGAGCCAGTTGCCGTGATGCCCAACGGCATGACGTGTGTGGTGGTGTTTGGCGCAGGCCTTGCGTGATTTAGCCGCACAGGATCTAGCGTGGTGGTGATGATGGTGCAGAGGGGCAATCTTGGCGCCGTGATGCTCTGTAGCATGTGCCACTTGGATGATCGCCGTAGCTGCCCATATCAGCACCGCTAGCGGTACCGAAACAGACCGATAAGCCATCTATTCTCCTCGTTGTGGTGCACTGGTATGCACGCATGTTATGGAGCACTCCTTACCGAGATGCTACACTAATTTATCTCCTGAGCACAATAATTACAAGTTAAGCAAGGTAGATTACGTAAAGTAATAAAATATAAGCTGTGCCAAGGCACAGCACGCGGATATTGCTGAGATATCACGTTGATCCAATTGGATAATATACAGGATTTTTGTAGGTTTTAGCCCAACTCTCGGCAGCGTTTCTGGAACAGCCGCAGTCTCTCTGCTGCGCTGTCGTTGCTGATCAGCATGTTCACGTTCCAAGTCACTGGTTCTGGCATGCTGTCCAGCGCACACCACTTGTGATCAACGTTTTCCCAGTCCAAGCTGGGCGTGAACTGCTGAGGCACGCAGATCGCATAATCAACTGCCACGAACCTTGGTTCCTGGGTGATGCGCTTGCTGAGCATGATGTATGGTGCCGAACCAAGTTCCCAGTCCATTTCTTCTGTCAGCTCTCTGCGCAGTGCTATGATGTGCTTCTCACCTGGCTCCACATGCCCACCCGGTAGATCCCACTGCAGCGGCCTGTCCACTAGGTCGCTGCGCAGCAGAAACAGATAGGTATCATCCAATCTGCTCCATATCAGGGCCTTGCTGCTGCCGTGGTTCAATTCAGAGATTCGCATGTGCTTAATTATTCCTAACGTGACAGCAACCTGTCGTAGTTTGCTAACATGATGCGATTGACCTCATGCTTCTGCCAGTTTCTATCAAGATTGCTACCCATCAATGACTGTGCTCCAAGATCAACGATAATCCGCAGATTGCCCTCTACCCAAGACCGCAATGCTACCTGATCGTGCTCTGCGATGGGGCCGAGATGTAGATGGTCCATCATACGCATGAATGGCGTCAACGACGTGTCTGTCAGCAGCTGGCCAGCACTGACCATGAGATCTGAGTTTGATTGTATGTGCTTGCGCTGATTCGCTGCTATGTAATGCCTGCCATCCAGCCAATGTTCGTATGACCAGTGGCAGTCTGTGCTGCTTATCAGCCAACCAGGCACCCAGCCAACTGCGTCAAAATGTGCCTTGATATGATCAGCATATAGGTAACTGTCGATGTTGTCTGGTAATTCCCAGTGGCGTCGCATGTATGACTTGGCAGAATGCATGATCTCTGCTAACCACCAGTCTTGCGGCTCATATAAGAGATCAACGATGATCGTATCAACGAAAACTTTCCTGAGATTGACGCTATTTGATATCCTGTAATGGCTAAGTCCTATGCGTTTATCAGTATTTTTATTCCTCATGATACGCACAAAAGTCGATAGGCTATCCTGATCCATCAGAGGCCAATCCTGACAGCGTATGCCACAGAGATCAGCAAGCTGTTGATCTGGTCCATGTGTGATCATCGCGCGATCAAACTGATCACTGTAATGCCCTCGGTTATGATCATCCCAGGTGATACCATCTGGTATCCTATCCATGTGTCTTGACAGCAACTGTGCCACGGTGTCACCACCGCATCCACCAGCTCGTCTCAGCAGCACATTATTAGTCATGGCTTCTAAAACCACGCATCTGGTCGTGCCATGAGCTGGTCGTACTGCGGCAAGAGTATGTCCTTGATCAGCTGCTTCTGCTCTGCCTTGGTCATGGCCATGCCAATGTACCCGGTAGCTCCCAGTTGATCTATGATCCGCAGGTTTCCAGCTGCCCAGTTCTCTAGATTGATCCGATCGCTGTCATCCAGGCTGCCTGCCCCAACGATGTGCAGTATCTGTTCAAATCCTCGCAGTGATCGATCAGACACTAGCTGGCCGCCATCCAGCATGAGATTGCTGGTTAGCCTTAGCTTCTCACGTCGCTGCTTGTCTGGGTAACCTCTGTTGTCGAGGAACTCACTGAAAGAGCCTATGGGAACGCAGTCGCTGAGCCACCAGTGCGGTATCCAACCATGTTCTGCGTGATGTTGTACCATGATATCATAGCTGGGATATCTGGCATTGTCCCTGTCGCTGGGCAGATGCTTGGTCTTGCGTAGAGCACCTTTGAAAAGCTGCAGCAGCTGAATCAACCAGAAATTACCGTCGTCTGGTAGTATGTCAATGAACGTGGTATCAGGGCCAAAGGCTGCGCGCCAGTCTAGGTCCCAGCTGAAATTATAGTGGCACATGCCCACTCTGTGATCGGGCCACAGCTGTCGCATGCCATCCACGTAGGTCCTGATCTGCTCAGCAGTCATGGCTTCCCAGGGTCCCAATGGCAGTCCAAATGCTTCTGACTGTGCCACCGTGATGGTCTCATGCAGCATCTCGTACTCAAAGAGGTCTACTCGGCCCGATCCTGCCCTGTTGCGTGGGTCAACGCTGAGATCCTTGACCTGTCCATCTAGGTGTTTGCTGATCAATCTCACCACGGCTTCGCCGCCACAACCGCCTTTGAATCGCACCAGCACGTTCATTTTTCAGACTTTCCCAGCTGTGGATAGCCAAGATGGCGACGCAGTTCCTTGTCCTGCGGCTCAAAGCGCTCACCCCGGAAGAATATCCTGTAGCTTTCTGATCCGTATTGGCCAATGCCATACAGCTTGGTAGCATCTGCGCCGTCCCAGCCAAGGAAGTCTTGGCTCATGCGGCGGAAGGTATTCTCTCTGCGATTGTAGAAGCCCAGAGGTCGTATCACTGCCTTTACCTCATCCGGATCACTGGCAAGATATGCCTCGGGTGTGGGCCAGCGCTCAAGGAACTCTGGCAGCACCGTTTTCACAGGTTTGCGGCCCGTTTGATTGAGCATCACAACACCTATCATATGTTGCCATGGGCCGTTGATCTGCTGTTGGACCATGAGATCATCACGCAGTGGCTGTGCCATGTACCTTGCTCACGTCTATGCCTAGCAGATAGAATTGCTTGCGGTCTGGTGTGACGAACACGTATGTGTTTGGATCAGTTACTTTTTGATCGTTGATGCGTATGCCACCCTGTGCGATCAGCCTGCGGCCTTCGCCCTTGCTCTTGGTCCAACCCATCTGTACCATGAGGTCAACCAACTCGTGCGCCGTGCACCATTCAATGACTTCTTCAACGGTCATCACGCGAACCTCGGCATGTTGGAGTAGATGCCCGTATATGCGAGCTGACCCAGGCTAGTCGCAAGAGAGTCTAGATAACTCTCAGCGCACTTATGGACACGCAATCGTGGTTCCTTGCTGTGATCAGATACCATGTAGAACAGGTGGAGATAACCTGTGTCCAGCTGTGGTTTGAATATTTCCCGGAGTTCGTCTAAGGTCATGGCGCACCAAACAGTATGAACATGTCAGCTAGCAATCCAATCAGCGTCACGGCCACGCAGATCGCTAATACTCGGGTGGGAATCATCATTTATCCTTGTTTCTCAACAGTCATCATTTCACGAACCTCGACGAGGGTCTTGTCTACCTCTTTGAGGTCATCCAGATAGGGCAGCAGCGGTGATGGATAAGCGTATGGTTCAAAGCTGGTCTGCGAGCCGTCAAACCATCGCATGCGATAGAGCACACCAGCTGACTCCGTCTTGAGCACGCACATGCGCGGATCGTTACACACGCCCCAGTCTTCACCTGCTACTAGATTCTCTCGCAGCCATTCCACTCGTTCCATGGCTTCCCAATCATCAAGCCGGCGCCAATCCAACACCCAGATCTGTTCCCTGGTGGTATCGTCTATCATAGTAATCCGCTCAGTTCTCGCATCCTGCGTGTGCGGAAGAAGCTCAGCGTCTCCCCAAACTTCTCAGTCTCGCTCAACACGAACTGATACCTCTTGTAGGCATCGTCATGGTGTTTGAAAAACTGATCCATCTCTGCCGCATCCGTGAATGTGGTGTAGCTGGTACCGGGTTCCTTGCGATCATACACTGATATCTTATGTCCCAGTGCGAACAGCTTCTTCCAAATCTTAAAACCATCGTCGCTGAGCTGCCTGTCGCTCATCACTCTGATGCTTACATCACTGTCCTTGAGTATGGCATCATAGAGATCAGCAGCCCACGGTGCCTTGCCCTTGTAGGCAGGGTTCTTGCCAATGGCATTGACCACCAAGGCCTGACGCTGTGCCGACAGTTCCGCAGCTAACACGATGTCTGTGCCCTGCTGGTACCAATAGAACTTGGTCTGGCTACCTTCGATCTTCTTGAGATCGTTGGGCAGGTCAATCACAGTAGCACCCTGTGCGATGCGCTTGTTAATGCTAGCCACGATGAAATCGTACGTATCTATTTCTCCAATACCACTAGGCATCTCGCTCAACCAGGATTCATGGAAATCTGTTCTGCTGTCGCCGATGGGCTCCCTGTGTGCTGTCATCGCTTGACCTTCTTGGCACGTTCATACCAATGCTTGCTGGCAACCCGCAGCTTGTCGTTGCTCTCTCGCACATGCTCCAGCAGTGCCTTGGCAGCCGTGGCCTGGCTCAGGCGATGTGCGCCATTGTCCTGATCCACCATGTGATCCATGATCTCTATGATCATGTCAATGTATGGGCAGGTGTTCTCCGGTATCAGCGGTTTCAGTTCCGTGCTCATGCTGCTAACCTTTGCTTGATAGCCTCCAGCATAGCACAGGCTAGGGCAATGTCAACCGTAGCGCCGTCCATCAGGCATCCTTGCTGTCTGGGTACAGGGATTGCCTAGCCAGCTTGATGAAATGGTCACGCTGCAGGCGTATCTTGTCGTGGCTGAGCTCATAACCATCATGCGCGATGATGCCCAGATTATAACGATGGCGTGCCAATTCTGCCTCAGCAGCTGCCAGCTTGGTCCAAGCGTCTTCCAGCTTGGCCTGTGTTTCTGTTGCGGTTACCAACCAATCAGTCATTGCCCTAGCTCCTTGATCCTCTGGCTGAGATAGTCTCGCACCAAGAGCAGCAGCGTGAGTCGTTGATCTTCTTGGTATGTCCTGTCTTGTTTGTTTTGCAGCCGATCAACTTCAATGTCAAGGTGGTTGTTGATGTCATATTGGAAAGCAGTCTTCAGCATGTAGCTCACCGAGACGTTGTGCGTGTGATCAACCATTGGTGTTCCCGAGGTTATCTGTCTACTTTTGGCAGCTTCTTCAGTGCCAGCACTTCCTTCTTATATATGTCTTTTTGCTTCACAGGATCTGATAATACTGCCATGTGCGATGCGATCTCTGCTGATAGGTCGCTGATCTTGGCAGTGACTTCAGCCAGCGTGTCCTTGGCCCAACGATAGCTGGGAAGACCAGCCAGCCTATCGATCTGATCTTCGTCTACAGCTATGGCCTTGGATTCCACGATCTCCGTGACCTTGCTTACCACACCTGCTCGATCTGCTGCTTGCGGTAAGAAAGCTGGTAGCTGCCCTTCGATGCAGGCCTTGATGGCTGAATTCCAGTTCAGCTGATAGGTCAGATCAGCTATCATCTTCTCATAGCGTGTCTTGTACCAACCCAGTCGCCAAGACACGAACTCAGCAACTACCTGCTCAGCAGTCTCAAATTGGCGAACGCTGTTGCCATTCCAATCCAGCACCACGATGCGCTCTGTGGCCTTGCTGCGCAGCTTGAAGTAATCTATGGCAGTGTCTTCGGTCCAGTCCTTGATAGCACCGCGCTTGAATCGTATCTCGATGCGGATCTCCTTGGTGCTGCGATCTATGTAGGTCTGGATCTTGTCCTCTTCCTCCATGGTGTTGAGCCGAGCCTTGAACTTTTCAAGGCTGAGATCCGGAGGCAGTTCTTCGATCCAAACCGTGCTACCGTCTATGCGGCAGCGCCCTGTGAACTCCCAGGTATTGCCAGCGATGTTGCGCACCTTGCAGCTGAGGTAGTCATAGCGAGGTACCATGGTCTTGATCGGTTTACCATCTATGGCCGACACTGTGGCTTCAATGATGTCATCCAAGCCTCTGGGTAGGATGTCAGTGCTCCAACCAACTGCGATGCCTGAGATACCGTTGAGCAGAACCATGGGAACCAGCGGTAGATAGTTCTTGGGCTCAAACACAGATCCGTCGTAGTTTTCTTTCAGAGGCACGATGTCATAGTCAGTGAACACCAGCGCATCAGTCTGGGCATTGCGCTTGAGATAGGTATAGCGTGCTGCTCCCCAGTCAGTGGGTCCAACCTTGGTGCCAAAAGCACCAATGCCCTGCAGCAGAGGCACGTTGTTACAGTAGGGTGCTGCCATGAGGCTCAGCGTCTCCGCAGCCGATGCGTCACCGTGCAGGTAGACGTTTTGGCTGATCATCTCACCTGCCAGCGAGATGGTCTTGATCTTGTCGCCCTTGGGTTTGATCACGAACAGTGCCTTGCGCTGTGCGTCCTTGAGCCCGTCGCACACGCTGGGTATGCCGCGTGTTTGGCACACATAGATCGAGTAATCTCGGCTGGTACCCTTGATATAATCAGTGGTGTTAGCGTATGTGCTCATGAATCCCTATCCTATTCTAGATCTAGCTTAACACATGATCTGGTTCTTGTAAATACCTAATAAACGCAGAGAGCAGGCATGAGCGATCTCATAGTTACCAGCTATTTCACGGCCAAGAGCGATCGAGGCAAGGCCTTAGCTCCTCGTGATGATATCAGCTACATTGGATCTTGGTACCGCAGCGTGGTATCTCTGGGTTTGAACGGATTGATCCTGCATGATGGTCTCAGCGCAGATTTCATGTCTGCTCACAGCACTGACAGGATCAGCTTCCAGTATCATGATAGCCATAGATGGAGCCCCAATGACGAGCGTTACATAGGGCTGTTGGATGTATTAGAAACTACTTCTCATGATAGGATACTCCTGACCGATGGCAACGATGTCACGGTGAATCGCGATCCATTCGAGTTCATGACCGAACACAGGCTCTATTGCGGCACTGACATGCCCCAGGTTCATCGCCTGCGTGACAATGGCAGCTGCATGCAGAAGTGGCGCACGCTCAGACCATTGCTGGGTGTCAGTGATGAGGAAAGCGAACAATTCCTAGAGTTTGATCACGCGGCCGTGGGAATCTGCGGCGGACCCAGGGATCTCATGTTGTTACTGTTCAGATTGGTAGCCAGCGAGATGCGCAGGATCAACGACGATCGGAACCACAACTTCATGCTGATCAATTGGCTGCTGTGGAAGCACAGATTTTCGTTCTGGAAGGGTGCGCCATTTACCAGCCCGTTGTTTACCTTTGACAAATCCAGTGATTACTATCTCACTCACAAGTGAGATATGATGCTAAGAAAACCTCAGGCGAGCAGCCACGGCTTCTGTTTGGCTTAGATTGCGCAGCTCTACCGTCCATTCTGTGTGATACCTACCCCACTCGTTGGGCCAGATGGACAGCTTGCGCTCGTCCAATGCAGCGAGGTTCGCAAGACACCATTCCCTGATATCAGGATGGCTTCTGAAGAAGTGGTGCATCATGTCGCTGCTGTCCATGGTTTCAGCCATGTCTGCGTTGGTAAGCACGGTTCCCAGACGCACAGTGTCAGGCATCGAGCGCGATCCAATCCTTGCGAGCGTCTGCGCCCTTGGGATCAAATATCAGCTTGAGAGCATCGCCGAGACCACCGTCGTCGTTGATAGCTATCAGCTTGGGCTTGACAAGGCTGTGGCCCCAATCTGCTTCTTCCAACGAACCCAGACCCTTGGCTCGCGTTGGCTTTGGAGCACCCTTCCAGTCCCGGGCATCATAGGTGTGATAGTCGTCGGCGTACCAATAGTGCCTGTTCTTGCCCTTTTCCTGGATGATGAACGGCGTCTGCAGAGCATAGAAGAACGTGGGCAACTTGGGATCAAACAGCTCGGGCCAATGCAGATAAAAGAAATTGACCAGCAGCGCAGTGATGTTGGCACCATCTGGATCTTGGTCAGCTGCCAACCATACCTGTCCATAGCGCAGCGCTGCCCGATCTGCGCGTTGCCCAAGCGCCACACCGATGCTGGTCATGAGGTCCATGAGGATCTGATTGTCCAGCAATGCTTTTGGAGCTTCGCCGCGAACATTGAGGATCTTGCCTCTGAGTGGCAGCGCACCATGAACTTCTGGATCGCGCACAGCACTGACCATGGTCTTGGCACTGTCACCTTCCGTGATCAGCAACACGCACTTGGTGCGATCCTTGCCGTTGGCATCCAGCAGCTTGGGCACCTTGGTGCGCATCATCTTGCGAGCCTGCTTGGCCAGCTCTGCATCGTCTTTCTTCTGCGTGCGTGCGGCACAGCGAGCATAGATCTCGTCAATCCAAGCCTTGTTGGTCTTGATGATGTTTTTCAGCGTGGCTTCATCTTCCAACACGGTCTTGATATAGCCATCAACATCGTCGTTGATCAGCCGCGTCTTTGATTGGCTGTCAAAGTTTGGTGCATGCATCACAGTTACATTGTAGATCAACAGTCCATCTGCGATGTCTGAACGATTGGGTGTCAGTCCTCGACGCTTGCTCTCACGTTCCAGCGCACGTATCAATCCACCGTAGAACAGCCGCTTGAAGGTGTCAATATGCTGGCCGCCGTTGAACGCAGGGATATCGTTCACTGTGGTGTGCAGGTATTCGCCATCTTCGGCAAAATTAGGTACTAGGTAAAAGCTGCTCTTGAAATGCTTGTCCTTGACGTCGATGTTTATCACGGTTTTTCCGTCAAAGAACGTGCGAGCCACGGTTGGCTTAACTGCCACGCGCGACCCATTGAAACTAAAGCGAATCTTTGGATGATTTGCCGCTATTTCTGTCATGCGTGCCTTGACGAAGGCCAAGGGCAGGTTGGCTTTCTTGAAAACATCCTTGCTGAGCTTGAACTCAACCGTGGTCCCTGTCTTACCACCATTCTTGGTGATCTTTGGTTCACGGATGTCCAGCTCGTCAAACGCAGCATTGCCCTCGCGGAACGTCTGCTGGAATCTCTGCCCGTCTCTGATGATGTCTATGGTGAAATGCTCACTGCAGCTGACCACGGTGCTGGCACCAATGCCATTGGTTCCGCGCACCTCCTCGCGAGCACCAAAGTTGCGTCCAGCGCGTGCCTGTGTGAGTGCCAACGTGGCTTTGTGCATGTTCTCGTTGTCGTCCCAGTCAATGGGAATGCCGCGTCCATCATCGCTGACGGTAAACAGCATTTCCTTGGGATCATAGCTGACTTCCACGCTGGTACCATGACCGTGTCCAACCACTTCATCCAACGCATTGTCAAGTATCTCACGGAAAGCGCAGTAGACAGCTGGTGTCCAAGTCATCTCCATGGGTTTCAGCGCCTTGCCGTCCCAGTTGACGATGGTCTGGCTATGCGGGCTACGACTGCCCAGATACATCTCGGTGCGCAACCGGTGATGTTGGTAGTCGGTCAGCTTTTGGATATCGTTTGACTGTTTTTTCATCAGCTAGTTATAGCACAGTATCTGTGATCACACAAGAGCCGGGTTCAGTACCGCCACTTTGATGTCACCTTTGGGGTAATTCTGCCTGTGAGCTGGCGGAGGAGTGATGCCCAATCGTTGGCACAGATGCAGGTTGTCCACCACGTCAAAGTCCACGTCTCGCTGTGCTGCGGCGTTGAGTATGCCGTTGTTCTGGAAATCTATGTGCCACGCCATCCTGGTTAGGTCCTTGTACCAAACATAACTGGGATAGGTTATGTCAAACCCACCGCTGCGCATCCACCATCCCAGGCAGGCATCGTTGGATCTATGCACCATCACTATAGGGCAGTCGGGCCAGTTTACCTGCAGGAAGTCTATCTGAGTGGCGAACACATGGCTCTTGATTATCTTGATACCCCCATTATTGCTGAAGATCCACGGGCGATCGAACTCAGCCTCGCATGCTTCCCTTGTATGCTGATCAAGCTGGTCGAACCAATCGCCAAATTCCATACCAGGATCAAAATATGCGCCAAAGTGATTGAGTAGCTTGTTTCCGTTGCCGCTGCCAAAGTCGTAGTAGGTGCGATCTTCGCTGTAGTCTCCGCGATCTATGTCGGCGCCGTAGTAGATGTTCTTGACCACGCTGCTCCACTTGCTGCCGGGAGCGCCAGTGACGAATATGTATTTGGGCATCAGACTCTCTTTATGGTACTGAGCCAAGCTCGCTCATGCAGATAGTATAGCATGATCTTGCTAAAGAACTCAACACCAGATATGGTCAATGCCAGCTGTGCTTGTCCAGTGACCCACCAACTCACCACAAAGGTGTCAAGGGTACCCACTGCTCGCCAGCTGACAGCTTTGGCGATCAACAGCATGTCTCTGGAGATCTTCATAGCGGGTAAATGGTGCCGTAGTTTGCGGCTGCCAACAGCTCACGTGTCTTGGCAGTCTTGCGTCCGGTTACCTGCAGGGCTGGACGTATCTTGCGGCTGGCATTGGCCGTGGCATGAGGCACGTTAGGCCAATCAAACACATGCGCATCGCCTGCGCGCCACCTGTCATAGACCAAGTTGCCATACATGTAGAACTGTCCAGGTTCCCAGTCCTCTAGCATCACCGTGAGCCTTATCACGTTGTCAGGTTCAGCATCCACGTCCCAGAGCTTGTCTATGTGCATGTTAAACATGTCACCCAGCTTCTGCACATGAACTCGTATCTTTGGCTGCTCTATGGCAAAGAAATCAACCATCTTGCTGAGAACTGGATAGTCACTCAGCTGATCCCACATGTGAGTTATGGTCATCTTGGGATCACCGCCTACCACAGCTATGTCTCTTTCCTCTTGGGCCAGCATGGGGCTATAACGCAGATCGTTTGGTCCGTAGAACTTGCGAGTCTCCCAGTTCATGGGCAGTGCTTTGGTCTTGATGTCGTCAATCTCAGCCTGCCAGTCCCCGGTAAATCTACCAAGCTTGGTGAACCAATCGCCCGGTCTGTCCTCGCGCCACTTGTCAAAATGGTAGTTGCTGCGCTCAACTGTCCAAGCCCAGCTGCTGTCATGTTCCTGTGTCATCTGTCTGTGTCTTTCTCTATGAACAATCTCTGTGCGTTCTTGTAGGCTATCTGCTCTGCCACATCAGCGTCAAGCTGTCCTAGTATCTCGCGCCAAGTGTCAATGATGATGTCATAGTGCTGCCAGCGCCAGTCCTTGTGGCAATCAGTGGCAAACAGCATGCGATCGGGCCACTTGGTCATGATGTGTCGCCACTGGTAATTTATCCTGCCATCGAGGTCTATCACCGGAGAACCCAGCTTGCTCTGTTTCTGCTTGCTGGTTGGTCCCGCGCCATTGGGCCAGAAACCTCGCCAAGTGTACCACCACCGCCCCACGTGTATGAGATCCTTCTTGCTCAGCAACAGATACACGTTGTCAAAGCGGTTAAGCAGCTCATTGCTGTAGACGGCACGTCCAAACCCACAGTGCGCGATCATAAAGTTGATGCGGGGGTATCGCTCGAACAGTGCGAAGAATCCAGGATGGTCTCGCTCCCAGTCATAGAACTCCCAGTGAAGCATCACCGGAATGCCCTTGCCGTCCAGTGCGTCCATGAGATCAAGGAAGTTAGGCGACAAGGGATTGATGTAGCGTTCACCACGCAGCGTGGTTTCGTTGCCCCACTTGCCCGGATGCTTGTCGGCATGCACGCACTGCAGTTCGCCTATGAAGTGATAGAGGCCGCTGTCGCAGCCAGCTATGGCCTGCTCCACGAAACGCGCCCTGATATCATCCCTGTGATCAAAGCCTTTGGGTGCTCCCAGCACGAACATGTCAGGATATCGATTCTTGATATCTATCATGTGTTGCGTGCTGTCGTGTGGCTGCTGCTGCCTAGCAAAGATCATCATCTGGATGACGTTGTGCTGGTGCATCTTGGCCACAACGTCCTCGCCGGATCTGGTAGCACTGAACTGCATCATGGCATCTATCAGAGGACCTTCATACTTCTTGCGCGGTCCACAGAAAAGACCGTTCAACTTGATCCTCAGATATTTCGCCGCGTTCTTGACGTCTGACCACATGTTAGCAGTTCCTATTTAAGGTTTATATAGCCAAGGCAGCTGGCCGCGGAGCAGTGAGATAGCTCACCACCACGTTGGCCGCCGCGCTGCCGATCACCTGCACTCCTGTGCCTATGACCATTATCACTGGTCCACCACCGAACAGCAAACCATACACATAGATCGGGCTGCCAATGCAGATTCCAACGAATGCGCCAGCATAAAAGCCCCAGCGAGTGATGAAGTTGCGTGCCAGCAGTGCGATCACATAGTTGCCAGCCAGTGACAGTCCTATGGCCTTGCCAAACATGAAGAAAGTACCGATATCCAATCCGGGTATGTTTGCCATGGCGATACCAACCGCTGCCAGTATGAACATGGCAGCGAAACCCCAGCGCATTGGGTTGTCGGCCTTGGCCGCGTCGTGGAAATCATTGCTGCTGATGGTAGCACTGGTCATCAATATGGTATCGATCAAGCTAACCAAACCGCTGAAGACCACTGCTAGATACATCAGTGCCAACCAAGGGCCTACCACGGTGGCCATCATGATGATGTTGATGAACTGTGTGTTTGGACCAGTGACACCAACATGCATGCCAGCAGCCAAGAATCCAAGACCGCCGCCAATGATAGGCAGTGGCAACCAATAAAATGGAGCCAAGATGAAAGCAGGGATGATGGTGTTCTTTTTCTGGCTTAGAGCATTCTCATAGAACGCATGATCAGTCCATGGTCCCATGAAATGTCCTACCACGGTTGGCACACCAAAGCCCATTAACACACCCAGGGCGAAGCTGTTGCCCCAGAGAGTGGTACCATTACCCGTGACGCCTCCCAGTCCTGCCCACACCGGCTCGAGACCAGTGGTTCCGAAAACCGTGATGGCTATGATAGCCATACCAATCCAGATAACACCAATCTTGACCATGTCAGTGATGAACGTAGCCTTGATGCCGCCGCGCAAGGTATAAACCAGCGCTATGGCTACTAGGAACACGCTGGTGATCAGCGGGCTCAGCCCTGTCAAGAACTCCACGCTCTTGCTGCCCGCGAACAGGCTGAACGTGACCTGCTGCACAGTACTTACGGTTATCTGTGCAACTATGATGAACTGCACGATCTTGCCCAGACGTGTGCCCAGGAACTGGCTGAGTGTATAGCCATCTGGATACTTGTTGCGGAAGTAATTCACACCAAAAGCAAATATCATCAGCGTCAAGAAGTTACCGATGCTGAAATAGAACAGTCCAGTTAAACCATTGGTATATGCCTGTTGTGCTGCTACAAACAGCCCCGGAGCCTGTATCCATGCTGCTCCTGCTCCCATGCTGCCCTGCAGCCAGCCTATCTTGCGATTGGCCACAAGGAAGGATTCCTTGTCTTTGTTGTATCCCCTGCTGTACCAGCTGGTCACAGCAAATATGAACAGAGCATAGGCCGCAATGACAGTGAAACCTGTCATTGGACTGAACATTGGGAACATGTGCGCGATATCCATTCTTTTCTCCAGATTATTTGATCATCACCGAGATGATATATGCTATATATGTAAAAATATCGGCTCTAGTGGAAGAAATCAATATGAACAGAAGAATAAACGAGCATCTGGTGAAAAATCTCAAGGCCACGTTCAATTTAGAGCGCTGGCGCGAGATAAACGAGCAAATCAGCAGAGAAACGCTGCTGGAGAGACTGCCATGGACCAGCAAGCGCAGAGAGAAGTTCACTCAGATGCTAGCCAGCACCTTTGGTGTCGCTGCTGAGCTGCGCGGCACGGTGGCAGAACTGACCAACAGCCTGGATCAAGCCTACTGTGAGCATTTCTGGCAGAAAGTTTGGCAGCCGCGTACCGAGAATTACACCTATACTGGTTGGCAGGCAGTTGATGAGATACTGAGCAGGAATCCAAGGTCAGTGTTGGACGTTGGCTGCGGTTATAACCAGTTCAAGACCAAGATACCAAACCTAGTCGGCATAGACAAGTACAACCCTGCTGCTGACTACATGGTCGACATCTTGGACTTTGATGTCGACCCTGAAAGCTATGATGCTGTCATGGTATTTGGTAGCATAAACTTTGGCGACTATGAGGATGTGGCCTGTAGGTTTGCCAAGGTCTTTGAGCTCACTGCGCCTGGTGGCAGGATATATGTACGAGCCAATCCCGGCTACAGCCACCCCACTGGCCCATGGATAGACATATTTGCCTGGGACTTTGCCACAGCTCATCGCGTGGCCAAGGACAACAATGCCACTATGTTGACGTTCAAGCATGACCAAGATCAGCCACAGGATAGCAGCGTTGATCCGGGTCACGGCCAAGGTAATCGTCTTTATTTTGTCTATGAGAAGTGAGTGATGGGTTTATTCTGTTTCCAAGGAAACCCATCGAAAACTCATTGAGGTTACGCCGCTAGGCGAATCTCAGATGCAACGAAGTTGTCGTTTGCAGTTAGAAAATTGGACAATCCGGTTACCCGGAGGCGTGCCTAACCTGCTGACTCCTGCTACCCTTTACACGTCTGTCGATCCTATTTCGCCCCCATCAAAGATACACACCTAAAGCTAGAATGCCTCATAGGGTCACGAAGCAACTAGGGACTTCAACCCTCGCATGTATCTATGGTGGAGGCGCCGGGTACCGCCCCCGGGTCCAGACCGCTTATTACGATGCTATCAACATCAACTAGGTATTTATAGCAGGTTTTTTGTACAAGTCAACCCTGGCCCACTCGCAGCTGCACTTAACATCGCAGAATCCCAGATTGCGCTGGGCGTTGTGGTACAGTGGTGCCCAATAGCTCCACTGCCGGTCACCACCCTGGAACTGGTGCAGTATGGCTTCGGTTGGCTTACCGCAATGGCTGCAGGGCTGTCCCTGGATCCAGGTCATAGTTGGAGTTGGCTGCATCTATCAAGCAAACTTGCTGGGAATGCCACCTGCGGGTATGCTCAAGCTGCTGGTCATGCTGAGATAGCTCTTCTTAACGCTGTCTTCTGTCAGAGTGATGAACAGCACATGGCTCAGGCTGACTTTGAGCTTGGCATCCACGGTTACCGTGAGAGCGAAGCCAGGCATCAGCTGCATACCCATGCGGCCCGTGTTAGGGTCTACGCTGATCTGCACGCTAAGCGGCTTGTTCATGGTTATAGTGTTCTCGTCAGCTGCTGTGATCTTGGTGATTATCTCTTCTCCGCTGGTCATCTTGACCGTGCAGATGTCGTCTACCTTCCAGGATTTCTCTATGAGCATGTTGGTTCTCCTATGCGTGCTTGATTTTACGGTGCAGCCAGCTGTCGCGCAATATTAGCGCGTCTTGACATGGCCGCCACCTGTCAGCGAGCCAACTATAGGCTTGTCAGCTTCTGGAGGTATGTCCCAGGCACGGCCCACGAACTTTCTGTATCGATAGTTGTTTAAGAAGTTAGTCTCTGTGAGGTCATGCCCTTGGTTGCCACCTAGCAGACGCACTCTTCCGGAACTTGGATCAACACCTCGCACAAATGCCACGTGATGGTTTCTGCCGTTCTCGCTGACGAAGATATCATTTCTACGCCACTGCGTTGGATCATTTATAGATATGGCTTTGGCTCCGCATTTACGTACCCAGTCAGTGGCATAGCTGTCAGCTGTTGCCGTTTTTAGAGCTGGTATACCCAGCGATTGTAGCACAGTACCAACAAAAGCAGCACACCATGGACACTTATCACCTGGTTCGATTCTCTTGGCATTGGCTATACCAATGGTGTGAGCATAGCAGTTGAGTATGTTGGGATTGCCGGGTTCAGTCCGCGTCGCTTTCCATTTGCCAGCTTCTCCTTCTGCTTTCAACTGATTGAGATAGCTTTCCAACGAGCCCCACAGACCAGCAGCACCACTAGGCGGAGGTGTCACTCCAGATGATATTGGTTCCGGATCACCTGCATGGTCATTTGGATCGCTTGTGCGAGGTCCAGGAGGAGGAGCTTCTGCTTGTTTTGTTATCGTACCATCATCATTTTCAAGTTCATCTGGATTTGCGTCTGCATATGCCTGGGCAGCCTTATAGTTTTTGATCTGTTCTGGATTTGGGGCATAATCAGCAACTGGTGGTGGCACTGGTATGTTCAGTGCGGTGAGAAAGCTATTACCAAGCTGGGGCGGTAACCATAGTGCTGCCTGTACATTGTTGATGAACACGTTTGGGCTATAGTAAACGTCTTCAACACCTGCATCTATGAGGTCCAGTGCCTGTGGAAATCCGCGAGGTAGGTAAGGCATGTTGGTCTCACTTGCTCCCTAGATGCTTGACCAGATCATCATGGCCACCGATGTGCGTTCCGTCTAGCCATATCTGTGGCACGGTCTTAGCATCTGGACAGACTGCCAGAAGTTCTGTGCGATCGCTCAGTGATTGGTTTGATTTCAGCTTGCGGTCATCACCATTAGTTACGCCGATGATCTTCTCGTCATAGGTGATGCTGTGTTTGTCAAACAATGCTTTAGCTCTAGTGCAGTATGGGCAGTGATCTTTGGTGTAAATGATGGCATGCATCGGCGTATCCTCTGGAATATTTATTGGTGTATAACGTGGCTCAATGAACCATCAGCGTTGGTATGTATCCACACAGTACCATCGGGTATAGGCCAACCAGCATATTCATAATGCCAAGCCCAGCGTGTGACATAAACTACAGTAGGTTCATCACTGCGCACTATACCAAGTCCAAGATCCATCACTGCCTTAGCGAAATATCTATCGCTCCACAGTTGTTGTCCTGGTTCGACTATCCAGCCTGTCATGGCCGGCAGGGCCTTGCGGGTGAGGAACCAGCTGTTGGTATCCACCATGTTCTCACCGTTGCTTTCCACACGATCAACGTACATTTCACGATCGTCTTGGCTGTGTATGACCCTGGTGGCTATCACACCATCAGCACCGCTCTCAGACAAGATGTCTACCATGAGCTCAACGTGATTGGGCTTGAGATAGCAATCAGCGTCGATGAATCCCACAGCATCGTAGCCTTGGCTAAATGCGCTGAGAGCTGCTACTGCCCGCGGTGTCGCGCCTGCATCGGCGTGAGTTTTAGGTAGCTTGATGTGGTCTACCGTATCAAGCTTGTCTACCATGGGATGAGGGTTACCATCACTTACCAAGATGTGTCGAATGTTAGCATAGGTCTGAGCCTTTACGCTGCCATGACACCTGCGCAGAGTGGCAGCATCCTCGGCATGATAGGGTGTGATCATAGCAACACGCATCAGAGGCTAAATCCCTTGAAGCTGTCTGAGCCCACGTCCTGCTTGGTACCACCGCTCACATAGCTGCTGAGCTCCACTTCCTGAGGAGCAACCTGCACTTCTCCGCCAGCAATCCATTTCTGCGTCCATGGCAAAGGATTGGTACCTCCCTTGTACTTGCTGGGCAATCCCACGGCAGTCATGCGCTTGTTAGCGATCCATTCCACATAATCGCTGAGCAGCTGATTGTTTAGGCCGATCATGCTGCCATCCTTGAACAGATAATCTGCCCAACGCTTCTCTTGATCCACAGCATCTTCAAACATCTTGATGGCTTCAGCTTGAAGCTCAACTTCAATCTTGGCATAGTCGGGATCATCCTTGGGTAGGATCTTCAGCAGCGTCTGTGTGCTGGCCAAGTGCAGATTCTCGTCACGTGCGATGAACTTGATGATCTTGGCATTGCCTTCCATCTTCTTGACTTCAGCAAACGCCCAGCTGCAGGCAAAGCTCACGTAGAAGCGCACACCTTCGAGGATGTTCACGCTCATCATGCATAACCAGATCAGCTGCTTGTGGCGATAGACATCATAATCGCTGGCATTCACGGCCAGCTTGTTGTTCATGTCTATGAGCTCGTCATAATACTTACTGATATCACCTGCACAGTCAACGATCTCAGCGATGTCCATGAGTTCATCAAAGATCTTGCTGGGATTGCTGTAGACGTTGCGTATGATGTGAGTGTAGCTGCGGCTGTGTATGGTCTCAGAAAACGTCCAAGTGGTGATCCAGTTCTCCAGCTCGGGCAAGCTGCAGATTGGGCCAAAAGCCACGCTGGGTGCGCGACCTTGCACGCTGTCTAGCAGTATCTGTCGCTTGAGATTGCTGGTGAAGATGTGCTGTTCGTGCGCAGTGAGATCCTTGAAGTCCTTGGCATCCTTGAAGATGTCAACCTCAGTGGGCAACCAAAAGAATCCCAGCTGCTTCTCTGTGAGCTTGTCCAGAGTCTTGTACTTCATGGTATCATAGCGCTGGATGCTCACACCGCCGTTGGGATCAAGGAACGCTAGGCTCTTGGTGTGGTCCGATCGGTTAGCAACGTCAAAAACGCTCATGATTGTTTCCTCATCTGTATGTGTTAATTATAGAGCAGGTAGGTTTGGTTGCCAACCTGCTTAGATGGTGCAGCTATCGCAATCAGCTTCGTTGATGGGTGGCAACTCAGACACGTCATCTGAGATCATCTTAGTGACGTTGATCTCACCCTGTCCATCATAGGTGTTGAAGTAATAAAGCTGCTTTCCACCATACTTGTAGAACATCAACAAGTGGCCCAGCATCTCGCTAAGTGGGATCTTATCATCTTGATAATGCTGAGGATTGTAACTCGTATTCACCGATATGCCTTGGTCGATGTACTTCTGTAGCACTGCGCATATCTTGAGATAGCCTTCTGGGCTCTTCTGATCCCAGAGCAGCTCGTACTTGTTCTTTAAGCGGCGAAACTCTGGGACTACCTGCTTGAGCACACCATGCTTGCTTTGCTTGACGCTGATCAAGCTGCGTGGCGGCTCTATGCCGTTGGTAGCATTGGCTATCTGTGCTGAAGTTTCTGCTGGCATCACTGCCATCAGCGTACTGTTGCGAATGCCTACTACCTGCAGATCTTCACGCAGCTCTGCCCAGGGCATGCGCTCAACATGCGGTACCAACTCATCGATGTCACGCTTGCGTGTGTCAATTGGCACGATGCCATTGCCATACTTGGTCTCTTCGCTCTTGGCACAGGCACCCTTGGTACGTGCGAGATCTACGCTGGCCTTGATCAGATAGTAGCTCATGGCCTCCATGTATTCATCTACCAGAGGCAGTGCCGTGGGATCGCTGTAGCTCACGCCATTCTTGGCCAGCCAGTAAGCAAAGTTGATTATGCCAACACCCAGAGGACGGCGGTTCATGGTGCTGAGATATGCTGCCTTCACTGGATAGGTCTGATAATCAAGCAGATTGTCCAGCGCCATCACTGCCAGCTTGCAGGGCTTTTCAAAGTCAGAAGGGCTGCGTATGTTACCCCAGTTGATGGCGCTCAGCGTGCAGAGGCTGATCTCGCCTTGCTCATCGTTGAGATCATTTAAGGGCTTGGTTGGCAAGTCAATCTCAGAACAGAGATTGCTCTGCTTGATGGGTGCAATGCTTTCGATGAACGCGCCATGTTGGTTGGCATTGTCCACGTTCTGTAGATAGATGCGGCCTGTGTCCTTGCGTTCCTGCATGAAGCTGCTGAACAGATCAATGGCCTTGACCGTCTTCTTGCGCAGCTTCTTGTTCTTTTCAGCTGCTTCGTACAGCACACGGAATCGGTCTTGATCAGCAAAGAACGCATCATACAATCCGGGTACATCGCTGGGTGAGAACAGCGTGATGTCTCCGCCTTGTATCAACCGCTCGTAGAACAGCTTGCTGAACTGCACGCCGTAATCCATGTGTCGCACTCTGTTGTCTTCGGTGCCTCGATTGTTCTTGAGCACCAGCATCTCTTCAACTTCTAGATGCCAGATTGGATAGTAAAGAGTAGCTGCTCCATTGCGCACACCGCCCTGTGAGCAAGAACGAGTGGCTGCCTGGAACAGCTTGTAGAAAGGTACCACGCCTGTGTGGCTGGCATCACCGTTCCTGATAGGACTGCCAATAGCACGAATAGACCCAGCACCGATGCCGATACCAGCCTTTTGGCTCACATACTTGACCACTGCGCTGGCAGTGGCATTGATGCTGTCTAAGCTGTCACCAGTCTCTATCAACACGCAGCTGCTGAACTGGCGCTGCGGCGTGCGCACGCCTGCCATGATAGGTGTGGGCAAGCTGATGTCATGCTTGCTGATGGCTTCATAATAATCGCGGATTACATTCAATCTAGCGGGCTTATCGTGGCGTATGAACAGCGTGGCTGCTATCAGCGCATAGGCCATCTGCGGCGTCTCTTTGATATCACCGGTCACGCGATTCTGTACCAAGTATTTGCCGCGCATCTGTTCCATGGCCACATAGGTGAGGCTGGCATCGCGCTCGTGATCGATGAAACGATTGATCACGTCCCATTCGCCTTCGGTGTATTCTTCCAACAGCTGCGAATCGTAAAAGCCATCAGCTACGTTCTTCTTGATGAGATCAAGTATGTGCCATGGCTTATAATTGCCATAGACTTCCTTGCGCAGATGGTAATTGACCAAGCGCCCGGCCACATACTGATAGTTGGGAGTCTCTTCGCTGATCAGATCAGCTGCAGCCTTGATCAGAGTTTCCTGTAGATCCTGCGTCTTGATACCATTATAGAACTGTATCTGGCTGCGGATCTCGACTTCGCTGGCACTGACACCCTGGATACCCTCAGTTGCCCAGAAAACTACCTTGTGTAGCTTCTCGATGTTCAGTGGCTCCTTGTTCCCGTTGCGCTTGGTTACTAGTATCTCGTTCTTGGGTGAAGTGGCCATGATCATCTCTCTATCTTTCCCTGCTATTGTAAGGTGGACTGCTGCTTTCAGCAACAGGTATATTTAACCATTTGGACGGTGCCCAAAATGCTACGATCAAGCTTACATTTACATTGATTTTATTGATAAAATGGTAGAAAATGCCTGATAATACTGGTTTTCATTGGTATGGCAGAATACCAGCATTAACCATCAAAACGTCGGTACATCTCATTGAAATCATGTTTGCAATCTTGCGTTTTCACGCGCCTAGCTGCGACATATGGTAGTGATCAGTCTCTACGATCTTGCGCTTATGCCTATCATATTTGTAGGTATGCAAGCAGGTAATATTAGGCATTTCACTAGCATCGACCACAGCCTGCCTGTCATAGTTCAGCAGCCATCTGTCATCGACCATGCATACCAATCGTTCCCAGCATTGTTCTCCGTTCCTGATCAAAAACAGAGTGAGCCTATCTGCCGTCCAAGACCTGTCGTCGCTCAGCAACAGGGTATAAAACATGCCAAGTGCCACGGAATTGATGTCCAGGTGCTTGGCATCTATTAGGTTCCAGGGATCTGGCCATGATCCAGTGTCAAGATAATCTAGGAAAGGAGAGCCTATCGGTGCATGGTTCCAGAATTTCTGTACCAATGACAGCTTTTGTGACAGCGACAGATCAGTCGATATCTCAGCCCGGAGGTCCTTCCAAGTCTTCTGTAGCTGCTGCGGATGCAGCAGGAATGGATTATGCATGGTGGATTTTCAGTACTGCCACGTTGTGTAGATGTATTTCATTATGCCTGTGCTAGCAGTGCCGCTAGTGGTATAGAACAGCTGTAGATCGGTTCCTACCAAACCCACTGACCAAACCACCGATGCAGCAGCATTGAGATCAGTGCTGGTATCAGTGAGCTTGGCGGTGTGACCGTCCGTTATGATCTGCATCTGACCTGTCCGTACATAGGTTCCCATGCTTATGGTATACTGTATCTGCACAGTCAACAGGCTTACTATACCAAGTACGCTCCAGACAGCATTGCTACCGTAATTGATCTGGTTGGGTCGTAGACTGAATGACAGGGGTGTTGGTTGATTAATTGGTATCTCAGTCTGTTGTGCGTCAATGACCAGCGAATTAGCTGGATTTCCGTTTCTGATCCTACCGTTCCTGTAGAGGTTGCTGAAGATGTCACCAACGCTGGTACATCCATCGGAGTTTACGCTCCAGTACAGCGCAGCATTGCTGTCAATATTGCTGCCGCAATCGTTATAGAAATTACCAAGGCTAGCCACACCTGTGTTGTAGGTCTCAACTCGGATTCCATGAGATGATATATTTTTGAATTCGCAGAGGTTGGCCTGCACGAAGCTTGGCCCATTGTAACCACCAGTGAGATTGATACCATAGTGACAGTTGCGTATCTGGCTCTGCGTGACGAATATGCGCTGCACCGGATCACCACAAGCTAGACCATAGCTTACGTGCTGTATGGTGCTATTTTCCACGGTTATGTCGGAGGTTACCACGGCATTTCCAAGGCTCTGGATGTTCACACCACCCTTGTAGGTGTTTGGATTGTCACCAATTGTGTAAGCTCCGACTATATCACAGTATTGTAGGCTAACATTGTTGCACCTCTGTAGCAATACCACATCAGTGGTGTAATCAGCGCTGCCATCTATAGTCATGTATCGCAGGGTTATAGCTTCTGGCAGCACAGCACCATTAGTGCCTATGCTGGCGTCAGTCTGTCCAAGACTGTCTGCGGTGCGGAACACCGGTCCGGTTGACCCAGCCATCAGCCTTATCTCAGTGTGTGAGATACCTTCGCCCTGCAGAGTAATAAACGGATACAGCAAGATTGACTGCGAAACCAAGTATGTTCCAGCAGGAAAATAGATGATGTTACGGCTGCTTAGGGCTGTTGCGGGAGGATTAGCGATGCGAGCCCATTCGTCTGCTATGGCATTCTGTATAGCTATGGTATCGTCTGTGAGCCCATCTCCTACCGCTCCGTAGTCCTTGACGTTCAGAGTGTCATCTAGTATGCTGCCCAGCTGTCTAGGTATGGTACCTGTGGCATTGATACCCGTGTCACCTTGGTAAGCATGGGTGATGATCTGATCATTGGGGCTCCACTGGCTGAGTATCTGGCTATTACCAGTGAAAGTATTGCCGTTGCCTATGAATAGCTGGCGCGTGTCTAAGCACCAACCAAATTCACCCTCATATAGATTGGTTGGGAGATCCGAGAATAGGCCTCGCCGTTGCTGTAACCTGCTGATTGATACGATCGCCATCCTGAGATCTACTCCGTGTATGCTGGATATTTATCGCAGCTCACGGAAGCAATCTGTCTTAGAACACGAAGCGCTCGTAATAGTCAGCCACTTTTTGGCTCCACAGCATGGTGCTTTCTTCAAACTCGTGCCCGCTCCACACGAACTTCTGGAACTCGCATTCTCGGCTGACCATGAACACCACGGTGGTATCAATGTTGGTGCTATGTATGTTATTGTGTGCCATGGCATAAGCTGCTAGCTGTAGTCGATAGTCTTCAACCCATTCGCGCTTCTTGGGCTTGATAGTGGTCTTGAAATCCATGATAGCCGGGCGACCCATGTACATGCCAACCAAGTCAGTGGTACCAGCCCAGAGGTTCTCGTAGTACAGATGGCTTTCAACGCCCCATACCTCATCCACATCAATGAGACCTTCTGCGATCACGGTATCAGCCATGCGTTCTGCCATGAGCCTGCCATAGTTGTTGCCCCCAGGACGTGGCTCACCTAGCACATAAGCTTCTAGATGAGCATGCATGGTGGTTCCAAGTCCAGCTGATTCTTCAGTGATCTGCTTGGCTTTGTCCTCACCTATGCGCTTCTTCCACGCTATGAGATGTGTCATGTCCTTGGTCTTGCTGAGGATAGTCGTCACGCTGGGGATCTTGTTGCCCACATCATCCACATACACTCGGCCCTGTCCGCCGCCGTCTTGCCTGTCCAGTTTCTTGTAAGTGTATATGGGATTAAACTTGATCATCTGAGCCTCTCCATTGGAAATAAAGTTTAGCAGCAAACATCAACTTTGTCTAGCCAGCTCCGGATGATACTTGGCTATCATCATGTCGGCCAATAATTCAGCTCGAGCAGCTGACTGTGCTTGATCACCCTGTTTCTTGATGTTCTTGAGTCCAAGCTTGACATCTGATTTTTCTGGAAGCGCATCTATCTCTTCTATGCTCATGCTGTGAGCTCTGGCTACCAAGGCTTGTATGTGAGGTTTCTTGCTCTTGAGTAGGAACGCTTCTGGTCCATGTAGAGTGCTGCGCATCTTAAATCTTCTTCGGTGTAAACACGCCGTACATATGTTTGCTACTAGGTCCTTTGCTGCGGCGATTATCTATAGTTCCGGCTCGGTATATCTTACGATTAGCTGGTAATTTAGGTGCCACTCTTTGCCGATTTTTTTCCCAGTCTGCTCTAAGTTGTGCGTAATCTGGCTGTTTAACCATAGTTGCTAATACGGTGCGTGGTACCACAACATTACCTAGCTTATCGCTTATGTCTGTTAAGCTTGTGCCTTGTTGATATAGATATCGCATTGTTTTTAGCATTTCCGGCGTGACCTTACCAGCTAAATGATCAGTACCGGGTTGTGATCGCTTTAATTCCACATCTTTCTTTACTGTACCTTGCCCTAGAATCTCATCTATCCATTGCTGTGCAGTGCTATGATCTATTTCGTATTTCTTACCTATGTCGCGCAAGTTCATGCCCGACCTCCAGAGATCTGCCACCTCACGTTTGACATCAGGTGTACCCAGCGTGGTTTGCGGTTTCTGGAATTGTTTATTGGGCCTGTTTGGATAGTATGCAGACAACAGATGATCAATTCTGCGCAGTTTCAGTCCCATTAGTTCAGCTATCTCTTCTCTGCGCCAACCTTCATCCCATAGGTTCTTGAGAGTTTCTATGGTATCAGGTGTCACAAAAGTGAATTTTTTCTCACGGTCAGGATAATGACGTTTGATGTCTGATCTAATCTTTTCTACAGGCTTATTGAATTTGTCTGCGATGTCATTGCTAGTGAAACCTTGGTCAACCAATGATCTTAGCTGATCAATGTAGGTTTGATCAGCTTCAACAATGAATTCCCAGGCTCTCATAGCGTCACCACTGCACGTTCCACTGGAACGTCCTATTGGTTTTGGGATTGGTCTGCTGCTGTATGGTATAACCAAGATTAGTGAAGTAATTGATTATAGTGCCCATCTGATCAGCATAGGGGCGTGTTTGGTTTGGATCCAGCGCATTGCCGCCTTGCCACACTTGGAAGTAATCATAGCTGGCAGGATAACCGATAACGCTCATGGTACCACTACCATAACCTATGGTAGCTGTTGCTGTAGCAATGTTACCCCCTAGGTTCTGAGGAGCGCTGACTGTGATAGTAGGTATGCTTTGGTATCCCTGACCTTGATCGGTGATTGCTATGGTGGCCAAGCTGTAACCAATCACAGTAGTAGTGCTTGGTTGAACCGGCTGCGTTGTCTCGCCTGCGCCAGCGATAACATTTACCTGCGGCACGTTGCTGTAGTCCTGTCCACCATTTGTGACCACGATCTGCTGTATGCCTGTGCTGTATAGGCTCACGTTGGCAGTGGCTGATCCGCTCACGGTCACGTTTGGAATGCTGGTATAATTGATGCCTTGATTGGTGATGGTCAAGCTTGCTATCGCAGTTGGCATCAGCTGAGCTGTGGCTGTAGCTCCGGTACCATCGCCTGTGATCTGCACCTGCGGAGCGCTGGTATAGCCATAACCACCGTTGGTGACAATTATGTTGTTGATAGCACCACCAGATATCACAGCAGTGGCTTCTGCACCCATGCCGTATGTGCTGCTGAAGTTTACCTGTGCGGTAGTATAGCCGCTTCCTGCGTTGCCCACGTTGACAAACTGCACAGATGTAACTGCTAGGTTAGCAGATGCTGTAGCACCGCTGCCACTGGTTATGGTTACTTCTGGTGCCTGCACATATCCTAAGCCAGGAGAAGTAATCACTACGTTGCTCACGCTTCCATTGTCTAGCAGAGTATAGGCTGCTGCTCCTGTGCCAACGCCATCTTGAGCTGCTATCAGCACCGTTGGTGGCTGCGTGTAATTTGACCCACCTGAACTTAGCACCACGCTGCTGAGCCCAGCTGTGAGATTGAAAGCTGCGGCCTGTCCGCTACCACCGTATGCCGCGTTGCCCTGCATGGCGGGTAGTATGCTGTACAAACCGCTGGTCAGCAGCGTGAAGTTTACGATGCTACCAGCAGCATCAACTAGGTTAACTATGATGGTGGCACTGGCCGAACCTTCGCCTCCAGACACTATCAACGTATCACCAACCACATATTGGCTGCCAGCACCACCTGTGGTCAGGGTCGCTGTGAGTATCTGCATGAATACTCCGCTCACAGCCGCACCAGATCCCACTGCTGTGATGGTGATGCTTGGGGATTGTGTGTATGTACCGCTGTTGGTCAAAATATTGATGTCACCCACCCCGGTTGGCTGCAGATATGCTGTAGCCAAAGCTCCACTGCCGCTGGTGATTTCTATGGCAGGTTGGCTCACATATCCAGTGCCAGGTGCTGACACGCCTATGGTACTGACCGTGCCAGCTGATAGTGTAGTGTAAGCCTGTGCTCCTGTGCCGCCTCCACCCGCTATGGTTACCAACGGCGGAGCTGTATACTGCAGTCCAGTACTGGCCACAGCAATGGTGCCTATGCCCATGCTGAGATCAAGCGTACAACCAGTACCACCACCCGGTGACACAGTGGTCATCACGTTGCCAAGCTGCGGCAGTGTGCTGTACAGCCCAGGCATAGAAAGCGCCACTGCCTGCACTGATCCGTTGTTATCAGCACTTGTTATCGTGGCTTTGGTTGGCGAGCCCACACCTCCCACTATGCTGAGAACGTCACCTATGGCGTAGTTGATACCAGATTGATTAACTATGGCACTGACTGCAGCAAAAGATGCTGGTCCTGCCACAGCACCGCTGCCCTGCCCAACGATCTCTACAGTGGGAGGATAGTGATAACCGGTGCCATTGCTGCCGACCACGATGTAGCTCACGGCTCCATAGGGAGCTAGATATGCCTGTGCTGTGGCTGACACAGTAGCGTTGCCACCGGTAATGGTCACAGTTGGTGTTGCTGAATAACCGTTGCCCTCATCTGTGAGCACTATGCTGGTCAATCCGCTGCTGATGGATATTGCTATCGGTCTAGCTGCTAGGGCTGCCTGCTTGCTAGCAGCCAACCTAATGTTGTTGGCATCCACGAAGATTACATAGTATATGTTGTTTAGCTGTAGTGGGCTTGGTAGCTCACCTGTGCTGTTTACAAAAACCTCATCTCCGGTGTTCCAAGGATGATTTGGCACTTCAAAAGTGCTGGTGCTGTCGTTGATGTCGTATACTTGCTCGGTCACGCCATAGTTCTGCGTCATGGTAGTGCCGCCATTGATCAGAGCATTGTAGAAACCTGTGCGAACAGCTTCAAGTATTGCTGCGCTTATCGCTGTACCCTCATCAAAGACCACTCTCTCGCGTATGGGATTCTGCCTGGCATCAGCAGCTGTGATGAAGATGCTGCTGGCAGTTGTACCGAAATTAGTTGGCATCGTTCACGCCCTTCCTGGCTGCTTTGCTAGCCATCTTCTGGACTTTCTCTTGGCTCTTTTCCAGTTCATCACTGCCTGGCACCGATGATTCTATCTCGTCCTGTTCAAGCTCTACCCTGTCAGGCAATATACGCTTTACACCACTCTTGTCCTTGAGAGTATCCATGACCCAGCGTGTATTAGCATCAAAGCCTTGGTTGTGCATGGCACTGAGGATCTCCTTCATGGGGATGCTTGCCTCATCCTTGCTGCGATAGATGCTCACCATATCCATCAGGGAGTTCTGTGCCTCTTCTGGACTGCTAGGCAGGCTGGTGATCTCGCTGTATCGCATGATATCACCTGCTCACTTGGAAGCTACAGCATCGAGATGTTCTGGATTAATGAGTGCCACCTTGAGACTGTCATTCAACTGAGCCCAGTAATCGCGTGCCTTCTGATCTTCAAAGAACTTGGTCTTGCGCTTGCCCTGTGACTCGTACATCACACCCCATGGCTTGGTAGCTTTGGCCTTGTCAAAGCGTGCTGCCTTGCGCTCTTCCTTGATAGCTGCTAGCAGCTTGGCCTTGCTGTTGGATTCTAAAACACGTATCTGGTTCTTGAGGTTAGCTGTCATGGCTGTGACTTCTGCGATCTTCTTTTCAAGGAGATCACCTTCCAGTCCCTGTCCGCTCTTGAGAAGATCCTTGACCTTGCCTTCTGTCACACGCTGAGCAAACTGGCTGCGATGCTCTGCTAGGTCAGCTTCATACTTGCGCTTGCCACGCAATGCTTTTTCTACCAGTCCATTCAGTCTCTTGATGCTCTCGTCCGTGCCTTCGATGCTAGCACCGATCTCATGCGCACGCTTTACTACCTTCTTCGGAAGATCATGTGCTGGCTTCTTGGGATCCATGCCAGCTTCCTTCTTGGCCTGATACATGCCTATCGCATACGGGCTCTTGCTCTTCTTAGCAGCTTCCTTGATAGCACCAAACCTGTCTTTCTGCTTGGCACGGATGGCAAAGTCAATCTGCTTCACTGTCTTTTGTTCAGCAGCGCTGCGTGATTCCTTGTCCATGAGTTTCTTCTTCTTGGCCTTGAGATCAGCTATGGTATAACCATCCCACTTGCCCTTGTCCTTTTCAGCAGTGTGCATCTCAGTGCCCCAGGCTTCTTCTAGCTCTACTTCTGGTTCTGCAGGGGCCTTCTTGGCACGACCCAGTGGTGCGCTGCCGCCTGCTGCAGCTGGCGAAGTACCTTGTCCGTCGCTCGGTGATGCCGTGGCACCAAGGCTGGGTTCCATGTCCATGTTTTCTATATCGCTAGTGCCCTGTCCAGGTATGCCGCCGCCCTGTAATGCCAGCACAGCATCATCGCTCTGATCCTTGGCTTCTTGTGTGGCTGACAGCAATGACTCCAATTGGTTTTTCATCACTTCGTTGTAAGCATCTGCTGCTTCTGGACCAAACTGTGTCTTCATGGTATCAACCAGCGGCATGAGATCGTCGACACCCATGCGTGCCACCTTCTCTGCCATGCTCTGCAGATCATCACTGATGCTCTTGGCAGCGATCAGCGTCTGAGCATGCTGCAGATCCTGTTCTGGTGTTTCAGCGGCTTCGCGCAGCATGCGAGCAAACTGTCCATAGCGGCTTTCGTCTAGATCAAAATCTTCGCCCGCATGCTTTTCAAATGCCTTGTAGTCTAAGAAGTGTTTAGCGCCGCTGATGGCACCGCTGGCGCGTGTGAGCTTCATAGCTACCCAGCCTTCGAGGTGGTCACCTGGCTGTATCATGTGGAACAGCTTCATGCTGTCTTCTACGATTCCTAGCAGGTTCATGCGTGCGATGCTGCCGCTGGTCTCGCCTAGTACTTCATCACCATCCATGCCTTCATCGTCCATGCTGTAGTCTGGCATTGGCGCATCTTCGTCAAGAACGCCTGGTTCTGCGTTCATGTAATAGTCCATGTAATGATAGATCTTGTCCAACATGGCAGCAGCGCTGGTTAGGTTAGCTGCGATCCAAGGTTCGACTTCGTCTTCCTTGCGGATCATCTTGAGCATGTCCATGCCGTACTTGACATTGCGGTAGAGCTCACTGCGAGCCATGCTGGCTTGGTAATCATGATGCTGCATGTGATCTTCTGTCAGGGACCGGCTTTCTTTCACAGGATACTTCTTGCCGTCTACCTCAAATTCATCCTTGTGGGCAGCTTTGGCAGCTGCTAGTGCTCCGGTGAATTCGTTGCCTTCGTCTGTGATCTCTTCGTCCATTGAATGTCCAGCATCAACGCCATATTTCTTCATCAGCGCTGCTAGCTCTGGATCCATGCTGTGTGCTGCCGCACCTTTGTCTGCCATGTGTGCCACGCTTTGTTCCTCCACTGGTGCGCTCTCTTCGGTCTTTTTAGCATGATGCTTGTCATACATCTTGTGACCCATGCGCAGTGCCATGAGGTTTTCCTTGGCTTGCCTGCGGTCATCTTCGTCGTCATTGGTATCGCCAATGCGAGCTTCATAATAGGACATCAATTCCTTCATGCTCTTTGGAGCAAATGGTTGTCCAAGCCGCACTAGGTCTTCACCGACACGACCAAAGCTGTTGAGCATGGCCAGCAGCTTGTCATCTTTGGTGTTGGCCTTTTCAGCAAAGTCCATCATCCAACGACCAACCTTGGTAGCATGGCTCTCACTGAGGTTAGTTTCTTCGCTCTCACGCAGATGCTTTGGACGGCGCCTTGGTGCTATCTCTGTGAGATATAGGCGTACCGCTTCCATGATCAGCATGTGCTTGGTGTATGTGGGATTGCTGTGCCAGCTGTTGAAAGCACTCTCGCTGACGATGCTGTTCTTTACTATCTCGCTGCTGTCATGGATGGCTGCAAGCTCGTCAATGCTTGATTCATCTAGCGTTAGCTGTGTGTCATACACATGCTTCAATGTATGAATGATTTGGTTGAGCCTGTGCTCAGCGCTTGCTTTTACGTCGTCGACGAACATGAGAACCTTCCCCGGCCAACAGGCCTTGATGCCTTTATTGTGGTATTTATTTAGCGATAGCAGTGATCACTGCTCATAGACTTCATAGGCTGAAGCTTGTGCCACATCCACAGGTGCTAGCTGCTTCTGGTACGTCAATGGAGAAATAAGAGCCAGCAAGATCAGTCTTGTAATCAACCGTGGCATTGTCTAGAAGGTCATAGCTGATCTTGTCAATTACCACTGGACCTGTGGCCGTATCAATGATCATGTCGTCTACGTCCACTGCGTCAGTCCAGCCAAAATGCTTTTCAAATCCGTTGCATCCACCAGAACGGATTTCTATGCGCGGGTAGCAGGGATTGTCTACCCTCAGCTGGCCAAAACGTTCTATGGCTTTATCTGTGAGCTTTACTGGCATCTTCCAACAGCTTCTTGATGTCTCTCTTGATACCGCCCGCAGTGTCCAGCGCTTTCTGGAACTTTGTAGCGTAGATATCTTCCTTGATCATGTCACCACGCAGCTCAGCTTTGCGCTGTGCTTGCCTGCTGCTCATGGCGTCTATCTTGCAGCTGGTATAACGATCATCCAGCTCAAACAGCCTACGGACCTTGCTGTCGTTAACAAAACTGTTGTTGTTAAGCATCTTGACCACAGCCAACGCTACCTCATAAAGTGTGATGTCATTGGCTATCTTTATGCCAGTGACGCTGTGTTCGATGCTGTAGTACTGTTTGCCAGCCAACCTCTTTTCGCTGAGATGTATCTCAATCTTGTATTCACCCACGCTGACACTGCTGTCGTCCCTGTGAGTCCTAGCAGCAAGTTTTTCATCGGCATTGCTTTCCATGATAACTTCATTGGTGACCTTGTTGAGAGTCTTGAGAACGTTGGCCATGGCATGTATCTCAGCTTGGCTAGGACTGCCAGGGCCGCCTTCCGTGCTGAGGCTTTCGGTCACTAACTGAGAGGTTGTAGAAGGCGGCGGTGTTTCTCCGCTCATTATTGCCAACATGCGTGCCATTGCTTCACGTTCTGCGTCAGTTACCACTGTCATCAGTCTCTCTCCACGTACTCAACAGTATTGTAGGTATAATAAGTCCTACCGTCAATATGTGCTCTATCCAGTACCCCCCTGAACACCAACTGTCTAGCCAGCTCTTGTTCTCGCTCATTAAGCTCCCTGCGCGGTAATGGACCTTCGTGACCTCGCACTCGTTCAGCCACCAGCATCTCGTCATTGCTGACTGGTACCATGAGACCTGCGGTGACTTCAATGAATCGCATCTATCACTTGCCCTTGGTCATGTCTTGACTGCTCTTGATCAGATCAGCTCCGATCGTTGCCAACGGAGTCAGTTCCTGTTTCTTGCTCTGACCAACCACAGTCTGAGGTGGGTTAGCATTGACATTGCTGCCTATCGCGCTCAGTAGTGCTCCTATCACATAGAAACGCGCTGCTTCAGCATTGCCTTTGTAAGCTGGCAGCTGTTCTGCCTGTGCTATCATCTTGCCCAGCATGTCAGCGCCCATGTCTTCCATTATAGTCTGATTTTCTTCGACAACAACAGGACCACTCTCCAGCCCTGCCAGCTGCATCATGCGGTTAATCGCGGGCATGGCCTGCACTCCGCCCAACACACCTTCTTCGACCTTGCGGGTCACCTTGCTCTCATGTACCATCTTTAGATTCCCTTCGTGTATGATTCCCACAGTAGCTCTTGGTCCTTGGGCTATCCGCACTTCTGCTTCTCGGCCTTCGTATATCACCATGTCTCCGATCTCCAGACCCAAGAGCATGCTAGCATTTATCTTTTCTTGTTGGCTGAGATGATGCTTGGCTTGACGACTGAAACGATCAGCTGTGGTCTCATAGAGACCTTCTGAGCCATTGAGATCTACTTGTGCGAACTTCTTGAGACGTCTCATGTCATCATCCTCCGAGGTTATGGTACGTATGAATTCAAGCATTGGGATCGGCGTACCTTGGTTTCTTTATGGGGAACATTGGCTTGGGAAGCTTGGGCAGATCTCGCTGTGGCCCTACCTCGCGATCAACCTTGACCAGCTGACCATCCTTGCGGACCCAGGCTCGCTTGATGCGCTTAACGCTTTCAAATACTTCATCCAGCAGCATCTCATGCTCTCCCCAGTGTGATATTTAGTTGCTATTCATGCGAAAGGGCACCCGGAGGTGCCCTTCCTGTAGTTCTAAACCTGTGGTTTGATCTATTAGATCAAGCCGCCTGGTAGGTTGCCAACCAGTGCAGCCATCGTGTTGGTGAGGCTTGCGCTGCTGGTGTTCCAGGTGTTGACATATGGCGCAACAGTGTTCGTGGTAGCGAAATAGTTGTTGGTAGCATATGCGCTGCTGTTGGTTGAACCGCTGAGAACCTGAGTGCTCTGCGTGTCGTAGCAGTAAAGTCCGTCTAGACCGCCGTACAGGGAGTTGTTGCTGAGAACTAGGTAACCCTGGTTGTTGGTGTTGTCTGCGGTGCCGGTGTTATAGTTGTTATAACCATAGGCTTCCCAAACGTTGTTCTTTTCAGTGCTCACGGTCACAATGGTAATTGTGTAACCAGTGGTGTAGCTGCTACCAAACACGCTCGAAACTGATGCGTTGTTATTGTAGTAGCCAGCCTGAGCAAAGTAAACGCTGGTGTGTGCGTTGATGGTAGCACCGTTGATGCTGCTTGGCAGCGTGCTGATGCCAACCTGGACAGGATTACCACGTCCTGCGAATGTGCTCACGAGGATGTTGTAGTTCTGTTGCTGATAGAAAGCATCGAGGTAGGTGTTTAGGCTGCTGTAGGTGATAGCTGTGCCTGCACCGTTGGTCACGGTCACGTTGGTCCATGTGCCAAGGGTAGCATAGGTCTGGTAACCAGGAAGGTCAACAACTGGAGTGTCAACATTGGTCTGAGAAACCGGTACCAGGGTGGCGAATGCCCACCACTGTGGCTGTCCACTGAGGAACGAACCAGCGCGTGCGTTACCATTTACTTGATCGGTCATTTTCTCTCTCCTTAAGAGTTAATGCAAAACTGCTTTGCGATGATATTTATGCCGAAACGTCTGTTAGATGCGCTTGCGGCTTTTCTTGGGTTTTTCTTGCTCTTCCTCGGATTCATCGTAAGGTATGTAACCAAAGAGGCTGGGTCTGCGGTTGATATTACCCATGGGATTGGCCACGCTGGCCACATTACCTGCCACAGTACCGCCACTGGTGCCGCTCTCTACTAGATCGAGGAACTGATCTTCTGGTTTCAATATATCTCTGATCTTCATGTCTTTGCTGCCCTTTTGAGGAGATGATCGGCTGCTGCTAGTCCTGCTGCTATGGCCAAGCCTTTGATGAAAGTCATCTCTGGTTTCTTCTGAGCTATCTGAGGAGTGGTCAAGCAACCTTTGCCCGATTCTGGATCACACACATCTGACAGTTCGTAGTGATTCTCGTGTGCTAGTTTCTGGAACTGTTGTATGATGTCGCCTCGGCGTGCCTTGGCACGCAGAGCCTGTAGCAACCTAGTCACGGTCAGCTTCTTTTGCTCGGTGTCCAGATGTCCAGTGTCCCATTCGCTAGCCAAACGGCGCACGCTGCGATAGTTGCTGGTGGTGACATGCAGCTGCTGCTCTAGGTTCAACAGCAGCCTCTTGGCTGCGGCACCATCATAGCTGCTACGAGTCATCTGGTTCAACAGCTGCTTGACCGTGTTGGCATTAAAATGCACTTCATGCCAAAAGAGATCGTTGGCTTTTGGATTCTTGAGATCAAGTGCCATGCCGCTATCGTGATCGCGCAGCACTCTGAGAAATTGATAGAGATCAGTATTCTGTCGGTCGTCGCGGTCAAATCCGTTGTGGCTCATGGTACGACGAGCATATGCCTGCGCAAATGGTGCCGTGTCAAATTCGCAGCGCATGATATGCATGGCCAACAAGTAGAGAAAAGCAAGATCTGCCATCTCTTTGGCATTGTAATCGCTGGCATGGCTGGTCCTAAACAGGGTGTTTTCGCCCAGCATCCCTAGGAAAGCCAAGCTCATGGTTGATCTTCCTTCTTCATGAAGTGGGGACGGTTTACCAGCTTGATCTTGCCACTTGGCGTGTCTGCTACATAACCCTCGTGACCTGGCACGTCTCGCAGATCTGCTCTGACCGTGCCACCAACCTGCCTATCCACATTGCTCTTCAATAGATCTTTGAGCTTGGTCAGCTGATCAGCAACCATCCATGTGGCACCATAACCTTTGGTATTCTCAGCAATCCAAGCCAGTAGATTTTCGCGTTTGCGGTCAGTGAGATCTTTGCTATTGGTCTTGGCCCATGCCAAGAAACCATTGGCAGCATCTTCCAAACCGTGAGTACCAGCATAGGCCCTGCTGTTCACATATTTCTTCATTAGGTCTGGTAGATTAGTAAGCTGCCTTGCTGCCAAGCTAGCGGGATCTAAGAACTTATCTATACTAGCACTGTTGCTGTTGATGAAATTGCGCAGCGTTGTGATTGATTTGGTTGGCAGTGCAGTGCTTTCAAGATCTCGTATCTCTGGACCCATTATCACCAAACCCGGCGGCTCACGCAGACCACTGCTTTCAATATCGCCAATTGCACGTGGTTCATCATCTTCTCTGCTGTCAAATCTACTGTGTACAGCAATACCAGCCCGGCTCTTGGCAATGCGCTTGCCTAAGGGGCTGTCCACAGGGATGCGATAGGTTATCTTGCTGGGCTTGAAAACATAATGACCATCTACCACTTCTGGGGTCTTGGTCCATAGCACGTCTCCCGTAAGGTATTCCTGCTTATCCTTGGGCATTGCTCGTTCCAGCATGCCATATAAACCTGCTATGCTACTTGCGTAATCTTGCCTGCCAGGATCATTTGGCTTGCGCATGAACAGCATGGAGTTTAGATCACTGGCGCTACGAGGCATACCGCCTGGTTTCTTGCTGCCAAATCCGCTCTTGTCGGTGACTGTAAAACCGTCAGCATCGCGCCCAAATATCAGCGCAGGACTACCATCCCACTTGATGGTAACCGTGTGAGGTTGTTCAGCAGCTTGAATGAGAGCATTTAGAGCACGCTTGGCACCAGCAGAACCTTCTTCAAACACTAGATCTTCTGGATGATCAATCCTAGCCTTGGCTTCTGTGATGAACCAACGCTGAGGTATCAGTATGTCATGATGTCTCATCTAGGGGCCTGCCTAACAGGTGGTGTCGTGACCTGCTTGGTTATGCTGGCTGCCAGAGTCTTGTAGCGCGGATCAGTGGGCATGATCTTCTCACCGTTAACCGTGATCGGTTCAGGTGTGCCTGTTGGTTGTGCTACAGGCGCAACAGGTTCTTTGTTGTCGGGCTGTGCCTGTGGAACATCAGTTGCCGGTTTGGCCAGCTTGGCTTTGAGATCCTCTAGATATTTGACCGCAGCATCAGGTCCTTGTGTGTGTAATATCTCATTGACCTTGGCATCTAGCTGGCTATTAGCTGTCTTGATGCCAGGTTGTGCCTTCTTGGCTGCTTTTACCATGGGAGCTGGTTTGCGAGGGGCAGGAACGGGAATCTTCTGTGTGCCAAAGGCAGAGTTGACCACATCAGCTGGTATGCCGATCTTGACCATCAGCGCATGTATAGCATCGCTATCTGTGGGAGATCCGCCATTCTTCCAAGCTTTTTCTAGCTTTGCTGCGGTGAACTGATGCATAACTTCTTTGCTCTGCTTGGCAGCCCATGATCCGATCTTTCCCACTGCTCCCTTGATGTCAACTTCGCTGAGGTTGCGTGCGTCAGCAGCCACAGATGCCGCGTTACCGCTCTGAGGTGCTGGTGGTTTCTCTCTGGCAGCAGGAGCTGCTGCTGCTCCGCCCTGTGTGGCTGCTTCCAATCCCTTGGAGATTGCCTGCACTTTGCGCATGAAGTCATCTTGGCTTTGCTCTATGGCCCTGTTAAACTCGTTGACATCAGCTAGATCCTTGCCTACGAAGTGACCCGACCATGACAGCATCTTTGATTTGTCATCTTCGCTGGCATTCTGCAACACACTTTGATCCCAACCAATGTCCTTGTGCACGTTCCAATTTTGGTCTGCCACACCCTTGAGCAGGCTGTTGGCCTTGTCTATGTCACCGTCAGCCATGGCATCGTGTATCTTGTCCCAGGTGCTCTGCAGACGGTTTATGTCGGCAGGACTGCCCATGACGTCAAGATAGAGATGTTTAACGAGGTCTTTGCCCGTCTCGGGATCGGTAGTCTTGATGTCCACCATCTCTCTGAAGCTGCTGAGCCAAACTTCCTTCTTGCCTGCGTCTGTGGTGACCACGAAATTGTGTATGACTGGATCGCCAAACAGATGTGCCAGCTCCTTGATGCCCATGCCTGCGATGTATGCCATAAGTCCTGATGAAGCACCCTTGAGCAATGCCCCGCTAAGCTTTTCGCCCTTGAGCAGGCTGTTCAGCGTTCGTAGTATGAATCCTGCCACTGCGCCTGCACTGGCGCTCACTGCTGCCCCCGTGGCACTGCCACCGAGGAATGTGTAGCCAGCAGCTGTTAATCCAGTCGCAGCTGGTGCTGCTATCACGCTGACCAAGGCTGTGAGCGCTGCCAATACCAATGCCTGTTTGACTGGATTTTTCTTAGCCCATTCTGCGTATTTCTCGAGGCTGGTTACTGCCTGTGGGAATTTCTTGCCTATGGCTGTCTTGATCTGACCCATGGCCTTGTCAGCAGCGGCATCGAAGTTCTTGACTGGTTTGGTGTCCTGTGCTGCTGCTATTAGGCGATCCTTGTAGTCATTGATGGTCTTGAGTCCCTTGGCACCAATGACAAGGCCCTTGCCGGCCGTGCCAAGCACCTTGCCAGCTGTGGTAGTGGCCTTGACCATCTTCTGCTCAAGATCACCAAACAGGCTCTTGACTTGGTCTGGTGACAGTTCTGCTTCCCTGAGCACAGTGCTGTGTATGGCCAGTCCCTGCATCAACACTGCCATCTCCAGTATGGCTCTGTCGTTTGGCTCTATAAACGTGCGGAATTCTCTGGCTCTCATTCTGCACCTCTGAGGGCTTGTATGGCTGCCATGGCAGCATCTATGTCAGTGGCACTGGCTGTCATCTTTGGTTCCTCTGTGGCCGAGCCAGTTGATTTGGCCGAAGTTGATTTCTGTGTGGTGGTCCTGGGTTTGGATGCTGCTGGTGTTTCAGGCTGTGCTGTGCCACCGGCTGCATCGCCAAACTCCTCCATCTCCATCTTGCGAACAGCTGCTATTCCTATGAGCTTATCCAATATCATCTCAGCTGTCTTAGCGTCTGTGATCTGCCATACTCGTTCAATGGTATTACCAGCCGTGTTAAGCTGAGCAGGACTTAGCCTCGGCGGTGTCTTTACATTAGCACCCAGCAGTTTCTTGTTGGTGCTCAGTGCCTTGACTATGCCTGATATCTCAGAATCTGGTAAGCCCATGTTCTTGCGCATGTAGTAATAGATGGCTCTAGTCGGAAGCTGTTCTATGTTCTTGGTGCTGATAGGATTGTCATCCCCATCTTTGTAGCGTCCTGCTAGCTGCATCATCACAGCCAAATGCCGTGCGATGTTCTTGGTCATCTCAGCTTCGCCACCTGCTGCCGACCTATCGTTTTTTGGAACTACTCCAACCAGCCACTGGCGCAGCCCAGCCCATACTTCATCTAGCTCTTCGGCTTCCAGTGGCACGAATGTAAATTCGCTGACTCTCATCGTTCCGTACCTCTTAGATCCTTGATCTTCCTCGAGAACTTGCGCTGATCCTCGCTGATTATGCTGCGATGTAGTCTCTTGATCAGATCCTGCGCATCTTCTTCGCTGTAACTCTCACGAATCAGCTGCACCAGGTTGATAGCACTGGCAATGATGTGGCTAGCACGGCTTTCTATAACCGTGTGTTTGCTCTTGGCAGGGACGAACCTATCAAGTTCGTCAATGAAGCTGTTGATCTTGTCTGCCATGCTGACCCTCTGTAAACGCCGATTATTTAGCGATGTCACAGTAACAGATAAATACCATTTAGCACATGCAAGGAAAGAACCATGAACATTACCCTAGACTCAGATGCCATGCGCGAGCTGATGAGACGCCTTGCTGTGGTCAATGAAGCTGACGACAATCCCAGCATATTGAATAACGAACCTCAGACAGACAACGCTGTGCCCGATGATGGCAACAGCGAAGCCATGCCAGCTGAACCAGAAACAGGCAGCGAGGATCAAACCAAAGATGATAGCGAGATCACTGACGTGATGACTGAACCACGCAGCGATAAATCTGCGAAATTCAGCGTGGGTAGCCTAGCAGGTGATCTTGGCATACAAAACACAGAACTATTCAAAGCTGCTTTCAATCAGCTGCGCAGCGGAACCGAGCCAACTGATCAAGATCAGATCAAAGAGCTGGCTGCAGCATTTACCAAGTTAATGAGCACAGACACCAGCACTGCTCAGAAAGTTGTGAACCGCCTGCGCTCTATCTACAATCGCCCTGTGAAAGCTAGCGCCTAATAAGGCTGGTCAAGCTGCTGAGCTGTCCTAGGCTCTTGCTGACATCTACCTGAGGTCTTGCAGCACCAGGAGTGTCTGTCATGCCCTTGGGCGGAGGATTTAGATTCTTCCTGCGCAGATCATTGAACACGTCAGCACCAGCTCCGCCGCCACCCTGCAGCATGTTCTGCTGTTCCTCATCTAAGTCAAAAATCTTCAGCGTGTTCTGATCAAAGCCCAGATAGACTTTGCTGCCAACACCGCTAGAACTGCGTGTTTTTAGAAACTGTATCTGATACTGTCCGCGCTCTTTCATTGCCGCGCTGGCAAAGATGGATATCACGTTATCAGCTGTCTGGATCTTGGAGATACCACCACTGATCATGCTGTGATCATGTTCCTGTTCCTGCGTGGCACTTCTGTTCAACTGACTGGCTGTCACACAGACCATGTTGCGTTCAACCGCAAGTCCACGAAGTTCTTCAGTGACAAACTTGTCCTTGATGAACAGGTCACTGGGATTGATCTTCTTGTTGTTGGGATAGAGCAGATCCAAGTAATCCACTACGATCACGTCACAGCGTTTCTGCGTTTCAATCTCATAGTTCTTGAGATAGGCTTTGATATCGTTCACAGTGCTACCCTGTGGTAGCTGTCGTACATGTAACAGCCCACTCTTGCGCTGTGCTGCTTTGACCTTGAGCTCAACCGTGTCTAGATTGCGGAAGATCTCTTTGCTACCAACCTCAGTGAGCATGCTATCCATGCGCATGGATGTGAGCTCTTCACTAAGTTCTAGCGTGATGTATACCACGTTCAGACCCTGCTTGACCATGTTCAAGCTCATGTTCTGCAGGAACAAGCTCTTGCCCACACCAGAACCTGCGCACCAGATGGTTATCTCACCTCTGTTGATGCCACCATACAGCTTGTCATCCACAGTCTTCCAACCAGTGGTACACTGCCCATTCTTGTCCTTGATCTTCAGCAATCTGGCGCGCGGATCTTCAAAGTAGTTGGTACCGAGATCGCTCTGCAGGCTGACCAATATGGCTTCCCTGACCAGCTTCTCTACTTCGCCATAGTTGCCCTTGTCTATGAGATCAGCACTGCTCAGCACCGCGTCTGCCAGTGCTCTGTTCTTGCAGAACCCTTCAATCTCATCCAAGAACGCATCCTGATGTCCAGGACTGATGTCACCTATGTGTGCGAAATCCAGCCCAGTCTCGGCATTGACCTGTTCTATCTTAGGAAGCACACGATATTCTTCTGCGTGCTTGACCATGTAGCGCACAGCTGGTCGCAGCTTGTTAATGAAGTACTTGGGATTGACGATGTTCACACAGCGCGTGAAGATGTCTTCGCTGCTTAACAGCACGTTGATCAGCAGCTTCTGCTTGTCTTCGTTGTAGTCAGTGACAGTCTCTTGCTCTTCGTTACCAAATCTATCAGCCATTTATATCCATCCTCACGATGTCATCTTCCGCACAGTCAGTTCCATACTGTATCTCTATCATGCGCAGTTCTTGGTCACTGGTATTGCAGAGCTGATGCCAAGATTCTCTGTGTATCCACAAGTGTTGATGTCTACCAAAAACCCCAACTAGTTCTGAGTTGTTGCTGTCATTTAAGCTGTACACAGTGGCTTGCCCATGAGACACGAACCAAAGCTCAGATCGCAGAGCATGTTTCTGCATGCTCAGTCGCTTGCCAGGTTCCACTACTAGTTCCTTGAGCTTGACCCCACAACCGTCAGTGTGCAGAACCGTGTAATGTCCCCATGTTCTGTCAACCCTCATCTAAACATCTTCCTCTTGGTACCAATCTGCAGTGCGCTCTGCGTCTTGCTGTCTATTATTGTACGCAGGGTAAACAGTTTTCCATAGCGGCAACTGGCATCTGCTGCGTCTTTTATGTCGTCTTCCCAGTCAGGAAAGCTCACGCTCCAACCCTGGTCAAGAGCCACGTCTATCAGACCTTGGTTATTCTTCTGCCTGTCTGGTACCACTATGATCTCACGGTCTGTGCTGTTGAGCCAGCTTAGCTGCTGCTTGCTGAGCTTGCTGCCCAGTGCTGCCACACCATCTACAGCAATAGCATCAAATGGTCCCTCAACTAGTATGATGTATTTACGAGTGCCTTTGGTTATGGCATCACAGTTGAAAAGATAGCCAGTCTGTAGATCGCTGTTGTAATATCTAGGTGTCCCACTGGGAGGTGTGCCAGCATATCTGGCAGTCCAACCCACTATCTTGTCACGATAGTAGAAAGGTATGATGATGCGCTGATCCAAGTTCCACTTGGTACTGGGCGTCCAATGATAGTCCCAGCCCTCACCAACTGCTGTGCCTCTGCTGATCAGATACTCCACGCAGACACCAAACTCTGCGCTGAGGTCATCATCTTCCATGATTGTTTGGATGGGCCTTGCGTTTTCTGGCAGTGACACTTCCTTGAAGTCATGCAGGAAGTTTAGCTCGTTGTGATCATTCACGGTAGTCACACCGTTGAGCTTGTTCTGCAGGACTTCCAGCTTGACCTTACGTATGTCCTCGCTGGGCATGCCCATCCAGTCCATGAGGTTCTCAAAATTCCTGCTGATGTTGACGTTGTCAAACACAGTCTTGAAACCACAGTTGTAGCAGTTATAGGCTATGTGTCCGTCTGGTAGTATCAGCATGTTACCACGCATGCGCGTGTCGTGCTTATGTCCGCGATGGCTGCAGCAAGGTGCGTTGAACATCAACCAGCCGCGCGGACTGGTCTTGCGCTTCTGTGGTAGGTTTTCAGCTACTAATTGATGCATCAGGGCCATGCCTGATTATAGCATCAGTGTCAGTTCTTGTATAGCACTGATATGAATTGGCCATCATTGACCACCAGTTGTGCTACCTCATCTAGGGTGATAGGATAATATTCACCGCTGCTGCCAACCAAACCACTCCAGATTGGTATGTAACCAAAGCGCACCCAGTAGGCATTGAGGTTAAAATTGAACAAGGTTGGTCCCGGACCTTGGTTGTTTGAGCTATCAAAGGTGTACATGGGATCTGGCCCAGGTTGTAGCGGCACGAAGAACCATTCACTGGGCATTGGATTGCTGTTGGTGAGGCTGGCCTGTATCCAGAACTTGCCAAGGAAGCGGCTCTGATACACAGCTACCGTGTGCATGCCATTGGCACGCTGTGTCTGAGCATCGCCGGGAAAGCTACCAGTGACGAACATGATGTCATTGTTGTTGCCTATGGGAGTCTGCGTAAACTGTGCCGCTGTGATCTCAGTGGCTGGGATCATGGTGCTAAGCACACCATCGATCAGCTCAAAGCTGCCGATGCCGCTTTGGTTCACGTCAGTGTAAAATACCTGACTGATGCCATTGATGTCAGTGTTCTGTATGGTGTAGTTATAGTAGCCAGCATCTAGATCCTGTGTCTCGCCGGGGTCCAATGTCAGTCGTGCCTTGCCCTGTATGGCCACCGTGATTTCCACAGATTTGGTCAAGACCACTTCGCCTGTGAGCTGGTTCTGTATGGTAGCCGTCATGGTGATTCCAACCAAGTTGATTGGCCGGCGCTCGTTGTTGCGCACCACGAAATCTATGTTGTTGGTCACACCTTTATAGAGCTTGGTATCATAGATTGTCATTGGCCAGTTCACCAGTTGTGGGTTGTCTTGGAACTGCAGTAGCTGCACGTATTCCTTGAAGCTGTAGAGAAATACAGTAGGCATCTGTTCCTATCATTTTGTTCCATCAACACTTGGTATATTTATAAATACCCCCACACGCAAATAGGAACGTTATGTCAGATACCAAACAGGTGCTACAGGAAAAATTCCCGTTCCTCACTGTTATCAGCCATCTAGACAGGGAATATCTTGGCATAGTTCAGCACGCAGACAACGCATTCGTGCATCTCTACGTGATGGACAACACCTTCAACGATCCCATGAAGCGAGAGTTCCTAGATTGCGGTGAGATATGGTGGTGGGAAAGCAACCGCCAGATACCAATCAACATGTTTATTAAGGACAGGTTCGCCAAGTTCAAGAGCTGCTTGCGCATATTCAGCATGAAAGAAACAGTGATACTACAGGGACCTGTGCTGAATCTCAAGGATCTCATGAACAAGCGAGTGAAGCGCAGGACCATACAGCTGGTCAAGCACGCTTAGTCTCCCAGCGTGGTTACCGTAACCCTAGCACGGATACGACCATCCTTGGTCACATGAACCTTGAGAGGCTTGTTAGCTGCCTTGCGTGCCTTGGCATCAGCTTTTTCCTTGTCGTCGTCCCACTTCTCAAACTCGTTGTGACTGAACGCAAACATGGTAGCATCGCCTGCTTCTGCGATTCGCACATAGCTGATGAGCTGAGAATCCTTGTTTTCTTCACGCTCTACTTCGGTCCATACGTTAACGGCACCAGTGAAACTCTCTACCGTGTCCCATATGGTAGCAATCAACTCAGGTGTGGCTTTTGGATTGCGGAACAGATAGCCTTTCTTGAGCTTGGTGTTCAGCTTGGCAATGGGATCATATTGTAGATCGGTTCCAGCATTGAGGATCTCATCGCCATCGATGATCTGAACTGATTTGCCGAACATATCGCCAATTACCTGGAATGCTAGCTTGGTACGTGCCATGTGAGTGCTCCTCTGATTGCTTATACTAGCACAGATCTGCGTCATGTCAAGGTGAAAATAACAGATCATATGCTATCACACCTGCGATGCAGATCACAGGAATCAGCACACCTGGTGTAGCCAACACTCGTAACCAGATCATAGCCTGGCCTCTAACAGTAGATTAGCGTGTACATACACCAAAACTGCGTATGAAATCGCGTGTGCCTTCTTGAAGCTGTAGGTATCCTCATCAGATTTGGTCCAGATCGAGTCTGCGATGCTGTGAAATCCCTGTGTTTCACATTTGGTTTGTAAATGCTTCTTGCCTGGGCGGATCAGCGCCAAGATCATGGCGATGTGTTCAATGCTGGTTGGACGCAATCTAGCACAGAGGTCGCCATAGTTGCCCAAATGGAACAGCTTAGCCACGAAGCTTGGATCTGTAAACACTACCCAATCCAGCGGGCGTTCCATGAGATCTCTGAGATGCGCTTCATCACGCACATGCTCATAAACGCCAACGTTTAGCATGTCTATCTTGAAGAATCCTCGATCTTCTGCGGCATTGTAGTCCAAGCTAGACAACCCAGTGATTGGATCCTTGGGCACAGCATGGAAGTACACACCCGTGTTATGTCGAGCGATCTTGCCATCTCTGATGATGCTGGCAGGTGTGTGCCAGAGGCCAGACAGTGCCTGTTCTCTGTTCGCAAAATCTATGTCAATGTCGCCGCGGTTTAACATTGCTAATCCTACTGCCTGTCAATCTTGCCGTCAAGCTGCCGTTGTAAAACACTCATCTCGGTCCTGCGCTGGCGCATGCTGTTGCCAAGCTGTCTCAGCTCATTGCGCATCTCAGATATCGTCTGTTCGCTCTGAATTAATCTTCTTTCAAGCTGCAGCACATAACCCGGATCGATGCTGCGTATCTTGGTGCCATCTATCTCAAACTCGGTTATAGCCCCCTGTGATACAATCGGTCTCTTGATATCAGCAGCAGCAATAGCTTCATCATCACTGGCACCGTACATGTCTGTGATCTCTGCCATCATAGTCCTGCTTTCTTGAGAGTGTCCTTGACGAAGGTAGTGCTCTCTTTGTCTCTGTTGAACTTCAGCGACCACTGTGGTGCTGGTGCTATGCCTGCTATCATACCGATCTGCTCCGGTGAGCAACGCTTGAGCGCCGACTCTGCGCTGCTAGCATTATATAGCACCCAGGGGCTGATGCGACCTGTGGTCACCCAGCGTGTCATCTGGTTTGCGTTCACTTCCCTGAAGAAGTCGTACCATGCCAGCTCATGCTGCTGTGCCCATTCTCGCATCAGCACGATGCCACGCTCCAGTGCCTGTTCTGGGCTTTCATTGCGTATGAGGTCCTTGACATATTCCTCATAGACCACGTCATGCGTCCACTTGTCAATGGGCAGATTATTCTTCAGCACGTAGTCTATGAAGCGTGCGGGTTCGGGTGCTGCTGTGTCCAGCAGATGCCTAGCAAACTTGCTGAATGCCAGATAGTACTTGCTGTCTATGAATTCCTTGTAGGTCTTCTTGTGCTTCTTGCCAGCCACAGCACTGTTCATCTCATAGAAGCGCGACCAGGCCATGAAGGCTATGCGGCCCTGAGGTTGGTCCTTCTGAAACCACCGCCGCTTCTTCTCACACACATGATTGATCAACCTCAGCTCGTCGCTGAATTCTTTCTTACAGAACTCACAGCGGCACTGCTTAGGAATCACGCTCCAGCTTTTTGCCATCCTCGACCAATTCTTTCAGTTCGCTGTCACTCAATCCGGCATCCTTGCCCAGCTGGCGCAGGCTTTCTTTGTCCAGCTGCGATTTCAGCAAGCTCAGTTCTTCTGCGTTGATGCTAGGGTATAGGCCCAGCAGGAACTCGTCAACCACCTTGGTCTTGCTCTTGGCGTTCTTGGCACCCACGTAGGGCCTGTACTGCTTGCGCCCTGTGCCAGCCAAGCACATCAGCTTGTGCTGCAGCTCTGGATGCTTGCCCAAGCTGAAGAATCCCAGGTTCACCAAGTCGTTGGTTGCCAGCACGGCATAGCTCTGCATGGGGCTCTGTGGGCTGAGGCTGCTCATGTAGCGCATCAGCAAGAATGGACTGTAGCCCTTGCGTTCCTCGTCAGTGAGGCGTTCATAGAAACCAAAGTCTCGGTTATCCAGCGCCTGTAGCACTGCGTCCAAGCTCAGCTTCTGCCCCTGTGTGTTTGCTTTCTTTGCCATGTGCTTAGTATACGCTGATCAAACTGTTTCATCAACTGTGTCATACTGTGATATAATAATACCATGGGCCGCCCTTTAACAGACCGATGGATTGGTATTCCCACAGGTGAATCACCAGTGCTGATGCCAGTGATCAACAATCAAGGCCGTGTGGGTCGAGGTTGGATCATCAAGCAGGTTGGCAGCGATAGATTCTTGGTACAGGACTGTGATACTGACGAGATAGGCAGCTACAGGCTCTGTGAATCAGCCGAACCACCCATGTCAGGACTGATGAGCATCAGATTCACTGGTATGGCCTCGGGATTCGCCATGCGCATCACCAGCAGCAAGATCAAGGACTGGCATGGCAACCATCTGGAGTGGAGCATCTGGGGCCCAGAGCCCAACAGGGTACATGTGGTAGACAGCAGCTTGGTTGCTAAATAAATGCTCATAATTAGGAGTCATCTACATGGCAAAAACACCTGCCGCAGAGGCACCCAGGGCATGACATGCCCTGGGTGTTTGGCAGTGGATACGATCCCGGCTTGGCAATTGGCTGGGCTAGCATATGGACCAACGCATTAAACATCGGACCATGATAAATAGGTATTGAAATGATTATGGGGCAACGGTGCCCCGTAGGCTTAGAACGCCAAGGAGTTTACAATGGGACGTCCCCTCAAGAAGAAATATTTTGGCAATGTCACTGCCAGCGGACAGGCAATCATAGGCAACGCATGGATACAGGGCGACACAGTCGCACGTCCAAGCTGGATAGTAAAGCAGCTGACCAGCAGCAGCTATCAGTGGCTCAGTGTCAACGGACAGGGTCCAGCAACGCCAGGCCAGTGCTATCTAGTCAACGGACCAATCACGGGTCCAGGACAGGCCAACATCGCAGTTTACCCATATGGCGGCGAAGGCGGCGGCGCAGTTGCTGCCAATGCTAACCTAGGTGTGTACGCTGGCACTGTCATAGTGGCCAACACGGGTTCTGTCACACAGGATTACGGCGTGGGCAACGTGCTCAGCTTGACAGGCGGCACATACACTGGCAACCAACAGGCCAACGTCACTGTAACCAGCGTCAAGGTCGCAGCTGACAACATATCCACAGCGGGCACACGTTACAGCGTGGGCGACACACTGACCTTCAGTGGAGCAGGTTACAGCACTCCTGTGGTTTTGACAGTTAGCTCAGCCAATGGCACAGGTGGTATCACAGGCGTGAACATCACCAACGGCGGAGTTTACACCAGTGCTGCCTTGCCCGCAGATCCAGTGGCATCAACTTCCAACGTAGCAGCCAACGTGGATGCCAACGGTGCCACGTTCAATTTTGTCTGGGGCATCAACGCATTCAGCGTGGCAAACATAGGCGACTACACCACACTGCCTGCCAATCCGGTCAGCCTCAGCGGTGGTGGTGGTACAGGCGCAACCATCAACGTGACTTACCAAGTCAGCAGCGTACAGGTCACCAACGGTGGCAGCGGATTTGATCCCGGCAACGAAGCCAGCGTGACATTTGGCACAGGCAACGCCACAGCAGTGGGTGTGGTCAACGCAGCCGGTTCTGTGACCAGTGTGACTGTGACCAGTGGCGGCAGCGGCTATGTGGCATGCCCCACAGTGTCTCTGAATCCAATCAGCACACCCACACTGGCTGCGGAGATATATGACAACACTGTCAAGAACTTCATTGGTCAGACTTGGAGTTGGTTGCCAAACGGCTATCAGTTGCCTGGTCCAACCTGGGCACACTTGAACACACAATAACCCTTGCCTGCTGTTGTAGCTGGCAGACTCAGGCGATGCCCCCGGAGAACCTTAGCGATCCGGGGGTTTCGTTTGGCTAAATATCGCACGCATAGCCACTAGGAGATATCACATGGGCCGTCCCGTAAAGAAATCATACATGGGTCCGTATACCCTGCCAAACGTAGTGCCTCAGAGCCAGGGATCGCTGATACAGGGCACAGCATGGTTCCCTGATCTCAACGGCACGGCACTGGCATTCCTTGACAAGCAAGTTGGACCAACCAGCTACCTGTTCCGCAACGCAGCCGACTACACCATGCTCAGTGGTCCTTGTGAACTGGTACCAGGTGACGTTACTGGACCAGGACAGGCCAGCGTGTTAGTGTACCCTTACCTTTACACCGATGCGTACGGCGCAGAAGCCTACGTGGCCAACATCAGCATCGCTTCAGTGACCGTGGACAATCCGGGCACTAGTGGATTCCTTGCTGGGAACTTCCTGGCCATCAACACGGGCATATATGCTGGGGGCGAAGGCATCGTGGAAGTGCTGAGATTCACAGGCACAAACTTCGCTGTGAGCGGTGGCAGCAGCTTTACCACCAGCAGCACCATAAGTTTCAATCTGGGCACAGGTGGCACCAATCCTCTACAGGCACAGGTAGACGTGACCACGGTTGATCTCAGCGGCGCTATCACTGGATTCAATGTCATAGTGACAGGCAGCAGCACTGGCACAGCCAGCACATCAGGAGGCAGCTTTGATGCCACCACAGGCGGCGGCACGGGCGCAGTGATCACATTTGATACCATCCTTGACAAGGCTCACCAAAACACCTATGGCAATCCTCTGTCCATAGCCAATGTGGGTTCATACACAAAGCCAACTTCATATAATGCCGATATCTACTATCTCACAGGAGGTGGCGTTGGTGCCACCATCAACGTCAGCGCTTGGTTCAGCAACAGCATCGTGGTTTCATCAGGTGGCACAGGTTACAGCCAAATAGACCCGCCGCCTGTGCTGATATATGACCCATTCATGAGCGGTGTACAAACAGCCGTGGCCACTGTGAACGGCGGTGCCGTGACTGACATAGAATTCACCGGCACTCGTCGCACGTTCCCACAGAGTGAGCGCGGCGCACATGACAATGGTCGCATGTTCCCTGCTGTGGCAGTCGATCCACTGGCAGTGCCCACAGCAACTATCTCCAGCTACGGACCTGCCAGCTGGGATAATTCCTCTGATATCGTGAACGGCGGCAGTGCCTACACCCAGGGTGACACGCTCACGCTGGCAGGTGGCACCTACATTGGTGATCCTGCCACAATCTATATCAACTCAGTTGACGGAACTGGAGCCATAGGCACTTTCTACTGGAACTATGCCACAGCTGAATACACAGCATTCCCTGCCAATCCAGTGAGCTTCACGGGCAGCACCGGCACAGGATTCCAGATCAACATCAACACCAAGCAATTGGCGCCATACAACATCACAGTGACCAATCCAGGTGGTGCTCCGGGATACAATGCTTGGGGACCAGAGGGTCCTCCAGTGTTTGTCACACCAAGCGGTCCGAACACTGGTCCAGAAGGTGCCATATTCTATCCAGTGGGCAGTCCTGACATAGGCATCACAGGCGTTACCACAGGTGGACCAGAAGGCCAAGTGGGTGTGTATTATGCCAACGCTGTAGTACAGATAGGGTTTGTACCGCTACAGAGTCCCAACAATCCGCTGCCACAGGCACAAAAGATCATGGACCGCACGGTTCTAACCTGGGACAACCAGATCTATTCATGGTACTTGATAAGTACCACCAACATCCTGCCAGACCCAACTTGGGCCTATCTCCAAACTGGTGGTCAGCAGATACAAAATGGCGGTTAACAGCCTAGCATACGCAATAGCCTATAGATGACAACGCCGGCGCGAAGCCGGCGTTTTTGTATCTACTGTAGCGTAATGGTATCTTAAGCCAGCTTTTCTTGCAGCGCCTTGAGACCGCAGATAACGCTAGCGTCGTCCATGACTGTGACAGGACCACGCTGCCATTTTGGAGCGATTGTCTTGAGATCTTCACTAGTGATCTCTGTAGCAGGATCAACTGTGCCCCAGTTTTTAACTGACTTTTCAGTGAACTCAATCTTCTTTTCTGTGAGCAGTGCCTTGGCACGGTCGCTGTAGGTGTCGTTCTTGAATGTGTAGATGGTAGTAGCCATGATCAATCCTCCTGGATGGTTGCCGTCATATTTATTGCTGTGTCATATCAGCTTGCGGATATCAAGGCTTTCTGGGATCTTGCCTATGTCCTTGAGGAAGTATGCGCAGTAGGGTCCCTGCTTATCGCTCAGCGGCACTGCCAGCATGTGCCCGTTTTTCAGCTTGGGGAAGTACCACTTGACGTCTGGCCAGATGTTGATGATCTCCAGCTTGAGGAAGTTGGGCATGTATCCGTTGATGGGATTGTAACAGAACACATCAAAGTCCTTGTCGTTGAGATAGATCAGTGGCATGATCTCCATCTCACCGCTGTCCTTGTCACCAATGATCACGCTCCAATCCAGAGGCATCTGTAAGCTGAAGTTGCCTATGCGCAGATCCACGCAGGGGCTGTTGAAGCTTTCAAGGAATATCAGAGGTACAAAGTAGTAGTCAACGTTGCTTTGATCGCTGTAATCCAGCACACCAAAACGCACGTCGCCCACGTCGTCTGGTATCTGGTTTAGGTTATATGAGGTATTTTCCGTGGTCAGTATCTTCATATCACCCATACTTAGTGATAGATTGACTGAAATGTAGGATTATTCTACCGTGGTTCTGTCTACTTTTTCAATGGTGAAGTCGTATTTGGCCTGTGTGTAGAACTGCTTGCGCTTGGTCAGATGCTTGGCACTGAACTTACAGGTGCTGGTTAGATCCCAGATCTGCACGAAGTCCTTGTCTTCAGCCTTGCGCAGGCCACGACCAATGCTCTGGATCACACGCACAAAGCTCTTGCCAGGTTCGAGCATGACCAGATTGAACAAGCGAGGCACGTTGATGCCAACGGCTGCCACGCCATAGGTAGCTATCAACACCTGATCATCGCTGATAGCAATGTTGTCATACTCTTCCTTGCGGTCCTTGGTCTTAACTGCGCCGCTGATGAATGTGCTGCCTCGGATGTATTCTTCCAACATCTTGCCAGTTTCGATGCGATCAACCAACACCAGAGTATTACCGCTGTCCTTGATAGCACCAATCATCTTGGCCATCCACTTGATGCGATCAGTGTCAGTGGTGAGGAACTTGAGCTCTTCCTGGTAGTTGGTATATTTCACTGTCTCGCGAGTCTGTAGCACGTTCACGTGGCACTTAGCCAACACGCCGCGATCCTGTAGCTCATGCGCAAACAGATCGCCCACGTTGGGTCCTATGCTAGCCAAGAGACTGATCTGGTTCTCTTCTTCTTCGGGTATGGTACCAGTGAGGCCCCAGCGTATGGGAATGTGGCGGAAGTTGTTGGTCAGCAGCTTGGTCAGCACGTCTGCCTTGGCCATGTGTGCTTCGTCCACGATGATGCCCATGAGGTCACGCATGAATATCTCATGCTGATGATCATCCAGCGCATCCTTGCTCTTCTTGTCCAGCACGTTCAGGCTCTGCCATGTGCAGATGGTGTGCGTCCTATCGTATTCCTTGCGATCACCGTAGAGCACGCCCACGTCCAACCCCAGATTTCTGTAGTCTATCTCAGTCTGCTCAACCAAGCTCTTGTTGGGCACGATCACTATGCTGCGGCCATAGGGTTCAATCAATCCGCTGAGCGTAGCTGTGATCAGAGTCTTGCCTGCGCCTGTAGCAACCTGTTGAACTGCTTGTAGATTTTCCACGAATGTGTTGATTACATCCACCTGGTAGTCACGCAGCAATATCTGCTGTCCGGCACGCTCATGACCCTTGGGCCATACCTTGTGAGCATGTGCTTGATCGGTAACCGTGTTCAAGCTCAGCTCATAGCGCAGCCGGTTGTCTTCTATCTCAAAGTCGTAGCCATGCTCCTGAAGGATTGGCAGCATGCGATCTAAGAGACTGAGATAGGTACGCCCTCCCAGAGTAGCAAAGCTCTTGGTTCCGTCCCAGCGGCCCAGCTTGTAGGCTGCGCTGTAGCGTGCGCCTGGTATGAAGTATTTCACAGCGTTCACGCAGGCCTTGCGAGCAGCCAGATCGAGATTGTTCATCTTGATGTTGACTTCGTCTTCAATCTCTATCACACAGTGCTTGATCATCTCACAGTATACCTCATAGCCTGCTATCACACAAGCAGAGAGGAGGGATCGCTCCCTCCTCTCAGTATTTACAGCGATGTGAATCAGATCACATCATCATGCCAGGATTACCGCCGCCCTGTGGTGCCTTGTCGTCAGCTGGTAGATCAGCAATGATGGTATCAGTGGTCAGCACCAATCCAGCAACGCTGCAGGCATTGACCAACGCAGTCTTGGTGACCTTGGTTGGATCAATCACGCCCTGCGCGATGAGATCGCCGTACTCACCAGTGGCAGCATTATAACCGTAGGAACCAGTTCCCTTAGATACTTCGTTTACTACCACGCTGCCTTCATAGCCAGCATTGGTGACGATAGCACGGATTGGCTCTTCCATTGCACGCAAGATGATGCCAATACCTGCAGTCTGGTCGATGTTGTCACCCTGTAGGTCCTTGATGGCATTGCGAGCACGGATCAGTGCCACGCCGCCGCCTGGCACGATGCCTTCTTCCACAGCAGCACGAGTGGCATGCAGCGCATCATCCACGCGGTCCTTCTTTTCCTTGACTTCAACCTCAGTGGCGCCACCAACCTTGATCACAGCAACACCACCTGCCAACTTGGCGAGACGCTCCTGGAGCTTCTCACGGTCGTAGTCAGATGTGGTGTCGTCGATCTGGACCTTGAGCTGAGCCACACGAGCCTGGATGGCATCCTTGTCGCCTGCCCCGTCGATGATGGTAGTGTTGTCCTTGTCGATCTTGATGCTCTTGGCACGACCAAGCTCAGCAATGGTGGCCTTCTCCAGCTTGAAGCCCATGTCTTCGCTGATAACGGTACCACCTGTGAGGGTAGCAATATCATCCAACATGGCCTTGCGGCGATCACCAAAGCCCGGAGCTTTCACAGCAGCAACTTGGATGATGCCACGCAGCTTGTTGACAACCAGAGTGGCCAATGCTTCGCCTTCGATGTCTTCAGCGATGATCAGCAGTGGTTTGCCAGTCTGTACCACAGATTCCAGCACAGGAAGGATGGCCTGTAGGTTAGACAGCTTCTTGTCATGGATGAGGATGTGGGGATCGTCCAGATGCACCTGCATCTTTTCTTGGTTGGTCACGAACAAGTGGCTGATGTAACCGCGATCAAACTGCATGCCTTCCACGATGTTGAGTTCCGTGTCAAGGCTCTTGTTCTCTTCGACGGTGATCACGCCTTCCTTGCCAACCTTCTGTACTGCAGCAGCAATCATGCGTCCAATCTCGTGATCGCTGTTGGCTGATAGGCTAGCAACCTGCTCGATCTCTGTTTCAGTCTGGCAAGGGTTGCTGAGTTTATCAAGCTCTGCGATAGCAGCGCTCACTGCTCGTTCCATGCCGCGCTTGATGTCCATGCTGTTCATGCCAGTGGCTACCAGCTTGAGGCCTTCGCGGATCATGCTGTGTGCCAGCACGGTGGCAGTGGTGGTACCATCACCTGCGTTGTCAGCAGTCTTGCTTGCCACTTCGCGCACCATCTGTGCGCCCATGTTCTCGAACTTGTCCTTGAGCTCGATCTGCTTAGCCACCGTGACACCGTCCTTGGTGACCAATGGTCCACCGTAGCTGCGTTCAAATGCCACGTTGCGTCCCTTGGGACCCAGCGTGCTCTTCACTGCGTTGGCCAGGATGTCAATGCCTGCCAACAGCTTCTTGCGACTGTCGTCGCCAAAAATCACGTCTTTAGCTGCCATGTTGTGTTACTCCTCAGTTTTCAATAACGGCAAAAAGTTCTTCTTCTTTGAGGACAAGTAGGTCTTGCCCGTCAATCTTGATCTGTGTGCCTGCATACTTGCCAAACAACACGCGATCATTCACGCTAACATCCAGCGGGATATAGTTGCCGCTATCATCCTTGGTCCCTTTGCCCACAGCAAGCACTGTGCCCTGGTCAGGCTTCTCTGCTGCAGTGTCAGGGATGACGATGCCGCCCTTCGTGACAGTCTCGCTGTCCACGCGCTTCACTATGACCCGATTATTAAGCGGTCTCAGTTCCATCGTAGTCTCCTTGGTTAAATGGAAAATTAGCACTCCATCAGTGGCAGTGCTAACACCTCATAATATAGTCGGAGAATCTACTGAAAGCAAGAGCCGGTTACGCGAGCGTCCACTCCTCCGGCGACCTTTATCGTAGGTCCGTTCACTGCCGCCTAATACCACCTGCTCACGCAGCTGGCGCTTATCAAGCCTACGCACCCAGCGTCACGACCATGCCGTATAGTAGCGCCGTCAGGTCCCGGGACCTAGGCTGCTGTGCTGCTCCAGCATAGAAAAGCAGTCAGCCACTAGCTCGTCACCAGGCGTTACTCGATAGATGCGCTGGACGACTGGGCTCAAGGCCCGCGCTCCCGAGTTGCCAGCTGTGCGGACCCTGGGTGTTGATCCTAGGCAGATTCCCATCAGCGGCAACTCTTCTGATGGCACACAGCTCAGCTATAGTTTATGCGGCTTGGATGCTATTAGCAATACAGAGACAAAGACGCAGCCAGTTTGGCTGCGTCATGTTTGTTTTATGCTGTTGGATATCAAGCAGCCCTGCGATGGCAGCTCTTGGCAACCACTGACTGCCAGTTGCGCGGCATGGCTTTACGCATGTCGCTGATCTTGAGGATCATGCGCAGGCTGAGCTCGCGAAGGTTATCCGCATGTGTCATGACATAATCAAGTACTTCAGATTTTTCCTGCTCATTGAACCCATAATTGCGCAGCATGTCGTGGCGTTCCACGGTGTTGCGGATGTGAATGAGCTTCTCGCGCTGAGAGTCAATGCCCAGATCCATGTAGTGGCAGCGGCTCACGATGGCTTCCAAATGGTTCTTCAAGCGCTCGCTGCGTACCTGATCAAACTTGAGGTTGGTGATGAACACGATGCCACCCTTGTACTCGAAGCTGTTGGGCACACCGCTCTTCTCCAGTGCCAAACTGCGATGGTTGTAGCTGATGCGACGAGTCTTCTTGCTGTCCAGAGCAGCCTTGAGCAAGTTGAGGCAGTCCTCATCATAGAGCACGTTGTCGCAGTCATCAAACACCAGCACCTGTCCTTCCTCACGGAAGTAGTAGAGCTTCTCTACCAGCATGCTAGCACTGCATCCACCGCTGATCACTTCGTACATCTGTCCCATGCCATTCAAGCGGCCCAGCACGTCCAGCGTGTCATGCAGCGTGGTCTCCACAGTGTAGCTCTTACCAATACCAGCTGGACCACTCACAACCAAACCCTTGACGATGTTAGCCGCAACCGCGCGGCTCATGTCTTCGAGAATATCAAAAGTCTCTTGCAGTTCCTTGCGGATCTGATCATCTGTGCGAGCCTGCTCTGCTACTGGTGCCTTGGCTGCTGTGTGCAGCTCGCCAACATAGCTAATGTGAGCAGAATCGTTCACATAGATGCGGTTGCGTCCCGCACGCAAGCCAGGTACATCTGCGCCATCTACCGTGATATAGATGCCGTCCTTGTCGCGCTTCTGCGTCTCAAGCAGCTTGAGAGAGACATTGCTTACGCTGGCTCCGCCGCGTGTGCGACCCTCTGTAACGTGTACGTAGCTTGCTGACATGCTTTTGGCTCCGTTGTGCTCTCGTATGTCCATACAATAGCACAATATGAGGTGCTGTCAAGCGGTTTTTTCAGCATTATAGGCTTGAAATCATTGATGAAAATAGTGAAAAAACCGTTAAAAATACCGCAGATTCAGCCTCGAGTGTCCAGATGCGCATCTTCCATGCCCTGTATGCGCAGGCGCACGATATTGCTGATCTGGAACTGCTTCACGTCGAGGCCTTTGATCAGTGCCAGATACTTGTTGCGCACAAGCGCAACTTCGTTGATCAGCGTGGCCATGGTGACCACGTCATCTTCCCCATCGATGTACTTTTCGATGCTGCGATCAGTAAGCTCGCGCTGATAGCGTTCCAGATACCTGCGATAGTGATCGCTGCGTAGCTTATCATACTTTATGTTTAGATGCTTGAGTATGGCTTCAACTTCCTGCAGCTGTCCAAAGCGATAGGCCATTATGCCGCTGAGTTCTTGGGCGGCTCTTTCGATGCCGCCCACGATCTTGGCTTCGACCCAGGAACCTTCCAGCTGATGTTGATACCAATCGATCGCATCTGGCAGCATAGCCATGTCATCGACGACTCGATTATACCACATGATTTATACTCGGTTATGTACCAAACTTATTGTAAAGTTCCCAGAGCTTCCAGTCCATCTGATGAAGGCACTGCAGCATGGCAAACTGTACTTCTAGTTGAGCAGCTGCGATATCTGTCATATCTCGGCTATCAAGCGCAGAGTCAACTCGCTTCTGTAGCTGGTCTATGAAAACGTCCTGTGACTCGTTCTTTTGCCTGGTCATGTCTATCAATCATCCTCATAGTCAAGATCATATTCATAATCTTCTTCCACTGGTTCACCAGTATAATGCGCATCGATGGCACTGTCAAGGTGATCATCTTCGCCTTTTATGGCTTCAAAATCATCTCGATCCATGCCTTTGTCTGCGAAGATGTTGACCAATCTCCTAGCCATGTCTTCTCTCTTGTTGTTTGGAAGGAGGTCATTGACCACCTCCCAGACTTCTAATAGCAGGCTTGCTCCGATTTCCATCTATCAATCCTCCGATGTTGCGGAATCCATGTTGTCTGGATCAACTTCGAGTTCCAAGACTGGGGTTATCTTAGTCTCGTCCCATTCAGTCATGATCAGATCCAACAGCTCGTCGGTGACACCAGACCGGAAATACTTATGTTCCTTGCCTGTCTTGTCGGTGTACTTGAGCTTGTTGCCGTCCTTGACCAACACGCCCTTCTTTTCGAACATCTCGATCAGACCGCTATATTCGTTCATGCCAGTGTCCCAAGGGATCTTGATCTCCACGCTTTCAAACGGCTTGTTGTAGCGTGTCTTCATGATCTTGCAGGCTGCACGGATACCGCGCACGTCTGTGACCTTCTTGCCATCCTCATCTTCCTTGAGCTTGAGCTTGCGCATGGCTACCACGATAGAGCTTGCATACACAAATCCCTGACCGCCTGAGATCTTGTCATCCGGATCAAACATGTCTTGGCTGGCATAGGTGTGGTTGGTAACCACTAATCCAACGTCATACTCACCAAACATGTTCACGCAGTTGCGCACCAGTGCTGCCAGTGCCTTGGGCTTGCGACCCATGTCACCCTTCATCTCACCAGCTTCGAATTGGTTCACGTCGGTGGGTGTCAGCAGCATGCCCAGACTGTCCAGCACGAACAGGATCTTTGGACGCTCTTCTGGGTCAACCTTGTCAAACCTGCTCTTGTAGTCTTTCATGAAGTCGCTGACCAAGCGAGCAACGTCGTCGATCATGGCCATGTTTACTTTGAGCAGCTTCTCATCACTCGTATCAACGCCCAGTGGCTTGAGCCAGTTCTCGTCAAGTGCGTTCTCTGTATCGATCAAGATCGGGAACACACCCGCTCGCTGAGCGTTTCTTATGACGTTGCCTGAGCAGATATAGCTTTTGCCGGAACCAGATTGTCCAGCAAACATGGTGACCTTGCCCAACGGGATACCGTTCTTGAAGTCACCACTGATAGCATAGTTTAGAGCGTAATTACCGCTGTGGATCCAAGTCTTAGGATCATGGAATCCAAGGCTGAGACTAGGGATAGTCTTGGCGATGTCCTTCCTGAATTTACTGATGTCAAATGGCTTCACTTTTTGCTCCTGTGATCATGTGGCAGGATGGGCGATTTGCTCGCCCATCCTGTGTGTTATTGGATTAGGATTGACCGCCGAGCTTGCGAGCGCGGATGGCTGCCAGGATAGCATCAGGAGAGTTTAATGTTGGCTTTTCTGCTGCTGGTGCTGCTGGTGCTGCTGCCTTGGGCGGATCCACATCAAATGGAGCTTCGTCCACTGGAGCTGCCTTTGGAGCCGCACGTTCCATGATGCTGGCTGCTGTGACTGGTTTGGTCACAGGAGTTGCTGTGGTGTTAGCAGCAACATCGTTGTTGCTAGCAAACGCATCCATGCGCATGCCGTTTGGACGATAGAACTGTCCCCAACGATCTGCGTCATAGAGATCCTCGTTCACCGATGCTTCAAACATCTCCATGATTGCTGCGAGATGCGCATCATCCGGCTTCTTTGGCAGGAAGCTGTTGAGCGTGAACAGTCCATGCTTTTCAATGGCGCTGAGTTCATCAACGTTGAGAGCACGTTCCTTCATAGACCAAGATGAGCTGCTATAATTGGCATACCCACCCTTAGTTGTCTTAGACAGGTAGAAATCACGTCCAGATTCGTAATCAGTAGGGCTATTCTCAAGATCCTGACGCATAAGGATCGCCTTAATAGCATCAAACACGCTAGGATTGATGATAAATCTCCGGATTGGATTTTCCGGCGTGTTATCATCCTTGTTAGGATTCTGCGTGACAAAACCCTGGAACACATAGCTCTTCTTCCGCCAGTACTTGCGAGCCATATCTTCCAAAGTAGGATCCTTCCACCACGGACGTGTTTCGGCTGCGATGGGGCAGCTGCCTGGCTTCCACATGTCCATGCAAGGTACTTGCACTTCAACTGGACGAGCATCATTTTGCCCCTTGACTCCAGGGAATGGAATCTTGATGATGAGTCGTTCCACCCAGAAGAAGTCGTTGGTGTCGTCGCCGTCCGGCAGAAACCTCAGAGTGGCAGTTGAGCCCTCTGGGTTGTTCCAAAACGGATAAATGGAGTTGTCGCCGGTAAATTGGCCGCCACGCGAGCGGTCTTTGCGAGCCTGCTGCTCTAACAGCTTGGCTTGGATTTCTTTAAGATTCAGTCCCATGATATGTGCCTCCTATGTGTGCTTTCATGTGCCTAATTGTGCTATAGACAGCCCGCAACACCTGTTGCTGACTGACAGTTTATTTATGCCGCAGCGATTGTCAAGTGTCAATCTGCTATCTAAGTTTTCAGTGGAGAATTGGATTGGTGACAGCCGCATGCATTACATAATGCCGGCTAGTTCCTCTAGTCGCAAGAGCTCTTGATCCATCTCTGAACTAGGTACAGTGATGCGGTAACCATGGCTTACCAAATACCTAGCAGCAGTTTCTAACGCATCCATGTTGGGGACATCCGACTTCTCGCAACCACAAGTTTCGGCTAGCCTATCCCGCAATTCTATCACTTGTTCAGCTGGTGAACTCATTGTGCTGCTGGCTAGCTTGGTAATGCCAGTGGCATAACCCTTGCTGCCACTGAGCCTCTTGCTTTCTTTGGCAAGTTGCTCTAGTGCACCCTTGACATGAAGACCAAGCTCTTGATCTTTGTTACGCATCAGCTTGTTAGCACGCTTGAGCTTGATGTAATCCTCGCTCATGCGCATGATAGCTTTAGCAGTCTGGTCACCAAAACGACCATCGTTGGCAAGATGCCGTGCCATAGCCCTGGCGCCCGCTATATGAGCATGGGGATAAGCAAAGCGCTCGCCCATCTTGGTCTCTATGAATATGTTCTTGATGTGGCGCCAACGACTGCCCTTCTTCTCTTCGTTCACGGGATCAGTATGGCGTATGATCAGCTTGCTATTGCCTATCTGCTGGTAACTGCTCTTGGTGCTACCGTAAGGCTTGCTGATATCGCGGCTCTCTTGGATGTTGTTCACAGCATCTTCCCTGGGATCAATGTCATGATCAAACTTATACCAGTTCACACTGATGTTTTCCTTGTCACCAACATTGACTTGCATGCTGTCCTTGATCTTGATGACTGTGTTAAAATCCTTATCGTTAACTAGATTAGGCGTCTTGATATCCATGTGGCTACTGGCATCCTCGTCATGCAGCGTCACTAATATGTTAAAGCTGTCCAGTTTTGGATCACTGCTTGGTATGGTAGCAAAGAATCTAGTGGCTTCATGTGGATCCATGGTCTTGCTGCCGCCTTTGTCAAACATCTGCGTGCGATAGCCGTTGCCTCGCAGTATGCCAAAGATCTTATCGCCTATGATGTCCCAGTTGTGATTCATGATGCTATATTTAGCTGTTAGAAGCCTAGGCTGATGGGCATTGGTTCCTGAACGTCCTCGACAAACTCGTCTTTCATGAGATTGCCAAAGTTCTCATCCCAGCGAGTGACCATCTGCATCATGCGCACACACAGTATGGTGGCCATCACGGCATCATCGTGCTCTCCAACCTTGCCTTCAAAGCTGTTGCCCTTGGAAACAAAGAACTTCAGCTGTCTGACCAATTGCTTGCTGCGCAAAACCAGCTTGTTGCTTTCTATGAGGCTCTTCATCTTGGTGCAGGCCATGGCCTTGCTGCGCACGTTGGTGTTCAGGCCTCGACGCAGCCTGCTCACTCCCTTGACCTTTGGTTCATGCAACCATATGGCATTAAAGTTTTCTTCACCGATCTCGTCTATGCTCACGATAGCTGCTTCGCCCCAGCTGTTGTTTTCCAGAGTGAAGTATATCTCTGGTTCACTACGCTGTTCATTGCTCTTGCGCATCTCAGCATGTATGAAGTTGATGATGCCTTGCATGGTCTTGACCTGCTGAGGTATGCTGGTACGATTGTGGTTCCACTCTGCCACCTGTGCCATGTCCGGAAGGCTGAAGACCTGTATGCAGCTGTGATCTTTGCCCACACCAGCACTGGGATCCAGAGCCACCAGGTAAGTCTTGTTGGGTTTGATCTGATCATACCAGCGTGTCTGACCGGTCTTGAACAAAGGTTCGGTACCCTGAAGCTGCAGCAGCGTGGCCGCATTGATCAGAGTCTCATCAGCTGTGATGAACTCAACCCCGTACTCTCGCCTAAATCGGTCTATACCGATCTTGGCACGCTCTTTATCTGCCCAGACTTCATCCCTGCCTGGCACTTCGCTGTAGTGAGCTGTGAATGCCGCAAAGCCGTTCACACCCAGGCCATCTGGTGTGTCATTGCCATAATCATCCACTGTCTTGTTGGCACCAAACCAAATCTCTGCGAACTTGTCCTCGTCACTGTTGGGTGTGCTGGTGATGATGCACTTACCACCAGTTGCTAGAGTAGGACTCATAGCAGTCCAAAATTCTTCTGCGATACGCGGCTTCACGAACGCAAACTCATCCAAATACAGCAGCGAGATACTCATGCCGCGCCCGCTATCTGGAGTTGTTGTAGTTGCCTTGATACGAGATCCATTATCGAACTTGATGTCCTGCACATTATATATGGCAACACCGGCACGTATCCAATCTGGCAGTTCTTCATAGGCAAACTTCACGCGATCCATGATCTCATTGGCTGCGCGGAACTTGTTGGCCGCTATCAACACCGTGACATCTTTGTTGAACATAGCATACCATAACAGATAACCCGCTGCCGTGGTAGTCTTGCCACTCTGCCGTGGCAAAAGTGCTATCACGCTGGTATTCTTCCAGTATGCGTGTACCAAACGCTTCTGATAATCATATGCTTCAAATGCCATGCGACCTTTGGTAGGATGCTGTATCTTCATGTAATTTTCCATGAAATACAGAGGGTCCTTGGCACAGCGTGCTATCTCGCGGATCTGTTCAGCCGTGTAGGCAGTCTTCTTGTTAGCCTGCTTTACTATCTGGAAATCTATGTCAGTCTTAGCCATGTGTTACTCAAGCGAACAGCGGCATATAGCCGCTGTTACTTATATTTGTTAAGCGTTGATCTATCAATTCATCACGTCTTGACGACCAATATGGCTCAGAGGACTGCGGCTACCATCAGTTACAGGTTCCTCATTGCTGAATGGATCTTTGTCAAACTTATCACGAGAATTAGCTGTCAATGGGCTTTCTGATCCGTCATTGCTGTGCTCTAAATCAGCTTCTATGAGATAATTTGTGTATTCTTCGTTGAGCACGTTGAACAAGCTGTTGGCGCGCTGGGCCTGTTCGCTCATAAGCGTGTTATCACCGATCTTACCAAAGCGCTGGTTGATGTGGCGACCTTGATAGATGTAATCTTCGGGGTCAATTGGCTCACCGTCTTCTGAATGCTCCGTATGACCATAGTCATGATCAGCATTTTCCATAGCAACTTCTTCACAGGTGCAGTTAGTCTGCGGATTACCACAGTGTGAACAGGTAGGCTCAGCTGACACACCATAAGGCATGCCGGCTTTTGGTGCCGCTACTACCAATTCAGCGTGAGCATTGCTGCGTCCAACACCGCTCATAGCCAACAAGCGCTCTAGGGTATCAAAGTCCTCGTCTGTGGCTGTTACAGTCATGCTCTTATGGCTGCCTTTTTCATCAATGTTCTGTGTCATCACGATGTTCATGCTCTCACGCAGCTGCTTTTGGCTTTCGTTGTAAGCGTACACAAAACCCTGTGTGTCTGGGCCATTGTTAGTGGCACCGATCGGAGTAAATGGTATTGGGCCCAGCGGAGCATCCTCTTCCATGCTCGATGACCAGCACTCTTCCATTCCATGCACAGGGCACATCTCGCCTTCTGCCGTCATGTTGCACTCGCCTTCTTCCATGTTCTCATGCATCTCGTCGTGCTCGATGTCTTTGGTCACTTCACGTCCGGCACGCTCTGCCTTGTCGTCTTCGCTGCCACGTTTGTGACCATGAATGTGATCTTTGTGGCGCTCGTCATATTCAATGTCATGAGCAACTCTGCGTCCAGCTTTCTCAGCACGGTCGTCACGAGTATGATCAGACTCTTCATCCATCATCTCGCCCCGGCTGTCTTCCATCTGTATGCTGCCCTGATATCCGACGCATTCTTCCATGCCATGCACAGGGCACATCTCGCCCTCAGCTGTCATGTTGCACTCTTCAGCTTCAAACACGCTGTCTCTGCGTCCCAAGGACTCTATAGCCCTAAGCTTGCCTAATATGCTATGGAAATCCATGGTTTAACCCTTCCTCAAGAATTCTGGTTTGTTTGGAGCTTTTGGTGCTCCCATGTTTACTCGCTTGCCATCTCTGTCCTTGTAGAACCTGTACTCTATTTCAGCACCATCATCAAAATTGCCTTCGGGTCCAAGACCACTGCGAGGCGTTGGGTCAGCTGGATCTTTGCTCGATGGCTTGTATACTGGTTTTGGGGTGTCGTACCTGGCATTGAAATCTGCCATGTCCTGTACAGGCTCATGAGGAGCTACCTTGTTCATCTCAAGCCAGGTAAAGAGCGGTTGGCTTGAATCAACTTCATCGCTTGGACGTGTTGCTTTTATACCAGCCAAGTAATCCAAAAAGCGCTTGTTATATGCATCGCCAAAGATATCAGTGACCACTGGCTGTTCAATGTCTTGGTAAAAACGATCTGTGCTTAGGCGTCCCATGGATGATAATCCATCCTTGGTAGCAAGCTCATGGAAACCCATGTCTGTCATGTATCTGTCTGAGTTCATCTCGACCGGTTCCATGGCAGTTCTCACCACTATGTTCTTCTCTGGTATGTTCATCACACCGCGGATTCCTTCCATGGTGATGTAGCTGCTCAGAGGCATTGTCGTAACGAAATTGATCTGATACACCGTTTGGTTTGCCTGATCAATGAAATCCATCTTGTCTCCCTTGAGCAAGACTGGTACAGTCATCTCAACCAGACCAAACTGCGTGAGATAACGCTCAACAGCATCTAACTGCTCATCGCTTGGTTCCACAGCAAGCTTGATCACGAATCCATACTCTCGTGTGCTTTCTGCGAGATACTCTCTGAATGACTTCATGGCAATAGATGCTCCAATGTACCTGTTATTTAGCGTCGCTTTCAATTTCACCTAGCTGTTTGAGCAGCTCATTTCGGTCCATCATTGTAGCTTTGACATCCAACGGATCATCGTCAGGTGATTTAGTTGTGCGGTCAAGCTTGAGCTTGTCTAGCTTCAGCTTCAGCATCTTCAGCTTCTTGTCCACCTTAGAGTTCCTAGCATCTACTGCTATCTTTAGCATCTGGCTGCTGCTACTGAATATCTCTCCAGCATGACGAATTTCAACATTCATACCGAGATCCTGTAGATCTTGATGTGCTTTGATAGCCATGTTAGCCAGTTCATCCATCTCACGATCATGGAGATCCTGTCCTCTTGCTGTGCTAAGCTGACGATCAATGTCATCAGCCATGGCCAATGCTGCTGCGATGTCCTCTTCGTTAGGCTGCGCCGGTATCTCTGCATCGGAACCTTCAACAGGTTCTAGCTCAAATGCATCTTCCAGTGTCTTGAATCTGTTGGCCATCAACGGGTCCTCTTGGTCTTGGTTTTGGGCTTAGTGATATATATGTCACTTTCAGTAAGGATCCTGAAGGTCATTCCGTTCTTCTTACAATAGGTCATTGCCGCTGCCCATTTAGCTGTGTTGAGTATGAGGCTTACCTTGTCTCGCTTGCTCTTGGCATTCTCAACCATGGCTTCCTTGGCAGGTTTGACTTCTACTATCTCTGCTCGCCTCTTGCCATTCTTGTCTTGGTATAGTATCATGAAATCTGGCACATATTGGCTGGGTTTGCCGGTTAGAGGATTTGTATAGGGTATGCGTATGCTCTCACTGGCCCACTGTATCACACTGGGGTGGCTGTCAAGAAAGTTCATCACAGTCAGTTCCCAGCTGCTACGGAACGTGACTTCCTGCTTGCCTATCAGCTTTGCTGGATTCTTCGGTATGAATCGCCCTTGGCTGTACTTAGACATTGCTATAACCTTCTAGACATGCAGATAATTCTGGATTGATCATTTTCAAAGATGTCCTTCTCAGGGAATCCAACCTATCATTGTATTCGCTGAACATGCTGAGCCACACCGGAAGCGGTATGGTAGCTGGCATGCTTAGATGATTAGTTATAGCCGATATCACAGACTTGTGACGCGGGTAGTCAGCAGATCTACGTGTATATGAATCTATCAGTGCTTGTTTATAGACAGTGGGTAGATTGCGTGCGTCTAACATGGGCGGATGCTTACACAGTATCACAGAAAGCTTGCTGATGTGAGGGTTGAGTTCGCTATCTACCCAGTCTAAGAGGTCTAACATAGCATGTGCGTTATACAAGCTGAAGACTGAGGTTATTTTTGCCTTCACGCGAGCATTTTTCGCACAAATATCTCGTAGATTCTTGGTCACAGCCGAAACCCTATCCCAGGTACTGTCGGATCTTATGTAATCATTCAGCTGACCAAACGCGTCTATGCTACAGTCTATCTTAACTTCGCGCAGCACAGAGAAGTATGACTGCATCTCCTCGTTCAGGTCATGAGTCATGTTGCTGCTCATGTGCAGCTGTAAGCGAGAAATATTTCCGTGATTAGCAACTTGAATCAATGCTTCTATTATGCGTGCTTGATGCATCATTGGTTCACCACCGAGGAACTGTAGTCTCTCTGTGTTCTTAGCAGTTTCTGCAGACAGATACCATCCAGATTCTCGCAAACCTACCGATAGCTGTCCAAGGGATATAGCATCTGATAGCCAACTAGTCGAACTGGTTTGATTACATGATCTACATTTGATATTACAGATGTTGTTCAGATTTACATCCTGGCTCATCAACGTTGGTTCTGCGGAAAAATCCACACCTATGAGATCTGCAAGCTCGAATGACCATGTCCTATGGCTGTAACCCTTGACCTGCTCATTGAACTCGCAGGTTTTACAATAGCGATGTCCTTGACCCTGCTTGAATTGTTGCCGTAGATTTTCCATGTAATCTGTATGGATGTACCCATCAATATCACATTCGGGAACACTATCCGGCCATTTGCAGCAGGGTTTTAACTGGCCATCGGTTTCAATACGACCGTGAAACCAAGGAAAAGCACAGTAAGGTCTGTTAGCTGTTTGAGATGGCTGCTGCAATAGTCGGACCCAGGGTTGGATTGTTTGCCCAGCTTGGATAGGGATTGATACCCTGGTATCCCAGCTGGCTAGTAGGCAGTCTTATGCTGTTGATAGTAGCAAGGAAATCATTCACTAATATGCCTTTTTTGAAGAGGCTACTCACAGGTTGCCCTGTCTGATTAGCATAGTAAACCGCCATGTTTGCTAGCACGGTGATCAAGCTATCTGGCACGTTAGGACCGCCAAACAGTCCAAGTGCCAATTGATACGCAGTGGAACCCATGTTGGTCACATAGCGAGCAGGGCTTTGGCTCAACCCGTAGTTGGTAAAATCGCTACCTGATTGAGCTATTGGATTGCCTTGACCGTCAGCCCATTGGAACTGGCCGCCTTGGTTACTGACCTGTAGCTGACCGCTCTGAAGTGCTAGCTGCTTGCGTATATTGCTCTGTATTATATCTCTGTTTCCAGACATACCCGCTCCTATTCTAGATCATAAGGATAAACCACAGGAGGTGGTTCATTATCACTGATATCACCACCAAAAACCAATGCGTCAGTTAGCGCAAGGAAAAGCTCTGTGGTATTGTTGCTGTTAGCAGCGCTGGAATATAGATCAGGTCCAAATTCAGGCGGAGGTGCAGGCTGATACGGAGCTTCATCGTATCCAATGTATACCCCTTGATCATCATAGATTGGATTGCCAACTGCGATGCTAAATCCAACCCCGTCAACGTTTACGTCTAAACTCAAACTAGATTCGCCTCGCTGAACCCTGCGCCTTGCTTCTACCAGCGTCTCATACTGAGTAAAGAAGATTTGCCCAGAATCGCTACCATAAGAGTTTATCCTATTGCGCCTACCACTATGTAGATGTGGTCGTCTTCCGCCCGGAGTGTATACGTAAGCAGCATGATCAAAGGCCCAATCTGGTGCTGCGGGACTCACTGAGAAAGGTGTTACTACTATGTTGTAATATTGATTCCCACCATATATACCAGGGGCAGGGCTAGGGAATAGGGCGGCACCAAAATCAAAGCTACCAAAGCTACCTAGCAAGGTATAGCTGCCGCTGATGCTAACAGGTTGGAATATATCTGTTGAGATAATATCCACAAAGGTTGGGATGTCTGGTAGCTGGCCCCGAGGTAGGCCAGCTATACCAACGTTCTGTACCGGTGGAAGATCGCTGCCTTGGCTACCAGTTATGGAATTGTACACGATATCACCGCTCAGAGAGGTAGCGTATGTGGTCTGCCCAGCAGGTATTAGCACTGTGGTTTCGGCTTTTGGATAGTTACCAGCTGGTATGTTGTTGGTCCGTATGCTGCCGACTAGCGCCTGATAGCTAGTCCCATTCATGCCAAAATCGCTGTGTATACCACCCGCAGGCGCAGTGATGAAGGATTGCCTCTCATTATTGAGATATTGTGATTTTATCTCTCCTATGAGATCTGGTCTGGTTACCTCGCCTATTGGCGGCGGTTCACCAGTTGGTTCCAGATATGGCGACGAATCAAAACCAAACTGTGTAGCTAAAGCAGGCGTTATGTTACCAAGACTGTACTGAAGAGTCTCATAGCTCAATGTCATCCTAATCTCTTCTAATCCGCTATCTGTGCTGTCGTGTGCTCCAAAATCTATAGCCGTGATCTTGGGATTTAGATAGCTAGTCAGCGCATATTGTTTGTTATAGAGAGAATAGACATCGATGCTGGTGAAGAAATTGATCTGATCAACAAGCGGTCGCAATCCCCAACCAGTGCTGTCATCAAAGGTTGGATCAGTGGGGTTAGTACCCATGGTTGTCTGTGATTTGAGCCTTGGATCCCCAAAGTAATAGCTGAAGTATTCTACCCACAGCTGCAGTGGTCGATTGTCAACCGTGTCATACATGACGACGTTGACTGGCTTATATTCAGTCTTGGTATAAGCATATCTCTTGCGATTGTACTGATTGAGCTCTCTGGTCTGGAGATCAACGTTGGGCTTGTCAATGGTCTTGATCTTGAAGCTCACACCATTTTCCCAGCTGCCTATGTTCTTGAGTTCTTGGAACATAGCCAATGCCTGTGTGTTTACCCGGAATGTGGCATAGTACATGTACTTGACACGAGGTATCCGGTACATGGGGTTGCCACCGGTACCAAGGGTACCATAGAATGTTGAGGCGTAATTGGTGTTTTGTAAGGTTTTGATTGCCATCAAGTATTTATGGTCAAGAAAAACCGCCGGTTTGTGCCGGCGGTCTTGATAATGAAAAGGTAGGGGTTATTAACCTGCTTGTGGACCGCTACCGCTAGCACGTACACGGCTTGGCATGATGTCTTGATCCTGCGTTGCGTTATCGTAGCGCACAGTCAGCGTGATCATCATCGATTCGCTGTTGCTATAGTCAAAGCTGTCATAGGCCACAGTCTCGAGATAGCAGCCTTCGAGATACCAGTTCTCGAGAACCCCACTGTCTGATCCATCTAAAGTTTCAATCTGAGTAGCAAACTTGTAGTTGATACCAGCAAGGAATGAAGTCTGTGTAAAGTGGTTCATCTGCTTCTGCAGCTGATACGATGTCAGGTAGCTTACGCTGTTTGTAACATCATCGCGTACAGTGATTTCAATGCTCTGCCATTCTGGTTTCTGAGCCACATACATCACGTTGTTGTAGCTGTGGATCGGTGTGCTGTTGTGTTGGATGCTGGGGCGTCCGCAGGTTGCTACCTGTGTGGTTAACGCGATAGCTGCATTCGGTGGTCCAAAACCCTGCATGCTCACCCTGAAGCGATATTTCAGCTTCGGCATGAGGATGCCACGCCCTGTGGTTCCTAATTGGGTCGGTACACCAAAACTCTGCAAGGTTGGGGTAAAGGCCATGTGTGATTCTCCTATGTCGCAGAGTATTTATACCAGACGTGTGTCCGATATCAGCTGTCAGATCAGCTTGCGGCTCTTTGGTATCTTGCTGTCTGCGCTGCTCACACAGGCGCTGCTAATGCAGGGCATTGGACCATCAAATAGCTTGAATCCGGTCTCAATGTAACCAAGTGGTTTATCGGCGCAACTATAGCTGCGCTTTATAGCTCCATCAGGCTCGCGTATGATGATACTACGAAACCCACTTTCGCAATCCCAGCCATTGAATTGATTGAAATTGAAAGCATTGAATCGTTCAGCCTGGTCCATGTACCATTTCTTGCCAGTATCGTCTTCAAATTCTACCTGCATGATCTGCGGTACTGATGCGTCATCGCCGTTTGACACACTCATCTTTGCCATGCTGATCTTGGGCTTTGGCCGCTCTACCTTGGATTTAACCGTGGTAAAATCGCGCTGCGGCATGCCGTTGTGCAGTGTAGCAAGCTGATCCTTGGTATATCCTTCTACTACCTTGCTGGCAGTTGGATCGCTCTGTGGTTTTAGTGTTACGTTGATACCGCGACCCAGGAAGTATTCTGCTTCAGCATAGAGAGTATCAAACCATTCTGGCACCATGACGGTGTTCACGGTTACCTGTATGTCGTTCTCCTGCAGGAAAACCAGTTTGTCAGCAAACTTCTCTGTGTGACCTTTGAGATCACCTTGCTTGATCCCCTGTTCTCGATGCCAGCTAGCCGTCACGCTCACACGGTGCAGATCTTTGGTAGCATCAACGTATTTCTCGAACCAACGCAGCCCTTGGCTGATATTTGAAGTCATGTGCACGCTCTGATAGTTGCAGTTAGCAGTATCTTGGCTATAGTGCTCTAGCAGTCTTAGATAATCAGGATATACAGTCGGTTCGCCTCCGCTGAAACTGAAATGAAAGCTATTGTAACCTCGTTCTCTGCTCTGTCGCTTGATCTCATCCATGGTCATGAGGTTAAGCTCTATGGGACGATAATCTTTGGTGTTGCTGCGTGCGTATGGCCAGCAGTAGCTGCAGTTGTAGTTGCAGTATCGACCAATCAACCAGCTCACGCAGAATATATCACGATATAGCAGGGTACGCTGACCAAATCTGGTTATCTTGTCGAATGGTATCTTGGTGAAATCATAGGAGCTAACCGCATCATTTGCCATTTACGTTCTCCTGTATGGGATCTATGCTTAGCTCGTTTATGTTTAGGTTAGCAGGTTGGTCAACCATCCATTTCACATACTGTGCCGCTTGATCAAGCTCCATGCAGGTCCTCGAAGGATGCTTGTGCTGCACGTTACTAAGCGAGCCCACGCTCAGCAATGACACCTTGGGTCCACCTCCCCAGGTGCTCAATAATCCAAGGCTGTTGCAGAAATCTCGCAGTGATTTCTTTTCATGTTGATAGGTCCAATCGCTGCCTTTTGAAGTGCGATCCGCGGTGCTACCAATGCTAATGATATGCAGCTGATGTTTGTGATCTCGAGCAACTGCGTAGACTTCTCGGAGCAGCAGCGTCTGTTGAAACTGCCACAACGCACTGTTATTGATGAAAACATCGTATTCCAGTGCCAGCTGTGCTAGATCCCTGCGTCGTTGATCTTTATCTAGATCCCAGCCATTTGCTCTACTAACGAAGCTAGCATCTGGCCAAATGCCGTGCATTGACTGTGCTAAACCCTTAGTTGGATTACCAGTAATCAATATCTTCATAGGTAACCCTCCATCTCTGGTACCACATCTACTAATTTCTGCGATCTAATAGCATCCATCTTGGCTGTGAATGATACAAAAATATTCCAATGAGCCTCATGTAGATCCCCACTGGTCATGTATTCGATCACGCTACTGCAGATGTTCTTGCTGCTAGACACCACGTTCTCAGGAAAACCCTGATCCACCACCCAATCATGGAAGTCATTGAATCTATTGGTCACTAGGTCTTTGAGATCTTGTGGCAGCACCCTTATGTTGAGATGTTTGGGGTGATGTGCTACATGATGCGTCACGATTGGTTTCTTGATGGTGTTATTGAACTTGTTGAGACCGCTCTGTCCAAGCTTCCATCTCATGAAATCTGGCATGTGCAGCACGTTGTAGGCAGTCACGGTGTAAGCGAACCAGGCCTGGACGTTTTCAGGGGCTTCGTCGACCCTGTATATGTTTCGCAAAACCTTGCTCCAATCTGACGGATATCTTTGATATTCCTGCATAGCACCGTATCCATCTATGCTAGCTCCTATCTGTATGGTCTTGAAATGAGTCCACAGATCGAGCACTCTGCTTGGTATGCTGGTCATGTTGGTGTTATATTCAACTACCATGTTGCCAGCTGCTCCATTCTCTATGCAGCGTTCTAGGAATTCATAGTGTCGCTCTATCAGCAGAGGTTCGCCTCCTGCCATGTAGACATGCTGCACGTTGCCAGCATTGGCTTCGATCTGCTGCCAGAAACTCTCGCTGTTGTGCCATCCATAGCTGTTGCTTATCCATTTGCCATTTGAGCGATGCATATGCTCGCGACCGTGCGTGTCGTTGAACCAGTCAACATCATACAGCTTGTTCCAGTCATCATACCAACCAGTGCTGTCCTGAGGTCCGCACATGCGGCATGCCAAGTTGCAGAGGTTTCCAAATCGTAGATCATAATATACCACAGGCAACGCTTCTGTATCGATGCTGCCATCTTCTGCGGTATGGGCTAACATTTTAGTACGCTGGTTCTTCCATCTATATGTCTCATATTTCCGACGGCTATCTAAGCCAGCGTCTTCCTCGCTCTTGCACCTGCCACATTCCTCGCTCCATATGCCCTGCATCATGTTCTTTCGCATGCCTATCAACAAAGCGCTGTTGCGAGCAGAGACCAGTTCGTCAGATGCTGCGTTATAGGGTGTACCATCTGGTTTGCGAATCACGCCCTTGTTCTGCGTGATGTTGGCCTGGCAACATACCCTGAGATCGCCGTTGCTCCTCACTGCTTGAAAGTTCCAGGGAATAGGGCACCACGTGTCTGACTTGCTCATATCCTGCCCTGCTTCCTGGCCTTGACAAGTCCGCGTATGCCCAATCGGTTGTGATCACCGACGGCAAAATCATTCCATTCTGGTCCACCGAGAGCAATGTGCATGCACTTGGTAGGCGTGATACCAACTTCGGCACAGACTTCAATCTGCGATTGCCTATATTTGGCAGGAATGAAATCAGGCGTTTTCAATTCCTGCATGAAGTATATGCCAACCTTGGCAGCTCCGAGCACTGTGTGATTGTATCTGTTCTGCTGGCATATTGGCAGATCATCGTCAATGTTGCTGTAACGAATGCCACTGCGTATGTGTCCTGTACCTGTGCCTTTGGTAAGACTAAAGCTAACGCTCTCTATAGCTGGGTGATCCACGCTCAGTTGAACATCCACACAGGTGCCTATGTATGCGCAGTCAACTATGACCGGAACCTTGAGATCTGCGCATCTGTCCAGCATGGCATAGAATCCCTGCGGTACATCCCCTGTTGTCGCATGAGGTACGCTGACTATGACATAGTCGCCCTGCTCTATCGGACCGTCCTCTATGTGCTTCCAATCCTTAACGATGCGTGCGTGATAGGCATATTCACCTCGATACATGCGCAAACGCCTAGAAGCGTGTCGGTGGTAAGCTTCATCAAAGCTCTGAGTGGTACCATTTATCAGATGATGCTGTTTGAAACGTTCAAGCCCTATAACCTTACTAAGACGCATGTTTCCAAGGTAGAGCTTATAGGTATCTAGATATTCTAACCTGCAATCTAATGGATCGCCGCCATCCTGGAACCATTCTTGCCACGGCAGTGATTTGAAAAGATCCACGAACCGTACGTCATAAACAGCAGCAGTCTTCTTGCTGATCATGCCGCTATCTACTAGTGATTGCTTGTCCATCATCTGTTAGTATCCTTTATCACGTCATAGAATTCTGGCAGGCTATCCTGCATGCTCTCAGATCGTATTTTATCCAACCTATCAGTGAATCTCCAAAACTTAGGCATGAGCTCTGCCTGATCCGCAGCTAGCATAAAACGTTGCCACTGATCGAGATGCTGCGTGATACCAGCTATCAGCTCATCTCGGCGAGCATGATCATCGTCATAGAGTTCGCAAGCAAGCTTGATCAGCTCAGGCAATCTGCGGGCAAAATGCTCTACTACTTTCTGTTTTTCTGCCGGTGGCAAGGTTCTCGCATTTAGATGCTTTGGTCCATACAGAGGATGAAAGAATATCAGCGGACTGTTTGGTGTGAAACCAAACCTCTTGTACTTTCGGCGCATGAACCATTCCAGAGTGTCAGGTATGTACCAGATGTTGTATATCATGATCGTGCTGGCGATCCAGACCACAAAATTGATATCTGTGGCAGAATCTATCCTATCTAGGTTCTCTTCGATCATGTGCCATCGGCAGGGGTGTCGTATGTAGTCATTGACCGGTCCAATGCCGTCAACGCTGGCTCCGATCCTAACTTCTCTAAAATGCCGCCACAGATCCCAGGCCACCGGTGGTATCTTTACTACGTTGCTGTTGTATTCGATGATGATGTTCTTGCTGATACCCATATCGATGCAGCGTTCGAGGAACTCCCACTGTTGATCAATGAGCATGGGTTCGCCACCAACTGTGTGTATGTGCTGTATGTTTTTGGCATTCCTAGAGATGTGATCCCAGAACAGAGGTGACTCATACCAAGTGTAACCATCTGTGTCTGGTACTAATCTGCCACTATCATCTCTTGACAGTGTTACCTTTCCAAAGCTTTCATCATATTGGTGAGTGTTCCACAGGGCTACATAGTCTTCGTACCAAAAATTGCTTTCTGTTGGGCTGCACATCCTGCATTTCAGGTTACACTTGTTGCCAAATCTCACTCCGTAGTGCATGACTGGGCAAGACTCATTGGATATCTGTCCATCATCACAGGTCAGCTGCTTGGCCATATCAACAGTGAACCTATCAGACCACAGCGTGGTTTCTGTCTGGTTCCTGCTTATCAAACCACCTTTGCTTTCATTCTCGCAGCGTCTACAAGCCGGATTCCATCGGCCTGCCAGCATGTCCAAACGTATCTGCCGCAGTAAGGAGCTGTTGCGAGCATCTTCTATCATGTCTAACGTGGCGTTGAAGGTGCTACCGTTTGATTTGCGTAAGAGCCCATTATCAGCACCCTGCTGGCTATGCGAGCACACGCGCATGTCTCCGTTATTGCGGATATCTAGGCTGATCCAAGGCAGTGGGCACCAATTACATGACATGTGCTAGTATATCACAGCTACTGGCTGCTCCATAATCAAGCGTGGCCAATATGCCCATAGACTTCAATGTCAGTGAGCTTGCTCACCTCAGTGATCTGGTCCTTTATCAACCGATTTACCAGCTTTAGATTCTGCTTTCTGCTGGCAGGATCTAACTGACCAATGATGTGTCCTAGATTCAAGCTCAGCACTGTGAGCAGGATCTCATTGGCCAGCTCTGAGCTCGTATCTGTTTCCAGCTTGCTATGCATTCCAGCTAGATAGGTGTATAGGGCCGCGCTGATATCATTCTTGAAAGAGTCAGCAATCTTATCTTGATCAGTCATGACAATATTTAACGGTCAACCATGCAGGTTAGCAATGCTCATGCAAAGATAAACCGGGCATTTAGCCCGGTCCATCAGCTTATACGTTGATGTTGTTGCTACCGTTTGGTAGCGGATCTGCGTCATTCAACACCCTGATTGGTATGTAGATGAACTCGATCGCCTTTTCTGGCTTGATAGCTATATCAACCCAAAGCTCGTTGCGATCGATCCTAATCGGTGTGTTGTTGCTGCTATCGCACACGACTGAGAAGTCGTAGAGCGCACGCAATCCAACCAAGTTACCCATGAAGCTGTTAAACGCTATGGTAACTGCCTGCCTGGTCTGAGCGTCGTTTGGCTCAAACAAGAACGGCTGTGCCAACTGCCTTAGGTTGTAAACCAAGTAGTTGATCAGGCGCGCAACATTGACTCTGTCCAGGCTTGTGGTGATTGGATCCAAGGTCTTCTGTCCATATACAACCAAACCACGATTTGGTATGAACGTGATCGGATTGATCTTGTTCACATACAGCACGTCGCGCTGTCCTTGGTTTAGACTGACTGGCTGATATGTACCGTCTGACTTGAGGTAACCAACGCTCAATGCGCCAGCAACCAAACCACGATTGAAACCAGCTGGAGCAAACCAAGGATAAGCTACTTGGTCATTGTAAGCATATACCGTGAGTGCCATGGTGCTTGGCGGCACAAACACTTGGTTTCCGTCCAAGTTCACTTCCAGTGCCCAGGGATAGTAAACTGCTGCGTATGATGTGTGGGTTATCAAACCATCAATGCTGTCATAAGCTGCGTTGTTGGCATTGGTAGCCCACTGCTGCAGGCTAGTGGTATCAGCTGGTAGCTCTCCAGGAGGATCTGCTAGGATGAAAGCTATCTGTTGTATGTCAACATTGAGCAGGTTCATCTCAGCCAAGCATTCTATGTAACCCGGTGTTGCTATCAAGTTGTAGAAGATCGAATCACCGCGTATGGCTTGGTTGCTAGCAAGCGAAGCATTAAGCGCTCTAAAGACCATAGCACGCTGCGCATCTGGTCCCATGTAAGGGGTGCCATTTGGACGGTTACCGCTAGCTGTGACCCAGCAATCCGGATCATAACCTTCAGAAGTGTTCACATCTGGGAAATAATCCATATAGTACTGCTTGACATTGTAGGTGCTATAACGAGTGTTGAACAGCAACATACCAGCTGGATAAAGCTCTGCGTTAGGCGCATCGCTATCCACATAGTTGCTGACTACCATCGCGCTAGGAGCTTGGCTGCCATTGGTCTTGCCATTGTTATTGTATCGCGCGTCAGTGAATATGATGCCCGAAGGACTGCTGTGATTGGTGTTATCGATCAGTGTCCATGATCCAGATGATCCATCGTAGCGGTATAGCACTGGATAGGGTGTCACGCTGCTGTCTACCCAGATGTCGTTGGTAACCAATGGACTAAGGTCGCTCTGTGTGCTAGGCATGCTGCCATCTATGATTGGACCATTTGGATCTGTAGCTGGATAGGCATTCCTATAACCCTGCCAGATCTGGCCGCTGCCGACCATAATATCAACCTGTAGGTAGGTGTTATACCATAGCGTACCGTCTGCCGGAGGTCCTACTGGATTGGTGGTGCTCGGTGTATACATCAGTGTTACCCAAGCAGAACCGTCCCATTGATAAAGAACTGTCTTGGCCGTAGCAGGCATGTCGCCGTCATTGTTATAACGAGCATACACTGTACCGTAGGTCTTGCTAGAACCAAAAGCAGCATTGGCTACAGCATCGCTGCTGTACATAGGCACAGTGTTGGTCAGAGGATTGATATTCTGCTCCACCCATATCGTACCATTGTACTTCTTAACTACCATGTTAGCGCCGCGATCGGCTGGTGTGGTATTGATCCACACGTTGGTAGCAGCAGTCTGTGCCAGTGTGCTAGGTACTGTAAGAGATGGATAGTAACCCTGATAAACCATCTGTCGTCCAAACACATAGCCAACTTGTATACCTGCGCTGTTAAGAGGAGTTCCGCTGATATCCTTCAGTATGAACTGTGTACCGTTTGTGTTGGTGATTGTGAGATGGTTGCCAGTAGACACGCTAGCCACGATCGGACCACTTGGGAAAGCAGCATTGATAGCAGAGACCACACCAGCCAACGTGTTGTTAGGTGATGCCGGCACGTAAATCGTGGTAGCTATTCCTGTGCCAGGATTGATGCTGAATGTGTCAGCAGTTAGATATGCCATGCTAACAGTGAATGTAGCGTTGGTGCCGCTGCCCCCGGTGACGCTCACCGGATTGGTAGGTGCCACCGTGTAGTTGCCAGGATTGGTCACGGTCACTGTGCCAACACCCCAGCCAATAGTCACTGTGGCATTAGTACCGTTGCCGCTGGTTGATGAAGGTGTCACAGGATTAGCTGGGACGTTGGTGATGTGCTGTCCGGGCTGTCGTATGGTCAAGGTAACAATAGAGCCGCCGCCTCCGATGCTGGCCACTTCTAGTATGGTCGGAGTCACATAGGCTGGACCATCAAAAGTAAGCGTATCGCCTTGAGCATAACCAGTTCCAGTAGCAGATATGCTAGCCGCTACAGCCTGTATGCTAGCAACAGTCAGCACACCCGTTACGCTGTGGGTACCACCAACGACATTAAGCGTGTCTCCTGGTGCGTAACCAGCACCAGGCGCAACTACAACCGGCGCTGGCTGTGTTTGTCCTGCTATGTTGCCGTTTGATATCTCAAGCGTAGCAGCTGTGAATGTTGGATTAGCCACAGTACCTGTCACTGCTCCATAGTAAGTCTGCGTGGTTGGCATACCTGCAGTCTGCCATGGGTGTGTGGTATTTGTTTCTGTGGTTATGTCATGGAAGAAAATGTCAGTAGCATCATAGTTGGTGATTACCAAGAAGTTGCTGCTACCAGAAGTGGCAATGCTAGCCAAGGCATTGAAACTATTGGCATCAAGAACCGAATTGATCGAAGTTACAAAGCTGCTGAGAGAAGTTCCCGCCACAGTGATGGTCACAGGCACTGCATCACCAATGCTTATAGTGCATTGGTTGCCTATAGTGAAGGTTGGATTGCTGACTGTGCCCTGCACCACACGCGGTGCTGCTTCGCGCCATCCCCAACCTGGATAATCCATGTCAGTGCTGCCAACCAAGAACCACCAAGCGTCTGTGTTACCGTTAAGCGTGGTCTGTTCGATCTTCTGCCAGATCTTGTTCTCCATTAATTCGGTAGTCGGATCAGTGCTGTATGCATCAACTATGAACTCACCAACTGTGCCGTAAGCATGTATTGGTAATATGGTGTTAGTTGGCTCCGGAGTCATAAATCCGATATCCTCTAACACGTATATGTTAGAATAAAGCAGATCAATCATCGTGGTGATATCAGTGCCGGTGATGCGTAGATAGTAGAGATCTTCTATCGTAGCTACTGTTGGATCAGGCTTGCCGGTGCGAGCATAGATCGTAGCGCTAATGCCAGAGTTATGTATGGCGTTGTTGTTGATAGCACTTGCTACATCACTGAGGCTCATGCCAACTGTCATGGGCACTGTAGTTCCATTAATCACCAAGTTACCAACATGAGTAACGGCAGGAGTGCTGGCACTGGTCAGTCCAACTGATGCCTGTACCATTATCTCGAGATCAGTTGACTTTGAAAGTGTCAACGGAGTCTTGGCGCTCCAGCTCAATGCGCTGTTAGCGTTCCCATTGCTGCTGAATATGCCCCAAGTGGTGTTTGCTGTGTCAAGCCAATATTGGTTGAGTGAAGGAGGACCTGCTGGTTCAGTGGTGCTTGGCACCATCTGCTTTAGATCAACATCCGCACGCAATACATATGCAGTGTTTGCTATACCGAGATATTGATATGCTGTGAACAGACCCAGCTCATTCAGCTGATTACCATAGTCAGGCGTGCCAGCGGTGGTGTAGAAGGTTGGAGTTCCAAACGTCTGCAGCAGATCACGTTGGCTGCTGATTAGATAAAGTTGGTTAGCATTAGCAGCAGTAGTACCGGGCGCGTAAACACCTGAGCTACCAGGTTGTAGCTTATTAGCTGCCGTAGCAATGAGAATGAGCGGGACGGTTCCAGCACCTGCGCTAGCATATACGCTTTCATCTGTGACTGTGACGCTTACGCCGGGTGATACTAGGGTTGCCATGGAAAACCTCTCCGTTTGAATTGTTCTTTCTATTTATCAGCGACTCAGCAAAAAACCAGGTTTTCTCTGGGTTAGGGCCAAGCAGACGCTTGATTGGCTGCTGCAGATGCGTTATTATTAGATGGACGGAGGTATCGATGATCATAGGCATATGCGGGTTGATTGGCAGCGGCAAAGGAACCGTGGCTGATATACTAGAGCAAGACCAGGGATTCACCAAAGTCAGCTTCGCTGACAGTCTCAAAGATGCTGTAACAGCTGTGTTTGGATGGCCGCGGCATTTACTAGAAGGTGACACGGATGAGAGCAGAGAATGGCGCGAGCAGGTAGACCCATGGTGGGCCACCAGGCTTAGGATGCCAGATCTAACTCCGCGTTTGATCCTTCAGCTATGGGGCACAGAGGTTTGTCGGTCAGGCTTTCATGACGACATTTGGATAGCTAGCATGGAACGCAAGCTGGACAGCAACGTCAATTATGTGATTCCAGACACCCGGTTTCCAAACGAGATTGCTCTCATCAAAAAGCTAGGCGGGCAGGTTTGGCACGTGGAAAGAGGCGGTCGTCCGTCGTGGTTTGACAAATATAAGCTGGGAGGATCGCCACCTAGTGACATACATGCCAGCGAATGGGCATGGGTGAGATCTAAGTTCGAACATACCATAGAAAACAATGGCACCGTGGATCAGCTCAAGCAAACTGTGCAGGGTTTGATCACCTGATTAAATATGATATTATCAAAGGTTACCCATGACGCAAGACTCACCAATGCTATTATCCGACGGCGGCGAGAGCCCAGTAACCGCAGCAGCAGCTGAACTAGCTGAGGAAGCTGGACATGAACTTAGGCTCCTTACCTATCCAGGATCAACCGTCAGCTTGAACCGAGGACATGTCTATGAGATAGACATGGAGCATCTAAAGGAAGCCAACCGATATCTGCTGCGTGCCAACAAGAATATGCACAGATCGTGGCCGAGAAGGCAGCTAGCAGCAGACAATGCGCTGCGACGAGATAGTTGGACTGCCAAGTGGGTTCATAGGATCTATATGATAGGGTTGTTTACACAGGATGCCAGCCTGCTCAAGCTGAATACTGATTCGGCATGGGCAGCTCAGATGTATGTTGATCGCTTCCTCTATGACCAAGAACCCTGGCAACTATGCGAGCTGTTCCTGTTTGATATGAAGAGCGAATCATGGTGGCAATGGCAGCAGCAGTGGTCGCGTGTCAGCGAGGTCCCATCTCCAGACGGAGTCTACACTGTTCTGGGAAATGACAAGATCACTAACGCTGGAAAATCTGCTCTGAGAGATCTTTTTCTCAGTTAGCCCACAATAATACCCAGAGGCATGGCATTATCGATATAGAGATCAATGTCCTTTTCGAGGCGCTCCATCGAAGCCTTGCTTTCTTCCAACAGCTGAGTACCTTTGAGCGTGGTGCCACCCTGTGGACCCGCTAGCGTGTTGTACTTGCTGTATGCCTCTCCCAACATCCTCTGGCACCAAGCCAAGGTGTAATCTCTAATCCATGGGCGAGCAAATGGATCCTGTAGAATGACATCGTTTGGCCTATACATGTAGGCCCATATCAGTATCTGTTCATTGCCACTGGGCCTGCGTACAAGACTCAATCGCTTGGTAACCGTATCAAAGGTATAGTTGATGTCACGACCAAACATGCGCCCAGCTTGATCAAGGTATTCGTAGAAAAGCTCATATGTCAACAGTCCGGCGCTATAGCCGCCGCCGGCTCCAGCCTGTAGGAGATAGAGGTTGGTATAAGCCAGGCTGAAAGGATCAATCTGAGTACCACCCGTTATACCACCTAAACCTCTGCGGAACAGTTGCCTCACGCTCACCACATTGTCTGGCAGGTAATAATCCGTGATATCGTTCTGTAAGAGCAGGAACAAGTAGCTTTCTTCATCCGCATTTCCGCTTCTCTGACGATACCGATCGAACGAAAAGGTTAGAGCAGCACTGTAATGAGCAGGATCAAGTTCTATATCTACCATGCCGCCGCCCAGCATCAATTGGACTTCGTCAATTATCTGCTGCTGTAGAGGCGAGCTTGGATTTGAAGGTGGTACTGTAACTGTTGCTGTGACCATTTTCTTTGGATCTCCAGCGATATTTATAGCAGCGTATCACTGTTCCTGCATGATCTTCATGACCTTACGGCAGTATCTGCTAGGCTTATTTCGCCAAGATTTACCAAGTCCTTCGTTGTATAAGGTAGCTGCCCTGCACTGATCGTCTTGAGCTTCATCTAACGCCATGCGCATATAGGTCATGCTGTATTCAAGATTCACTTCTGGCTCTAGCAGTGCGGCGCACTTGCCATTGAACCCTATGCCTCGAGCCGTGCCGCACTTGATCTGTCCTAGACCATAGTTGCCGCTGCTCAATGCCTTTGCGTCCCAATTACTCTCAACAGTCACTACAGCGATTGCCAGGGAGCTTGGCACGTTATGTTCTTGGGCCTTGTCAACTGTAAGTTGAACCAAAGGGTTGCTGCTGTGGTGCAACCCATCGGCACCAACTGTTTCACAGCCTGCGCATGCAAAACAGAAGGCTACGACCAGAGCCATTTTCATCATTGGCAAATATATTTAGCCTCCACTGAAGCAAAAGTCAAGTTATCTGAACACCTTGATCACCAGTGTGTCCTTGTTGAGCCGCCCATTTACGGGATGCCGCTTGCCTTTGATGTTATCATTCATGACCAGATCCACTCGCTTAACCGTGGCAGCGTCGCGTAAAATCACCAAGACCTTCTTGGGATCACGCAGTGTCTTAGCAAAGCTTTTGGCTTCATCGTAGCCAGTAATCTTGGTGCCTTTGATGCCAAGCTCACCTTCTGCTGCCGCGTAGACATAGAGCTTGCGGCTCTTGCTGTTGTAGATCACAGCTTTGTTGCTGCCAGGGATCATAGCTGGGCTCAAGCTAGCCATGTCTGTGTTGAGGTCAACCGTCTTGAACTTAGCCTTGCTGGCCTGCTTAATGCTCTTGCGACTGACATCCTTGCTGCTGCTAACTGCCTTGGCATTGCCAGTGCTAGTAGCAAGCACGTTAAGCACGGTCACGATTGGTTCGATGGTTTCTGCTACCAATCTGTTTTCCTTGTCGCGCATAGCATCCGCAAAGCTCTCCTTGAAGTGATCATAGAGACGCTTGAGCATCTGTTGGTTTGGCCTGTAGCGATCCAAGCGCTTCTTGGTCTCTTCCTCGATCTTAGCCGTGTCTGCTATGTACTTGCGCCAGACAGCTTCAAGGCTACTGTACATGTTCACATATTCGATTGTGCGCCGTCCAGTTAAGCTAAGCTTGATGTCGTCGTCTGGTTCTTCAGCAACTACCTGCACCTTGAGCAGCTCTACCAGCTTGGACTCAAACCATTCCTTGGCCTGATCCGGCATTACTGCGCCGTGATCCATGCAGAATGTCATGCGACCAATCGTAGCATATTGCCAGGGCGAAAGTGCATCCCAGTGATAACGTTCATCAATGTCCCTGTTGACCTTAGCCCAACCCAGGAAGCTCTGTTTTAGCGTGGGGAGATCGATCTCCACGCGAGCGTAGTCCATGGCATGACGCCATTCTCTGAGGTGATTTTCGTTCTCAGGACCAGCATTAGAAAAGTCCACACCCTTCATCTTGCGTCCAGAAACTTGAGTTTGCTCGATCATCTCTGTCCTCCAATATGCTATAGTAGCATGGTTTTAGGAGCTGTCAACTGGTTTTTTGCTGATTTTTACATAATTTTATCAGCAGATTCAATGATATAAACGCACGCAAAGCGCTGATAAATACCAATGCCGTAATCTGGGAGCGAGATGTGCCACCATTAACCCTTTGGAAGGGTGCCGCAGTAAGGACAAACGACTACAAGCTGTTCGATCGTCTGATCAGCGAGGAGTACCGCATAGGCGGTACTGAATTCTTGGTACACAAATACCTTGGACCAAAACCAACCGGGGACAGCGGTGATTTTACCCTGCCCAACACGGCGTTAGATGCACTCAACAGCGGACAGGACAACCTTCTGCAGATACAAGACGTGCTAAACATGGAGATACGCGATCGTGCCTACGATCAGGACGTGATTGCCCTAAAGGGACATTATCAGATCAGTGACACAGAATTTGACCTACGCCAGTTTGGCCTGTTCTTGAGCAATGAGACCATATTCATCACCTTCCATCTCAATGACATGGTGCTCAGCATAGGTCGCACGTTGATGAGCGGTGATGTTATAGAGATCAGCCATCGCAGAGATGATCTAGCACTGGGAGATTTTGTGATACCAAAGTACTATGTGGTGCAGGAAGGAGCACGTCCAGCAGAAGGCTACAGTCCAACATGGTGGCCTCACATCTGGCGAGTGAAGTGTGATCCGATCACAGACAGCCAAGAATACCGAGACATACTCCAGAAACCAGCACAGGATCTCAATGGAGATCCAGTTCCCAATCCAAACGGCACCGGAACTCTCACCGTGGCTGACATGGTCAGCGTGTACAACCGCGAGATAGAAATCAACGACAGGATAGTAGCACAAGCTACCGCAGAGGTTCCATTCAGGAACCTACAGGCACAGCAGTTCTATGTGTTAGATTCAAACGTACCGGTTACAATCTTGGCCAACGACGGCATTCCTCCAAACCAAAGCAAACCTGTACAGACAGGCATAGCTTTTCCGCCCGGTGCGCCCGCAGGTACTTGGATACTGAGAGTGGACTACAGCCCACCTCAGCTTTATGAGAGAGTGCAGTTGGCAAACAACAGCGGAGCAGTATGGACACGCTATGAGATAGATTACCGCACCAGCTGGACACCAAGTACTTCCGTGCTTGCTGAGTTCATAAATAATGCCACAGCAACGAGCACTCTTTCCAATGGAGTTGTTGTACCTCAGAGGCAGGATCTGCGCACGGTGCTGAAAGCCAAGCTAGACCCAGACATCATATAGGAGCGAGATAGATGGTAACCGTTGAGCAACTGCAGCAGATTTTTACGTCATCTGATCCAAGTGATCTACAAGAGATCTGTGATCCCTTGAATGCCGCTATGAACGAATTCAATATCAGTAGTGACAGAGAGCAAGCCATGTTCCTAGCACAGTGCGGGCATGAGAGCGGCGGATTCAGTGTCGTACAAGAAAACTTGAACTACAAAGCCGAAGGATTGACGAAGATCTTTCACAGATACTTCCAAGATGTAGACACAGCTAGCAGCTATGCGCATAACCCAGAAAAGATTGCCAATCGAGTGTATGCCAATCGCATGGGCAATGGTGACGAAGACAGCGGCGACGGCTATCGCTATCGCGGTCGAGGTCTAATACAGCTCACAGGCAAGGACAACTACGATGCCTGCGGCGCGGCTCTAAAGGTCGATCTCACGGCAGATCCGGATTATCTAGAGACAGCGGAAGGTGCTGCTCGCAGTGCTGCATGGTTTTGGTCACACAACGGCCTCAATCGGTTTGCTGATAAAGACGATATCGTTGGCTGCACCAAACGAGTCAACGGAGGCACCATTGGCCTTGAAGAACGCACTCGTTATTATCAGATAGCAAAGTCTGTGCTAGCTTGATTTCTTGATCATATCGCGCACGTCAGTTACTTTTTCGTGCTCGATCATGTCTATGATTTGGTTGGTCAAGTGTATCTCGCGCTTGACCAACTCGTATTTCACGTTCAGCTTGCGTAGCTCCTCGTGGTAAAATGCCAATTCCTGTTCCTTGCGCCTGCGCATCTCATAGATATCATCCAAGAGGATAAGCTTAGCAGTCATACGTTTTACCCATGCAATATTTACCATAAATATCCATGAAAAGCAGGACAAAACATGGAATACTGGTACTCAGGACAGCTACGCAATTATCGACTGCAGTTCATACGTGCATTTAGCAACTTCAGCTACAGCGTGGGAACCAATCCAGATGGTACCCCCATCTTAGTTAGAGTGCCATGCCGATATGGGGATCCAAGTAGGATAGCTGCTACCATAGTCAAGGGCAACAGCGAAAACAAGCTGTTGACCACACCATTCATTACCTGTTGGATAAGCGGCCTAACACTAGCACCAAATCGCCGGCAAGGACCTCAGATAGTTGATACTGTGCTGGTCAATGAAAGAGCCTACAATCAAGACACCAACCAATATGACAACACACCAGGAAATCGCTACAGCGTCAATCGCTACATGCCTGTGCCTTATGAATTAAGCATGTCGGTGGACATGTGGACCAACAACGAGAGCGTCAAGGAACAGCTGGTAGAACAGATCATGGTCCTGTATAACCCAGCCATAGAAGTGCAGACCAGCAATAACCCCATTGATTGGACTGTGCTCACTTGGATAGAGATGCAGGATCAGATCACATGGAGCAGCCGTACCATACCCATCGGTACCGAAAATCCAATTGACGTGCTGACCATGGTCTTCCGTTTTCCAATCTGGATCACACCTCCTGCACAGGTCAATCAGCAGACTATCATTGAAAACATCGTTACCAACATCGTGCAGGGTACCAAAGAAACGCCCAATCAAGTAGAGTGGAGCGATTATGAGTTCCTAGCTAGACGCACATTCACACCAGGCGATCTCAGCATTTCCCTGACATGGATAGGCAATAACCAATATACCATGGAACTAGCTAGCTATGGTGGCAATCCAGTTGACAACGGTAACCAAGCCACTGTGACTTTCTCGCAGGTAAATCCGATTTTGGTTCCCGGCACCAGCTTCAGCTTTAACGGCATAGTCATACCAATCAACACTACCAACATAGCCACGTTCGTAGACAGTGCTGCTGCTCTGATGATCAATACCAGCTATAACATACAGCTGCAGAACTACAACACAGTGATGTTCATCAACAACACAGCAGAGGACAACACCTTTACCAACGTGACCGGAAATCCGTTGACTGGTCTGGGACTGCTAGCAACCACCTATCCCGGTGGGGAACTGGCATGGTGGAGGTTGATCAACTATTACGGGACTTTGAATCCTTACAACATTTATGGTAATAATGCTAGCCAGATCACTGTTTGGACAACACAGCCAAACGTGGATCCAACAACTACCTATCAAGCAGCAGGTTGGATTCAGCCACATCCAACGAACCAAAACCTACTCATATGGACGGTAGAGCCAGATAGCTTGCCCCCGACTACCATAGCTCCAATCACAGCAGTGGTAAATCCGCAGTCCAAAGGACCAGGTGCGGGATTGCCAGCTGCTGCTCCAGGTCAAAGCTATCTGCTAACCGAAATGCCATCTCTTAACAGCGTTAGCTGGGGCACTGTCACTGCCAATGCCAACGACATCATAACCTTCGATGGCACAAACTGGCAGGTCACATGGTCGGCTCAGAACTATCAGGGCAGCATGCAGTACGTACAGAACCTCTTTCAAGGCAAGCTGCTTGAATGGAACGGTACGCATTGGAGCGAGTACATATTGCCTCGCTACGCAGCAGGTTTCTGGCGCTTCGCTCTATAAATATTCCATGCTTACTGAAAAGATTGCCAAGCTCAACATCGATGAAAAGAAGTTTGAACAGGTGTTTACACCCGAGGTACATCGTGTAGCTGACGTGCTACGCAAGTACGGATTTGATGCCAGAGTAGTAGGCGGAGCGGTGCGCGATTTCGTGCGCGGCAAAGCCCCTCGAGACATAGACTTTGCCACCGACGCTGATCCCAGCGAGCTAATCTACATTTTCAACATGGAAGACATTGATCACGATGACAAAGGCATTGGTCACGGAACCATCAAAGCAGTGTTTCCCAATGGCAAAGTAGATGTTACCAGCATTGCCTACAAGCTAGAGCTCAAGGACGGAAAGGTACGCATCATACGCGGCCAAGACTGGGAACAGGATGCTCAGCACAGAGATCTCAGCATCAACAGCATGAGCATTGACAAAGACGGCACGCTCTATGATTACACAGGAGGTCTCGATGATCTGCGCAACCAACGTGTGGTCATGCTACCTGTGACACAGTATAGGATCAAGGATGACCCTCACTTGATCATGCGATGGTTCAAGGCACTGGGATATTTTAACAGTCCTCGTTGGCCCAAGCACGATCTCGAGATCATCAAGCAGAACATGCCTCTGCTAGCCAAGATCAAGGACGAAGAAAAGACTGATCGAGAGCTAAGCAGCATCATGCGCAGCAGGCATGGACAGAAGATTGTGCGCATGATGTGCGACATGGGTGCAGACAAGTATCTGGGAATAAATTGCGATTGATGTGGCTAACCCACACAATAAAGCATGAAAAAAGATCTAATCATAGGTTCGTTCACCAACTACAGCTGGGATAAGATCCAGTACTGGGTCAACAGCATAGACGCTTGCGGCTTCAAGGGCGACAAGGCCATGCTGGTTTACAATGCCGAACTGAGCACAGTTCAGAAGCTCAACGATCGAGGTTTCAAGATAATGGGATTTAGTCAGGATCCCGCCAACGGTAATCTCGTATACAATGGCCAGCTGATCATAGTCGTAGAACGCTTCCTGCATCTGCACAGCTTCCTTGATAATCTCATGAAGAGTGAGGACTATCGCTATGTGATTCACACGGATGTCAAGGATGTGGTATTCCAGCGCAATCCCAGCGAATGGTTGGATGCCAACATGGGCAATGCTAAGATACTAGCCAGCTGCGAGAGCCTGCAGTATCAGCACGAACCCTGGGGCAACGAAAACTTACAGAACAGCTTCCCTTGGGTGTACGATAAGATGAAGACCAATCCCATATGGAACTGCGGTGTTCAATGTGGCGTACCCAGCGTGATGAAAGATCTGTGGCTCAACATATATCTGCTTAGCGTAGGTAGCCAGCATGCTACCAAGGTTCACAATCCCGATCAAGCTGCTTACAATGTGTTGCTGGGACTAGAACCCTACAAGAGCATCACCAAGTTTACCATGAGCGAGGACGGTTGGGCATGCCAAGCTGGAACCAGTTATGATCCAACCAAGATGCATACCTTCAAACCGCACTTGCTTGAACCTCAACCAAAGTGGGATGGTGAGAATGCTACCACTAGCAGGGGGGCTAGGCATTACATACTTCATCAGTATGATCGCATCCCGGAGTGGAAACCCATAATTGAGGCCAAACATGCAGGTTAATTTACAAGAAGAATATCAGAAGGTTGACCAGATGCTGAGCAGTTTGGGCGTACCGCACTTCAACCCAGGTCGCAGCATCGTGACCAGCGTTTACGGTAAGGAGATTGCCAGCGGTTATGTTCTAATGCGTGAGCTAGCCTTACAAGAAATCAAGCTACCAATTGAAATATTCCATCGCAAAGGCGAGATAACACTCCAGCAAGCAGCCATACTGCGCAGCCCTGCACCTGATCAGATAACTGTGCGAGAGATACAGGGCAACGCCAAGGATTTCACTACTATCTATGGGACCAAAGCGGGTTGGAGCACCAAGATATATGCTCTATGGGAAAGCCAATACTCAGAGAACCTGTGGCTGGATGCAGATAGCTTTCCAATAAGAAATCCAGAATTCTTGTTTGATGACCAAGAATACTTGGACAAGGGTAGCTTGTTTTGGCGAGATGTTTTTAGCACTGACCGCGCTAATCGCTATCACGACGACGCGCCAATGTGGCGCATCTTCAACGTGAATCCAAACGACGGCGAACCTTTTGAAACAGGACAGCTGCTGTTCAACAAGGCACAATGCTGGGCTGAAATGAACTTGGTTAAACACTACGCTGACAACTGCGAGGTGTACTATCACTTTGGCGGAGATGCGGAAACATTCCGCATGGCGTGGCAACATCTAGATCTCAGAAATGGTCGACGGCCAAGCTACATCAACTACCAAGCTGACCCAATGGTGCCTTATGGATTCATGCCGTTTGGACCTTTCCACAAGGGCCACTCTAACCAATACAAGAAGTGGGGTGGCGGAACAGTGATGGTCCAGCGCGATCGCAATGGTCTAGAGCTGTTCAACCATCGCAACATGGAGAAGTTCTCGCTTGGTAATAATCCTGTATACACTGACATAACCAATGAGCTGCGCTACCATCAGCACATACAAGACCTGAGGCGTTTGATATGATAGATCAAGTTACTGCGGTGAGATTTCCTAGCGAATGGCAGATCAAGAGGCAGCCAGCACGGCCCAATATGCTACGCATTGACTACTGCGGCGGCATGAAGTTTGACGAAAACTTTGACTGGGACAACATCTGGTACGATTGTGTGCAGTTGAACGATACACAGACCATACTGATCGGTCCGCCGATCTACGAAGGCAAGCAATGGTTTGCTGCGAACGCAGGCTTCGCAGATCGGCATGGACGCGCACTGGACTATCAGTTTTATGATCTGGACAGGGTCAGCTATACGTTAGTGCATACCAAAGGCATAGACGAGTCACTCATCATGATCAGCAAGAAAGCTGATCCAGTGCACATCGAAGTCCATCACAATGATGGATATTTTAACGGCCACAAGACCATGGTAACCCTGCAGAAAGATAACCCAATACAATGGATTGAGCAGTGGATGGACTATCACTATCGTGTGCATGGTATAGATGGTTTCTTGATCTATGACAATACCAGCAGCAAGTACACGGTCAACGAACTCGAGAGCAAACTAAGCAGAGATTATCTAAAGCTGAAGATAGTACCGTGGCCTTATCCATATGGTCCGCAGGGCAGCGACAACGCACCCTGGGACAGCGACTACGGACAGTACTGCATGCTTGAACATGCCAAATATAGGTATCTCAGCCATGCGGCGTTGGTTTTGAACAATGACATAGACGAACTGATAGTAACCAAGGGTCCTTCTTTGGACAAGATCCAATCACAGTTAGAATCTGGGCCATATCACTGCCTAGCATACCAAGGACGTTGGATTGAACCTCACGATGTACCACGTAACAAAGGCGCATATGAAGTACCATTTGAATCAAGATTGTTCAGTGATTATTGCTGCACAGATGCCAATGACAAGCGAGGTATCGGACACAAGTGGATGTTGGTACCACAGAAAAACATCAACTATCAGTGGTTAGTTCATCGCATAGCCGGACCATATGGTGTGAGCGAGGATCTGTTCTACGGACATTATCTTGCTATGAACACCAATTGGAGCTGGGAACGCGACAAATACACTGGCAATGTCAAGGATCTAACACCTGATCCGTGGCTACATACAGCGCTGCAGAAGATTGAGGTATATAAATGAAAAAGCTTTTGGTAGTAACAGGCCCGCAGGGTTCTGGCAATCACATGTGGAGCAAGGTTCTAAGTGGTACTCCGGGTGTGCGAGGCTGGGAACAGTTGCAGAATGAATACTGGGTTGGACACGGTAACGAGCCGTTCGCACTGATATGGCAAGATCCCAAGCTGTTCCATGAGATAGACTGGGAACCAGGTAATTATGTTACCAGCATCAGCTGTCCAACTGTTCCAGTGGGAGGACCTACTGCTCCCAGCGTAGAACCACCCTATGGCGATTTCATGGCTAATGCTAAGCAAGCAGGATTTGACGTCAAGCTGGCAATCATAGGACGAGACAAGAACATCCTAGAATTCCAACAGAACAGATTGCGAGAAAACCATAGCACACCAAGATTCTTAAAACACATCGAAGTGCTGATGTCCTATGATCCTGTTTTCATCAGCACAGAATTACTGTATCTCTATCAAGACCACTATCTCAGACAACTGTCAAAGCTCTTGGATTTTCCAATCAACAATACCAATCTACCGGAGATACTTAAAGACAATACCAATCTCAAATATCTACACCCAGTAGAATCTTATTGGCTAGATGAACACTGTAGGACCAATTCTAGAAAAAACGGCGATCCAACTAACCCTTATGTGTATCAACCAAAAAAGAACTCCGGAGGAGAAACAAACACATGAAGAAATTGCTGTTCGTTGTACACAGATATGCTCCGTTCCCAGGTGGTAGCGAATACTATGTGCAGGCCATGGCGGAAGAAGCACTGAGCAGAGGACACCAAGTAGCTGTGTTTGCTGGTGAACACCAAGGTGATCACAATGGCGTGCATGTAACCAGCGATCCTCAGATACTTGGTCGGCCCTGGGATCTCATAGTAGTGCACGGCGGCGATGTTGGTTTACAGAACTTCGTGCTGACCAATGTGCTGAGAATACCAAGTCCCATGCTTTACATGCTGATACTGCCTAGCAACAGCGAAACATGCCTACATGCTCTCAGAGAATGTGCTTACCTTGGTTGGAGCACACCAGATGACATCAACCACATACGCAAGCATGGACAGAGCGATAAAGCTAAACGTGTGCGTCATGGTATCAAGCTGAACGAAAGCATAGGTAAACCAGGATTCAAAGACAAGCATGGTATAACCAAACGCATGTTTCTCAGCTGCGGTGGCTATTGGCCCAACAAGAAGATGCGAGAGCTTGCTGATGTGTTTACCAGAGCAGAGCTTGACGATGCAGTGCTAGTCACTACTGGTTATGACAATCGCATGGATCTAATGCCTGCAGCCAGCGATACAGTGATGCCATTGATGATAGATGACAAAGCAGAAGTGCTCAATGCTATTGCCGAAGCTGATTGCTACCTCATGCACAGCAACCAAGAAGGATTTGGTCTAGTAATATTAGAGAGCATGCTCAATGAAACGCCGTGGATATCTCGTCAGATCGCAGGTGCTGCTATGCTCAACAAGTTTGGTCAAACCTACCAAACAGATAGCCAATTGATCAACTTGCTCAAGAATTTTGACCCAGTAACCTATGATTTGTCAGCTGCTAAACAGCACATACTGGATAATCATACCATACGCAGCACAGTTGATGACATAGAAGCGATCATCACTTCTTCTTAACACGACCCAATGCTACAGCATCAGGAACCTTGATGTCCCTGATGTCTTTCTCGCCTGGTGTGACGATGCGTCCAACCTTTTGCTGCTGTGTTTTTTCAGCAGACTTGGCTGCTTTCCTAGCCACTGCTGGATCGATCTTGGTGGTCAAGCTGGCATCAGGTTCGTCAGTCATCTTAGCACCCTGACCTATCTTGAATCCCAAACGTCCTTTGATTTCGGTGGCACTGAAGAACTTACCACTGTAGAATTTTATGCTACCCTTGAACTGCGGAGGCCAAACCAAATCATAACCTTGGCATAACAGATCAGCTCCCTGTACTTTGGTCTTGAAGTACATCTGCACAATGTTTGAATGGTTCAAGATCTCTTTGATGACATCCGTGTAATCTTCATCATTGAGCTTGGTCGTGACCTGCCTAGCTATGGCAGCCAACGCATGTTTAGCAGGATCATACTGCGGATGATGAGTGTTAGCAGCATAATCGCTCATGTAATCTGCTATAGTTTCATCCGGTCTGTAGTCTCGCTTACCATTGTTGATGCTGCTCTTGATCTTGTTAGCCTGTGCATCTGTCACGATACCTTCCGTGGCAGCAACTTTGAGCAAGCCTTCCACAGCTCCAGAATCCATGATAGTGGTTATGACATCGTTAAACTTGCTAATCTTATCATCCTGCCAAAATGATGCTGGGAACTTGTCTCGATTTTTGGTAAGCGCATCATACAAGCCCTTCACGCTAGCAGCTGCGCCGCCAACCTTAGCTTTGGTGCTTATCAGTATTTCCGAGGTCTTTGTTATCACGGTGCTGTCAAACAGGGTTTCGCCTGTGTTTGTGTTGTATTCTATGCTACTGCTACTTAGGCTTTTGCCCCCGTTCATGACTTCTTCTATCTCTGGTAGCTGATCACTAGGTTCAAACTGACCTGTTATCAATGCTATAGGGCTGCCCCATTCGCCTAGATATTTGCTATGTAGATTAGCGTCTGCGGCCCCATCCTTGATCACATAACCGGTGCCATTACCACCAGCTAGAGCACGCAGATATTCCTGCATCTGATCAACTGCTTGATCGCCTGCTGTACCTCTGGCAGAATCCAGCAAAGATGCTACCTGAGTTGGTCGCACGCGCTGCTTTCCCTTGACGACTTCTGCGGGTTTTAACCCGCTGCGTTCGCTGAAACTTACCTTGCGATTCATCACATAACCACCATGACCTGGAATGACTCCAGGCGGTATGTTAGTGAGCTTTCCTTCTAGCTTGCCCAAGTCGCGAGTGAACAACACATAATGTTCAAAACCTCTGGGAGTTTCCATGTTCACTATGTAAGCTGATTTGGTCCCGCGATCTCGGCTGTTTATCTCATATACCTTACCAGACTTGCCTTGCTTCCAATCCTGATATGCGTCTGTGAAATCTTCATTGGAATCATACTGAGGTTGATCTTCTGGCAAAAGCGTGAGACCTTGGAAGGTGGCTATATCGTCGCGATCAGTAGGATCAACATATTCATCACCTGTGCGCCTAGCCACGAAACCGCGGCTCTCCACAAGTTGGCTAGCAGGAGCAAGATGCCAAATTCTCATAGCGAATCCATTGGTAGGTGCATGATGCCTTTGGCTGCAGATTCTCGAGCTTGTGCCAGCTTGGCATCTCTTTCAGGATCATCTTTCAGTGCTCGCAATATGCTCTTGGCTGAATTGAGATCGTCAGCAGTGGCATCAGGATTGAGCAGCACTTTGGCCACGGTGTCTCTGTCTCGAGCTACTTCAGTGTTGCCTTCTCTGGTCATGAGCTTGCCAGTGAAAGCATCAAACTTGAGACCCAGTGCCTTGCCTATGCTGTTCATCAATATGAATATGTCACTGCCCTTGAATTCTGGATCATCATACATGCCCCTAGGTCCATGTTGGTGATAGGGAGCCACGGTACCAACGTCGTCTATGACCATGTAATCTACCTGAGCAATACCGCCGTCAAATGGTATGCCAACATGCACGTTACGACCACTCATCTTGGCATCATAGCCTTTCTGCACTAGATATTCTTCCAGTGCTTTCTTGGCAGACTTTGCTGGATCTTTCTGGCTGATCGTCTTGAAGTATTTGACCAAATCACTGGTTTCTATCATGAGATCAATGTCGCCCGGAGGCACTTTCTTAAAACCTGCCGAGCCTATGTCCTTGGCTAGATTCACACGCAGTGCTGGTGGTAAGAGCTTTATCGCATCATCAACCACTGCTGACACTTGATCTAGTGGCACAGCAGATGCGTTTGGTATAGCGTTACCGCCTTCGGTTATTATCTCTCGCCAACGCATCAGTTACCTCAAAAATTAAATGTTTTCACAGGTTGTACTGCAGAAGCATGTTCTGCTTCTAACTCACTGTGTATTTGCTCAACATTTATAACACCATATACCCAGGCTTCTACCATTTCTTCTGTAACAGAATCAAAAGGCACAAAGGTTTCCAGATTCGGCGCTCCTAGTTGAACAGTATCGTTCTTCTTATAGGTAGTACCGTCGTCAGCATATAGCACGCACCACCAATGTATCTGGCTGATAGCATCCGTAAAAACTTCATCGCTGTAAACATCAGCTGGGCCTAATTGCCAATCGTATCTCATATCTAGCTCCTTGACGCAGCATATTTATGGTTATATGATGAGTGATGATAGTCGAGCATGCATACAGAAAACCCGGGATTGCTCCCGGGTTTTCCTTTCTAGTAGCTCTAATTTCTTAGAGGAACTTGAGATGTGCTGTGTTGATTGAAATACCAGCGAGGTAGTCAGCTGCGTTACCCAAGCTGCTTGCCGTGTTGGTAAGCTCTAGGTAGCCGTAACGTGACATGAAGCTGACCACTGGCTCGAAGGTATTCGGATCAATGATAACGCCTGAAGACGTTAGCGGAACGTATGGGCAGTAATAAGCTGCCGCATCAATTTCGCCTGGACCCTTATAACCAACGAGAACGTTGGTAGCATCGCTTGCGTACTGGTTGACGTAAACACGCATGCTGTTGTTCAAAGTACCAACGAACTTGGTGTTAGTTGGAGCTTCGAACGTGCCTTCTGTGGTACGTGCGAACGCAGAGGTCGTTGCAGACTGTAGGATGGTGAGAGCAGTTGGGCTCACAACAACCCAGTTGCCTGCGCCACGACGTGTGCGAGCAGCGATCAAGTTAGCAGCACGGTTGATGAGGATCGCAAGAGCTGCGTGCTCGTCACCAACGAATGTTGCTGTACCAGAAACTGCAGCCTGATCGTAGGTCAGTGTGGTACCAGCGAGAGCGAGCAAGGAGGTCAAGATCTCCTGATCGATTTCAGCCGTAATTTCCTGAGCCAGAGCAGCCATGATTTCTGCTTCGATATCGATGCCCTGCTGTGCCTGTGCATCCTGTGCAGCTTCAAAGGTCCAACGAGCTGATAGCTTGCGGGTCTTTGCTTCCACAACTTCCTTGAGGATCTGGATGTTCAAGCGCTTACCAGCAACGCCTTCGAGGACGCTAACTGGTGCAGCTGCTGGAGCAGTGCTGTTGCCGTTACCAGAGTAGAACGCAGCAATCTGGAATGGGCTAAGTGCTTCCGTGTTAGCTGCTACTGGATTTGGCGAACCAAATGTATCAGCATAACGAACGCGCAGCGTGTGGATCTGGCCAACTGGGCCAGTCATAGGCTGAACGCCGATGATTTCGTTCGCGATAACCGTAGGCATAACGCGACGAATTACTGGGAGGATAACCTTGTTGAGAGTAGCAACGTTACCTGCAGACGTGCTGCCTGGGGTTGCGCTTTCAAAAAGGATTCCGGACTTGCTTTGCAGGTCCTTCTTGGTGTTCTCAAGGACAACTTCCATGACCTTCTTGCGATTGCCGGTCAGACCTTCGCAGAGTGCGGTCTTGGTAGCCGACCAATGAGTTTCAAACAGATTCTTGCTCATTTTTGGCTTCCTTTCAATTTTTGATGCCTGCGAGATAGAGAATTTGACCAATGTCTTGGTTGTTGTCTTCTCTCACCGCTTCTGACAGCTTGTTTGGCCTGTCACCCGTGAATGCCACGGTTTTGTTTGTGGCGTTTTCAGACAGTTTTTGCCTGATAGCGCCGGTTGCTTCACCGTTCATCACGGTTGGAAGATAACGATTAAAGGCTTCCTTCAAGTTTGTTGTCTTGATGTCCTTAAGCATCTCTTCCATGATTGCCTTCTTATCGCGGTTCAGAGGAGCTAGCATCTCACTCATGAGCTCCAGCCTCTGTGTGCGATCGTTGGCTGCCTTGACTTGCTTTTCAGCTGCTTCAACAAGCTGTTGCTTGGTCTGGAGCTGCTTAGTTGCCTCATCAATGCGGGACTGGCTCTCGGCCAGTTGGCGCTGAAGTTGCTTGGTCATGCTGCCCTCTGATAGGTAACTAGCCATGTATTCTGCAGCGACTGCTTCAAAGATCCTGCGACCAAAGTTGTTCTCACGAGCAACCTTGATATCGTCCCTCCACTGCACCAACTCGCTACGGATGACTTCGTTCAACGTCTTGTCCAACGTCTTAGTAGCCTTCTGCACAAATGCTGCCTTGGTTTCGGTGATCTTCTTCTTGCCCTCGGCAGCTAGCTTGGCACGCTGTTCGATGAGGGCCTTCTTATCAGTTTCAAACTCGGCAATCTCTTCTGAAAGCTTCTTGACCACGAAACCTTCTAGCTTGCTGATGCGATCCTGGGTGTTTCTCTTTGCGCTTTCGCGGATGGTTTCAACTTCTTGAGCCATCTTCTTGCGCTGTGATTCTAGCGTCTTCCTGTCGGAGACGAACTCTGATATCTCTTCTTTCAGCTGCTTTGCTACGAATGCGTTCAGCAGTTTAGTGTGTTTTGCGATCGAGGCTTCTGCGATACGCTTAGCTGCTAGGGTTTCCTTGCTGAGCTTAGCCTTCTGTGCGATCAGAGCAGCGCGGTCTTCTGCGAACTCTTCAAGCTCAGAACGGATAGTGTCGTTCAGCATGTTATCCATTGCCTCAACAAGCTGTTGCTTGTCATTGGCATAACGTGCAGCATAATCTTCCTGCAGTTGGGCCTCGGTCTGCTTGATCTTAGCTTGGAATGCTTCTTGGAGCGCAGACTTGACTTCGGGGCCAAGTACTTCGTTCTCAAGGAGCTCTTCAATCTTTGTTGTCATTTGACCGACTCCTTATCTCAGTTTCAACTCGTCAACCCAGTTAAGCAGTATTTTCGTCAGATGCTTCTGAGCAGAACCATCATGACGAACTGCTTCAGCGAGTTCGTTAGCTCGGTATCCGTGTTTGCGATTCATGATCGCCTCGTACATCGGCACGGGGTAAGCATTTGGCGCACTAGGTTTGGCTACTATATCAACTGTGAGCATGTCAAAGTCGCTTACCTCGCCGTTATCGTCTACATTGCCTGAACCACGGCTGCTGACACCTAGCTTTATACCGCTAGAAAGCAGCGTACGGACGATCTCGCCGCAGGGAGTTGGCAATATTTGTAGCTTGCCATAACCGTTAGCGCCGTCCATCCACATGTCAGTAATCTTATGGCTCACGCGATCGAGATGTATCTGTAGCTCCTGTGGGTGATCGCACTCTCCAAGAACTCCGTTGTCCTGCTTGATTGACTCATTGAGGGCCTCGACTGCTTTACGTATCTCATTGACGGGATAAACGCGACCGTTGTGATTGCGCAGCCCGCCTTGTATGAAGATACCTTTCATGTAGACATTCTTTGGTTGGCCCTCACCAGCCGATTCGGTTATGACCTCGGCTTTGGCAACGTCGTAAGTGAGATGCTCAACTAAGATGTTCTCTTTCATGTACATACCTTGTAATCTGGTGTGATATTTAGTGACAGATTGATTAACCTGCGTCAAATAGGCATTTTTCTAAGAAAATACCGCAGGAATATATCCTGCGGTATTTTTTATAGCATCTATGCTCTTTCAATTACTTGCGCGGAGCATGAGTGAGCGGGCTAGTTTGGTTGCCCTTGCCGAAAGTCTTGTCGGTTGTGTCAAGTGCGCTCTTGCTGTCTTCCTTCGCACCGTACTTGCCGCTCTGCTCATTTTCCATGCCCTCTGTATCAGTCTTGCGCTGATTGGTCTTTGGGAGGATTGGGAGCTTGTCGCTCTTTGGAGCTGCCTGTAGAGCATAACCATCTGCCTTAGGTCCTGTTCCGGTCTTGATCGGAGCAGCACCAAAGCGTGTGGTCTGGCTTGGAGGTACTGGACTGTCTTGCTTGGTATCGGCATCCTTAGGGCTGAACTTGCCAGCGCCTACTTCACCCTTGGTAGGGATCGTTACCTTCTCAAGCTCAACAGCTTCAGCGAGATCATCGAAGTCTTCTTCGGTGAACATCTCGTCCATCTCTTCTTCGCCTTCTTCGCTGCCCTGCATTTCATCGCCATCCATGGACATCTCGTCGTCGCCCATGCCGTCCATGTGGTCTTCAGCGCCTTCTGCGGCTTCTAGCTCTTCAAACTCAGCCTTGAGCTTGGCAAGAGCAGTTTCGAGGTCGCCCATGGTGCCTTCGATGTCGTCCATGACGTCATGTTCAGCGCCTTCTGCGTCAGACATAGCATCGCCGAGATCTTCTTCAGCGTCATCCATGTCCATCTCAGCATCACCCATGTCCATCTCAGCGTCTTCACCCATGATCTCTTCTGACTCAATCTCGTCATTTAGATCACTGATGTGGTCGCTGTGATGCATGACATCGTGGCGGAGATCCTTGCCTTCGTCACCGCCGAGTGTTTCTTCATCCATCTCTTCTGCGCTGATCAGTTCTTCGTGGATCTGACGAGCTTTTTCGATAAAGACCTGATGTAGCAGATCCTTTGCCTTGCTCTCATCGCCTGCGACGAGATATTCAAGGACTTGTTCAAGTTTATTCCTAGCCATTGCCTTTTACTCCTGTGGTAAGATGTGTAGCAGACTCGGCTGTATTTAATGGCAACAGCCGAATCCTTTGAAATATAGGTAAAAAACCGTAGATACGATGAAACTTACCTATCAGTAGACTTTTTGTATCCACACGCAACCGGGTAGATCTGAACCTGTGAGATTCTGTGTGACAACAGTACCACCACCACCTGGTAATGACACGCTCTGACCATTAGCTATATACCAACCAATTGGTATGGTGGCACCAGTAGGCAGAGAAATGATGCCGTTAGTGGGCATTGGATTGTCAAGGAATGTGGTAGTTATGATGATGTTGCTGTTGCCGTGGAAGACGTTGCTACCACCAACTACACCGTTGATTATTATGTTAGAACCAAAGCTTAGGCTATTAGCTACACCATCCACTGGGCTGGGAACGTAACCAAGCGCAGTGTTGATGTCATTGGCGTTCAGCAGCTGACCGCTGGTCACGATACCATTGCTGCCAACTGTCACATTTTGATAGTAGCCCGCTGTGACCACGTGTGTTAGCGCCAGTGGCATCACCACATTACCGCTGCCGTTGAAGCTCACGCTGGCATTGGCACTGCCTGTCACTGTGATGGTCATGTTGCTAGTAAATGCGTTAGCTGTGCTGGCTCTTCCAAAGAGGTGCAAACCGTTAGAATCGCTTGCTATTGTGATACCAGCAGCCAAACCCTGAGGAAATCTTGGCGCAAACGCATAATATCGGTCATCAACCAACACGCTAGCTGGTAGCGCAGCTGGTTGCAGTGGTACTAAACTTGTAGCATAGATGATCTCGTTGTCTGCCAGTGTTAGAGCTACGCTAGTCCCAAGAATGCTGGTAGTAGCAGTACCTGCTGCGCCATCAAATGGCGGAGTGAGCACCTTCCACTGCACGCCGTTGTAATACTTGATAGCTGCTGCTACAGTATCATACCAAAGCTGTCCTATCAACGGGCTTATTGGCGCACTGTTGCTAGCAAAAGTCTGTAGCAGATCAACGAAGTTTTGGTTGATATAAAGTCCAAAGTTCACGGTGTTAGCACCAACTAGTGCCAAGCTGGTGCTGGTAGTGTTTATGGTACCGTCAAGCACCAAGATGTTGCCCTGCGACGTAGCCGTAGACTGATAAGGTATGTTATAACTCATAGACCTGGTGCGCCTTCTTCTGCCGGAGCGTATTGCATGGATAGATGATCAGCATGCACCAAATCTTCCAAAGCTTTAGCAGCACGCATCTTCTTGAGCTTGTTAAGCTGTATGAGCGTTAGTCTCACCCTCCTAGTGTCATGCAGCTTCGCCTGATTGAACTTGTCATCCTCAGGTGAGTAGTATGCGCCTTGGAATTCGTCAGCTCTCATATGCCTGTCCTCGCTGGATATTTATGGTTCTTAGGTACCACCAAGTATGCCGCCACCTGGTGGTGCCGCCGGTGGAGCTTCACCGCCTGCCGGTTCTTCACCTGGTGGAGGTGTTTCTTCTACTCCGAGATCTGGTCCGCTTGTAGGAGCAGGTGTCTCTGAATCAGGACGAAGTCCAATAGCGTTCATGCCAGGTGGCTCGCTAGATGAGCTAGTACCCGTCTTGTCCTTGACGCGATCAGCATTCTCTTCGCGCCACATGACTTCGTTGCGAGATATCTCTTCCTGCGTCCAACCAAGGTAGCGTTCGAGGGCAAATCGCTTGCTCACATACTTGGTGGCTTCTGTGCCCATGAGAGTGCTGAACAGATTGATCTGCTCACCATCCATCTGCATGCGACGATAGTCACTGAAGCTCTGGGCAGGGAAGAAGGTGATCTCAAAGAGGTTGCTCTGTATCTCTATGCCACGATGCTTGAGAAACAGCTTGAACTCTTTGTCAAGCACTGGGCTCATGAGGTTCTGTAAGCGACCGCAATACTTGCTGAAGCGATATTCCTGCACGTAAGCAGTGCCAACCTTGCCATCGTTGTAGGTTGCAGTGCCATCATCTGGACCAGTTGGTAGATAGCTGCTAGGTATACCAAGACCGCGGATCATCTTGTTGTTGAAGTACTTGAGATCGTCGATCTGTCCAAGATTTTCACCAGCATTCAGCGTGTCAATGCGTGTCCCCTTGCCCTCGGCATTGGTAGCAAGGAAGAAATCTTCATTGATGCTGATGGGATTGTAGGCAGCATCTATAACGCTGACACCACCGCCCGTCCTGTTGGGAATTCGTCGCTGATATATCTCGTTCTTGATGCGTTCAACGTACTGCATGGCACGAGGACCACTCAGAGATCCCACGTCAATGTAGAAAACTCTGCGTTCTGGCGCACGCACGATGCGATAGATAAGGATGCAGTCTTCAAGCAGATCTTTCTGCTTGTAAACCTTGTAGATGCTTTCTAATATGCTAGTTCCAAAAGGCCATTGGTTGTCCATGCCTTCGCTGAGGCTGAGATGCACCACGTGAGTGGCATCAACTGCTGTGTCATTGGGTTGATTGTTGAATCGGCTCTGGCGAGAACCAGCAGTGCTGGCCTGACCATAGTTTAGTGTACCAGCGCCGCTAGCAGGATTACCACTGCGCGGATATCCACCAGGGAAGCTGTATTGGTCGTGAACAAGCATGTTAGAACCAACCAACGTGGTGAGATTGAAATCTATCTCACGTATCACGTACTGTTCAACGCTCTTGCCTTTGTCTTCATTGACGATGATCTTCTCAACTTTAGTAGGATCAATCCATATCAGCCGGAATGTTTCTGGATCCCTGATGTAGATCTGATCACCATATTTGATCACATTGCGAAACATGCGCCACAGGCGCTGGCGCCACTTGTTCAGAGCACACCACTGCTGCAACGTCTCTGTGAGCAATTTGATCTCAGTCTCGCTGAGCTTGCCTTTGTAGTTGAGCTGGAAAGGTTCATCATCCTTGTCAAAGCTCTGCGTGCTGAAATCGCTGATTGTGTCCAGAGCACGGCTGATCTCGCTGTCCAGATCCATTTGTTCGTACTGCACATAGCGCTCTATGCGATTTGGAGCACCACTGTAGACTTCAGGCAGATAGCTGTTGTATTTTGATGAGCTTCCTGGTTTAGCATCCCCATCGCTGTTCCACTGCTCCATGCGCTGCTGCATGCGCGCCTGAGTTGGTACAGCGGAGAAATATTTCTTCCAAGATGCCATGTGATGTATGCCTCTTTAATGGGATATTTATAGTGTGTTGGCTCCGGTACCACTAGGTCAACTTAATAGACCACAGCAGCAACCTTGCTGAATCCGTCGCTCATGACCCTAACCTGACGATCTTCAACTAGCAGCAGCGATTCGATGTTGTTATTGAGCTTGTTGAGCGCTGCCATCATCTCCTTGTGTCGCTGTTCAGGACTGTGTGGCCCGTTGCTAGTAGTACCAGTGCCGCCTGCTGTTGGATTGGTAGCCACTGGACCACCACCAGACAGACCTGGAGCGGCTGTGGCACCAAAGGTTGAGCTGATCACGTTTGGTATGGCTAGGGTAGCCTGCCTGTTAATGAGATCAGACAAGCTAAACAGATTGCTGAGGCTTTCGATAGATATGCTGTCAGCAAACGCATCAACTAGATAGCTGTAAGCGTCAGCAAAATAGTAGAGCCTGTCAGCTACTAGCGGTATGTTACCGGTTTCAGTCTCGAGATTTGCCAAGCGAGCCATTATCTCGTTGCTGCCTAGCAGCCAATTTCCCATTAGCACAAAAGCACCATCACGGAAGATGAGGTCTAACATTGCCAAAGTATCCAACGCTGGTTTGCTAAAAATCCCAGTATTGATCAGATCAAATGCTCTGGCATAAGCTTCGCCAAAACGTCCCATGACTTCAGATGCTGCGTTCAGAGGCTCGGCAAGCTCACCAAATAATGCTATTTGCTTCCTGATAGTATCGCTAGCTAACAACCTGTCACCCTTGAACAAAAGCTTGAGCTTGTCCATAGTGTCAAACGCTGTTTGACTAATGGATGCATTGTTAAGCGCATAAATTACACGGGGATAGGCATCAGCAAACTTGCTCATAGCATCGCCTGCTGCCTTGAGAGGCTCTGCTATCTCACCAAAGCGCTTGAGCTTGGTTATGGGATCGTCTGAGAAGAAGCTGCTTATCCAACCAGTTAGGCTACCTAGGCTGTTAACCACCTCTCCTGCACCCATAGCAGCTAGTCCAGCGCCAATCTTGATCATACCGTTTCCGGTCTGTTCTAGCTTGGTACCATCAATGTCAGTGAATGACTTGAGACCTTCAGCCATCTTGGGCAAGGCTGCGCCCATGATCCACGTTGCACCAGCTATTCCTGCGCCTATCAACGTGATGCTACCACCAAGTATTGCTGCACCCAACAGAATATATGGATCTGCCATGGCTTTGAGACCGATACTTAAACCTTCAAGTATGGCGCCTAGTGCCACACCAAGGCCTTTGCCTATACCACCTACTATAGCAGCTATTGCCTTGCCTAGACCTTCGCTGATGCTAGCGATGGCCTTGCCTAGCGTATCAGCCAGAGATACTAGTACGCTGCTTAGCTTGCCAAGCACATCAGCTAACAGGGAAGTCATGCCTCTGATAGCATCTCCCACTGCACCACCTATGCTCTTGATGCCATCAGCTAGGCTGGCACCCATGCTGGACATGGATTTGGTAGCACCGCCTGCGGCATCTGCGGCAGCCCCAGCTACGTTGCCAAGACCTGGAACGTTAGCTAGAGGTTTCAATCCAGGCACGCTGAACAGATTCTTGACTAGGCCGGCACCGGATCTCAGCGTCTTGACCACTCCCCCCAGCAGTTTGTAAATTATGCCACCACTCAGTATGGCCGCAACAGTGCTGGTCACTACTTCCTGCGTGGTCATCGGCGTGCTGTCTTGACTGTCGCCTCCAGCTTTATCTGGCGTGGCATTCATACCAAAGAGAAAGCCAAATGTGCTTTTGATATGGTCTCCCAACCAAGTGAACCATTTACCCACGGTCTCAGCTGGTTTGGTAACCAGATCATAGAGACCTTCAAAGGTAGTGGTGAGTATATCAGCTGTTTTTTCAATCACTTTGAAAAGAAACTCTATGGGTCCGGCAACCAGTGCCAGCACCTTGGCGGACATCAGGGTGAAACCATTGTTCAGAGTGTTGAGGCTTCTGCTTACTGCTTTCTGTGCGTCAGCTATGGCTTGTGCATCAGCAGGTGTGGGCTGCCCCTCTTTGATGGCTTTCTGAGCTTGTATGAAACTAGTAGCGTACTTCTGTAGGGTCTCAGCTGCTTCTTTCTGACCTATCAGTCGAAGCTCATTGGCTCTCTGCTGGAAGGTCTGGCTCATCATAGCCAGATCCTCGTTCTGTGCCTGTACGTTACCTGCCATGGTATCTGCTGACAGCTTCTGTATCTGTTCCAAACCTCCAGGGAACATGTTCATGGCTTTGAACACATCCGGCATGACCTTGCTGAGACCACCAAATCCCGTGGGACTGTTAAGCTGAGCAAACATGGTCTGTAGCTCAGCTGCTGTGTCAGAACCTACCACATTGAGCTGAGCTAATCCTTTGCGTGCCGCATCCTGCAGCTCTGGGGCAAGGCTGTTTATCAGCAGCTGAACGTCGGGTTTCTTCAGCTGCTGTTTTATTTCTGCATCAAGCTGTTCGCGTCTCTTGCCAGTGCTCTGGCTGAGCCTGTTGAGCTCCTGACCATATTCTATAGCACCTTTTTTAAGCTGATCGTCCGTGATTCGACCAAGCTGACCGGATGTACGCATCTGATCTGCATAGCTGAGGAACAGTTCTTGCGACTCTTCCATGCTCATACCAAGGTTGCTGCCGTTATTGGTTAGCTTGGCAAATTCCTTGCCTAGCTGAGCAGTCTTGTTGATGCCCATGTAAGTGACCACTTGGCCATGTTTGGTCAGCACCTTGCTAAGCGTCTGCAGATCAAGTCCAGTATCATTGCTGGCATGTGCTAGCTGGCTGAGACCACCGCTGAACACCAAACCGTTGTCATAAAGGCTCATGACACTGTCTGCAAGCTGAGTGCCTCGCTTCCATATGATATCAAAAACCTCAGCTGCGAGCGTGACCCTGCCTAGCATTGCTGAGAGAGCTGTGTTACCCTTGCCAAGGTTCCAGCTAAAACTGTCTGCTGCGTTGGCTATGCCCCCAAACAGGCTGCGGCTGTCCATGCTGCTGAGGCTGTCAAAGGTCTTTGCCGTGAAACCCAGGGTCCTCTTGAGATCTTTGGTGCTAGCCGCTAGATCGAGATCAGCACCAGTGTTCTTGTTGACAGCTTCTGTGTTCTTGTTGAGATCCTCGGCTACCTCGCCTAGATCCTTGATAATATCAGCGTATTCTTTGTCGTTCTTGGCGACGCTCTTGGCGACGCTCTTGGCAATGTTCCGCAATACGGCATTGCTGTTGTCGCTGCTGGCTAGCAGTGATCGCAGCGTAGCATCCTTGGCCCATTTGGGATAATACTCTTTATCGAGTTCGTCAGACATGTCCTGCCAAAATCTTTCATAACCCTGCGATTGCGCAGTTAAATATCTGTGCTATCACACGCCAGCACAGATGCTGGCAGGATATTTATGGAAAGAAAATCATGGTCAACAATCCACTACAGAAGCATTTTAGGAGACCAGCACTCTGGATCAAGCTGCCCACGGGTGGACGCTGGTACCAAGATGGCAGCGTCAGCATCAATGGCGAAGGCCAGGTGCGCATCTTTGGTCTAACTGCCAAGGACGACATCATGCTCAACACGCCAGACGCGCTGTTGAACGGCCATGCGCTGGAAACGGTCATACAGAGCTGCGTGCCAGATGTCAAGAACGTCAAGGGACTCATGCAGCCAGATCTAGATTCCATCTTCCTTGGTATAAAAGCAGCCACAAACAATGGTCAGTTTGAGATCGAACGCAAGTGCGAAGCCTGTGGTCACGAAAACAACTTCGCAGTACAGTGCAACCATCTCATAGATCAGACCACGTTCGTGGAAGACAGTGACTGTGTGGTGATGATTGGCAGCGACATGCGAGTGCACATCAAACCATATAGCTATGAGATGCGCACGATTCTCATACAGAAGCAGCTGGAAGAACAGCGGACTCTCACTGCTATTGAACAGGACAATCAGATAACCGATGACATGCAGCGTGCCGGAATATTAGCACAGAGCATAGAAAAACTCACAGAGCTTACTTTCAAGCTGGTAGCCAACAGCATAGTCAAGGTTGATATCATAGCAGCAGAACCTATCACAGTGACAGATCAGCAGCACATCACAGAATGGCTGCTGAATACCGACAAGGTAACAGCAGATGCTGTGATCAATGCTGTCAATGAGCTCAATCGCGTTGGGCCACCAAAAGAAACACCGGCACAGTGCGAGCAATGCGGACACGGTTGGACCGAGAAGCTGAGCTTTGATCCCGCGCTTTTTTTCACGCGACTATCGCCACCATGAACCCTGACCTGATTGGTACCATGCTAGAAACCATGGTTAAAAATCAGGATCTCATAGAACAGGACGTGTCATCCTTGGTGTTCCACATGCAGGGTGGATTGGACTATGATGATGCTTGGCTGCTTACCACTGAGCAACGTCGCTTAATGGCCAAGATCATACAGAAACACTACGATGATCAGAACCCTAATAAGAAAAATCTATTGTGATTGATCCTGTGATGAGCGTAGCTCATCAGTTAGCTGAGCTAAAGCTCATCTAACACGTTTTCTTTAATAATGCTTGATTAGTTATTCTGGTCGATTAGCAGCCACATCACTCCCTTTGCCAGGGAGTGACCATGTGAAACATCATTCTGGTTCGAACGACACCACTGCCCTTTCATCCTTGCTTGTCAGCAGCTGGCGGAGTGCCTAATTCCAGCTTGCGGATGAGATCCTCTGAGGAGTCTATACCTCAACACTCGGTTATGGGAGTTTACCCACGCTACATGATGGTCAAACGGCCAGACGCATCATGCATCACAGCTGGCCAGTCGCACGGCGGCTGTGATCCTTTTCCTGATTTCCTTGGCAGGGGCCTAGCAGATAGAAATCCCCGTTCAGTGAGTGTGATAACCTTGCCGTTATCCTTTCACTGAGTGGTAACACCACCATTATGGAGCCAATATGGATTAGTAGGTTACAACTGTGAGGTAACCCTGGAGCCTATTTCACTTGCTGTGCTTGATTGCTGAGTCTATGACTTCTGCTAGCTTATGGCGTTCTTTGTTTAACATCTCTGAGCCAACGACCTTCCACAGCTGTTCAAGCTGTGAATCGGACAATTTCTTGTGATTCTCTGAGCAATGAGTGTTGAATTCTTCTCTGATGCTAAATCCTGGCTTGGCCAAGGTTCCGTAGCTGATTGGAGCTGCGCGGCGCTGCCATGGGCTGGTCTTCTTGGCCGGCGTGGTAGCAGCAGTGGCAGCCTTGGCATCTTCTGGAAACCAGTGTTTCTCAGCTGGCGTGTTTTCGACCACCTGAGACTTGCTTTTCTGCCTCTGTTTGGCAACTTTCTTGGTGACCATCTGATACCTCCGTTACTGTTATAGCATTGTCATCTATGGTGTCAGCTGTCAAGTTCGATGACAGGAAATGGTCATCTGGTTGAGCCAGCCAATCATCCAGCAAATGCACGTAGAAGTCTTTGTATTTGTTGTGATACTTACCAGGAATGGCCTGTTTGAGGAACACCATGATATCCACGTTATTGTACTTGATAACGAGGCTCATCAATCGCTTGCTGGCATCTGCATCTTGCTGTGCCTGGGCAAGCCATTGATCCCATTGAGCAACGCTGTGCTTGAGCACGCTCTGGAAGCTGGGTGGTGTCTTGTAGTGCTTGCATTCCACGCTGTAGGTAAAGTTTCGAGGGCATATCAGGTCCCCGAAAATCGCATAGTCTAAGCTGTAGCTCTCAGTGCGGATCTTGTTGCTACCACCAAAGAAGCTGCCGCTGTCTGGATTGCGGCGGAAACCGTTAGCCATGCCCAGCGCCGCTTCGAATCTAGCAGACAGCGTGTTTGCTATCTTGCGTTCAAAGCTTGAGCCTTTTGCCTTGCCATTCACTGCCATCAGGTAATTATCTCATGTTCATAGCTGAAGGTAGTAAATCCACCTTCTTTGATCACGCTGAGCACGTTGCTAACACGGGTTATCAGTTCTTCTCTGTGCGATATCACGAACACGTTCTTGCCACGCTCGCGTTCCATGCGCTTGAGCACAGCAACCGAGCCTTCCAGACCAGCAGGATCGAGGCCGCTATCTAACAGTTCGTCCACGAACAGCAGATTGATCGCTTGGTTCATGTTCTCAAAGATGTCACGGAAGCTCCAGCTCAATCCCAGTATCAAACGAGTGCGTTCACCACGTGATAGATTGTCAAAGTCCAGATCCTGACCCAGCAAGCTGATCTCTGTGGTGAGATCATTGAGAAACTTGACGCTGTGAGGCAGTCCCAGCTTGTCCAGGTAGTCGTTTAACCTGCTGTTGAGATAGGCTAGGTTCTGATCAATGATGCGCTTGCGTATGAAGCTGTCCTTGTTGGTCAACAGCTTGAGCAGGAACTCTTGGTGTTCTCGAGCCTTGATCATGGTGTTCAGCTTGTCATAGCTGACTTCTTGTACCGTGCTCTGTAGGCTGTCTGCCTGATCTAGATAGGGATTCTCAGCCGCACGCTCCTTGACCAGATCTTTGTGCAGAGACTCCAGAGTGCTCTTATGGTTCACTGCTTCGGTCAGCGTGGGATAGAAAGTCTGAGGCGTGCCCATGGCAGCATACACAGGTTCAACCTCATCTATCTGAGACTGTAGATCGGCAATTTCCTGCTTCTCGGCATTGACCTGTTGATCCAGCGTGGCAATCTTGCCTTCTAGCTCGCCGATGATGTCTTCGTGCTTGTGGTCCTTGATCTGCTGTTCGCACATTGGGCATTGCTTGTGCACGCTGGCACGTTCAAACTGGTTTAACAGGCCGTTGAGCTGTGTTTCTAGCTGTCCAGCATGCCTGCTCTTGAGGCTTTGATCCTTGCGCAGCTGTGCCAGGGCCTTGCCTAGCTCTCTGTGAGTCTCGACCAACTTGTGTTTTTCAAGCTCTGTTTCAATGTCCAACAGCTCAAGCTGTTCTATGGCAGCTTCCAGAGTGGCCACTTCTTGCAGATGCTTGTTGTCCCAGTTGTTGATCTTGTTCTGCAGATCTTCGATGGCCTTGGCAATCTTCTCATTAGCAGTCTTCACGGTGCGTATGCGAAACTCTTCCTGATCAATCTCAGTCTTGGTGGCCTTGATCAGTTCCTTGAGATTCTCAGCCTTTTGGCTCAGCAGCGTGATGCCCAGCAGCTCTTCGATGATCTCGCGCTGTTTGGCAGCACCCATGGCCAAGAATGGCTCTGTGTAGGTGTTTAGTGCCACGATGTGCTTGAACAGCGTGTGGCTCATGCCTATGAGCTTGACGATGTCTTTCTGGCTGTCACGCGCATCGCCCTGTGCTTCATCGGTGGCTTCTTCGCCAACCTTGCTCTCATCATCCACCATCCAGCGGAAGAACTGCGGCTTGCGACCGCGCTCAATGCGATGCGTGTGACCATTGAGCTCGAATTCGATGCTCACGGCCATGTTCTTGCCGTTGATCTTGTTGACGAGGTTGTCGCGCTTGATGTTGGTCAGTGCTTCACCGTACAGCCCATAGCTGATGGCTTGGAGTATGGTGCTCTTGCCCACGCCGTTGCGCGAACCATTGCCGCCCAGATCCAGATTGTCACCTAATACCAAGGTCAATCCGTTGCGATCCAAGTCCACTGCTTGCGTTACCGCACCAACAGACAAGAAGTTCTTGAGGCTCACGCTTTTCAGTTTCAACATGCTTATATGCTCTGATAGATCTGGATCAACTGCTGCCGATCTATGGTATTGGATTCTATGCTCTGCAGATGGCTGATCACGATGGTGTCCACGCTCTCAAAGTTGATGTCACCATCTGGTATGGCACCTTGCGCATCTGCTTTGGCCACCTGTAGGTTCACTTCGCGAGCGTTGAGTTCGCGCTCAAACAGCTCCTTAAGGAAGTTGGCTTCTTCATAGGTGATGTCCAGATCCACTGCGATGCGAGCATAGGTCTTGGCATCAATGATAGATTCTGGATCTTCCAGCAGCGTGCTCAGAGGCGTTACGCGATATTTTGGAGCACCAGGCCAAGCACGGAACGTGGGATACTTGCCTGGTTCCCAGAGCATGATGCCTCGGTTGTCATCCCAGGCATCTGAGTAATCATGTGGGAAGCAGTTGCCAGTATACCAAACCTTGCCGCGGTTCTGTCGCTTGTGGAAATGGCCAGTGAACACCTGCGTTTGGTTAGCAAAATGCGTCTCGTTGAGCAGCCCGTGATCTGGCATCTCCACCATGGCATTCATCTTGAACTTTGGCAGTTCGAAATGTCCAAACATGTATGGCGCTTTGATCTTTGGCACAGATTTCCAATCATCGCCTACCAACCATGGTATGAAGCTTACGCCATCAAACACCTGTTGTGTCTCGATCAAGCGGATGTTCGCAAATTCCTTGATGTAAGGGATGCTGTGGATCTCGTACTTGTCCCTGTAGAACAGATCATGGTTTCCTATGAGGAAGAACACATTATCAAAGTAATCGTTCAGCTTTTTGAGCCCGCTCACTGAGTAGTTGAGCGTGCTTACATTGATAGCACTGCGATTGTGATGCCAATCGCCGCCGAAGATGCAGTTCTTGCTGCCCCATTCTTCGGCCTGCTCGATCATCCATTCTATGAACTGCTCACAGCTGGAGTTGTGCTCGCGGCTGTTGTTTCGCAATCCATAGTGGATGTCGGTGAAGTACACTGTCTTTGAGAAGTCTATGTCTTTTGCCATGCACTTGTATGTTACGGCATCAGCTCATATTGATCAAGTGCTCTCTTTGGCAGCAGAAGCAGCAGCATCTGCTGCGGCACGAGCCTGTTGGTTCTTCATGTCATGCTCGGTTTGGCGCGTGTAGCTTGGTGTGGCACCATGCATGATCAGGATGTCATCTCGGATGTTTTGGTTGCGTTTCTCTATGTTGAGTACGCGAGTGAAGCTGTTGGTGATGGCAGCAGTGTAATAGGCAAATGGATTGGGAGTCTCGGATCGGCTCTCGTCAAACTGCAGTCCGATCTGGCTGAGCTGTAGCAGAGCTTGGCTCTTCATCTCGTCTATATAAGTGTATCCTCTCCAATTGCCGCGATGTCCGTAGCGTTCAACCAGCTTCATGAACATCATGGCTAGCTTGTTGGTCATCTTACCATGAGTGATGTTGAAGTGTCCGTTTTCCAATCCACCCTGCCAGTGGCTCTTGCCCACGCACATGAATTCACCATCCCTGTATATGAAGTGCTGATATGGTGGAAAGTTGCACTTGATGTGGCGTTCTGCTTCAGTCTTGGCCTTGTGTAGCTTTTCCTCGTTGATCGGTATGTGATCAAATGTCATCAACCTAACCACGATGTCTTCAACTAACACGCTATTGGGATCCAGTATTATCACTGGATTCCTGGTACCGGCTGCTACAGCAGCTTTCTTGGCTACTACAGCCATCTGATCCAGTTTGGTCTTGCGTGCATCTTCCAAGCGTTCTGTGTTTATTTTAGCAAGGTCGTTGGTGATGATGTCGTAGTTGGCATACTTGGTCTCTATGAATTCGCAATAGCTAGCTTTGCTGCGGTGTATCTCTTCCAACAGGTCCTTGTTAGTTAGATACTTGATCTTGGTCACTGCTATCGCCATCTGCGGCTCACCTCGCTGTATTCTGCGTGACCGTCACGCATAGCTGTAAAGTTGTCCAAAATCTACCAGTTAAGTCAATTTTGTCCATGAGATATTTGGTGGTTTTATCACCATAAATACTAAGCCGGGAAACGTGAGGTATTTATGGCCGAAAATGGAAATCCAACAAATGCCACTGCAGCCAGCGCCACTCCTGATTCGGATGCGCAAGGTCGCAGGGTGCGCTTGCGCCCCAAGCCGGCAGCTGTGGATCTGATCTATGGTACCTCTGGACTGCTACAGCCCCTGAGGACTACCAACGGTCTCACTTGGCCATATCAACCCACCATCACCTATGACAGCACAGTTGAGTACAGTTCTATAGACATGGTGCATGTGAACCAAGAAATCCTGGGTTACACCAAGACTCCTGCGATAAAAATGACCGTAGCTGGCGCTTTTAGCGTGCAGAACCAACAGGAAGGCATCTATGCTTTGGCTAGCATACACTTCCTTCAGACTGTGACCAAGATGTACTTTGGTACTGGTAGCAATCTAGGCATACCCCCACCTGTGCTGCTGTTTGACGCATACGGGCAGTACATGTTCAATGCTCTGCCAGTGTTAGTCACCAATTTCACAGTTGAACTGCCTAACGACGTGGATTATGTTCCGGTCAACCTAGCTAACATACAAACCTATACCCAGCTACAGACACAGACAAACACAGTAGGCTACAGTCAGACGCAGACAACCACCCAGCTGAGTTCATACCAGAATGCTGCTAGTGCTGCTTATGTGGCCAGCAACATGTTCACAAGCAGCCTACAGAGTCCTGCTGGTTATATATGGTTACCAAGCGTGTTCACGCTCACGGTAGGTATCACTGTTCAGAACACTGCCAAGCGTTTGCGTGCGTTTAATCTTGAAGACTTCCGCACCGGAGCGCTGATGAAGACAGGTGGTTGGATATGACCAAGGTTACCTATGACAAGAATAGCCCTTACTATCAGACTCAACAGATCACCAACTATGTGGGTTATCTTGACTATTGGAACGGACAATACATACTACCTCAGCCCACAGACAGCATCTACAAGATACCCTTCATCTACAATCACCGTCCTGATCTGCTGAGCTATGAGCTATACGGAACTAGCCAGCTATGGTGGGTGTTTGCGCTGAGGAATCCAAACCAGTTGATCGATCCAGTTTGGGATTTCGCGAGCGGTCTCACCATATACATACCGGCTCAACAGACACTGCTTAAGGTTAGCTAATGGCTTCTACATATTTCATAAATGGTCGCGAAGTATCTGCGGAAGAATATCAAGCTTACAAGAAGCAACAGGCAGCTGAAGAGGCTGCGACAAAAACAAGATCTGACAGCGTATTCACTATTGGTAGGGCAGCAGACGCACCAGCTGCTAGCAATCCCACTCCCTTGGATCAGAACGCACAAGTTAACAGGCAAGCTGCAGCTCCGTTGGATACAAAGTTCAATGATCCAAACAAGACCAACAGCAATAGCGTCAATCAGCTGGGACAAAGCCCCAATGCTGCACAGATCACGCCAGCTAACGGCAGCTTTGAATCAAGGATCGCTACATATGGCCTAACCTTTAATCCCTACCCAAACGCTCTCAATGAGTATGCCAATTACACTTATCACATCAGATGGTTCATGACTACCGAAGCTGAAGCCTACAACAATGTTGATGGACAGAATCCCAACAGCAGCAGGCTGACCAAGACGGTGATAGCCGAGAGTGGGGTCACAGCTGGTCTAAACATAGTTGAACTGAGGATCAAGGCCAGTTCTGGTGGCAACAAAGAAAAGCGCAACATGTGGTGCCTGCAGGAGCTGGACATGGTGCTCAGCGAACCTCTGAATCTCAGCCTCTTTGACAAGATCTACTATTCTGCGCAGGAGATAGGCGTGGTCAATCACGCTAGATGCCCTTATTTCATCGAGATCTGGTTCAACGGATACAACGAGGATGGCACTATAGCAGCTCCAAACCTCTTCTATACCTTGTATAGAGTGGGATTCATAGATGTTGAAGCATCTACTAACACAGCTGGTACCACCTGGAACATCAAGTTCTATGGTGACAACAGCACAGGTGAGATGAATCAGCTGGCTATACCGCAGGCTGGCCTCAACATACCAGCTACCAATCTGGGAGAATTTTTTGATAATCTTACCAGTAAGTTGAACACCCAGGTACCAGAGGTAAACAACGATGGCATCCGACGGGTGATCTACAAGATTGAATATCCCAACATCTGGAAGACATGGAACATGCGACCTGCCGACACTGACAAGCATGTCAATCGCGCAGGCAGCATGAACAAGGAGGATGGCGCACCCGGAACTGGTACTGTAGTCAAGATAACCAAGGGTCAAGCTATAGAAAGCATAGTGAACTATGCTGTGTACAGCTGCAAGGAAGCGCAGGATTGGATCACCGGTAATTCTGGAGCAGCTCAAGGCGGTGCCACCTTCAATGACCACGGTCTCATAGGCTATGTCAGCGTTTATGCCAAGACCAAGATCGTAGGCTTTGATCCTGTCACACGAGATTACATACGCGAGATTACCTACACTCTGTGGCGCACAGAAAGCACCAAATCTTATACTGACATTCAAGCTGTGAACCAAGCCATGCAGCCCAGCACACAGCAGGCTAAGCTAGCCTATCTGGTGCAGAACCAGCGATTAGTCAAGAAATATGACTATATCTACACTGGATTGAACACAGAAGTGATCAACTTTGACATAAAGATGAACCTAACCTGGATGTTCGTGCAGCCAAGCTGGAGCCAAGGCAACAGCTATGGCCAATACGCTCAACCAGCGTTGGTGAACCAAGACAGCCAAGACTTTCGCAAGCAGAAAGGAACCCTGCCGCAGGACAAGACACCTGGTAATGCTCAGCAGCTTAACCAAATCGACAGAGCGCTGGGTGGAGCTGGCACTCCGCAGGACATTGGCCAGCAATTGATCAATGCTCTACCTCCCGGAGCGCAGGCAGCCAAGGATTATGTAGCCAAGAACCTCGCTGATCCCAATACCAGAGTGATAAAGTTTGATGCCAGCAATGGACAGCTGGCAGTGACGGCTGCTCAAGAGAATGATCCGTTCCTACAGAAATATCTGGCTACGGTGAAGAATTATCAAACTCAGCGCCAGTCTCAGCTAGCCACGGCGTTTGTTGAAGATACCAAGCTTGACATAAACTCGGTGGTGTTCCCACCTCTGCCAATGGTAGCAGTGTTTGACAGCAAGCCAACCACGCAGAACGCACAGCAGAACACGGACCAACGCAAGACCCCTGCTAACACGGACAGCCAGAACTTTCCAAGTGGCACTGGATTCGTGGGAGCCGTGATGGGCAACATATTCGACGTGCGCACAGAAGCTTTCAACTCCATAGAGATCACCATACGCGGTGATCCTTGGTGGTTGCCTGGCAGCAACATTGCGCTGAACAACATCGTAACAGGCCTGACCAACAACAACAGTGCGCAGGCATCTCAGCAGAACCAAAACAAGGCCAATTTCCTCGGTGGAGATAACTGCTTCCTGTTGGAGTTCAGGGTTGGCATGGTACTGGACGAAGCTACTGGTCTGGCAATAAGCACTGCTCAGGGTGGTGCAGATTTCTTCAACGGAATATATGTAGTTGATGAAGTTGAAAACATCCTTAGCCATGGCAAGTTCACTCAGATACTCAAGGCACACAAGGATGTGTTGGCACAGAATCCAATCAGCACACAGAATCTACAGAGCAATAATGGTCCGGGAGGCAGCCAAACCAGCGTTGGGGCTGCAGCCCCTAGCGCTCCTCCCAGTAGCAGCGCTGGAAATCCCATGGGTCCTAGATAGACCATAAATTACTGAGCAGGGGATCAAACCATGGTATTATATCAGAGGACAACAGTAAGCCCAGATGCATATGATCTACAGGCTGACGGTCGCAGCATTCAGCTAGATGGTATCTATGTTGGATTTGTCAAAGCCGTAGACGACCAGCAGCGCATGGGTCGAGTGCAGGTATGGATCCCTGAGATCAGCGGCGATCCTTTGGATACCAGCCAATGGTTTACCTGCAGCTATGCTAGTCCATTTGCTGGCGCTACTAATATCGTCAATGTAACTCCTGGTCCTAGCTGGCGCAATACCCAGCGTAGCTATGGTTTCTGGTTCGTGCCGCCAGACCTAGAGAACGAAGTGCTGTGCTGCTTTATCAACGGTGACCCTGGACGAGGCATTTGGTTTGCCTGCCTCTATCAGCAGAACATGAACCACATGGTACCAGGTATACCTGGTGACAGCGCCAGTGACGGTTTACCTGTGGCTGAATACAACAAGCTCAAAGCCAACGTGGCAGTCAACACTGCTACTGCGCCTATCTATGCACCATTGGCTGACCAGCTCAAAGTACAGGGTCTTGACAGAGATGCTGCTCGTGGAGTTAGTGGTAGTGGCGCTAGGCGTGACGAACCAATCAACAGCGTGTTTGGCATACTGACTCCGGGTGGCAGCCAGTTCGTGATGGATGATAATCTCGATCAGCGCTTCATTAGGCTGCGAACTCAGCAGGGTGCTCAGATACTGATCAATGATACCGAAGGCTTCATCTACATGATCAGCCGCGATGGCAACAGCTGGATGGAGCTAGGTGTCAACGGAGCCATCAACATCTATGGTCAGCAGGACATCAGCATTCGTTCTCAGGGTACGCTCAATCTGCGAGCCGATCTGGACGTTAACATAGAAGCAGGGCGCAGCATATTCGTCAAAGCCAGGGGCGAAGTCAGCAGTGTGGTCATCAACGGCGTAGGCCCTGTGAATCCAGACAGCGGCAAGGTAATCACAGCTACCACTAGTTCAAATGCTCAGGTACCTGCCATACGAGTCCAGGACACACAGGCACAGATAGTTGCCCCTACCAGTGGCATCACAGGCGAATTCGTGCCAGGCATGGACATCACTGGCATTCCGTGGGCCAACCCAACCACTGATGCGGCACCGCCCATACCAACTCCCACAGGCAACGTGGCAGGCAGTGGCGCTCCTGTTGTCATAGTAGGTGATCTAGTAGCTGGTGCGATTGGACCAGGAATCGCTTCCAACTATCCTGGTGCTTTAACCAACAGCAGCAACACAGCTACCACCGGAAACGTGTTAAACACAGTGGTCAGCACATCGTCGGTGCAGAATCCAAACTACGCAGTGGTTAGCGTGGGAGGTTATGACTACAACGACGGACAGAACAATCCTGGTCAGACCACCGAGAACCTACGTGCCATACGCGAGAATATCAATGCTCTTCACTACATCTGGGTGCTGCCTGATGATCCAAATGCACATGCTACAGTATATGGTTTCGCGGTAGGTGCCGGAGATCAGACCCAGGTGATACCCCATGACAGCAGTGGTGCGATAGATACCAATGCGTTGGTCACCAATATTCTCAACAACATAGGACAGATAGTCACACCAACTCCGCCACCAAACCAAACCAGCACTCAGACCACGCAGCCTCCAAAACAACCAAAGGTCACGCTGGGCGATGTCAGCAAGAACGAGGATGGTAGCTTGACCTACCTCAACGTGACGTTCTCTCCTGGCAATCAAAGCACGCTGAGCAACGCGGCCGTGATAACAGGCACGCTGCAGAACGAAACGACCAACGAGAGCGTGCAGACCACCAACAACAACAGCACGCAAGCTGGCATGATAATGATCAATGCTCACCGTGACATGCATCTCACTAGCGACAATGACATGTATCTGCAGAGCGCAGGACAGTTTGCTCGCACCAGCCAGAAGAACATGTTTGACTATGCTTATGGCAGCTATGATCTAGCAGTTGGTGGCTATCTCACCATGCAGAGCAACGGTTTGCTGAGCATAGGCTCCACGAACAACATGGTCCTTGGTGCCAACCGCATAGATCTCAATGGGCCCGCTCCAGCAGCAGCCAAGACAGCCCCAGCTGCGCTGCAGCCCATAGACACTCAGATCAGGGATGCGTTTACCTTAGCGCCTGCTGATATAACCAACAAGCTGATCAATACCATAGTAAGCCAGCTGCCAACGCACGAACCATTCCAGGGCCACGCAGCTACTGCCCAGGGTTACAATGGACATGTGGAGACTGGCAGCAGCACAGATCCGTTCACTGGTGATCCGTTAGCACCTGGTCAAGTTCTCAGCACCCAGTCTAAACCATTGGATCTCAAGGGTCAGCCCAATCCAACCAGCCCACCCGGCAACTACCAAGGCAAGGGTTACAGCAGCAACGGCGAACCTCAGTACAGCTTCAACGGTCCGGCCACAGACCAATCTGCTCCGGGCAGCCTGCGCATAAGCCAAGCAGGTGCTGAGTTCATAGCCAAGTTTGAAGGCAAGAGATCACAGGTTTATAAGGACAGCGCAGGCTTGCCTACCATCGGCATAGGGCATCTGCTGCTACCAGACGAGAAGGCTGGAAACTACGTGACCATCAACGGCCAGAAGAGGATGCTCAACAGCCCATTGAGCGACGCTGAGATATTCGCTCTGTTCAAGCAGGATCTTGCGCCAAGAGAGCAGAAAGTGGCCAAGAGCGTGACAGCCAAGCTGAGCCAGACGCAGTTTGACATGTTGGTCAGCTTTACCTACAACATCGGCAACTGCAACAGCATTGCTGCTATACTGAACTCTGGCAGCTATGACGTCACTCAGAAATGGATGAGCTATTGCCACGCTGGCGGTAGGGTCATAACCGGACTGCAGAACAGGCGCAGGGCTGAAGTTACCAATTTCTGCGGCGGCAACCCTATCAACAGTGGCGGAGCCTAACAGCTCACACCTCAGATCTTGGTGGTAAAAAGCTGGCTAAATATCCACATAGACAGAGGTAAAGCTGCCATCATGGCCATAATCGCGCCCAACAGATTGTTCTACGGATTCAGCACGCTGGATACCACAGCCAAGAACCAAAACTTCGCCGATGTTCCTCTGATCAAGAGAGATCTCTACAACCATTTTAACACCTTGGTTGGTGAGCGCGTGATGATGCCCAAGTATGGCTGCAGCATCTGGAACCTTTTATTCGAACCATTTGAGGAATCAGTGGTACAACGTATAGTGGCCGAAGCCACGAGGATCGTGGAGACTGACAGCAGAGTGCAGCTGCAGAGCATCATAGTCAAACCGTTTAACAACGGAGTGATCGTGCAGATGCAGCTATTCTATCTTCCCTATGGCGTCTCGGACTATTTCAACGTGACGTTTGACCAGAATGCAGTAAACCTGGATACAGTGAAATGATGAGAGGACCATATGGCAGTTAGTCAACAACAACGTCAGAAGCAGCTGTTTGCTGCCGAAGACTGGCAGGTCATCTATCAGGCCTTTACGCAGGTAAACTTCAACGCCTATGATTTTCCAACCATACGCAATGCCATGGTGGAATACATTCGCCTCAACTATCCAGAGGATTTCAACGATTGGACTGAAAGCAGCGAGTTTGTTGCCATCATTGACCTGCTGGCCTATCTGGGGCAGAGCTTAGCGTTCAGGATGGATCTCAACACTCGCGAGAACTTCTTGGACACGGCACAGCGCAGGAGCAGCATATTCCGCCTTGCACGCCAACTTAACTATCAGCCGCAGCGCAGCATACCCAGTGCTGGACTGCTCAAGATCAACCAGATAGTCAGCAACCAAGACATCTACGATGCCAATGGTATTGATCTCAAGAACACGCCTATTAACTGGAATGATCCAAATAACCCAGATTGGCAGGAACAGTTCATACTGGTGTTGAACGCTGCGCTCAATAGCACCAACTACTTTGGTAATCCTGCTAAGAGCGGCACAGTTGGTACCATACCCACTGAGCTATATGCGCTCAACAACACTGCTATACCCACCAGCGTGATAGGATTCACGTCTGTGGTTGGGGGCAATAGCATGAACTTTGAGCTAGCCAATCCAGACTTTAATGCAGCCAGCGGGGGTAATGCCACAGTGCTAGGTACCACTGGCTATTTCTTTGAACGTGATCCTAATCCAGTAAACAGCTGGTACATCATCTATCAGAACGATGGCAACGGCTATGACAGCAACAACACAGGTTTCTTCTTGTTCTTCAAGCAGGGAACCATGGGCTATTCTGATTATCTACTAGAGCTTCCCATTGCTAACAGGGTCATAGATGTCAACATTGACGGGGTCAACCAAACAGACGTCTGGGTACAGAACATCAATACCGCAGGCCTAGTTACCACTCAATGGACAGCTGTTCCTAACGTCAACGGTTTCAACGTTATCTATAACAGCTTAGACAGCAACATACGCAATATCTACAGCGTTATCACGCGCGACAACAATGGTGCTGATCAGATCAGCCTGCGATTCGCAGATGGCAACTTTGGTAATGTGCCAGTTGGACTATTGCGAGTTTGGTACCGGGTAAGCAACGGTCTCCAGTATCAGATCCGTCCCACAGACATGACCAACCTAAAGTTCAACTTTAGCTACAACGACAACCTTTTCAACACCTACAGCGTGGCATTCAACACCAACCTGCAGTACACGGTAGCTAACAGCCAGACTACCCAGAGCAACCAGCAGATACAGCTGGCTGCTGAGCAGGTGTATTACACGCAAGATCGCATGGTCAACGGCGAGGACTACAATCTGTTCCCGCTACAGAGCAGCCAGGCGCTCAAGGTCAAGGCCATCAACAGGGTATACAGTGGACAGAGCCGTTACTTAGACATAAATGATCCAACAGGTACCTACCAGAACATCAATGTGTTTGCCACGGATGGGATACTCTACGAAGAGACCGAGCTGAATCAGCAGGAAGTGACCATAACCGTTGGCACACCTAACCAAGTCTATGTGGTGGATAACATACAGCCTATGATAAATGGCAGCACGTTGTTCGAAGGCGACTCCATAGAGCTGCAGAACTTCTACTATGACAAGTTTGCCCGCTACACTGCGCCTGGTTTGTATTGGAATCTAACCACTGCCAACATTGGAAACAGCACCGGATCATTCCAGATAGGTGGTCAGGCACAGCGCCTAGGCCAAGATGCAGCCGCAGGCAGCGGTGAGCAATACATAGCATCTGGTAGTTTGGTCAAGTTGGTCAATGGTTCAAATGTTGGATCTTGGACCAGCGTTGTCAGTGTGATAGGTGATGGAACTGGGCTTAACAACTCTGGCGTGTTAGCTAACGGTCTTGGTGCGGTGACCTTGAGCAGCGTGCCAGATCAGTATAGCACTGTAACCAGCATCTGCGCCCCATGGACTACCACGTTTACTTCAGCTGAGATATCAGCTATCACGGCAGCCATGAACGCTACACAGACCTTTGGCATAGGTTACAATCAACAGACAGAAACTTGGTATGTGATAGATAACGACAATTTGGCCACAGGAACTGCCTTTAGCCAGACATACTCGCAGGATCAAACTGGTACCAATCGAGACAGCAGCTGGCTGATCAGGGTGCTCTATAATACCAACAGCTGGATAATACAGACCAGAGCGCAGCGATACGTGTTTGAAAGCGTAGATGAAGTGAGGTTCTTCTTCAGCAACAGCGGTAAGACCATTGACAGTGCCACGGGCCAGATTCTCTATGACAGCGTGACCGTGCTGGGTGTGAATCCAGCACCGCTGCCTCCGTCACCTCCGCCTCCTCTGGGCATAGACTATCGTTGGCAGATATATGGACAAGAGATCTATCCAGACGGGTATGCGGATCCTGCTAGCGTGCGAGTGACGTTTTGGAGCACTCAGGATCAGCCATTGCCAAACGATCCAGATCAGTTCGTGGCCATAGTAAAACCAACTGAAACTCCTCCGCAGAAATTCGTGTTCTGGGTGCGTTATACCAGCGCTGAAGGCTATCAATACTATCAACCGATTGACATACCGCAGACACGCATCTATAGCGTGCCCAGTGCTGTTCCTGTGCCTCCTGCTGGTAATTGGCACGAAGGTGAGCTTGCTTATATCATAAGCACCAGTGCCTTCCTGCAGTATGTGAACGGTGTTCTTATCACAGTGACTGGAGACTACAAGGTACGCCTAGGCCGTAACAACATCAGCTATCTGTGGAAGCACTATGCTACCTATCAGCAGCGCATCAATCCCGCTATAATGAACATCATTGACATATTCATACTCACTACCACATATAACCAAGACCTGCGTAACTGGATAGCCACTGGCGGCAACTCGTACACTAAGCCACAGCCGCCTAGTGTTGAAACTCTCAACAGCACATTTGCTTACTTTGAACAGTTCAAGATGATGACTGATCAGATAGTTTGGCATCCTGTGACCTACAAGCTGCTATTTGGCGCACAGGCTCAGCCAGAATATCAGGTGCTGTTCAAGGTAGTCAAGGTGCCAGGGACCAGCTATAGCGACAACGAAGTAAAGAGCTTGGTCAAGAGCCAGATAGACACGTATTTCAGCCTCAGCAACTGGGATTTTGGTCAGAGCTTCTTCTTCACCGAGATGGCCACCTTCATACAGATGAATCTGGCTACCATCGTGGCAACCATAGTAATGGTACCAACTAGCGGCTCTGCGAGATTTGGTGACTTGTTTGAGATAATTGCTGATCCTGATGAGATCTTCATCAGCTGTGCTACAGTTCAGAACATCGTTATAGTTGGTAGCCTCACAGAGGCACAGCTGGGGATAACCAATGGTTGAGAAACGTCGTGTAATATCGCTGCTGCCAGCTGTAAACCAGACTGACACGCTGACCAAGTTTTTCTCAGCTACGGTTGATCATCTGTTTCAGCCAGAAAGCGTGGAATTCCTCAGCGGCTACATAGGCAGCAAGCCTCCATATTACAATGCGAAAACTGATTTCTATGTGGGTGAACCTACCAAGAGCAGGCAGGATTATCAGCTACCTGTATCAGCTATCAGCGCCAACACCTATAGCGGCAAGGTCACTAACATCATGTTCTATCATGATTTCGTGAATAGCCTGCTGTTTCAAGGAGCTGTGACAGCTAACCAGACCAGATTGTTTGAGCAGGTATACTACAGTTGGTCGCCACCAATTGATCCTGACAAGCTGATCAATTTCACCAAATATTACTGGGTACCAGTTGGCCCTGCTCCGATCTTGTTGCTCAATCCAACAAACCTAAGACAGGATGCTGTGGGCAAACCTCACTACACCTATCAGGGTGCTTACCAACTTACGGGAACTAGCGAGATCAAGGTTGGTAGTTTGGTATTCTCGACTGGTTTGGTAGTCACTCCCACTTCAGACGCCACAGGAAGCATCAATGGCACCGCATACATAATCAACAATGTTGGTCGCAGTATACAGCTTCTAACCCTTGATGGATTTGTTGACCCAAACTGGGACACGCGAGGCTGGGATACTCAGGGCTGGGACGGTGATGCTAGCATCTATGTCAAGGACTACACCACCATTGGTCGTGGGCCAAATCCCAGCAACCAATGGAGCATCAATAATCGCTGGTTCCATGAAGACGTGTTGTTGGTCAGCGGTACCGGAACATTCCCACCCTATCAGACCAGAGCTGCGCGACCAATCATCGAATTTGATTACGATCTACAGCTTTACAACAGCGGCAACAGAGGGCGTCCAAGCGTAACGCTGATTGCCAGTGACATCGCAGACGTGATGGGAACCATAGTTGGTCAGACCAGCTATACCATAAACGGTCTGGAACTCAGAGACGGATACACATTGCTGGTAACCGGTGATGCTGATCCATTGGTGAATAACAGAGTATACCAAGTTGGTGGTTTATCTACGTTGGGCGTGATAACGCTCACGCAGGTTGGCGGAGCACCGGCTTATGGTGATGCTATATTGGTGAGATATGGAACTGTTGCTGCCACACAGACCATAAGCTACACTGCCCCTGTTCAATATTGGTACGATGGCACCGCATGGAAGAGGGCACAGCAGCGTGTGCCTTCTGTTGCTCCTTTGTTCAATCTCTATGATCAGTATGGCAATGCTCTAGATGATCCTAGCGTCTATTCCAGCAGCACCTTTGCCGGTAACAGCATATTCACTTATGCCTTGGACCAGTATGCTGTGATTGATACAGAGCTAGGAATTCAGATCAAGCTAGATCAATTTGGTGATTATGTTTTCAACAACACATTGGTCACTGACACTTACACATATGTCAGCGATGGCAGCGTGGTAGCTATACCTGGTTTCGCCTACTATCGCAACAATGCTAGTGTTGCCCAATACAACAATGCTTGGTACAGATCTCCAGTGCCTAGCAGGCAGTATATAGTCAATGATTTCACGGTTAATCTACCCACGGCTCAGTTCACCATAGACCAGGTTCCAGATCCGCATCCTGGTCCTCTGCCTAGCATTTATGTCTATCTGATCTACGGTGGTAGCAGCCACCTGTTGGTCAACGATGTAGATTACACAGTATCAGCCAACGTGGTTACCCTCACGGTGCCTGCGCTATCAGGACAGCGAGTGCTGGTACGAAGCTGGAATGGCACAGCCGCTCCAATAAACACTGTTGGTTACTATGAGCTACCTCTGAATCTCACAGCTAACCCTGACAATGAACAGGTAGGCAACGTAGGCTATAGTCAATTTCTGCAGCAGTTTAGCAGCATCATAGGTAACCAGCCAGGTTTAATTGGAAATGCACTTGGCAACAACAATTGGCGCGATACCAGCAAGATCCGAGGACTTGGACTGAGCATACTGCAGCACAAAGCTCCTATGATCAAACCAATGATACTGAGCAGTGGTAATATCACTGTTGGTATCAATACCGTGATGAACCACACCGAGCCAATGCAGGCCATGCAGTACGCTCAGAACCAATATGTGAGATTCTACAATCGCTTCATTCAGAGCCTGTATACGCTGAGCGCCAATGGCTTCACTGCCAATCAACAGCCGAGCGAATGGGTTAGCGCTGCGCTGAGACAGATCAATCTAGGCAAGACACCTGCTAGCCCATGGGCTAACAGTGGACCAGATGGTCCAAAGGCAGGTTACACCTATCTACGCAGCACAGCTCCTACCTGGGTGCCACCAACTGGTACTAGATTAGGAATCACCAAGGCCTATATTCCTACTGTGTACATACAGGGCCTAGACCTATGGATACAGTGCCACGATGGTGCACGATTTGTGATGGCCAAGGACGGCCTGCCCCTGGGCAGCATCAGCTATGGTTTAACCAGCACCAGCGACCCACTGCTTCTCACTGATCCTGTAGCAGGCGCTTGGCTACAGTTTGAGCTTGACCTATTCAACAACATGCCTGATGCCTACAGCGATTCGCAGGCTATCATGGCTTTTGATATCACAGCCTATACACCAGGTAGATGGCGACAGGGCAACTACACCCGCAGCGAATTCCTGCAGGTCACTTATCCTATATTTGATCGCTGGGTGATAACCTATCAGGCAGATTATCGAGCTAACACCACTTATGACGTCAACGATCCATTCACTTGGAACTACAGCAATCTGCGCGACAGCGACGGCGGGTTAGTCCCAGGCTACTGGCAGGGCATCTATCGTTGGTACTATGACACCGATCGGCCTCATCTAGCACCCTGGGAAATGCTGGGATTCAGCCAGCAACCACCTTGGTGGACAGAAGAATACGGTCCAGCACCCTATACGCGCGGCAACACCTACATGTGGAGCGACCTAGCTGCTGGTCGTATCAGGCAAGGACCACGTGCTGGCATATATCTGCCAGGAGTGCGTCCCGGACTGCTATCCTGTATCCCGGTAGACGCACAGGGCAAGCTGCTGCCTCCCACAGAAGCTGGCTGCGTGGTTGGACTTCCCAGCGTTGCCCAGGCCGCGGCACCATGGGTATATGGTGATGGGTCGCCAGTTGAAAGCGTGTGGATCTACAGCAACGAATACACGTTTGTGACTGCTCAGTACAGCTATCTCATGAAGCCAGCTCAATTCATAGAATACAACTGGGACACGCTGCGACAGCAGACTGTTTTTGCTGACCAACCAACTGCCCAGACGATCTACATAGACACTGATAATCGCAGGCCCAACAATCAGCTGTATGTGCATCGCGAGAATCCCAGTGCCATAGGCGGCAACCTCAACATTCCAAACGAAAGCACTCTAAGCTATTATGGTAGCGGAGGCGTCCAGCATTGGATCACTGAGTATATCGTTGGGCAGAATCTCAACGTCACTCAGTATTTTGGTAGCATAGTCAGAGGTACGGTAGCGCAACTGGCCCATCAAGCTGGTGGTTTCGTGACCAGCAACCTTTATCTCACAGTAGATAGCTTTGGTCAGATAGGCTATACCAGCCAGATCATACCAAGCGAAAATGTTAAGACCTATCTCTACAAGAGCGCTAGCATCAGAGAGAGCTACTATTCTGGCGTGATCCTAACGCAGGTCAAGGATGGATGGCGTGTGGTTGGGTATGATGCTATAGATCAGTTCTTTACCATCATACCAAGCAACAAGTATGGATCCAAGACAACCATCGTGGTTGGCAATGACAGGGTCTATTGGTACAAGGTTGGCGTCACGGCAGCGCAGCAGATATCATATGGAACTGTGTTCAACACCAAACAAGAAGTTTTTGACTTCTTGATAAGCCTTCAGCGCTACCAAGAGTTCCAGGGTTTCATGTTTGATCAGTACAACAGCGATGGCAACACCACGCTGGATTGGCTGCAGGCAGGCAGAGAATTCTTGCTATGGAGCCAAGGCAACTGGGCAAATGGCAACTTCATAGCACTGAGCCCTCTGGCTATACAAGTCAAATACGTGCAGCCTTTTGGCACGGTACAGTTCGTGAATGGTGTGGTGGGCGGCACGTACCCCGTGATAGACAAGCTTGGTCAGAGGATAGATGGCCAAAATCTCGAGGTTTTGCGCTATGATGATACCATAACCATTACAGCCACGGGTATGCAGAACATATATGGCATGCGGCTGTTCGCAAATACATTGGAAAGTGTGCTGGTCTTAGACAATCGCACCAGCTTTGACGACACTGTATATGATCCTCTTTACAATCTCTATCAACCAAGGCTTCGGCTCTATGCCTACAGGACCAACGACTGGGACGGCAGGGTTGACGCACCAGGGTTCTTCTTGTACCAAGCTGGTGCTGATAACCAATGGACTTTGGTGACTAACTTTGAAAAGACTGCCAATGATTTCACCAAGTACTTCAACATTGACCAGCCAAAGAATCACGAGACCATAGATCCCGTGACCGGCAATGCTGTGATAGTGAGCACAGAGCTGGCTGCTGTGGATAACCAAGTGATATCGGATCTCAGCAAGCATCAGATAGGCTATCAGCACAGGCCATATCTGGCCAATCTGTTGCTGGAAGAAAGCACAGAATTCCAGTTCTATCAAGGTTTCATCAAGCAGAAAGGCACGCTGAAAGCCTTTGATGCCATCCTCAGAAACCAAGCCATAGTTCCTCCGGGTAGCCACTACGATTACTACGAAGAATATGCCCTACGTACCAGCAGGTTTGGTAGCACAGCTATCAACACAGGCATAGATTTCATAGTGCCACAGAACCAGTACATCAATGACCCGCAACAGATACAGGTGTTTGGTCTTCAAAACAATGATCGCGAGTATAACGGCATAATCACTCTGATACCTCACGATCCATTGATACTGGTACCGCCGATCAGCTACAGCAGCGAGAATGATCCACTGTTTCCGCTGCGCACTACTACTGTGCCGAATTACACCACCGACCTACCTACAGCTGGCTATGTGCTAATAGGAGAGACCACGTTTACGGCTGCCAATACTGCCGTGCTTAGCACGTTCTGGGAGACCCAGAACATCGCAGGTAATCCAATAGTGAATGGCGACACTGTTTGGCAGTTCATAGACAATAAGCAGACTTGGAACGTTTGGAAATTCAGCACTGCCAATGTAAACATAGTAAACACCACTCCTAGCATAGTAACAGGCCAACCCACAGTTATCAACTGCAGCGGTAACGTTGGGCTCAAGACTGGCGATCTCGTGGTTCTTGATGGCATCAGCAACGTTACTGCGCTACAGGGATCGTTCTATGTTGGTAATATCGTGGGCGACGGTCGCAGCTTCACGGTACCTGTGAACACCTTCACCGTCGGCGCAGGCGGTAACATCACTGCTTATAAGAGCACTAGATTTTCAACCACGCAGCAGCGGAACCGATATCCACCGCTGAATGGTTGGCAACCAGGTGACATCAGCTATGTTGATGTGACCGACTATGGTATCAACGGTTGGACGGTGTATCAGTATCTAAACAACAGTTGGATAGCAATACGTGCTGAAACCTATGACGTTGATGCTAGCCTCATGCTACAGGCTAAACTGTACAGCGAGAGCCAGGGCACGGTATACACCTATCCAGAATACTATGATCCAGCCAAGGGATTCATACCAAGTGAAGCTCGAAAGAATCTGGATCGCATCAGCATGTATGACCCGGCCAGCTATAACACTGGTAACGTGGACATCATTAATCTAGATCCAATGCGAGCCTGGGGTCCAGAACACATCGGTGAAACATGGTGGAATCTCAGCAGCGTTCGTTACTTAGATTATGAGATCAGCAGCAATGCCTATCGTTGGCAGAACTGGGGCAAGATAGCACCTGGAACCAGCGTGGATGTTTATGAATGGGTACAGAGTCCTGTGTCTCCAGACATGTGGGCATCCTACGTGGCCAACCAGCAGGATTTCACGCAGTTTGGCATCAACTATACTCCCACAGGCACGGTATACAACAGCAGCGATCCTGCCTATACGCAGGTCACTGCTTATAATGCCAACGGCGTGTCGCAGTCGCTGTATTATTTCTGGGTAGCTGGTGCTATAACCCTGCCGTTGCCTGCCGGACGTAGCGTGACCACCGTTCAGATCAGCAAGCTGTTGACCAATCCTAATGCCTATGGCCTACCTTGGTACGCAGCAATAGACGCACGTACCATCGTAGTCAGCGGCATTGGGCGTTATCTCAGCGGCACGGACACTGTGCTGAGCTTGCTCTACACGCATAAAACGAACCAACAGATAGATTACAAGCAGTATGATCTAGTACGAGCCAAAGATCCAGACAGCATACCAGAAGACTTCTTCTGGCTCAAGCTCAAGGACAGCCTCACTGGCAAGGATGGTCAAGACGAGAACGTTCCTGATCCCTATCTCAGCGACATCATGCGTAACGGTACTTTGATAAGGCCGCGCCAGAGTTGGTTCAAATACCGTGTCATTGCTGCTGAGACATATGTTGCCGAAGCAAATAAGCTGCTTGGTACCATACTGCTAGTGCCAGACATCAATCGCGGTAGTTGGGTCAATTACTTCTATCGGGTACAACCGCCGCCCAGTTCTGACTATAACGTGGGCACCCTAAGCAGCATGTATGCCCTGGGAGGCACCATACCATCTGGTAGCACCATAACAGTGCTGGCTGGTCCAGATACACAGAACCTATGGAAGCAGTACCAGTATCAGTTCAATGACGGCAAGTATCTCTATACCGAGTTGGCTGTTCAGGCCTATAATACGCCAAATTATTGGTATTATGTGGATTGGTATCTGCCAAACAGCGGAGTGACCAGCACAACGGTGGTCAATTATACCGTGCCAACTGATGCTGATCGCACAGCCTATCAAGGTGTCAACGGGCTATTGATCAAGGTGCTCAATCGAGGCGATGGTTATTGGGCAATCTACGAATGGATTGGCACTGCTGCCACAGGCAGCTGGGTCACTGTGGGTTATCAGAATGGCACCATACAGATCAGTACCGGAGTCTATGATGGTAGCATCAACACCATGCTGTTTGGTACCACACCGTTTGACAGCACAGGATTTGACATATTCCCGCATGTGGAATTTGGCAACATCATAGATGGTCTGCGCTACGCCATATTCAATAACCCAAATCCCGCAGTTCCCGGTGAGAGCGTTTATCTAAACCAGCTGTTCTTTGCCATGATCGATTATGTTTTGGTTGAGCAAGGTTTTGTTGATTGGCTGTTCAAGACCAGCTTCATCTATCTCAGAGGTTTCAACATACCTCTGACAACCAGCCAGTTGTATCAGCCTGATTATGGTGAGGCGCTGCTGAGCTATCTCAATGAAGTCAAGCCGTACCATGCCAAGATCAGGCAGTTCGTGAACAGTCGCTCATGGACTGACAATGCGCTGATCAGCACCACTGACTTTGACAACCCAAGCAATGCTAGCGTGACTACCAACATCGCTTACAGCAGTGCTGCATGGGAACAGAATTATCTTACCAATCCTGAGCTGATCAGGACCCTGAAGATAAAGATGCTGTTTGATAGAGTGTCGTCTGTGGCCAGAGGCTGGGACCGAACAAGTTGGTCAAGCTATGGCTGGGATGCTACCAGCGTGCCAAGCCAAGGCGCATTCCACAGGATACAAACATATTACGCTCCAACTGCTGACATGATACGCAAGGATGATCCTGCGCTGATACCAGGAGCTGATTTCCGTGGCATCATAATGGATGCTCTTGGCTTTACCTTCGCACCAGGATGGCAGCTTACACCCTGGGACAGCCCAACTGGCTGGGATGCCGGCGAGGATGCGTTCACTGCCTATCACGATATATTGGTGCAGGGCGGTATCGCACCAGAATACGACAAGTATTTTGGCACTGGTAACAGGAAGGTTTTCACCCTGAGCCGCATACCTCAGGATCCTGCACATGTGGTGGTATGGGCTGACAGCATGCTGGCGCAATACGGGGTTGATTGGGTAATACCAAATAGCGTCAGTGGCCTCCAGCTAGTGTCAGCTGGACAGGATTACCAGATCGGAGATCAGCTGTATTTGGAATTCTCACCCGTGGTTGCTCCCACGAACATAACCGTGACAGGGATAGATGACCAAGGAGGCATAACCGCATGGACCATCAACAGCAGCGGTAGTTACGATATATTCACTGGCCAGGCCATACCGGTTGCCTATCAACCCTACAGCATGGGCGCAGGATCTGGTGCTAGCTTCTCAGCTGTATGGTCTGGTAATACCTTGGTGTTTTATACTGCGCCTAGCAGCAATGCTTCACCTAATGTATTTGTGCTCTACGTTGGCACTACCTTCCTACCAGCACCAACTGGTCCATTGGACATTGTCAATGATGGCAACAACTTCATAGAGCCATATGTGCAGTCTGATCATCCCGAGGAACTATATACGACCAAGCTGCCATGGGGTATGAGGATAGACACTTATCAACAGCCAGTTGGCGGATCACCTCTGATATACATGCGAATATATCAGTTGGATGGCAAGAGAGATCATTTCCCACTGGGCATCGCACCCATGGATCAATCTGCTGTGATAGCGCAGATCGATGGCAAGATGCTGACATACGGTCTTGAAAATGACTATGTGATCAACTGGACCACTAACACCATGGTGTTCTTGGAAGCGCCAACTGGTGTTAGCCTACAGATTTTGACCATTGGTGTTGGTGGTTCAGGAACAGGCATCGTCAGTCCCAAGGTGGTATCATATGGCATCGGTTACCAGCCGGGTGATGTGGTATACCTTGCCGGCGGCGTTACGGTAAACAATGATGCTGCCAGCGTTCAGGTAACGGCTGTGCGTGCTGCTCACATAACCATAGTATCTGGCGGTGCAGGTTATGTGCTGGGAGACGTCTTGGTGTTGCAGCCAGACAGCGACACCAGCGCTATATCATCGCTGGAGCTCACAGTGACCAACGTGATAACTTCTACAGGTACCATAATATCGGCATCCATCACTCAGTCTGGTGCGTACAAGTATCTGCCAGCAGACACAGTGTTCCTCACCAATGGAAAAGGAACTGGAGCTGAGATCACAGTAGATTGGGGAGTGCGGAGCGTGATCGCTGCTTCTCAGGGTACCTATAGCCTCAAGCCAGATCAACCTATCGCACAATCCACCAGCTCTGGTTATGGCCTTGGTGCCACATTTGATGTGCTTTGGAGCGCAGTCAAGTCTACCAACACATACACTGCCTCAGGTACACAAAATCAATTTGTCATAGATGTTGCTCCCATCAACAACGATGCCAACCTTCTGTTGGTAACCAGCAATGGTCAGGTACTCAATGCCAGCAACAGTGACATCACAGTCAATGGCAAGATAGTGACCATCACACCAACACCCACGGCAGGATCTACGGTGAGCATAACCGTGTTCAGCACTGCAAACTACAGCGTGGTGAACGATCAAGAGATAGTGATACAATATCAAATCTACAGCTATGCGTTGAATGAACCACCAGCCAGCACCCTGCCACCCTATCTCAGCACCACCGTAGCCTACGATGGTTATTATCTGCGAGGTCCGCAGATGGATGTCTACAGTGCCAGTGGCTATAACAACAGCTTCCCGGTTAGCTTTGTGCCTCCTGATCCTGCCAATCTGTTGGTATACGTACAGGATTATCTACAGACCTACAATGTTGACTACGTGATCTCTGGCAACAATGTGCTGTTTAATAACATACCTATAGCCAACGAAGTGATAGCTATGGTGGTGGTTGATCCGCTCTACGGATACAATTACCTCATAGGGAACCAAAGGATAGATTTGGTTTATGACCCACCTGTGAGTTGGAACCAAGGCTATTGGGACAACTATTTTGGATGGGATAGTGAGTATCAGAATCCCACTGCAGGCAGCATCGTCAAGGTAATCACCTACAGCGAAGATGTCAGTTATCAGTTCAGGACACAGACTGAGCATGGTCCTTGCTATCCAAATGTTCCGGGTAACACACCTGGTACCTATGTGCTGATAACTCCGCCATATGACGACAGCACTCTCATGGTATGGCTCTATGATATCATGCAGACTCTGTTGTATGACTATTCCGTGATTACCGTAGATGCCATCCCAGGCTGGGGCATCACTCCGTGGCAGACCTATGGTTGGCAAACAGAATACCGTGGTGACAAAGCTGTGGTGTTTGCTCCTGGCAAGGCTGTGCTGCCTGGTGATGCTATCAGCATGCAATACATGACCGCTCTGCCTGAACGTTTGCCAATAGCCTGGCGCACCATAACTACCGGTGATCAGACTACCAGCACAGTGATCAGCGATGCCAACAAGACCATATTGCTATCCACTGTATACTCTTACAGCACCAGCATTGAAGTCTTGGATGCCAGCGTGCTTGACCAACCCACTGACACTCAGCCTGGAACCATCTGGATAGGAGATGAGAGGATCAACTACTGGATGGTAGAACCTGCACCAGTTACGGCCGCATCAAACCGTGCGTTCTTGACACAGCTGATACGCGGCACCTATAACACTCCTAGTGGCAATGTCTCAGTGGGATATGACACCATATTCTATGATGGCAACGGCACGCAGACTTATTTCCCCACAGCTAGTGGCACCCTACCTCCCGGAGGCAACGTGGCAGTGTTCGTGGGCAACCAGATACAGGTCGACTCTGCCATCAACTCCAATGTTGGTACATATATCATAGCAGAGAATCCTCAGGGCCAGCGCCCCGGTACCTATGTGGTCTTTGCTAAGCCACCTGCGGTAGGATGGAGGAACGTGCGACTGAGCAGTCCTCGATCAGAGGTACCTGTGACCAGCCAGATCAGCCATGTGCAGGGCAGCACGGTTTTAGCTGCTGGCGCCGCAGAGACCATACCTGGTGGTTATCAATGGATAGCTGCTCCTAACGGGCTGCAGTATGCCTCCTCAAGCCTAGCTAGATTCCTCTTAGAACACAGCGGAACACGCACATAAATAACACCATGACTGATGAAAACACACGCGATAAACAACAAGAAATCACACAGCCAGACGAGGATGGAACCGTGATGGTATATGGTTTCCTTCAGATTAAAGATGCCAAGACTGGTGAAGTCTTGATAAGCACGAGGTCGTAACGCATGCCGATGATTGACCGCAGCGATCAATGGATCCAAGGACACATAGTAATACGCGATTACGTGACCGGGGAAGTTTTAGTCGATAAGTCTAATGCTATCAACTACGAGAACTTTTCCATCAGTCTAGCACGCACGATCGCTAACAGGCCAGACAGCTGGATACAGGAAATGGTGTTTGGTAATGGCGCTGCTCAGGTCAGCGAGATAGGAACCATAACCTACCTGCCACCTAACGTGTTGGGGCAGACCGCGGAATTGTATAATCAGACTTATTATCAAGTGGTTGACGATCAGAGCCCGTTGGATCTGAATCCCACACAGAACTACATCAGCACTGCGCACATAGACGGAACCTACTACACAGACGTGATAGTTACCTGCCTCTTGGATCTGGGTCAACCTGCTGGACAAGAAGCATTTGACACTGCTACAAACATCGGTGGCACCTATGTTTTCAATGAACTTGGCCTAAAAGCTTACAGCGCCAACGGTCCAAACACTGGACGATTGCTAACACATGTGGTATTCAGTCCAGTGCAAAAGAGTTTGAATAGGCAGATCCAGATAGTATATACTATAAGGATACAGACGGTATGATCTACGGTGCTAAATATGCTTACAATCATGGCAGGTGAACGAAATGTCAGAGAACATTTATCAATTTAATGGTACGCTGTTGGTCAGCGTGCCGGATGGTGCGCTGAACACAAGCGCTGCACCAATCGCATTCCCGGGTAGAGGATACACTAGCTATGGTGCGCCAGTGCTGCAGAATACCCTGTGGACCATGCAGAACTTTGCTGGCACGGTAGCTCCAACTCCGCTGCTCCAGGGCGTGGAATGGTACAACAGCAACACCAACGAGCTGCAGGTATACACTGGCAGCACATGGTCAGTGCTGTTCAAGGACAATCAAGATAACATGCCAGCTGCCAATAACTCATACGATCTCGGATCAAGCAGCAAGAAGTTTGCTGCTGTATACGCAACCACTTTCAACGGCACTGCCACGCAGGCACTGTATGCTGACGTGGCAGAGCGCTACGCAGCTGATGCTGTGTTGGAAGTAGGTGATGTTGTTAGGCTTGGAGGAGAAGCTGAGATAACCCTGACCACAGTTGACTGTGATACCAACGTGTTTGGTGTCATATCAGACAAGCCAGCCTACAAGATGAACAGCGACGCTGGTACAGATAAGACACATCCATATGTGGCACTGCTGGGACGTACTCCCTGCAAGGTAGTAGGGCGCACAGCCAAAGGTGATCGCTTGGTAGCCAGCAGCATCCCAGGTGTGGCACGCGCAGCAGATGGTGGTGAGGATCCTCACAGCATCGTTGGACGTGCGCTAGCAGCCAAAGAAACCGAAGAAGTTGGTTTGGTAGAGATAGTAATAGGACGAAGCTGATATGACCTATGTCGCTGGTGGACTGATACAAGCAGCTGATTTTGACGGCTTCTCTGGACCTTTACCGCCCTCACAGGCCTATACCAGCCCATCAGCAGCAGCTGATCACATGGCAGCGCTGATTGGCGTAGGCTATGGCGACAGAGGTTATGGTCAGACCAGCACCACTCTGCCAGCTGTGACAGCGGGACAGATAATCTCGGCTGCGACATGGAATAATCTCTTGAACACCATGGGAACCAGCAACACTCATCAAGGCAGTGGCTTAACCCTGCAGCCAACCGTTGCTACAGGCGGTAGGATCATCGCACAGGATGGTAACAATGGCACTGTTAGCATAAGCTCTCTGATCAACACTCTGGACAGCAACAGGCTCAATGCCAATGTAACCGAAATGACGGTCAGCAGCGTGCTGATCAGCAGCACTAGCACACCATGGGGCGGCGTGATAAATCACGTTTTCACGGTTAATTTTGGCACCGAGGATGCGGCTAGGTACTTCTTCAACAGCGGCGGACAGATAAGGTTAAGTGGCGCAAACGTTGGCGGCACCACCCCGGATGCGGCTAGCTGGGCATCACTGCTGAGCCAGATGGGAACCATCAAGTTTGGAGCTACTACCACTACCTACACCGGGTCTGGTGGTACTGTGGCCAGCATAGGTTACTATGGAATGACTGGCAGCAACCAACAGCTGTTCATACACTATGGATCTGGCACGCACTATGCTGGTAATTATTATGCCATACAGGCCTATCGCAGCAGCTACACGGGAGCCAATGGCGGCAATGGCAGCCTTTTAACCTTCACTGCTACCTTCAACAACACATCGGGCTATTATTATCATGGTAGCACGGTCAATGGTACTACCACTAGCTACGTAGACCAATACAAGGCCACTGGTGTGCTGAGCATCCAGAATCCAAACTTCACGACCACAACACCCCTCTGATATCTTGACACTGTGAGCATTTGCAGCCACAATCGCTAGATAAGCGATTGGAGATCAGCATGGATGAAAGACTAGAGAAAGCCCTGGAATTCAGCAGGTATCGTATCAGCCTTTTCAATCGCAAAGAAGACCTCAAACTGAGGCTCAAGAACATGCTGCTTCATGCCACAGACGGTGGTATCTTCACCATTGATCAACAGCTCATCACCTTCGTAGAGATGTTGGTCAGCAAGGGTAGGATGCAGGCTGTGCTGCTTGATGACAACGGTAATCCGATTGAAATCGCTGATCTAGCTCAGTTTGCTGACGACATAATTGGCAAGTATTTTGAATCGACCAATCTCTATTATGCGGAATATGCCAAGCTTCGCAGTGCCCGCACGGTAAAGAGCATATACGAGTTCGTTGATGACTGATTATCCCAGAGAATTTAGGCTGGATCGCGGTTTCGTGATGTTTGCCTACAACAACTCCAACATAGACTACGCATCGCTGGCATTGGTAAATGCTCTGCTGATCAAGAAAAACCTCAAGACCAATGCCGTGGCCCTGATAGCAGATCACAATGCTGTGTATCACCTGGAGTCGCTATACAACACTGAAGTCATCAGCAGGGCTTTTGATCGCATCATCATTGACGAGCCCACGGACATCAATGTTGGCAAGCGCAGGTTCCATGATACTAGGTACACAGCGTTTACCGACGGCTATCGCAACACCAATCGCGCCAGTGTCTATGATTTAAGCCCTTTTGAAGAGACCATGCTGATAGACAGTGACTATCTCATGCTTGACTCTAGCTTTGACATGGTCTGGGGCAGTGTCGAGGGCATGATGTGCAATAGGCACACCAGAGACTTGGACCACGGTGTAGACAAGTTTGGCTTTGACAATCGCTTCAACGATATGAGCATACCGCTCTATTGGGCTACAGCAGTCTATTTCCGCAAGACTGACAGGAGCAGGTTGATATTTGAGCTTATGAACTTCATCAAGGAGAACTATGCCTATTATCAGTATCTCTATAGGTTCAATCACAGCGGCTACTTCCGCAATGACTATGCTCTGAGCATGGCACTGCACATGACCAACAATCTCATTGAGCATGACAACATATCAGCACTGCCAGTTGACCACATCATGTTCAGCATGGAAAACGATGAGATGCACGGTTTCAAGGATGGATGTTGCTTGATGACCAGTGAGCCCACGCAGGGTGATTTCCGTATCCATAACGTTGACTACAACGTGCATGTGATGAACAAACGTGCTATACTGCGACTCAAGGATGACTTCATTGCCTACGCTCTCAGCTGACATCAACCATAGACCTCGCGGTTTCTTTACCTTCGCGCAGAACAACGAACGCACGGATTATCTGCGCATGGCCTATGCACTAGCCCTGAGCCTCAAGGTGTCGCAGCAGAGTGTGCCCTATCTCACTGTTGGCATAACGCCTGGCATGACAGTTCCAGATCAATATGCTTGGGCCTTTGACAATATCATAGAGATTCCTTGGGGAGACCATGCGGCAGACAGCAGCTGGAAGCTGGAGAACGAGTGGAAGTCCATATACATGACGCCCTATGAAGAGACTATCAAGCTGGACTGTGACATGCTGTTTTTCACAGATCTCGGTAGGATCTGGGATCAGCTGAGCCAAAGAGATTTCGTGATATGTAACCAAGTGTTGAACTACAAGTCAGACGTAATAACCAGCGACGTCTATCGCAAGGTATTCACAGACAACCAGCTACCAAATGTCTACACGGCATTCATGTATTTCAAGAAGACCACAGAGACACATGAGATATTTGACTTAGCTAAGTTCGTTTTCAGGAACTGGGAAACCATGTTCCTGGAGACCATGAAACCAGAAAATCGGCCTAACTATGTCAGCACTGACGTGGTTTTTGCTCTGGTGCTCAAGCTGTTGGACCTGGACCAACACTGCTATACAGCACGAGCAATACCTACCTTCACGCACATGAAGAGCCAACTGCAGGGATGGGGCACAGGTATCACAGAAGACTGGACCAAGCACATGCCAGTGTTTTTCAATCCTAGATTGGAATGCAAGATAGGAAATCATCTGCAGTTCCATCCACTGCACTACCATATCAAGGGATTCGTAACCGACGAGATATTGGAATATTATGAGCGAGCAGCAGGAAGATAAACAGGCCTGGGTTTGGTATGACAGGGTTACCCTGCAGCTGAAGCATGTGAGCTTCAATCTGAATGGTCACCAAGGCAATGATCTGGAAAAGATGCCGATGCACTATGACAGCGCATTGGACATCGCCAACGGCAAGAGCAGGCTTTTTGAATACGAGCTGGTTGATGCGCAGGGAGAGCTAACTGTGCGTTACAAGAGGCACAAGATTCCTTTCAAGAAGTTCTGGCAACTGGTTGATCTCAATATAGAGAACAAGTTTGATGGATATTTCAACGACGCTGAATCTGCTCGCAGTCCAGTGCAGATATCAGATCTTTCTCCTGCTGGCTTTACCGTTGGTGTGCGTGATATGGTACGCAACATAGTGTTCTATATCACCATGAAGAACGATCCAAACTATCTCATCAAAAAGATCGATCTCTATCCACTTGCCGAGGATGCTGCTAGCACCACTGGTATCTTCGTGCCAGTTGATCTTGATGAGCCGTATAGCATATATGTGAAGTATGACGAAGTGAGGTACGATGCTACATGAGATGAACGAATTCGACTTTGTGTTCCTAAGCTATGATGAACCCAATGCCGAGATTCTCTATGCTGAGTTGGTGAACAAGGTACCGTGGGCCAAGCGAGTTCATGGTGTGCGCGGTTTTGACTCAGCACACAGGGCCTGTGCTGACATAGCTGATACTGATTTCTTCGTGACTGTGGACGGCGATAATCGCGTGCATGACAGCTTCCTCAACACCAAGATAGAGATAAACAATGGGCAAGAAGACCATGCATGGACATGGGCAGGTCGCAATCACGTTAATGGTTTGGTCTATGGCAATGGTGGACTGAAGCTGTGGAGCAAACAGTTTGTGCGCAGCATGAACAGCCACGAGAACAGCAACAGTGATGCTGGCAAGGTTGACTTCTGTTGGAACATGAGATACCACGAAGTGTTTGGCACACACAGCACCAGCATGATCAATGCCAGCCCCTATCAGGCCTGGCGAGCTGGTTATCGCGAAGGCGTGAAGATGAGCCTAGAGACTGGACGCAAGGTTCCATATCAGGATTTTAGCAGGAAGATCTGGATCTATAATCTCCACAAGCTGCTGATCTGGTGCAGTGTTGGAGCTGACGTGGAGAACGGCATATGGAGCATGCTGGGTGCTAGGCAGGGCGCACACGACTGCAATCTCACAGATGACGATCACACCAAGATCAGTGACTATGGTTGGTTTGAAGAGAAATGGCACAGCACCAAGGACTGTGATCCGCAAGCACAGTGCCTCATGCTAGGGCAGCTGCTGAGGCAGAAACTTGGCATAGAGATAGCTGACTTAGATGCTGATCAAAGCAGATTCCACAAGCGCATATACATAAATCCACCCAGGCCCATGGTCAGCTATGAGCAGATCAAACATCTATCGGCAGTCTGATGTTTGACATCTTTTTCGTGAGCCGACATCCCAGCGATCGTTCACTTCACTCTGAGTTCTGCAGGCGTTTTCCGGCTGCTATGCTGCTGCGAGGTCAGGACAACGTCTGTGATGTGATCAACTCTGCGAGGACTCGCAGCCTAACCAGCATGTATTGGTTGGTAACTGATGATGCGATTCTGCCAGATGAAATGGATCTAACTTGGAAACCAGAAACCTGGGACAGCCACTATCCGCACCATTGGCCAACAGCAGACCAACTTGACGAGTCTGGTAAAGAATTCTCTGGGGCCTATCTCATGCCAAGGTCTTATAGACCAACCGCTGAAGAGCTATCATCTGGCATACTGCGCGAAGTCAAACATATGACAGGTCATCTGACAGTCAGACCCTATGACATTGTCTTAGCCAGCCGGCATAGCAAGAACTATCAGGCATTTGAGGATTTTGCTCTGCGATATCCCAAAGCCAACTATCTGCCAGACCAGACCAGCATTGAATCAGCAGTGGCTGAAAGCAAGGAGATCTGCCGTACACGCATGTATTGGTTGATCACCGATGATGTGTTCCTACCTGATGAGCTTGATCTCAGCTGGAGACCTCCGGTCTGGGATCGGATCTATACACATGTTTGGCCAACGCAGCCTACTTCGGATCCGCAATCATGCGGGTCGTCTGGTGTTTACCTCATTCCATGCAGCGTTGAACGAGATTTCCTCGATCAGTGCAAGCATGTACCAGCTCCGAGCTGTTCAGTGATACCCTATGATCGCATCATGAGCCTCAGCACCACATCTGATCCCTGTGACAAGGTAGTGCATAACAACGATCTTTTTGATGCATGCGTACAAGCCAAGGAGCTAGCTGTCACGGAGATGCATTGGCTGGCGCTGGGAGACATAAACATATTGCCAGATTTTGATCTCAGCTGGAGACCAGCAGAATGGGACCGTGACTATGTTCACATATGGCCAACCATAGGTCTGGACGGTCAGATAACCTATGAACAGGAAGGTATCTATCTCATACCAGGTGATCACACGCCTCGAGCTTCTAGGTCTGGAAGCTATCTAGGTCGCAGCAAGACCATGGATCAGCCTGCTGCTATACAGCTGCCATTTGACATATTCTTCATCAGCTACGACGAAAGCTATGCTGAAGAAAACTGGCAGGATCTGGTTGAGCGATATCCTAGGGCCAAGAGGGTCCATGGAATCAAGGGTATACACAACGCACATCGATGCTGCGCCGGTCAGTCGCGTACCAGCATGTTCTATACCGTTGATGCAGACACGGTGTGCAGTTCCGGCTGGGATTTCAGCTATCGTCCTCCAAGGCACGACAGGGATTATCTACATGTTTGGTACAGTGAGAATCCCGTGAATGGTCTCTGCTATGGCTGGGGCAGCATCAAGCTGTGGCCCAAGATGGCAGTGCTGGAGTTTGATCAAAACTGGTTGGATTTCACTACTACAGTGGGCAACATCAAGGTAATACCAGAGACCGTAGCCGAGACCAGATATAACAGGGATCAGCTCACTACTTGGCGCAGCGCCTTCCGTGAGAGCGTGAAGCTATGCCAGAACGTGGCCATGGGTGAAACTGGAGAAAGCCTGGATAGGCTGCTGGTATGGCTGAACGCTGACAGTGCCGCAGACTGGTCTGATGACAGCAGGCAGGGTGCTGCCGATGGCCTGAGATTCTATCAGGAGTCGCAGGACTCGTCTGACACACCTCTGACACTGATCAATGATTTTGATTGGCTCGCAGATAGATTCAATAATCGCATTAGAGACCTGGACGACTTTGATCGAGATGATCTGCTGGACCTGCTGGGAACGGATTGAGATGTATGACATAGTTTTTATCAGCTACGAAGAATCAAATGCTGCTGCTAATTGGCAGCTGCTCAAGGACAGATTTCCTGCTGCCAAGAGGTTGCATGGCATCACAGGGCTTCATCAAGCACACATCACGGCTGCTAACATGGCCCAGACTGACATGTTTTATGTGGTAGATGGTGATGCTGTGATTGAACCCGACTTTGTTTTTGACCACGTGGTTCCGGAACATCAACTGGATCATGTGCATGTGTTCCGTGCTAGGAATCCAATCAATGACCTAGTCTACGGCTACGGTGCTGTAAAGCTACTGCCAGTGGCCGAGGTCAAGCGATTGGTGGAGAGAGACTTCAAACCGGACATGACCAGCAGCATCAATCGCAAGTACAAGATCATACATCAGCTATCAAATGTCACAGCGTTTAACACTGATCCCTACAACACTTGGCGCAGCGCTTTCAGAGAATGTGCCAAGCTGGCCAGCGGCGTCATAGATGGGCAGGTTAACATCGAGACAGAGCAGAGACTAGAGATTTGGTGCACCAAAGGCAGTGGCAGGGACTATGGCTATTGGTGTCTGCTTGGTGCGCAGGCCGGCAGGCAGTTTGGCCTGGACAGCCGAGGCACTGATCAGCTGATGAAGATCAACGATTGGACATGGCTTCGCCAGAGATACGAGGAGAGCGGACTGAAATGAGCGAGTATTGGCCCAGAGATATAGATGCTTTCTACATCAGCTATGACGAACCAAACTGCGAAGACAACTGGGCCAGGGTGCTGGACATGCTACCTCAAGCCAAGCGCACGCACGGAGTCAAGGGATTTGATGCTGCACACAAGGCCTGTGCCGAGGCCAGCCAGACAGAGAGATTCCTCACCATTGATGGTGATAACTGGCTGTTGGCTGACGGATTAGACACAAAGCTAGACGACACTGGAATGGAAGACGTGGTCTTCAGCTTCAAGAGCAGGAATGCGGTCAATGGTCTTGAATATGGTAACGGAGGTCTAAAATGCTGGCGCAGAGATGTGTTGCTGGCTAGCAACACACATGAGAGCAGCGACAACACAGACTTCTGCTGGGATCTGCGCTACTATCAAGTTGATGTGTTGAGCAGCATTGGCGTTAACAACGCCACGCCTTACCAGGCTTGGCGAGCCGGTTATCGCGAAGGCGTGAAGATGAGCTATGTGAATGGCAAACCCATGTCTGATCCAATCGCCGATCGCAAGCTGATAGCTCACAGTAACCATAGCAAGCTGCAGATATGGATGACCTTGGGCAGGGACGTGACCAACGGAGCATGGGCCATGCTGGGAGCAAGGCAAGGCTTCTGCGATCTCTATAGCGGTACCATAGGCAACACTGTGATCAATGACTATGATTGGTTCGCAGAGAAATGGAAGAAGATCCAACACCTCAACACAGATGCTGCGCTATCTCAGCATGCTCGCAGACTTCGAGACGAGTTTGATTTTTTCGTTCCGGAACTTGATCAACTGACCAGCCAGTGGTTCAAGAAAACCTATGTGCATCCGCAGCGACGAGGTCTGATGCTATGATCAAGTCTCCTCCTAGGAGATTGATACGATCGCTGCTGGGACACCTAGACCAGGAGGGTCTGTCTCTGCCTCTGTTGCGGTTCATGCTAGGCAACTTTGACAGCTATGATGATCACTTGGTCATGCTCAAGCAGGTCATGGCAGTGTCGCAGCTGGATACTGAGCTGGTTGGCAAAGATGCATGGAGCGAAGGTCAGCTGCTGAGCAAGCATTGGCTGTGCGAACAGCTATCAAACCTGGACAAGAACCTCGGAGAGATATGGATAGCCTGTGGATGGATAGGATCTCTGGCTTTGATGATCGACTGTTATAGACCACATCTGCGTTTCAAGAGCCTGCGCAGCTTTGATATTGACAGTCGCTGCGCTGATCTAGCTGACGCGCTTAACAAGCGCATGCTGCTGGATGATTGGCGTTTCAAGGCCAGCACTGCTGACGTGAACGATCTCACCTACGATGACCACCTGTGGCTCACCAGCAGGTCACAGAATAGGACTGAGCGCATGGTTGGAACCGCAGACACCGTGATCAATACCAGCTGTGAACATCTAGCTGATTTTGACTTTTGGTTTGGTCGCATACCAACCGGAAAGCTCGTGGTGCTTCAATGTAGCAATCACGACAGCTATGCCGGACATGTCAATCACATGGACAGCATGACTGAGCTGGCCATGAGAGCTCGATGCCGCCGCATCATGTACAAGGGCACGCTGGACTGCGGGCCCTACCAGCGCCACATGTTGATAGGAGTGAAATGAACATGCGATTGAACGACAAGGAACTGCTGGTCAAGATCAAGAACGATAACCGTTTGCTTGAATTTAGGCATCTACTGACAGCTGAGGACCGAGCAACATTTGCAGACGTGTACAAGTGGTCGCCTGCTCTCATCGGCATATTAGCCAGTGACCATAGCTTCTTCGCACTGCTCAACAGGTTAAATCCAAACGATCGCAAAGCGATTGGGTTAGTCTGCGTTTGGTCTCCAGAGTTGATAGGAATATTGGCCAGCGACCAGAGCGGAATCTTTGCGCTGCTGAAAAGGTTAGATCAGACCGATCGCAAAGCGGTTGGGTCAGTCTGTGCTTGGTCTCCGGAGTTGATAGGAATATTAGCCAGCGATTACAGCATCTTTGTGCTGCTTAACAAGCTAGATCAGACCGATCGCAGAGCTCTAGCGTCAGTCTGTGATTGGTCTTCCGCACTAATTGGTATCATGACCAAGAACGAACATGCACCGCTATCTTGGTTGAATAAGCTCAGCCGAAGCGAACTTGATGGTTGCCGAGATGTCTGGAACTGGCCCATTTATATTCTAGACAGGCTCTATGTTGAACCTCAGCACATCTTGCCCTTCTATTACATGTGGGACCTAGTTGCTGATCATGCCGAGTTCATCAAGAACTATTTCCAAATAAACGATAACCAACTATATGACAAAAACCACATGATAGATGCTTGGTCGCGAGGACAGGTCAACAGCAAGGCTTGGCTATGCGCCACGGCTGCTATACTTGGCATCAAACTTGGCAAAACCTGGGTACTCTGCGGATGGCTAGGAACGTTGAGCTATTTTATGTTGGTACGTAGGCAACAGCTGGGAATCACACACATACGTAGCTTTGACATAAACCCCGATTGCTGCCAACTAGCTGATATACTAAACAAGAATTTTGTCAAGGATGGGTGGAAGTTCAAAGCCACAACACTTGATGTCAACAGTCTGTCATATGACAATTTTTGTTATCAGACAGTGAAGCACGACGGTACCTTGATAAATGCTCTCGGATCAGCTGATACCATCATTAACACCAGCTGCGATCACATGGGAGAAGATAAGACCTGGTGGGATCGCATACCAAATGGTAAGTTGGTAATACTACAGAACAATGATTGGCATGAGAATGACCAACACAACAATAGCGTGAAGGATTTAAGTGAGTTCAAGAGACATTATCCAATGAGCGAATTGCTTTATGAAGGGGAACTAGACTGTATATTGTATACGAGATTCATGCTCATAGGACGCAAATGATCACAGACCTAACTCTGCTATCAACAAGACAGCTGCAGACCGAAGCAGCTCGTGCCCTGTCAGCTGGTGATGGTTTTGGGAATCATGACTTGGTGAGATTCAACAAGGCAGCACATCATGACAGCCATGCTTGGTATCGCGCGGTGATAGAATGGTACGTGAGCGTTCACGGTGATCTGCCCAGCAGGGTTGGTCCAGGCATGACAGTGAAGCTGCTGGTGGAGGATGAACATGATCTATGATTACTCTGAGATTACTAGCGTGCACCTCGAACTTACCAGCAAGTGCAATGCCAGCTGTCCCATGTGCGCACGCAACAAGTTTGGCGGGCCAGAGAATGAGTTCCTGCCTCAAGCAGAACTGAGCCTGACTGATATACAGCGCATCATGCCCGAGGCATTCGTGAGGCAGCTGAGCAGGCTCTACATGTGCGGCAACTATGGAGATCCCATCGTGGCCAATGACATGCTGGAAGTCTATCAGTGGCTGCGCAAGGTCAATCCCAGCATCAAGCTGGGACTGCACACCAATGGTGGTGCCAGGACTCCCACATGGTGGAGCAATCTGGGCATTGTGCTCAGTGCCAAGGGCGATTACGTGAAGTTTGGCATAGATGGCTTGGAGGATACCAACCACATCTATAGGCGCGGTACCAACTGGTCCAAGATCATGGACAATGCCAAGGCCTTCATAGCTGCAGGCGGTATTGCCCAGTGGGAATACATCGTGTTCAAGCACAACGAACATCAGGTGGATGAAGCCCGTGCGCTGAGCGAGCAGCTGGGCTTCGCACAGTTCCGCACCAAGAAGACAGGTCGCTTCTTCAGCAACACTAGGTTACAAGGCAAGGACAGCCAAGAGGTATGGAACCGCAATGGCATGGTGGAGTATCTCTTGGAGAAACCAACCAACGAGCTCTATCACAATGACAGCTTGATCAAGGAACAGAGCCTGGTGGACCGCTTTGGCAGCATGCAGGCCTACGTGGATCAAACCTGCGTGAAGTGCAAGGTTGGCGAGGAAAAGAGCCTGTACATCTCAGCAGAAGGTCTGGCATTTCCTTGCTGTTGGACGGCTAACCAGCTGTATGTTTGGTATTGGCCCCACAAGCAGAGCGAGATGTGGACGCTGCTGGATCATGACACTCACAACGTGAACGCCCTGGAAAACACACTAGAATCTATAATAAATGGTCCATATTTCAATAAGATAGCTGATAGCTGGTCAAAACCCAGCATCAGTGATGGCAAGCTGAGAGTATGTGCCAAAACCTGCGGAACTGGGTTCGATCAGTTCGCTAGCCAATTCACGGAAGCTGTAAATAGATCATGACCAACCAATTACCAAGTGACACTTTCTGCGCTCTACCCTGGGTGCATCTCAGCAGCCGACCAGATGGAACCATGCGCGTCTGCTGCACAGCCAACGCCAGCAGCGTGCAGGATCCAGACAGCACCAAGAAGCTGAGCGGTGGACAGATAGGCGTGCTGCGCACTGCTGATGGCACTCCTGCTAACCTCAACAACACCACGCTGATGGACGCATGGAACAATGATTACATGCGCAACGTGCGCAAGATGATGCTCAGGGGCGAACAGCCTCCCAGCTGTGTGAAATGCTACAAGGAAGAATCTTCTGGTGTGCAGAGCAAGCGCAACTGGGAGACTCGCTACTGGGTTGAGCAGCTGGGATTGGATGACATCATAGGTGATACCACCGAGGATGGCGAAGTCAGCCCGAGAATACGCTATCTTGATCTGCGCCTGGGCAGCAAGTGCCAGCTGGCCTGCGTGATGTGTAGCCCGCATGACAGCAGCGGTTGGATCAAGGAATGGACAGAAATCTATCCACAGATAACCAATGACCGACTCAAGCAGAGCTGGGGCTGGGCTGACAAAGGCAAGCAGCACGGCGCTAGCTACAACTGGCATCTCAACAATCCTGTTTTCTGGGATCAGCTCTACGATCAGATACCTCACATGAAGCAGCTGTATTTCGCAGGCGGTGAGAGCACCATCATCGAAGAACACTACACGCTGCTGGAGGAGGTCATACGCCGCGGCTATGCCCCGCAGATAGAGCTTAGGTACAACAGCAATGCAGTTGAGCTGCCACAGCGTCTGTTCGACTGCTGGAGCCAGTTCCGAGAAGTCAAGTTCCACTTCAGCGTGGACTGCATAGGTGCCAAGAATGAATATATTCGCTATCCCAGCAACTGGGATAACATGGTCACTCACATGCATCTGTTGGATCAGACTCCCAACATCATAGTGACCACTGCTGTCACGGTAATGGCACTCAACATCTATTACCTGCCAGACGTGATCAAGTGGAAGCTCACGCAAGGGTTCGTGAAGTTCAACGAATGGCCCAGCGGCGGTGGCATGATCAACTGGCATCTAGCCTATTGGCCTCCTCAGCTCAACGTCAAGGTGCTGCCCAAGTGGGCCAAACAGATGGTGCGAGCCAAGTTTGAAGAGCTGTTCGTTTGGTTGGAAGATAATTGGCAGCTGTGCACCGGACTGCCAGAAGGCATGGACAAACACACCGTGCTGAACACTGGATACGGTATAAAGAGATTACGCAGCCTATTGGATTTCATGGACAAGGAAGATTGGAGCGAGCGCATGCCTGAGCTCAGGGAATGGATACGAGTCCTTGACAAGACACGCGGATTGGATTTCAAAGCCACTTTCCCTGAGATGAGTGGGCTCTTAGATTGAGGTAAACGATCATGCAATTTGGACTGCCTGGAACCATAAATAGTAGCGTAAGTTCACATGGGATCACTGTAATGGCAAGTTCCCCCAAGAAGCCAGTTGATAAAGCCGCTGATGCGGTCTGGGAAGACATATTCAACAATCTTACCATTGAGAACGAACCTCCCACTAGATACATCAAGAGCGTGATCATACAGACCAAAGACGGGTCAGTGCTCAAGGTAAGTGGTCGAAGCTTTGCTGAGATCATAGAGCAAGAACGCCATCTCTCTCCTGGACAGAGCGAGATATACAGCTGCAGGATGACCATCAATTTTCCCAAGCTGCGTGCGGATGTGGAAACATGGTGCGGTGATCTGTTTACCGAGTTAAACACATCTGACAGCTACAAGGTGACGGTTAAATCCAAGCGCAAAGCTGCCAAGAAGACAAAGCATGATTGACTAGTTTCTACGGATTAGTCATACTATATCATGACAGTCAAGCTCATAGCCATATCACAACCGACCATTGACGAATGCACCACAGCTGAAGAGCTGGTGGCATACTGTGCCAGGGTCTCAAACCCAGCCAACCAAGACAACCATGGTACCAGCGCCAAGCTGATACGATACCTCATAAAAAACGCACATTGGTCTCCCTTGGAGATGGTACACATGACCATGGAGATCAACACCACACGTGACATAGCAAGGCAGATACTGCGACATCGCAGCTTCAGCTTCCAGGAGTTCAGCCAGCGCTATGCCGACCCTACCAAGAGCCTGGGTTTCGTAACCAGAGAAGCACGCCTGCAGGATGCCAAGAACCGGCAAAACAGCATCGAAGTTGACGATGCTGAACTGGCTGATCTGTGGACTGGCATGCAGGAGTTAGCCATAGAAAATGCGCAGAGGCAGTATACCAAAGCAATCAACATGGGTATTGCCAAGGAACAGGCCCGTGCGCTGCTGCCAGAAGGTCTAACAGAGAGCCGTATCTATATGGCAGGCAGCCTCCGCAGCTGGGTACACTACTGTGATCTGCGCCGTGCTAACGGTACCCAGAAAGAACATCGCGAGATAGCAGAAGCCTGCTGGAGCATCGTGGTTGATCAATTCCCCATGCTAGGACAAGGAGATTGACATGAAGATATTGATAATGGGTTTGCCTGGTAGCGGTAAGACAACCTTGGCCAGGGCTCTGGCACCGAGGCTAAAGGCCGTGCATTGGAACGCAGATGCCGTGCGAGGCAACCTCAATGCTCATCTGGGTTTCAGTGAGGATGATCGCATCGAACAAGCACGCAGGATGGGATGGTTATGCGATCAGGTAACCGCAGCTGGACAGGTAGCTGTGGCAGACTTCGTGTGTCCTACACCAGCTACTCGAGCAGCTTTTGGCAGAGCCGACTGCACCATCTGGCTTGACACCATCAAAGAAGGCCGCTTTGCTGACACAAACAAGTTATTCGTAGCACCCGAGGTGACCGGGGGCGACTATCGCGTGGACACTCAGGACTGCGAGTTCTGGAGCAAGATGATATTTGAAGATCTGGATTATCGACTGCGCCCAAGCTGGGGCAAGGCTTTCATGCTGGGACTGAGAAACACGCTATGAAGATTGGACTTAGCTTCAGCCGTTGCCTGCGAGATATAGTGGATGGTAAGGTCAACATGGATGATGTGCTGGTAATAATCGCGCGCACAGATTTTGATCCAACCAACGACGAAGAGTGGAACAACATCTGGAACGGATACTATCATGGAACCGGACTGTCACATCCAGAATGGCAGGATTATCCGCATGATGCTGAGGCACTGTTTAGGAACGTAGCCACGCAGCTTTGGCAGGATGGCAAGCTGCACCAACCTCGACGGTTCGGAGCTCGAGTGCTGCGCAGACCTGAGATATGGCTTGAAACTGTGCTGCTGGATGATGATCTGGATAACAAGCCCTTGGCCAAAGAGGCCTGGGAGGGATTCAAGATGGCAGCAGCTCTCACAGGCTGCAAAATTGACAGGGAATATCACTGATGACCAAGAAATGGGAAAACAACAAGCCAACTGTGCAGATGTTGGGCCGCTGGCAGCCATGGCACGATGGACACTTCGCTCTGTTCGAACGAGCAGTGGCCAAGACCGGACAGGTTGCTATCATGGTCAGAGACACAGGTGGTACAGACGAGAAGAATCCATTCTACTACGATGTTGTGCGCGATCGCATCATATCTGAGCTGGGCAAGAAGGGCTACATGCATGGCAGTGACTATGTTGTCATGCTGATGCCAAACATCGTAAATATCACATACGGGCGCGATGTGGGTTACAAGATTGAGCAGGAAGTGTTTGACGAAGAAATACATGCCATATCTGCCACAAAGATTCGTGAAGAGATGAAACTCAAAGGAACAGACAATGAATAAGATTGGAACCATAGCAGCACTGCTGGCAGTGATGTTTGTAGGCTCAGCTCATGCTGAGGAAGTGACTACATTGAAGAACAGTGCTGCGGATTTGAATCCCTACGTGGCACAGCGAGACGGCATCTTTCTTGGACTGCTGTTTGAAGCTGTGATGGGTGGTCCTCAGACCAAGCTCAAGACCAGCACAGAATCCTGGATGGATTCCAGCAACAACACCATAGTGCTCAGCAAAGTACCCTATGTCAGCGGCACGGTATATGCCAAGGACATTGATGCTGCTGGCAGCGTGTTCTCAGTCACCAAAGATGCGCACTATCGCTATTTCAAAGGCAACGGTCTCCCCAGCACTCCCATGGGCAAGTTCCCAGTTGAACAGGGCACAGCTGCCTATAGCTATTATTCTGCTGCACCCGCTGGACACGATCCTAGGACTGGCATACCAGGATCGGATTACAGCAGCGCTGCTGCTATCGGTGTGAGCCCATACAATCTTGACGTGATGGTACCACTGCATCCGCGATACAGCAAGATTCCAAATCCCATTGATTCACTGGTTACCGGAGTGGCGCTAACTGGCACTGTATGGCATGTTGAGGTAGCCAATGCCAGCAGCACAGATTGGTACAACCCACTGTCAATCCTGCCATTGGATGACTGCTTTGGACATCCCTACAGCCAGCAGTATCATCTGCACAGCTATTCATGGAAGTGTTTCCCTAATCAGGGTACCACAGGCCCCAGCCCGCTGGTTGGTTACGCTCTGGATGGATTTGGCATCTATGGCCCACGCGGCGAAGATGGCAAGATGATAACCAATGCACAGCTTGATGAATGCCATGGCATGATCAGCAAGGTAATGTGGGAAGGCAAGCTTACCAAGATCTATCATTACGTGCTGAACAACGAATATCCCTACAGCATTGGCTGCTTCAGGGGCGTGGTCAATACCAGCTTGGCTCTGCTGAAGACTACCAAGCATTCGCATGGTATGTTAAAGAGCATGCACTGACGGTTACGAGAATACCGATAATGAAAAAGGACGGATTGCTCCGTCCTTTTTTTGTATCTAATTATCAGTTTAATTCACTTCTTGGCAGCAGTCTTCTTGGCTGCTGGTTTCTTGGCAGCGGCCTTGGGTGCTGCTATCTTGGCAGTCGGAGCTGCTGCTTCTTCCAACCACGAACCACCATTGGCCTTGGCTTTGTGGCCAGGGTTTAGCGTGGGATCGATAGCATAGGCCTGTGCGCGGCGTGCTGTAGCATCAGCTTCAAGCATCTCTGCCATGCGGATCAAGTCTCGTGCTTCCTGTGCTCGGCCATCAGCAGTGGTGCCTTCCAAGTTGCTCTGATGCACGTTGAATTTGCCCATCTCTGCTAGCACTGCTGCGCGAGTGGCTGGATCCAGATCATTGAGGTCTGGCGGAGTAGCGTCGTCAACAGTTTTCATGGCAGCCAGGATCTGGCGCAGAGGAAACTTCATGCCGCGAGCCGGTGTCATGTGTACGAGATCAACAGGAACCTTGTCCAAGCGCTGGGCAGCATGCAGCTTCTGGAGCATGGTAGCGCCAGTGCCATCCGGAGCAGGGCGGCGGCCCAGTAGTTCGCCTAGGTCCTTGCTCTGTTGACCTTCCACGCTTTCTACTATCTTGCGGAGTGCTTCGTTGTACTGATCAGGCAGCGCATCTGTGTCTATGACCAGTGCATGTTCATCATCGCCTGGCAGGCTCATGAATACCACTACTACCTGCTTGCCAGTGTTCTCCAACTGGCCTATGTGCTTCATCATATCAGCCATTGGCATTACCTGCTGGTTGATCGCCGCTGGTCTGTTGTGCTGCGGCTGCGTCTACGAATTTCTTGAACTTGTTGTATAGCTGGCCAACTGGCTCAAGCTCTGCACCACGGAACGCACCGCGGCTGCTAGCGAGATCCAGCACAGTCAGGATGTTCTGTAGATCTGCAAGATTGATTGTACTATCTTGCTGTGGTTGTGTAACTTGATCGTTCACGGTTTTGCCTCCTCATGGACATGGTAACATATATTAACCATGGCGACTGGGAGATCAAATATCTTTTTGCTAGGTTATGGCATTCCAGATGCGCAGCACGGTGATGCTCATGGTACCAAAGCTGGTTATGAAGGCTCCCGTGCTGAACGCAAGATCGTTGTGCAGAGTCTCGCATGACAGTCCTACCAACCCTGCTGCTACGAAAGCGGCAAACAGCAATACTGCGATGCAGATAGTCTTGATCATGCTGCTACGACTCCGGTTAGATACCAGAACTATTTATAGTAGCATGCCTGATCAGCGTTTCTGCAGGGCCTTGATAGCATCTAGAACCACCATGCGATCCTTGGCCTGCATATCAAAGAAGGTCTTGGGCATCTTGGGTGTACCAAGCTGTGTAAGCATCTGCCCTATGCGAGCCCATTCGCAGCACTGTTTGTCATCCTTGAGATCGCCGCTGCGTGACATCATCTCACGTCCAAGTTCCATGGCATCCATCTGTGTGTCCTATTGTTCGTGTCTCAGGTGAAAGTCTATAGCATCTTCTCTGTTGTTGAATTTTATCTCTACCATGTTAGTGCGGTATTCATCCAACAGTATCTTGCGATCTATCTTGGCAGTGGGCCAATCTATCATCAGCTGCTGTTCCAGCAAGCTGACGTTGAAGTCAAAGCTGGCAGGATTCAGTTCAGCTACTATGAGATTTCCCAACAGCTGAGTGCGACGTATCAGTCTTTGCCTATGAACTTCTTGGCCCATGTGTCAGCCCATTCCTCCAAGTGCTCTTCTAGATAGGCCACACCCTGCGCACTGTGCAGGCTAGCTGTCTTTTCTATGCTGTTGGTCACCACCACAGGCAGCTTGTCTTCGATCATGTCGATGATCTTCTGTCGCTCCTGCGGGGGCATGTCCCTGGTCCACATAGCCAATCGTTCGGCTACCATGGCACACAGCTGGGCACTAAGCTGAGCCAGCTGTGGTCGAAATTCTCCTGGTGTACCTTCCATTACTCGCTTGCCTTCTTGTGCTGATTATCTGCACTAAGTTTAGCGATCTCATCCTTGAGAGCCAACTTCTTCTTTTTGAGTTGGTGTATAGCATCGTCGTCGTATCGACCTGTGCGTTCCCTGCGATCAATCTCATGGTCCAAGGCTTGATGTTCTGTTACCAAACGATTGATGTGATTCTCTAGGCTCATGCTGTGCTCCTGTTGGTGACAGGCTGCTCAAGCAGCCTGTCCGATCTCTTCCACACCCGTGTCGTGATCATAGTAGGCATACTGACCAAACGGTGGCTTCACGCGAGTCTTGTGACCCTCTGTGATGATCCACAGCGTGTCGCAGTAGCTCTCTGGGCCCCAAGTACCAAACGGATAACCGTCTGTGAACACCACTGCTTTCTTGGGCTCGATCTGCTCACTCATCCAATAGTTCCAGAACGCCATGAAATCTGTACCGCCGCCACCCTTGCATTCATAGTTCAGCAGGTCGTCTGCGCTGTCCTTGGTGAACTTCTGGAAGTTATAGACCTGTGTGTCAAAGCAAAGGATGCTGATGGTGAAGTCATTGTACATGCTCATGATGCCATAGACTTCACTGAGAAAGTCCTTGGCCATGCTGTCGCTGATGGAACCACTCATGTCGATAGCAATGGCAATGTCAATGGTATCGTCCTTGTCCAGTGTTGGCAGGAAGATGCCACCATACATGTGCTTGCGATTGGGGCGCATCCAGGTAAAGTCATCAGTGATGCAGCTCTGGATGTTCTGCTGCAGGAGATCGCGCCAGTTGATCTTTGGCTCTACCAGATCATCAATGATGCGCTGTAGGCTAGCTGGCATCTTGCCAGCACTAGCCTGCGCTGCCTGCAGCACCTTGTTCTTCATCTCTTCGCGGATCTTCTTGAGATCTTCTTCGCTGACCTTGATTGGATTGCCATCCTTGTCCACGGCCTGTCGACCCTTGCCATCCTTGCCGTTGCTGTCACCGCCAAGCTCCAGATGCACGTCCATGGTCAGCTGCTTCTTGACCTTGCGCTTTTCGAGATCATCATAGACTGCCTCAGAAGTCCAACCCAGATACTTCTCATCATACAAGCCCACACGCTGGTTGGTCTCGCCCTTGTCGTCAACCTCGGTGACCTTCTTGGTAGGCATCTTGCCGATCTTATCTGAGGTAAGCATGCCGTTGATCACATAGTCGTTGGCCATGTTCCACCAGCTGGGGTCGCGGTGCGTGCGGCGACCAAAATGGTCCAGAGCCACGTGCAGCACCTCGTGGCACAGCACGAACTTGATCTCGTCGATGTCAAGGTCCTTGAAGAAGTCTCGATTGTAATAGATGTTGCGGCCGTCCACGGCTGCAGTGCTGCACCAACCTGCGTCAGTGGCATCTACCAAAGGCAGCTGCATGGTCAGCGTGCCAAAGAACGGCGTCTTGAACAGCAGTTCCAGTCGCGCTTGGCTGATCTTCTTGGTGATTGGATCTCGTTGAATTGACATTGTGTACCTCCAATGAACCATGATAGCACATATTACCAGGGCGTCAACCACTAAGCTGACGCCCTGTGAGTTATTTAGATGCTAGGGATGAGATCGCTGTAACGCTTGCAGAACTCTACCCAGTTCTTCAGCTTTGGCGCCTGCAGAGGCAGCTTGTAGGTACCCATGATGGTCTTGGCACCCATCACAGCCAGCTCGTCTTCAAAGTTGTCCATGATGAAGCGGAAGAACGTGTCTACCTTGGCTTGGAAGGCGTCATTCTTCTTGTTGTCTTCCTTGACACCTTTGCTGGCATCAGTGAGCTCGTAGCACAGCGCAGTGGTCAACGCATACATCACGTCGATCTGCTTGGTGTTGAGCTTGGTGACCTTGCCTTCCAAGATGTCCTTGGCATTGGGCAAGTTAGCAGCCTGCTTGCGATAGGTCATGAACTTGATTCCGGGACCTTCGCCCACTGTGCCCTTGATGAGATCACCCAGAGACTCGTCTGTCAAGCGCACGTCTACCATGTCGCCGTCCTTGTTAGGCTCCTGCAGCAGCTCGCTAGCAAAGAACCATGAACGAGGCGTGGCGAACGCATAGCTGTCCGCGCTGGGTTGGAAGTTCATCAAGTCGTTGGGCTGGAAGCTGAGATAACCAACCACGTCCTTGTGCACGCGGTTCAGCAGAGCCCATTCTTTCCAGTCGTCAATGCTGACATCCAAAGTTACGTGCGTGAAGCGGTTAGCCAGAGGCATGGGCATGTTGTAGGCCACGCCCTTGTCCTTGACACGGTTGCCTGCGGCAACGATCACCACATCCTTGGGCAGCTCGTAGGTACCAATCTTGCGATTGAGGATCACCTGATAGGTAGCTGCCTGCACGCTGGGAGGCGCTGCGCTCATCTCGTCAAAGAACACCAATGCGCGGCTGTTGGGGTCTGTGGGCAAATCGCTGGGATTGCTCCACTTAAAGACCTTCTCTGTCAGCGGCACGTTGGCTTCGTCGCGCACCAAGTTTCCTTGTGCGTCGTATACCTTGACCTCAGCGAGATAAGGGATACCGCGCACGTCTGTGGGCTCCATCAGAGGCAGTCGGATGTCGATAAGTGGGCGATTCTGTTCGCGTGCTACCTCAGCAACGATATCAGATTTGCCAATGCCCGGTGGACCCCAAACGAAGATAGGACGCTTGCGGTTGATGCTGTGGGTCAGCGCAGTCTTGAGGCGTGATGGGGAAATGCCAGTGTTTTCCAGCATGCGAGTCTTGGTAGCAGAAGCGTTAGCCATTGTATGTGGTCTCCGTTGTTGTGATCTTACACTAGCATGTTTTGTATACCTGTCAACCAGAAAAATCAAGAGCTCCAGTAGCTCTCGCTTCTGGGACTGGCATGATAGGGAGTGTCGTAACGTTCGTGGAATTCCCTGCCAGTGATGATGTTCTTGCGCATCACCATGGTCTCATGTATCTCAAAGCTGAAGCCCTGGGCCGAGGGATAGAGATGCAGCAGCTCGCGCACTTCGCGCGTCATTGCCGCGAGATCGGGCCTATCGTAGTCATACTTGCCGCAGAGCCGCTTTCCGCTCTTTTGGCGCTTGTCGACCTTCCAGATTTCCATGGTGTAAAGCATATGCCTGCTCCCTGTTATCTATGCTACATTAGCATGTATCTAGGGACTGTCAACCGGTATTTTTGCCTTTGATTTCAAGTAGCTAAGCGTCATGCTGACAGCAAAAATAGCTTGAAAATAACGTTTTCCTGTGGCCATTGCCCAGCATTCTCTGGTGTATCTGTCCGCAGTTTCTGCTAGTATCTCGTCCAATTTAGCAGCCCAATATTCGCGGACTGCACAGCCTGTGGCAATGTCATCTGCTGTGATCTTGCTGAGATCGCGCTGTTCTATCACGCGCCCAAGCACGTCGCCGTAGAGCTCATCAGAGTGAGGAACATCTATGGTAGTCCTATACAGATGAGCTGCCCAACCCCAGTCACGATCACTGCTCAACTGGAACCTCGTGATCCATCCACTGTGCGCAGAAGGCTTCGGTATAGATTGGCTTCTCAGCTGGGCCAAATCCAAACCTTGACCTAAAGCTGTCTCGGAATGCTGACCAGAGATCTGGATTGACCACGTAGCAGGGATTGTCGCTTGGTAACGCAGGGCTCTGTGTGTGTTTCCATTTCATAGTCACACAATAACAGATTATCTGAGACTGTCAAGCGTGTTTTTTGAAGTTCACGAACTGTTGTGCGCTGCCATCCACCATCTGTAGCTCAAAGTGTAACATTGGCTCAAACACTATCAGGCTCTTGCCTCGCACCGCCCATGGTCCTCGCAGAGCATCTTCTAAGCCCAGCAGCACTCGTCCTGTCATGATGTTGTTGTCGTCGCTGTTGGCCACGTAGCTGTTGTATCTCTCTCCAAGCAGCTTGAGACCAGCTGACGTGAGCCGCCATCCTTGATTAACAAACAGTGCTTTTCGCAGCCTGGCTATAGCATGGTCAGTCAAGGGATCTTCCGGATCGATGAGCCTGGCTTGATAGCAGATATCGATGCCGTGTTTGGTCAACCAAACATAGGGACCCTGAGGTCCGAGATCGCGGAGATCACCATGGGGCCAATCTGTCTTTTCCACCCATTATTTAATGGGATTAGAACCTGCCGCCGTCCTGTTTTACCTCAGCAGTGAGGATCTGCTGCTGTAGATCGATGATCTTTTGGTTCATCTCGTTCTCACGCGACAGCATCACAGCAATGCTTGCGCTGAGGAGATCAGCTTCGTGCATGGTCAACCGGATCTCTCTGCTGTTGCTGATCTTGGCTACTCTGTGCTTTTCAAGGAAAGATCTAACTTGGTTCTTTTCGTCCGTCATGCTTTGCTGATCCTTTTCTTTTGGCTCATGGCATTCTGCATCTCCAGCTTGGTGCGGAACGGGCCTATGAACTCATTCTCTTCCAAGGTCTGTGTGCGCGGGCAGTAGCTGCCAGTCCAGCCATGTTCAAAATCCAACGCATAGTATCCCGCAGCGAATCTGGCCTTGCCCTTGGCGGTCTTAGCATAGGTAACTATAGCACCTTCTTCCACATCAAACACTGCCTTGTGCTTGATTGGATAGCCGTTGATCTGGCCAATCTCATCGTCCTTGTCGTCATCAGTTTCACGTGCTTCTATCTGCAGGTTACCACCTAGAAAAGCAGTTAGCTCGTCGGCGTCTGCGAACAGCTTGCGATCAAACGGACCAATGACCTTGAAGCCTTCCACAGTTACAGTGACCAACCCAGCATTGCTGCCATCCTTTTCAAGGATGTAGCTGGCTTCCGTGATTTCCTTTAGCTTGTAGCTGCTCATGCTGTTTCCATCCTCAGTTGCCCATCGTATTGTGCACTGAAACAGGGTGCGAAGTCATTCACGTTCTTTTCGATCCTGACCAAGCCGTTGATGTTGCAGTAGCGCATGAGGGCCAGTCCGATCTGCTTCTTGACTGATTGGTTGACTTCGTCGATGATCAGCCTGTCAAACTTGTCTATGAGATCCAACGGCTGTTGAGTTAGGTCGATCAACATGCGATTTCTCTCGTAGTCGTCCCGCACTCTGTGTTCTACATTCTCGTGATCTAACCACTTGCTAAGCATGAGGTTATTCCACGCATATCCGCGATTATGTCGGTCTTCGTAGGCAGCTTCTAGCTTGGTCTTGCGCACACCTGGGAACGCACTCATCACGTTGTCGCTGTCATCCCCGCGCATGCACTTTTCAAACAGTATCCATTCTGGATTTGGCACAGGCATTGGCTTGCCTTGCTTGTTGATTGCCAGCTTGCCATCTTGATCATAGATGCCTGTGTGAGTGTATAGCAGGCTAGCTATGCCATTGTATAGTATGACATTTTCTGCGATCAGCTGCTGGAAATCACTGTCGCTGCTGATGATCACGTGCTTGTCATCTGGATGCAGCTGTATCCAGCGTGCGATCATGTCGTCTGCTTCAGCGTTTGGATGGCGCAGCACCGTGCAGTTGGTCTTGTTCTTGATGAATTCCACGAATCCATCCATGCTTTCGAAAAACAGCTGGTCTTCTTCGATTTCTCGTTCTGTGCGTTTGGCAGCTGCTACCTTGCGGTTTGCCTTGTATGGCGTATACACATCCTTGCGCCAGCTTCGTCCTTCCAAGCAGAAAACGGTATGGCTGCCACTGAATTCTGTCCATACCTTCTTGATGCTGTTGAATATTATGTGCTGCGCCATGCCCAACTGAAGTTCAGTGCTAGGAGCTCTCACACCATGGCGCACTCTCATGAATAGGTTCTGAGTATCAATTATTAGATAAGTTGCCATGCTCGCCTCCATCCTGAGTATAGCACAGCTGCGATCTATGTCAACTGTTAGTTCTTGCGCCAGTACCAACCATCGTTGGCAACCATGCGCACCTGCTTGCTGGGTATACCCTGGGCTTTGGCCCAGCTGGTAACTGCGAAATTAACTGAAAACAGGTTAGCATCATGTCCAGCGACCAATCCGCCTGGGCGCACTTTTGGTACCCAGCTGTCCAAATCGGTTAGAACCTGCTTCATGCTGTGACCACCATCTATGAACACGAAATCATATGCTTGGTCTTCCAGCAGTGCTGCGGCTTTTTGGCTGTCTTCGCGTATGAAGTTGAACCTGTCGCCCATCAGAGGTAGGTTGGCCTGCAGTATGGCATAGTTGGCTTCTGCTTCCATCCTGCTCACTGGTTTGTCCCAGTCGTGATAGGGTGCGTAATGATCAATGCCTGTCAGCATGGCTATGTTTGGACATTCGTTGAGCATGAACCAGCTGTTGATACCAAGACCCACACCTATCTCGATGCCTATAGCAGGATAGGGCATGCTCTTTAGCTCGTCCAGGATGCCTCTGCTGGCCTGCTGCCTATAGATGCGAGGCCAATCCGGGCTGTCAAACAGTGTTGTAAGTGTCTGGTTCACCCTGTATTTATGGTATTAGCTATGCTCGGTCTTACCATCCTCTCGCCGAATGCGACGAACATTGCTGACAAACTCTGGATCAGTGGGGGCCATCTCTGCTAGTATGCTGTTACAGACATCGTTTAGCCAGCGGTTGATCACGTCCTCGTCGCTGCCCTGATAGTTATTAGCTCGCAGAGACTGCACGAATGCATCGTTGTAATCTAGCTCAAAGAAGGTCTTGCTGGGATCAACCGGGTCCCAGCTGATCTTGGGCATGGCCATGTAGGGTTCGTTCTTGATGTCTGCGGCCTTGCGTTCGTGTTCTGGTGCGCTTATGCGATTGTGCTTGAGTTCCACATCCAGCTTGGCCAGTGCCAACGCAGTCTCGTCAGAGTTGTCTAGTTCTGCCAATCTGCTATCGCGATCATAGGCGCTGATCTTGCCGTAAGCCAGATCGATGTCCAACACGCTCTTGGTAAAGGCCGGGCTATCTAGCCCGTGGCCGATCCGGGCCTTGGCAATGTCTAGATCATAGCCTGTGAGATAGTATTCAGCTTCTGCCAGTTCTCGGCTCTTGCCTTTTAGTCCCCAGGCAGCTGGTAACCAACCAAACGGTATCTTGCTCATGCTTATCTTCCTATCACGTTGCTGAAGATCCAGCAGTGTATGCGAGCTGCTACGTTGTAGCCGCGCTTGAGCGCTTCTTCCGTGACCCACATCTGCACGTCTTCCTGTTCTTCTCGAGTAGCCCCCACAGGCATGACCCACACTGGCCAGTTCACGTCTGCTGCGCGGAAAGCATCAACTGCTCGCTCTAGTTCATCCCAGGTCAGTGGATTCTTGTCAAGCACGAACTTCAGCTGTCCGTGATTGCTGATCAGCCTGTATTCGCGCACGATCTCTGGCTTGATAGCATCTGTCCAGCTCTCGCCTGAAGTGCCCAGCTTGGGGCTCACGCTCCAGAACAGCTCGCCATTGTACATGCCGCGATTGTTAAAGAACTCATCAAAGTTCTTGCGCACAGCCTGCGTGCCGTTGGTCTCTATGGTGATGTGGCGAGGCATGTCCATCTGCATGCGAAGCGTCTGCATGATGTCCACGATGCCTGTCTGGCTCATCATGGGTTCGCCGCCGGTGAATGCTAGATGCACGTCCTGTCCGCTGCGAGGATGCACAAATGATCCTCCCTGCAGCCTGCTGCGAAAATCTGCGCAGATCTCTTCTGCTGTGCTCTGATGTGCCAGATGGCCATACTTGGTGCTCCAGCTGTAGCTGCTATCGCAGCCAGTTGTCCACACCGGCAGATCATCCATCTTGGTGATGCCGTTGGCCTGAGGGTCGTATTCCTGATAATCTAGCTTGTAGGTGCTGCGATCTCTGGGATTAGCCTGTCCAAATCCGTCACAGTTGAAGTTGCAGCCCCAGAAGCGTATCCAAACTGTGGGATGACCAGCATACCTGCCTTCGCCCTGTATGGTAGGAGTAGGACCAGCGTTGCCTCCAAAGGTCTCGCTGTAACGGTACTTCTTGGCAGTGCTCATGGTTGCTCCTTGCTCAGCTTATAGATCATTATAGCTTGATCCAGCACTTCGCGCAAGGCTGGATTATCTTTGGCTGCGTGCTTCATGTCATGCCATAGATATAGGTTTTGATAGTAGGGATCTGAAGGATCGCGCTTGACTAGCCAGCGATCCATGTGTCCAAGCTCCCTGGCATACACAGTCTTACCATCATCTGGGCTTTCAAAGATCAGCGGCATCAGGGGCCCGCGGGAGCTTCTGGTTCAACTTTGCGCACTATCACATGGCCAGTGGTCTCGTCTGTTTCCCAGTTGATGGTATCGCCTTCCTTCCAACCAAGCTCTGCCATGAGGTCTTCTGGAAACTGCAGGAACAGCTCACCGTTTTCGTCCTGCTGCACGTCAACGACCATGCTGCGTTTGGTATCAGTCATTCTTTTCTCCAATGCCCAGTGTTGCAGGCGAATGATCCAGGTATGGTTCGCCATTCTTGCTAGTGTAGAAATACGCATCCTCATCGTTGATGGTAACCATGAGATCGCTGTGATAGATGTCGTAGTCTGTGAACATGCCGTCTGGCTCATAGACTCTGAACACCATTGATCCACCTATGGGCAGCAGCACACCTGACATACCGTTGGCATTCTGTGGTTTGGTCATCAGTCATCCTTGCTCAGCGCACGCCATACCTTGGCCTGTTCGCGCATGCTTTCGTACTCTTGTTCCATGTGTTGGAGCTTGTGCAGCGTGACATCCATGATGGTCTGGATAGCAGCATCCACAGCATCGTCGTAGTCATCACCCAGCTTGCGCATTGGTTCGTAATCACGTTCCAAGTTGCGATCCCGCTTCATGATGCCCATGAGACGTTCCAAGCGTTCCAAGCGTGCGAACAGTCCGTCGTCGCTATTCGTGGCACCACCTTGGAAGATGTCACCGTTGGCACTGATGCTTATGGTCTCGCGACCACCAATGGTGGTCCAAGTGTTAGTGCCTCCCGTGTTAGTCGTTAGCACTTGGTTAGGGTAGCCTGTTCCAACGCCACCGCCTCCACCTGTCACGGTTATGTAGGGTGTTGTCGCACTGGTATAACCGGTACCTGCGGACGCCATGGTTATGGAACTGATACCACCATGCGCACCGAGGTGTGCGATAGTAGATTTTGTACCAGTGCCGGTGTAGGTAATAGATGTAAATCCACCATTGTTAACCACGGTACCGTTAGCGAGAGTGGCAGTTGTTGTGGTCATGATCAGCGCCTCAGACTATGCTGCATGATGATGCTGGTCAGCTCTGGACCGAGCTCGGTATCATCATGTACTATATATAGATCGCGTTCATGTTCACCCCTGCGTTCGTCCCAGTGGCTGATCTCTATGACCCTACCGCCGTGCGCAGCATGTATGCGTATGGTAGCTGCTCCTCGCGTGTCCAGTTCATGAGGGGATCGCATTGGCTTAGCAGTTGTAGATATGACATTGTATTCATGGACCGACTCCCAGGCTTTCTTGGCTTGCCGTTGGAACCATCTGTCAAACCATTTCATTTGGTCACCTTTTTTTTGATATCGTGTATCCGGGGTGGATCATTGCTGCTGCGTCGCATGATCAAACATAGCTATCATGTTTTGAAAATCTGTTTCAGTGTTCATATCAGTTCCTCGTTCCACTCCCTGTGTCCTTCTCTAAAGGCCATGTTAGCTTGCGTTTCGCGCACTTCTACGCGATAGCACCATAGGCGTTCTGACTCGCCTTGGCCCCAGAGATCTGGGATGTATACACTGTTAATATAATTGTATAACATGTCAGCTAGGCCTTCGCAACCAAGCCGGGGTAGGATAGTGAGCTTGGCTAGACGCTTGCTTTGTAGCAACTTAAACGTTTCCAGTTCCGGATCATCTTCTGCTACCAGCAGCGTGTGATCAAACTGGTCTTCCAGGGTCTTCTTGAGTTCCTTGAGACCGCCATAGTCAGCTGCCCAGTTGCGCACATCCAGATCGTTGGTGCCAAAGTAGAACTTCATGCTGAACGCATAGCCGTGGATCATGTTGCAGTGGCTGTCAGCACGCCACTGGCGATATGCGCAGGGAAATGCATCCACGTATTCCTTGGTGCTGGTGTACTTGTAGGTGATTGGTGTCATGTTTGTGCTCCTATGTTGTTATACCATAGGCTGCAGAATTTGTATAGCGGGAATGAAGCCAAGCGCCGCTTGTCATACTTATCTTGGTGCGAAATCTTGCTGAAGCTTGACATTGTCGAAGAACTCTTTTTTAGTGCTCTGATCGTTAAAGAACGCGCCTCGCAACACCGTGGTCTGTGTTAAGCTGCTGTGTGCCATGATGCCGCGATTCTCGCAGCAGCCATGAGAAGCTTGTATGTACACAGCCACGTTCTCGCTGTCTGTGGCTCTTTGTATCTCTCTGGCTATGTCGTTGCAGAGCTCTTCCTGCAGAGTCCCACGCCTAGCGCACCACTGAGCAATGCGAGTATACTTAGACAGTCCGATAAGCTTACCAGCGGCAATGATCCCAATATAAGCAACACCGTGAACGGGTTGGTGATGATGGCTACAAACACTACGCAGCTCGCTGCGAACCACAAGCATACCTTGGTAACGATCTTCGCTGTCATTGGGAAAAGCTGTAGCAGCTGGGATTGGGTCATATCTACCTCGCATCAGTTCCTTGACATACATCTTGGCCAGGCGTCGGCCCGTGTCATGGCTGTTTGGATCATTCTCGCGATCGATGATCAAGCTGTCTAACACCGCGTCGAACCGTGCATTGAGCTCGTCGATTAGCTGATCTTGTTCTCCTGGTTCTATGTATGCGCTGATGTTGTCGTTGGCATTGAATCTAGCACCGGCGGCTTTGATACGCTGGCGAATGGTTTCACTTACTGTCAACTGTTGTCTCCCGATGTTGTCGCAGTGGGTTGCGTGCGTTATTGTAGTCTATTTAGGCGGTGTGCGCAACTAGAGTTCTGCGCTAGCCGTCCATGATCCGGTAGTCATGTCATCGGCTGTGACCCCTGGATGATTGTACATAGGCGGAACCGCTCCGTAGCCTTGCTGATAACCACCGTTGGGACCCATGCTAGTCGATCCTTGGGCTCCTGTAGCGACAGCAGCACCATGCGGAATTTGAATGGCTGGATTGAGCTGCAGAGTGGAAGTGATCTGATTGATATTTGGCAAGGTAATAGTGCCGATGCGCTTTGTGATGTCATCTTGGCTCATGCCAAATCTATCATTTATCCTTTCATTGTCACGCTGCTCCCAGATGCTGGACTGGTGATCATCTTCGTTCATCACCAGTCCAGCCATGACTGGATCACAGCCTTCGTCTATCATCTTGGTGATGACCTGTCGCATGTTGCTTAACTCGCGGGTTATGCGTGTGCGTTCGTTTGACAGGTCCAACCTTGACTGTTCGTACTTTTCGCGCAGGTCCTGGCTGTCCTGCTCGTTTTGTTTGAGCTTGTTTAGTGTCTTGCGATAGCGATAGAAATAGCTATCCATGGCTTCTAGGCGCTGAGTGTCGTTCATGCTACGGTATCCTGACCATATGCCGTCCACGGTGTGAAAGTCTTTCGATCCATGAGATCATGCAGGCTATGCACCCAGACTCCTGGATTGGATGCTTTGAAGCCCGTGTCATCGATCTTCACGCAGGTGTTGTAGTTGGCCAAGCCTGCGTATGGTAATTTCACAGAGATCTGCGGTATGAACTGGCTGTGGCTGATAGCACTCATCTCAGCAACACCCAGCCAATGTTCGAGATCAAAGTCCAATGTGACCCAGTAACCTCGATCCAGCAGTGCTACACAGAGGTCATCCCAGCTCTTCCAGGCATCGTAATCTTCGTAACCACTCACTTTGAAGCTTTGGTTAGCACCCAGATAGATGTGCTTGCAGACCCTGTATCGAGCCGTGTCAGCAACGTCGTCCACATCCTGCCGACCAACCACGAACAGCGTGTGTGCGCCCTTCATCGGAGTGTTTTCTACTTCGTAGCCCGTGAAGTACTTCACGTCTGTCTTTACGCCATCAATGTAATCTCGTTCCATCACATGTCCTCCACGCTCATTGACACATCGTTGTTGGCATCCATGCCTGTGATGCTCTGCAGCATCTTCTCATGCTTCATTATCAGATCCATGGGGCGTTCACTGGTAAAGATGTCCTCTACTAGATCCTTGAACTCCAGCAGATCTGGTGTCAGCAGTTCCTTGGCTTCGCTGATTGGTCTGTCCTGTGCCATGTTGGCTGCCTGTATGGCATTGACATGCAGTTCAGTGTTGTGGTTCATGGCCAATAGGTAGCTGAAACCATCCATGCTGCTAGGCCACTTCTCTTGATACTTGCTGTGGCTGTCAGCAAAGCGTGCTGTGCCGAGATCAAACACGCCGCCGTTCTCGTGGCTGTGTATGGCGTACTCCTTGTAGGCTTTGGTCCACTTGAACGGATCATTGGCCTTGCCTTCGGGAGTTGAAGCCCAGTAGCCGCTTTCGATTTCTTTCTTGGTAAAAGCTACCTTCTTGCTTTCAAGGTCATCATAGCCCCTGCAGCAGATGTCTCCCACGCTGACCTGATCGCCTATCCTGCTGCGCACTGGCGTTAGCTTCTTGGGCAGGTTGTTGGCAATCCAATCGTTGAGCAGCTGTGGGTTGTTCTTCAGCTCTTTCTTGTCCACGATTGGACCGCCCTTGAAGCCAACATTGTCCGCGCTGAGCTCATGTCCGTAGTACATCTGTCCCTTAGCAGTCATCACAAACGGGCTGGCTGCGTCGAAGCTGATGGTCAGCTGTGGATCCACATGCTTCCGCAGCGCACGCTGCAGGGATGTGAGAGCACAGCCAGCCTTGATCTTACCGTTACCCAGATAGTGCAGCCACTCACGTCCTGAGAGATAGTTTTCATCTCTCATGATGATCAGTCTGCGCAGATTAATGGTGAAGTTACTTGCCTGCACGTTGGAGAACGCCCAGCTCTCAAAGGGCAGGTCCTTGGTGTGCTCCCACCACACGTCACCTTCTTCCATGTTGCGTCCCTGTAGGACGTTGAGGAACTTGGTGGCACCCTCCCTGCGATTCTTGATGAAGAAGTTGTGGTTGTCCAGGCTGCCAGTCAAGCAATCGCTGAAGCTCTTGAGGCTGGGATGCAGACTCTCGCCTGTGACTGGATCAAGACCATATTTGACCAATGCGTAGGTAGGCCAGTCCAATACCATGCTATAGTCTGCCGTGGCTTCTAGCCAACGCAGCAGCTTCATTCGCACATCGTCCTTGTCGTTCTGATGTTCTTCCGGTGTCTGCTTGGGCTTGGCATGCCATGGATACTTGAGCACACCGGTAGCAGCTTGGAACCCACCTGAATCGCCTAGCAGCACAGTGTTAGCGCGATCGCGCTGCTGCACCATGCTCTCCTGCACCCAGCTATCCTGCGGATCCAGTATGGCATGTCCAGCTGAATACAGTGCTACTGGATAGTAGAAAAGGCTGTTAGCGGGATCGAGGAAGTTGAGATCCTTGAGTCCCTGTGGCAAGCCCTCGGGCATGGTGTCGCGCATGTTGTACTGAACCATGCTGACGATCTTGGCATAGATCATGCTGATGCTGGGCAAGAACAGGGCATAGTCATTCTGCGTAGCGGCCATGTTCCTGCACTTTGCGTTGAAAGTGAGGTGGTCAGTGTCAAAGCTGAATCTCTGGAAATCTTTTTTCATGTTTCAGTATGGCCTATGGCGGTGATCTTGTCAAGCACGAACCAGCTCTTGGATCAAGGGAGTTGCGGTGAAGAACTTGGTACTAACCTGCTCAGCTTCTGAGCTAGCATGGCTTGACAAGCTGTTGCGGTTCATGAGGTAGCGTATGTGAGTGATCAGCTTGTCCTTGTTGGCTTGATAGCTGTCCCAGTTCTTGGTCCATTCGCTGGGATAGCATTCGCTCCACATCTCTGAGTAGCTGAGTCGGTCTGGCACCATGGGATAGGTTCCAACCAACGCTGCTTCATACATTGAGATGCCCAGAGTTTCTTGCAGGTTAGCGCTGAAAGCGATCTTGCTCTCTGCGAGATGCTGATGGTATTCGTCCTTGGAGAGCTTCTGTTCCTGTGCCACAAACCATTCATATTCTGGCATGGCTTCGGCCAAGTCCTTGAAGATCTCCAGCTGCTTCTCTGGTGCCAGACGATGCGGGAATATGATCTTGTCTCGCTTGGCTGTGGTAGCATAAGGAGCTAGCAGTGGCTGCATGTATTCCATGGGCCAGCCGGTGAGCTTGAGCCGGTTGATCTCAGAGTCTGGGAAACCAACGATGAACTCTTCGGTCTCATCCTCGGCAAATAATGTCTCTACGCCCAGCAGCTGTCTCAGGAACAGGTTGCTGTGGAATCGCGTGGCAAACCAGTTGGTGTCATAGGTGTAGAACATGCTGCATTCAGCATTGCGTACCCAGGGTTTATCGCCAACCAGACGTCCCAGGAAGTCCTGTGGATCATAGCTGCCAGCGTGCCAAAGACCGTGTATCTCAATCTTTTTGCCAAGCAATTCAGCCATGTAGCGCAGCTGGATCACTGTGGGATTCCACGCATCTGTGTAAAGGAACTTGTCGCCGTCTTGTATCTTGCCATCCCTGAACAGCTGTGCTATCACGCTCAGCTGTGATGATTTGTAGATGTTGGTAGCACCAAAATCCAAGAACGCACCTGGCGTTGGTGTGGCAGGTACCTCGTCTCCCTCGATGATGGCCACGGTGTCCACGCCTGCCCCATCCAGCAGGATAGGGATGTGATCATACCATTGGCGAGTGTAGCGCGTGTCAATTGGTTCGATGGGGACAACGTACACTGTCATTATTCTGCATCCCACTTCAAGATGGCACCGTTCTCTCCATCTTCTGAGACTTCAATCCACACTTCGCGTCCTGGCCACTTATCTATTATCTTCTCATATAGTTCTTCACTAATCATCTCACAGCTGCGATAGTTTAGCTGTAAGGTTTTTTGATCATATAGCTTCTCAAGCCATCTTTTTGCCTGTAAAAATTCCACATCACGGTCATTATGCGTGACAGAGATCCAAACTTGGAAGTGGAAGATGTGGCGATGCGGATAGCCCAAGAAGCTGACATCGTACTCGTCGCCTGTGGCCAGAGCTGGATCTGTGAGTGCTGCGGGATACTTGTGGATGCCTTCTTTCTGGAACTTTACCCAGATCATTCTCTTGCGTGGATCTGCCATGTGATATCTCCTATGATGATATAAGATGATAACACAGGTCAGAGATTTTCACAAGTGCTAGAGATCCAAAGCAGTCCTAACCACCTTTATCACCATGTTTTGGCTGGTATTCGGGGTGAACAGCAGCTCAACTATGCCTCCCACGATGTCAGCAGACCAGATGCCGAGGCTGGTGCTGGTATAGATGTCAGCATATTCAGTGAAAAACACATCTGTACCATCTTGGATCAGCATCAGTTGGCTGCTCTGATAGCTGCTGGTAGCAGTGTTGGTTATCTGCAGCAGATAGTGCGCTGTGCGGAACTGAGTGGTTGGCCACGAATCAACCACAGATTGGAAGGTGCTGTTGCTGGTATAAGCATTACCGTCTAAGACCCAGGTGTTGCCGCTAACATAGCCGTTGCTCTGCAGCACCTGTACGTTGGCAAAGCCAATGCTGTTGATCTGGTTGAAGCTGCCTATGTTGGCATAGCTAGCAGCAACATCGTTGGTGACCGTGAGATTGCCCAATACTGACAGGTTGTTGTTGAAAATAGTGCTGTTGCTGACTGTGAGATTGCCTAGCACAGCAAGGTTAGACGCAAAGGTGCTGTCCTTGCTCACTGTGATGTTGCCCAGCACTGATAGATTGCTGTTGAAGAGGCTGTCCTTGCTCACTGTGATGTTGCCCAGCACTGATAGATTACTGCTGAAACTGCTGTCAGTGAGAACAGTGATGTTGCCTAGCACAGCAAGGTTAGACGCAAAGGTGCTGTCCTTGCTCACTGTGATGTTGCCCAGCACTGATAGATTGCTGTTGAAGAGGCTGTCCTTGCTCACTGTGATGTTGTTCTGGAACACAGCAGCATTGGACACGCTTAGTGCACCGCCCACTGAGAGATCGCTGCTTATGTTGGCAGCATAAGCATATAGTGCTCCGTACACAGCTAGATTGCTGCTGACATTCACGTTGCTGGCTATGAGGCTTAGATTACCTAAGCCATTGCTGGTGCTGCCGCCGCTGGCCAAAATCCTCGCATCATAGTCGTTGCCAAATATGCTGCTATGGAAATCCACGTATGGTGTGCCAGCTGTGATCCTATTCTGCTGTCCCAGCTCTATGCTGCCATTGGTATCACCACCGATGATCACAGTGCCTGTGGTACCTGAGCTGGCAGTTAGGCTGCCACCAACCAGCGCATCCAATCCTATGGCAGCCCCGCCCTTGGTCACAAAGCTAGCTGAGCTTAGACTGCTGCTGTTAACTGTGCTGTTGATCAGCAGCCCTTGTCCATAGATGAACCTTGCCACTTGATTAGCAGCCGCATTGCCACCTTGGGCAAACACGATGTCGTTGTTGAGCATGGTGCCGAGCACGAGATTACCACCGCCCGTGACAGCGTTACCGTACATCAATAGGTAACCATCGTTTGCATGGTCAATGGTAGCTTGGTTCCATCCGCTGCTGTTGATGCCCAGATCTATGTAGGTGTTGACAGCAGTGCCATTATCCGCTGTGACCACTATGTCTGCGCTGGCGCTGTCACCTGAGCTGTCATTGTGCACGTTTATCTGTGAGCTGGCATTTACGTTGCCTGCGAACAGTGCTACGGTATTTGGTTGGTAATTGGTATAGTCCTGCACACCAGCGTAGAGCGCAGCAAAGCCGCCGGCTCCGCCTGTAAACGTGCCGGTCTTGCCACTGATTATGCTGGTATTGCTACCGTTTAAGTTTCCACCTAGCCTGATGTTTAGTCCAACATCCAGGCTGGACACGTTGGCAGTATTAAGAACAGCGAGATTAGCAGTGTTCAGGCTGACGTTGCCGGCATCCCAGAACAGGCTAGCACTGTTGCCACTGAAGGTATTGCTGTTGCCGGCAAACTGTATGGTATATTGTGGACCAAAGCTTGGTGTATAGGATGCTGCTGTAACCTGGAAGCTGCCATCTGGGAACAGTATGCCACTGGTAGTTGATGCTGTGTTACCTATGTGTAGGTTACCATAGACATCCAGTGGATATCTAGCAGTGCTGGTGCCGATACCTATGTTCGAGTTGCTGATCAGCGTGTTAGCAACAAAGTTTGGCGCAGATATCAGTCCTGTAGCTAGTACATTCTGAGTGAACAGCGTGTTCACGCCTATGATGTTGCCTCCTGATCCAGTAGTAGTGATAGTACCGCTGGTAACAAGATTACCAACCGTGGCGTTGCCCGTGGACTGTATGGTAGTGTTGCTGATCAGACCATTGACGGTGGCTGTACCGGCGCTCTGTATGCTGCTGTTGCTGACCAAGCTGCTTCCGATAATAGCACCGTTGGCCTGTATGGTTGTGTTGCTTAGCAAGCTGTTAGCAGTGATGGTATCTGCTGCCTGTATGCTGGTGTTGCTGATCACTGTGTTGAACAGACCGGTACCAGGTGCCTGGACGTTGCTGCCGCTCACTATGTCATAGAGCTGTGCCAGTCCCAACGACTGTATGGTAGTGTTGCTGAACAGGCTGTTGCCTGTGATCGATCCGTTGGCCTGTATGTATGTGTCGCTGGCAATGCTGCCTGCGATCACCGCACCGTTGCTGATCATGCTCTGACCAGTTATGGTACCATTGGCCTGTATGAAGCTGTTGCTGATAAGATGTGCAGCTCTGACAAAGCCCACAGATTGTACATAGATATTGGTTTCCAGCAGCTGTCCGTACATGCCAAAGGTTGAGTAGATCTGGGTATTGCTGGTGATTATCTCAGCAACCAAACGCCTGCCGGCTGTGATATTGTCTGCTGAAACGTTACCGCTGACATCCAGCCTGCCACCGATGAGCACGTTGCCATATACTTCCAGATTGGCCTCTAACAGCGCACCATTGCCCACCACCAGATTATCTGTGAACACGGTGTTATCGGCAGTGATGTTGCCGTTGCTGTTGAAGCTGTTGGCTCTGATCTTTCTGCTAGCAGTGAGAAATTCTGTGGTGATGTTGCCGCTGTTTACTATGATGTTTGAATAAACTGTATCGATGGTAGCAGCGTCGCTGACTGTGAGATCTGTGGTAGTGATGCTGGTGTTGCTGACTATGCTGTTGGCAGTTAGCAATGACGACGCGGTGATATCTGGGCTGGTAATGCTGAGATTACCCACGATCACATCTGCCACTAGATTATTGCTCACCGTGACATTGGTCACGTCCAAAGAAACGTTGGCAGCGATAACATTGGCAGATATCTTGTTGACTGCGCTGATATCAGTGGCACTGATATTGGTATTGCTGTTTAGCGAGTTGACCTGTGCCAAACCGCCAGTGATCAGCGTGGTAGTTACTATTGTGCTGTTGGCCACCACGTTCTGTGCAGAAACCAACACAGTAGCTTGGACATTTGGCGTGATAACAGCTAGATTACCAACCAGCAGGTTACCAGTTATGTTGTTGAGAGCAGTGATACCTGCTGAGGTCACGCTGGTGTTAGCAGCGATTAGATCCCCGCTGACTCTGTTGGTCACGCTGATGTTGGTGCCGCTTATCTCGTTGTTGGCATGTATGTTGGAACCAATCACCAATCCCACAGCTGAGATAGCAGTGTTGGAATTCAGTTGATTAGCTAATAGATCTTGACCAAAACGTCCCTGTCCTGTGGTAGCTATCTGGCCTAGGGCATTGACAGCACCGCCTATGCCCACACCGCCATTTACTACCAGCGCGCCGCTGGTGCTGTTGATGCTGATGGTAGCATTGCTAAGCAGCAGGTCACCAAACTGAGCAGCACCATAAACGTATCCTGGTACGCTGGTAAAAGGATTTACCACATTGCTGATACCTGGCTGCACGTTGGTTAGGTAAACGAACCTACCAGTGCTGTTCTGGAAGCCCATGAATGCGTTGTTGTCGTTGAGGATGAAATAGTTCATCACAACGCCGCGATCATAACCGTCGTTGTACGTGAGAATATTGCCTTCGCCGTTATCAGATCCGACTTTTATGGTAGGACCTGTCACGCTGATGCTATTGCTGTTGACGATGGTGCTGTTGCCGCGAACGATGAAGTTACCGCTGACTACCAGATTGCCGGTGAACAGGCTCTGCTGCCCCCCTACATTGAGATTGCCACCTATGCCCACACCACCTGTGACTATCAGCGCGCCGGATCCGGTGCTACCGCTGGCTGTGTTGTTGGTAATTGTTACAACGCCGCTGGCAGCGATGTTAGCCGCTGTGATACCCACATTGCTGACTATGGTGTTGCTGCTTAATTGGTTAAGAGCATTGATAGCAGGTGACGTAATACTGAGATTGCTGTTGATGGTGTTGGCTAGGATACCTTGTGCTGCTTGTATGCTAGTGTTGCTGGTTATGGTCTGCACCACAGCATTGGTGATGATGTTCAGCGTGCTAGCAGTGGCTTCTGTGTTGCTGATCAACTGATTGACCACAGCGATGCCAGTGGTCTTTAGTGTCTGGCCTTCTATGAAGCTGTTGCTGCGGACCTGCTGGCCTGATACAAGCCCGTTGGCACTTACCGCAGCATTGCTGCTGAGAGTGCCTACCTGTGCACCGTTCTCGACTACCAGCGTGCTGGTGGTGCTGTTGTTGTTGACGATCAGACTGTTTACGTTAGCTAGACCACTGCTCTGCAGGGAAGCACCGAAAACATTGTTGTTGCCTATCAAGCTACTGATCTGTGCCACGCCTGCTATGTTTAGGTTAGCACCATAGATATTGGCATTGCTGATCAGTGCGTTAACTGTGGCAGTTCCAGCAGCCTGCATGGTGCTATTGCTGTTGACCGAGCCAGCAACCACTTCGCCTATGGCATGCACGAATGTGTTGCTCTTGATAGCATTACCAGTGATGGTACCAATGGCATGTATGTTGAGATTGCTATAGATCTCACCAAACGTTGCTACGCCCAGAGACTGCATGGTGCTGTTGCTGGTCATGCTCCTAGCAACGATATCTCCTACGGCCTGTATGGTAGAGTTGCTGTTGAGGCTACCAACGAGCACGTTGCCAGTGACCTGTATGCTGCTGTTGCTGTAGAGACTGCCTACCTGTGCCGAACCTGAGATGTTTAGATTGGCACCACTGATGTTGGTATTGGCTATCAAGCTGTTGGTCGTGGTGACACCAGCTGTCTGCGTGAACCCATTGCTGTAGATGTTGCCCAGATGGGCAGTACCAGCTATGCCGAGATTGGCACCGTAGATGCTGGTATTGGCTATCAGAGAGTTAGTGGTGGTCAGGCCAGCTGTCTGGGTGAACCCATTGCTGTATGAGTTTCCTAACCAAGCAGTGCCAGATATGTTGATACCACTGCCACTGATGTTGGTGTTGGTTATCAGAGAATTGGTAGTGGTCAGTCCTGCGGTCTGCACAGAGCCGTTGCTGTACACGCTACCAAGTACGGCTGGTCCTTGTACGTTTAGGCTACCACCGTATATGTTTGTGTTGGCTATCAAGCTGTTGGTAGTGGTGACACCAGCGGTCTGAGTGAACCCGTTGCTGTAGACATTGCCTGCCAACGCAGTGCCTGAGATGTTGAGATTTGCGCCGCTGATGTTGGCATTGGCTATGAGCTGGTTGGTAACTGTCAAACCAGCGGTCTGAGTGAACCCGTTGCTGTAGATGTTGCCAATCCAGGCATTGCCACTGACATTAAGGTTGGCAGTGTAGACGTTAGTATTGCTCAGCAGCTGATTGGCCAGGATCAAACCGCTGGCATTGATGCTGATGTCTCCGTTGAGGCTTGGTCCGAGACTGGGCAGAGCCTGTCCCAGTGATCCAGGCGCTAGCACAGTGATCTGGCCGCTCACAGCTAGGTTGTTGTTGACGTTAAGCACGCCGCCGATACCAACGCCGCCGGCCACAGTCAACGCACCTGTGACAGCACTGTTGCTGGCTGTGAGTGTCTCTATCTTCAGACCAACGCCGTTTACGAAGCGTGCTATCTCGTTGCTTGGGTCGGCGCCGCCTGTGGCAAAAACTATATCATTGGCAGCTAGCGTGCCTAGCACCAAGTTGCCGCCACCGGTGATGCTATTGCCTGCCACGTACAGATAGCCGTCGTTGGCAGCATCTATGGTGCCTTGGTCAAAGGTGCCGCTGTTGATGCCAAGATCTATGTAGGTATCATTGTTAGTTCCATTGTCTGCAGTGATGACCATGTCGCCGCTGGCCGCAGCACCTGGATTGATGTTCTGCAGGTTCAGTTGGCTGTAATCGTCTATGTTTGAGCTGAGCTGTAGCACAGTGTTTGGCTGGTACACATAACCATAGGGTATGCCACCATAGATCGCACCAAAGCCATAGCTGTCTCCATAGAACACACCGCTGTTGCCAGTGATCTGGTTGACATTGCCTATGATGTTGATGTTACCGCTGACGTTTAGATTGCCGCTGATGCCAACACCGCCATGCACAACCAGCGCACCATCCTGAGACGTGGTGCTGTTGATGTTGCTGGTTATGAACATGCTGCTGCTGATCAGCGTGGCATTGCTGGCGCTGTAGAATAGGTTGCCGCTGTCGCCGCTGAATGCGTTACCAGCACCAGCAAACTGCATGGTGCCTGGAACTCCATAGCTGGGTGTGTTGGCCGCAGCAGTGTCTTGGAAGCTACCATCAGGGAACACGATACCGCGGATGCGACCAGCAGTGTTGCTGATGGTGATGTTGCCCAGCACATGCAGCTTGCTCACTGGCACAGCAGTGCCTATGCCCAACCTCACGTTGCTATTGTCAAAGGCAAACAGGCTGTTGCCGGCAAAAAGGTCGTTTTGGTTGAACTGGACTGCGCCGTTACCGCCACCAGGCGGTGTACCATAGGCTGCAGTGGTCTGATAGGTACCATCTGGCCATATGATGCCGCTGGTGGTTGTTGCAGTGTTGGCAATATGGATGTTACCCCAGACGTCCACGGGATAGCGCACGGTGCTGGTACCAACACCAAGATTAGCAAAGAATCCTTGGTTTACCGTGATGTTACCGGGTTGGCCGTCAAAGGTAACGAACTCTACCGCGCCGTTGCTGTTTAGTATGCGTGGTCCGTTCTTGCCCAGGGCGAGATCAACAGAAACACCGCTAAGAGCAAAATCAAATCTTGGATTGTTTGGCAGCGTCATCCCGTTCCCAGCTCAAATCATGGCCAATACAGCTGGCAGTATTTAGTTTAGCCGGATCGCGGCACTCAGCTGTACTTCATGGTGATGCGCCACGACCCCTGTGTGCTGGTGCCTATGCCCACGTAGGCATTGATAGTGGTGATCTGCGTGACTGGATAGCTGAGAGCTGCTGTGTAGTTGCCCACGGTCGAAGCATTTATCTGCGTGTTGGCCATCAGCAGGCTATGGTCGGCCGCACTGCCCACGGTGAACGTGGTGTTGCTGTCGTTGAAAGCAGTGATTATGGCGACGTCGAGATCGGTTACCGTGACACCCGCTGTCATGGTACCAACTGTCACAGTGTTGCTGCTGGAGTAGTTGCCAACAGCTGTGAACTGATAGCTCAAGCTCTGAGTGCCACTGGTTGTGTTGCCCACGTTCTGTCCATCGAGATTGAGGCCAACTGGTACCCAGACCGTGGGACCAAGCTGCGCGGCCAAGTAGGCTTGGTTATGACCACTGCCGTCGTCGTAGACATAGACTATGGTGCCCAGAGTTACCGTGAGGCTGTTACGCACTGCGATGTTGCTGACGAAATAACCAACTGCTACACCAGTGGGACCCGTGGGACCCGTGAGCTGGCTGACGCTGCTGATGTTCCACGCCACGATGTCCACGGTATCGCCGGCCACACAGGGTGCGTTCAGTATTACCTGAGTGCCATTGGTAGCTATGTATTCATAGGGAGTAAGCTTGACACCGTTGACGAAAACTTCAACATATGGGGCTACATAATCGCAGGTGAACACTGTCTGGCCGCTGCTGGCATTGAAGTTATATTCTTGGAAGCTGCCAACTGACCTAGGACCGGTTGGACCAGTTGGTCCTGAACCGGTTGGACCAGTGGCACCCGTGGGATTTACTCCGGCTATCTGCCATGCCACTATGGTTACAGGATCACCGCCTATGGCAGCATTGGCCAGCGTCACTGTGCTACCGTTGGTAGCTGTGTACAGATCTGGAGCTAACAGCACTCCGTCATAGTAGACATCAACGTAGCCAGGATAATAGCTGGCAGCAAACACTGTCTGGCCGGTGGTCGCTGTGAGATCAAAACGCGCATAAGCGCCTAGCGCAGCAGGACCAGTTGGACCAGCAGCACCTGTTGGACCAGTTGAACCAGTAGCGCCTGTGTTGGCAGCAGTGCCTGGAGTACCTGTTGGACCGGTTGGACCCTGCGCACCAGTTGCACCAGTAGCGCCCTGTGATCCTGCGCCTATGACCTGCCAGTTGGCATTGTTCAGGGTTGGATTTAGGCAGATGTAGGCTACATTAGTAGCCCTGTTGATCCACATGCTGCCTACAGCATAGCCCTGTGACTGATCGTTGGATCTGGTAGGCGGAACCACGGCATCATAGTTGTCCAATGGCTGCACGAAGCCAGCTTGTGCTAGCTTGACAGCACGGTTGCCGTTGATCTTGATGTAGACAGGCATGGCCAGGCTGTCAGGACGCACGCTGGTCAATCCACCCGGGGTGCTAGGGCTCAACCACAGCACATCACCTGGCAGTCCTGGTAATGGACTGAGGTTGTTAAGCACCTTGCCTCGCGGCTCCCACTGGAACCAATCTACACCGGGTATGCCTATGGTGCGCACGGTGCCTATGACGTTGCTGCTGGCCAGAGAATTAGCCTGGGCTAGATAATAATTGCCATTGCTAGAGAGATAAATCAGATCATTTATGTTAAATCCGTGCCCTGGCTGCTCCACACCGATGCGGTTCTGCACTGGATTCTTGGCTATGAACTTGGCATTTACGTCGGATAGCCAACCTGGATAGGGCTGTATGAAGCTGTTGTAGAGGCTAAGAGTGTTTATGGCTGGCACTCCGTCTTCGTAGATTTTGAAAACGAAGCCAGGTTGACCAGTTATGGCCACGCCATCGCTGCAGCTGAATGCTTCGTAGCGATTGGTGTCTTCTACCACGCAGGTGATGCTGTCCACTGACGCAGAGATTATCTGCACTATCTGCACGCACTTGCCTGTGGCTGCTTCACCGTAGTACATTCCGGAGGTTATATCTAGGCCGTTATAAACGTAGATCTGCGGAGTGCTGAAGCTGCTGTGATTGTATTGAGTGACCGACGCTGTCATGGTCCACTGATAGGGCTGCGGCGCCGGGCCGCCTGCCCACCATTGATCCTCGCCATATACGGGACCTTCGTCAAATGGCCAATAGCTGAGCGGTGTCAGTGAGATATTGTCTATGTACAGCGTGATGACTGGATTGATAGATACCACGTTATCGCTCCATCAACCTGTGAATATCATGGTTACCCAGAGATATCCGTCTCCGCTAGCCGGCACGCCGGTGTTACCGGGGCTCAGCGCGAACAAGCTGGTGGTATTGATATCGAGGCTGAGGCAAGAATAGCTGCCGCCTGTTGCATTGCTGGGCACTGTTTGCCTATAGGCCCCAGCTGGTTGTACCAATGGACCACCTTGGCAGGTTACTATGCCTGGATAGGCATTCATGCCATGCACTATGGTTATCTGTGTGTCACCTGCTCTAGTGATCTGGGGTGCTGTGATGTTTGAGAGATTGTCAACGTAGCCATTTGGCAGCAGTATGCCGCTGTTGAACAGCAGCCTAAAGCTGATGAGGCTGGTAGCTGTGGCGCCCGTAGGTCCAAGCGGCCCGCTTGGACCAGTCACTCCTGTGGCACCTGTGGGACCTGTGGTAGTGCTGGTTGGACCTGTTGGCCCGGTCACTGTTGATGCAGGACCTGTGGGGCCTATGGGACCGCCGCTTGGACCAGTGGGACCAGTCATCTGGCTGACCGTGGCTATCTCCCAGGCTATGATGCTGACAGGATCTCCGCCCAGTGCCTGCTGAGTTAGCACCACGGTGTTACCGTCTGTGGCTATATATTCACTGTTTGGTACCAGCAGCAATCCATTATAGTAAACGTCTACGAAATCTGGTGTGTAGGTAGCATAGAACACTGTCTGGCCAGATGTAGCATAGCTGTCGTAGCGCTGAAAAGCACCGCTGGCAGCCGGACCAGTGGGACCTGCTGCGCCAGTGGGACCAGTGCTGATAGGACCAGTTGGACCAGGAGGTCCTGGAGGACCCTGTGCGCCACCTGTGTTGGTAGCCTGTGGTTGATTGCTGCCGCCTGCTATGGCTCCATAGTTCAGCAGAATCTGGTTGACTGATCCCACGAAATAGGCATCAGTTGGAGGCGGTACCAGATACTTCCTGTCCACCACTGCTCGCAGCCACACATAGTTGCCGCTGAAGCTGTAGGCAAAGATGCCCGTGTCCCCCTGAGTGATGTTGGGATATTGGTTGGCAGGCCACTGCAGCAGAGCTGGATCAAATCCGGTTGGCAGCGCGGGATCCAGCGGGAACTGCACATATGGCGTGCCGTTGCCTATGGGTATGTTAAACCAATCACTGTCGGCATTGGGGTCGGTAGCCAAGCTGCCTTGTATGTAGATCCGGCCTGTGAAATTGTCCAGATTGATGCTCACGGTATGGTTATTACCAACCATGTTGTTGTATCCGGCACCCTTTTGCTTGATGCCGATCACGTTGATCTGGTTATTGGTGGTACCTAGAAGTGTGACGCTGATCATTTTGCCGCCTAATCCCCTGGTTATTTAGCGGCAGCTGTTTAGTCTAGATCAGCTAGCTCCACCACCACCGTGCTGTCATTGAGCACTTCTTCTACCAGTGCTGGTGCTGTGGCTGCTAGGATGGCTTTTTGCTCGTCTGTGAGCACCGATGCTGCGTCGCTGCTGTCCTTGACCATGCGGCTCAGCTTGATAACAACCAATTCTTCAATTAACTTGGCCATGTGTGATCTCCCTGTTGGATCTGATACTTATGGCTCAAATCGACTGAGTCATCTGATCTTTGGTTTGCGACCGCGCTTGCGACCAGTGCTGCGAGTAGTGCCGTCTGGATTGATGTTGAATATCTCGGCATACCTCTGCACGCTCATGCCATCTATGGCAGTAATGTCATCGCTGCTCACTGTCAACTGTCCCTGCCCGTTTGCTTCCTTGAGAGTGAGAGCGAAAGATCCGCTGTTTTCGACCACGCTGATCAGATGGTAATCATCAGAAGCCTGCTGTGGCCAACCAAATGCGTTCCTGCGACTGATCCTGGCAGTGACCATGCTGTCCTCACCTAGCTTGCCCTGTGCGATAAGCTCGCTCACGAGGTTGATCATTGCGAGACCTCCTGAACCAACTGCAGGTCCTGCGGCTGTGCCGTGTCTGGCGCAGGTTCTGGATTGCTGAGATATTCAAACTCTAGCTTGTCTTCCTTGACAGTGATCATCACAGCTCCGCCGTGTCGCAGCTTGCCAAACAGCATCTCTCTGCTCAGTGGCTTCTTGATGTGATCGGCGATCACTCTGGCCAAGGGACGCGCACCCATGTTGGTGTCAAATCCCTTGTCGATCAGCCACTGCTTGGCAGAAGCATCGCAGACTATCTTGACGTTCTTGCGAGCACTCAGACCATTGAGCTCGCCGAGGAACTTGTCAACGATGCTGTCCATGTTGTCCTTGTTCAGCTTGTTGAACTTGATGATGGCATCCAGCCTGTTGCGGAACTCTGGTGTGAAGAAACGGTTGATGGCCTGCGTGTCCTCGTCTCGCACAGTGCTCTTGGTGAAGCCGATCAGTTCCTTTTCCATGTCAGCTGCACCCAGATTGCTGGTGAAGATCACGATGGCATTGCGTGCGCTGGCTGATTTTCCTTGGCTGCTGGTCACTGTGCCATGATCCATCAGCGCAAGGAAGATGTTGTAGACGTCGGGATGTGCTTTTTCGATCTCGTCGAACAGCAGCACGCAGTGAGGATGCGTGTCAAGCTCATTGATCAGCACGCCGCCGCCGGCACCACCGTCACCGTAACCAACGTAACCCGGAGGTGATCCGATGAACTTGCTGACTGTGTGACGCTCTTGGTACTCGCTCATGTCAAATCTGGCAAAATGCACGCCTAGGCTCTTGGCCAACTGCTTGGCAACTTCGGTCTTGCCCACACCACTGGGCCCTGAGAACAGGAAGCTGCCCACGGTCTTGTCGCTCTCGCGCAGTCCGCTCCTGCTCATGTAGATGGCGTTGACCACTCCGTCGATGGCATCGATCTGTCCAAATATCTTGGCTTTGAGATCAGTCTCTAGCTGTTCTAGCTTGTCAGCTTCCTTGCTCTTTACCGTGGTCACAGGTACCTTGGCTACTCTGCTGACTTCGGCTTCGATCATTTCCTTGGTCAATAGCTTGGCACGTTCTGATGCTGGTTTGATCCTCTGCCATGCTGCTGCGCTGTCCACGATGTCGATGGCCTTGTCAGGCAAGCATCTGTCGTGTATGTGCTTGGTAGTGAGTTCCACTGCAGCATCCAAGGCTTCTGGTTCAAACTCGATACCATGGTACTCTTCGTAGTGCTTGGCGATACCTCTGAGTATGCGCTTGCTGTCCTCAACGCTGGGTTCGAACACGTCCAGCTTTTGGAATCGCCGCACCAGCGCACGGTCCTTTTCAAAGTGCTTGCGATATTCCTCGTTGGTGGTGCTGCCGATGCAGCAGATCTCGCCGCGGCTCAGCGCAGGCTTTAGCATGTTAGCTGCGTCGATGCTGCCACCGCCTCCGCCATTGCCTGCACCCATGATCATGTGTATCTCGTCGATGAACATGATGGTCTTTGGCAGCGCTGAGAACGCTGCGATGATCTGCTTGAGACGCTCTTCAAAATCACCTCTGAACTTGGTACCTGCTACCAACGTGGCCACATCAAGGTTCCAGATGGTGTGATCGGCTAAGCTGTCTGGTACATCCCCTTCGATGATGCGCCGAGCCAAGCCTTCTACTATGATGGTCTTGCCCACACCGGGATCGCCGGTCATGATCACGTTATGCTTGTTGCGGCGTGCCATGATCTGGCAGATCTGTTCAACTTCCTTCTCACGGCCGATCAGAGGATCTATGCGGCCTGCCTGTGCCTTGGCATTGAGATTGATGCAGTATTCCTCGAGTATCTCAAGAGCTGCTTTGCTGTCCATGGCCGAATCTGGGCTGTTATCGGTGCGATTGGCTAGCTCGACTAGCTTTTCCTTGGTTGGACCATGCTTCTCCAAAAACCAACTAGCTGGGCTGTCTGGTATGTGATACAGTGCTAGCAACACGTCCACCGCACCTATGTCACCGCGACCGCTGAACAGGCTCTGTGTCTTGGCCTTCTTGATCACGTTGCTGAGCAGCGCTGTATGCCGAGGCTGGAAGCTGCCTGCCTTGACCACGACATGGTTGCGCTCGTTGTTCAACCACTCGCTGGTCAGAGTGATCAGCTTTTCCAGATCGCCCCCACCTTGTACCATGAGATCCTGTATGGGTTCCATCTCCAGCAGTCCTGCCAGCAGATGCTCAAGCGTTACCAGCTCGTGGTTAAGGCTAGCAGCCAGTTGATAAGCACGCTGCAGTGGTTGTTCAAAAGCCTGCATGCTCATGCTGTGACTCCCTGGCGCTTGACCTTCTTGGCCAGCTTGCGCCGTGCTAGATCCAAGCGCAGCTTGCTTACCCTGTCGTCGATCATGATGCCCTGTAGATGATCAAACTCATGCAGGAATATCCTGCTCCATCCAAAGCCCATGTCAGTGATCTGCTGGTTGCCAGTGATATCTCTGAACATGACCTTGATCTGCTTGCTGCGCTTGACCTTGAGAACCAAACCTGGCAGGCTAAGGCAGCCTTCATCATGTTCATCAGTCTCGTCGCTGGCACTGAGCACCACGGGATTGATGAACACTGCGTCCTGGCCTTCCACGCTGACCACGAACAGGTTGATGCTGTGCCCTACCTGTGGCGCAGCCAACCCAACTCCTCCGTGCGCCCGCAGCGTGTCAAACATGTCTTGGATCAGTGGACCCAGAGATGGAATCTCACTGGGTTCTATCAAGCGTGCTTGCTGCCGCAGCAGTGCTGCTGGACTGGTCACTAAGGGTAGTATCATTGTTTTACTGGCTCCTCTGGCTCTGCACTTGCTTGAGCAGATCCCTTTGTTGAGTGGTTAGATTCCTGCATATCTCTACGTTGAGCCTGAGGAACAGGTCTCCTCTGTGGCGTGCGTTGTTGTGAGCAGGCATGCCTTGGCCTTGAACACGCAGCATGGTACCGTGCTGCGTGCCAGCTGGTACGTTTACGCTGAGCTTTTGGCCATCTATGCCCGTGACTTCTTGGTCGGTGCCCAGCATGGCTGCTATGGCATCCACGTTCAGCACAGCATGCAGATGCGGACCATCTCTGTTGAACAACGCATGCTCGCTGATTGACACGGTGACATAGAGATCACCTGGGGGCAGATTGCCCATGCTGCGGTCGCCGTGACCTTGGAACTTGAGCCTGGTGCCATTCTGCACGCCAGCAGGTATTGAGACATTGATGCTGGTCTGCTGCCCGTTGGCATCAAACTGCACGGGCACGGTCTTGCCAACAAAGGCATCTTCCAGGGTGATGTTGAGAGTGAACTGCCAATCTCTGTTACGAGGCGGCTGCGGTCTGCCAAAGCCCTGCCCGAACACCTGGCTCATGATGTCATCGAATGGATTGCCACCTCCGCCAAAGCTGAAACTGAAATCCGCACCAGGAAATCCGTGGTTGAAGTTTTGATGGAAGGGATTGCCTCCCTGTCCAAACCTGCGCTGTTGATCGTACTGCGCACGTTTCTGGGCATCGCCCAGCGTGTCATTGGCCTCGTTGATCTTCTTGAACAGGGCCTCTGAATCCTTGTTGCCCTGGTTGAGATCAGGGTGATGCTGCTTGGCTAATCGCCTATAAGCAGCTCTGATTTCGTCTGGACTGGCGTTTTCGCCTATTTCGAGTATCTTGTAATAATCTTCCATGACAGAGTGTAACCTATTGAGCACCATGGTGTCAATGCCAGCGGCATACCATAAATAATCAAATATCACCAACTAGCAAGGGGTGCAGTGTCTTGGATGAAGAAAAACAGGCTACGTTGGCGCAGATAGCTGTTAACTATCTAACCAACACTCGTCCGATCATGCTAGCAGTGCATTTCATTTATATTGCCATGATAACGCTGGTATTTTCAGCGTCTTACGTGATTGCTTTCCATTTTACCAGCTTGGTCACGGTTTACGAAGAAGCCCACAGCATCAGCAGCTTCAGCTTGAATCTCAAGACATCTTTGGAGAACGATAACGCTATCTATGCCAATCTTAACAGGCTGCTCGGCGACAACGGTGGTATGAGAGCCTATGTGTACAGATACCACAACGGATTGGCAGCAATCAGTGGTGTGCCATTCTTCTTCCAGACCATGACACATGAAGTGATCAGCCCTGGTACTTCTCGCATCATGAACTTTGAGCAGCGCATACCAGCCAGCATACACATGGCCATCAACAACCACTTTGTCAATGACAAGTGTGCAGTGATCAAGAACGCTGACAAGGACAGGGAAAACCAAGATTACTATTTCTGGATGAGCAGAAACGCCAAACATCTCATACGCTGTCCGATCTACATGAGCAACGGCGATCTGTTTGGATTCGTTGGTGTGGATTTCGCCACAGACATCAGCGAACTGGATACCAGCATCAAGCGCATCAGGGACGCAACGTCTGACATCGCCAAGATATTCCAAAGCATCAAGCGCTGATATATTTAGGCAAAGCTGGATCGTGATCCATAAAATAACACAGTCAAGGGATCACATGCATGCACATACTCATACCCATGAGCGGGCGAGGTTCTAGGTTCGCCCAGCAGGGTTACGCAAAACCCAAACCTCTGATAGAATTCTTCGGCAAGCCAATGGTCCAGCATGTGCTGGAGAACCTTGGACTGCACAATACATTTACACTATGCGTGCTGCGCGAGCACTATGATGCAGATCCTGTGCTGTTTGAACAGCTAGGTCGCATGACTGATCTCAATTTAGTGTTTGTGGACCAGGTCACACAGGGTGCTGCTGAGACCTGCTTGCTGGCCAAGCAACATATAAAACCCAATGATACTCTGTTCATTGCCAACTGCGATCAGATCATGGCCTGGGACCAAGATCACTTTGAAGAATGGTTAGCAGCTGAGCGACTGGATGGTGCCATGCTGACCTTCTTCAAGGACAGTCCAGCCTACAGCTATGTGGAAGTCGACCAAGGCGGCATAGCCATACGCACGGCTGAAAAGCAGGTCATAAGCCCGCATGCTACCACTGGCATCTACGTGTGGACCCAAGGCAAGGATTTCGTGTGGGCAGCAGAACAGATGATAGCAGACAACGTGCGTGTCAATAATGAATTCTATGTTTGCCCTGTGTATAATTGGAACATCGCACGCGGCGACCGCATAGGCATATATCCACCCCAGGCTCACTGGCCCATAGGCACACCAGAAGACTTGGACATCTACATAGAGGCGCACCAATGAAAGTATTTGATCCCACGCTGTTCACAGGTGGTTGGTTCGTTGGAGACTTCCAACCCAGCATCTGGAACACCAAGGACTTTGAAGTAGGTTACAAGTATCATCAGGCCGGCGAACCATGGCCAGCTCACTATCATGAGCACATGGACGAGATCACCGTTTTGGTAGATGGCGTGATGAGGATACAGGACCAGATCCTGGTTGGCCCGACCATATTCCTGCTGAAAAAGGGCGAGATAGCAGATCCAGAATTCCTAGCAGATTGCCAAGTGGTGGTGATCAAGACTCCCAGCGTGCCTGGCGACAAGATAGAGGTGAAAAAAGAATCATGAGCATAGACATCGTCAGAGACCAAAAGGAACTGGGTACCTATTTCTACGTTACCTACGACGTAGAAAGCACCAGCACGCTGTTTGACGCAGCATGGGCCATAGCAGTGGGCCAGAGCATTGGCAATCCCAACACACGGTCAGTCTGGGAGACACCAGAGATGATCGAAGCACACTGTGCCAAGATCCTGCGCAGCAACAACTTTGACAAGAAGAAGGGTTTGGTCACCATTGGTTACCCAGCTGCCAACATCAACTGGGACAACGATGGCATCGCTCAGCTGCTGTGCATCATCCAGGGCGGCCAGACTGACATTGACATCATCAAGAAGTGTCGCGTGGTTGATCTTGAGATACATCCCCAGACCATAGACAGCCACTTCAACAAGCCACGCTATGGCATCAGTGGCATGAGGGCCTACACTGGCTGCTTTGGCAAACCGTTCTTTGGAGGCATCATCAAGCCCAAGACCGGCGTAACACCTCATCAGCTGCTAGACATGGTCAAGGAACTGGTTGATGGCGGCGTTAACTTCATCAAGGAAGACGAGATCCTCAGCAATCCAGACATCTGCAGGCTGGAAGATCGCGTGAGCTTGATCAGTGATTACATCAGCGACAAGAGCGTGGTATATACCTTCTGCATCAACAGCGATCCTCTGCATGTGCTGGATCGCGCACGTTTCGTGGCCAGCAATGGCGGCACAGGGGTGCACGTGAACGTGTGGAGCGGTCTTGGCGTGTACAAGAGCATACGCGATCTGGATCTGGATCTGTTCATACACTATCAGAAGAGCGGTGACAAGGTCATCACGCATAAGAAGAATCCTTTTGGCATAGAGTGGACTGTGCTGTGCCAGCTGGCAGCTATCAGCGGTGTTGACACCATACACGCAGGCATGTGGGGTGGCTACCTATCGGATCCCGAAGACGAGATCACTGCGTACATGAAAGTTCTCAGAAGCGGCAACGTGGTTCCTGCGCTAAGCTGCGGTATGACAGCAGAGCTGATCCCACCAATCGTGGAAAAGTTTGGTGTGGACTGGATGGCCAACGTGGGCGGCGCCATACACGGTCATCCAGATGGCACGCTGGCAGGTGCACAGAAGATACGCCGAGCCATAGACAGCTTGAAGGTGTGACATGAAGTTCATAGCACACCGAGGATTGATGGACGGTCCTGATGAGCGCATGCAGAACCGCCCTGATCAGATCGTCAAGGCACTGGACCATGGATTCGAAGCAGAGATAGACCTGTGGCATATAGATGGCAAGTGGGTGCTGGGACATGATGGTCCTGAGCATGACATCGAATTTGATTACCTCAGGCAGAAGGGCCTGTGGATTCACTGCAAGAACCTCGATGCGCTGTTTGCTCTCAGAGCACAGAAACATCACTACAACTTCTTTTGGCACGAAAGTGATCTAGTGACGCTGACCAGCACCAACATGGTCTGGACTTACTTTGGCAAGCCAGAGACCGTGAGCCCCATGAGCATCTGCGTGATGCCGGAAGCTACCTATGAATGGACAGACATAGAGCAGATGGTGCGCAGCTGGAACTGGTATGGCTTCTGCAGCGACTATGTGAACCGGCTGCGGGCATGGCAACACTAGCACTATGCTTTGCGGGATTACCTCGCATAACTGACGTCAGCACTGCTAGCTGGCGTCGCCTCATTGATCAACACGACACTGATGTATTCGTGCATGCGTGGAGCAACGATGCTGAACTGTCTCGCAACTGGATCAGCAGTGCGTATGCTCCCACAGAGATGATAATAGAATCTCAGCGAGAGTTTGATACCAGCATCTACAAGGATCGCATCTGGGCCTATAGGTCGCAGCCACGAAACGTGCTCAGCATGTGGTACAGCATAGCTCAGAGCCTTCAGCTGGCAGACCGGCACGCACGGAAACAGCGCAAGACCTATGACTTTGTTGCCCGTGCACGATTTGATTGGCACTGTGATCAGTTTGTGCTGGAACAGTACGATGGCCTCACAGTGCCAGATGATCCCGGTCTGAGCGGTCACAATTTCCAGCATCGCGGAACATGGCACGTGGCACACAACGATCAGTTTGGATATGGCAGCATGACTGTGATGCGAGACTACGGAGAGACATTTGCTCGCATACCTTGGCTGTATTCTGTAGATGGTGTCGACTTCTGCAGCGAATTATTCCTCACCACTAACATGATGACCAAGCAAATTCCGGTTAAATTACAGAAGGGCATGCGCTATCGCATGGTAAGGGACTAACATGAAGATAGGTGTATATACGATCGCGTTAAACGAGCTACAGCACTGCGAACGCTGGGCTCAGAGCGTGGCAGATGCTGACTATCGTGTTGTGCTAGACACGGGTAGCACAGATGGCACGGTTGAGAAGCTGCGCGAGCTGGGTGTCACTGTGTTTGAACAACGTTTTGATCCATGGCGCTTTGATCATGCTCGCAACGCTGCGCTGGCCTGCTTGCCCACAGACACTGACATCTGCATCAGCCAGGACATGGACGAGTTCCTTGCTGAAGGTTGGCGACCCAAGATGGAAGCAGCTTGGCGCATGAACGAGACCACACGCTTGGCCTATACCTATGTGTTTGATTATCGTGTTGGTGGACCAAATGATGGTTACCGCATGGACAAGATACACGCTAGGATAGGCTATCAATGGAAGCGCCCAGTGCATGAGACAGTGTTCAGCACAGTGGGTCTTGAGAATGTTGCCGAAGATCTCAGCATAGTGCTGAACCAGATACAGGATCGCAGCAAGGACACTCGAGGGCGTTACTTGCCACTGCTGAAGATGGCAGCCGAGGAAGACAGCGACGACAGCCAGATCAGCTTTTGGTATGGCCGCGAGCTGATGTATGCGAACCAACATACCGAGTCAGTGACAGAGCTTGAGAGATATCTCAGCCTTGAGACCAGTAGGTGGCCCATAGAGCGTTCAGAAGCCATGATATACATCAGCAGGATGAGCGACAGCCGCAAGCTGGAATATCTGCAGCGAGCACTGATATGTTCGCCTGAACGCAGGCAGGTGTGGTTAGAGATGGCTCGCTACTATTACAACAACCAGGACTGGCACGGTCTGCTGTGGGCAGCTGGCAGCGGCATGGAAAAGAGCCGCAGGGATCACAGCTATCTGGACAGTGCAGATGCCTGGGGCAATCAGCTGCTGGACTTTGGCAGCATAGCTGCTGCTAACCTTGGATGGTACAGCAAGGCAGCTGATTGGTGCCGACAGGCACTGGACATGAGCCCCAGTGACGATAGATTGAAAACCAACCTGCAGTGGATGCAGGATAAGATCAAGGGACAAGCATGATGCGCATAGCGATTTACGGACCAACCAAGAACCAAGCTCACCATGTGCAGGCATGGTATGATAGCTGCAAGGATGCTGATGTTATCTGCATCGCAGACACTGGCAGCACAGACGGAACCAAGGAAGCCATGTTGGCACTGGGAGTGCAGGTCACGGATGTCCGCATCATACCTTGGCGCTTTGACGATGCGTTCAACACTGCGATGTATCTAGTACCAGATGACATAGATGTGTGCATACGCCTGGACACCGATGAGAGACTGACACCAGGTTGGCGCGACAAGCTGGAAGCAGCTTGGAAGCCAGAAACCACGAGGCTGCGCTATCCCTACATCTGGAACTGGAACGCTGACGGCACGCCAGGTCGCCAGTGGTACGGCGATCGCATACACAGCCGCAAAGGCTACCGCTGGATGGGAGCCACGCACGAAGGACTGGTCAGCAGATTACCAGAAATACATACTTTCACAGATGATTTCCAGATACATCACTTCCCAGATCCCAAGAGCAAGAGCGGTGATCTCAGCCTGCTGGAAGAAAGCGTGAGAGAGTGGCCGCATGATAGCCGCATCAAGGCCTACCTGGGCCGCGAGTATGCTTATCAAAAGATCTGGGACAAGTGCGCAGCTACCTACAAGGAATTCCTCGGTATGAGCTTTGACACGGTTGAGCGCTGCCAGGCTCTGACCACTCTGGCACAGGCTGAACCCGAGAACAAGCTGTTTTGGCTCAAGCAGGCTGCCTATGAAGTACCCACTCATCGCGAACCTTTAGTAGCATTGGCACAGCACTACTATGAAGCAGCAGACTGGAAGAACTGCTACGACTATTCTCATCGCGCTCTCAAGATCACCAAGCATCCCATGGACTACACCTGCACACCTGAGGCATGGGGATGGCAACCGCATGATCTGCTGAGCATCGCAGCATGGAACCTAAGGCTCTATGACGAATGCTTGGAACAGGCCAAGACAGCTCTGGAAAAATCTCCAGATGACACGCGACTGAAAAACAATCTCAAGCTGATAGAGGATTTCATAGCCAAGAATCTACGTGGTTGATACCACTAAATACCCCCATGAGGCTACAGTACCTAGACCATAAACCAATCATAACTCTGCGAGAAGACACTTCGGTGTTTGCCTTCTTCACAGAAGCAGGGGTGGGTAAGATAGTCAAGGGCGTGAACACCACGCCTGACGTTGGTGTGGATGAGATACCTCGTCAGGCTGCTAAGTTCAAGATCAAGGTTGATCGCAACGGCTATCCGCCTGTGGCACGCAGCGACGGCAAGATTCCCAAGCTATAGTCATGAAAAGAGGTGGGACTGGCCCACCTCTGACAGTTAGATATTAGATACGGCTACGTCGGCTAGCTGCCTTGGCATCTTCTTCAGTGGACTCAACTGCGATAGGCACCCAGCGCTGTGGGATTGGTAACCCGCTCTTGCGATAATAGTCCAAGTCTGCTTCTGGATCATCTACTTGAGTCCATACCACCCATTTACCATCAAGTTCGCGTTTCTTGATATCGTGTCTCTTATCCATCTCTGGTCTCTTTATGCTATTAAGGGTTACCGGAACATCCCGGCTCTCAAGTTTAGCAGCAACTATAGCTGCTGCCAAATTCATTGTGAAGATGCACCTAACCACCAGTTCTCATAAGGAAACTCGATCCACATATCTTGCTCAGCCTTGTTGATTTCCATGGCTGCGTAATCTACCTTGGTAGTGCTAGCTAGATTGTTAACCAACACAGCAAAGCGCACGTTGTGGTGCCAGATATTATCCCAGTGTGAGCTGTCTGGTAAGCAGGTACTGCGCCAATCGCGTTTGATCCATTCCAGAGTGGCACCTGTGTCATTGATGTCGTCTACGATCAAGATCTGCTTTGGAGGATTACCCTCAGTTGGAAACTTCTCATCATAGCCAAACGCATCTTCTGCCATCCACCAATTGCTTTCATTGTCAGCACCATTGTCGCGCAAGCTCACTCGCAGTGTATGGCAAGGCACAGCAAACCAATGGCTTAGCAGCACAGCAGGCAGCAACCCACCTCGAGTAAGTCCAACGATGTAGTCTGGACGCCAGCGATCAATAGTTACCTGTCGAGCTATTGATAACACTTGCGAATTTACGTCTTTATAGCTGAGATATCGCTTGTTGATCATAGGCATGTTTCCCATTACCATGCCAGTATAGCAGGATTTGGCTAGGCGTCAACCGCTAAGATAAGATGGTTTTCACCATCTGATATGGTCACATGCTCATCTGCGCAGTCCACATGATAGTGTGTGCCCAGCATGGTCTGTAGGGCGATGCTCTCGCGCAGCACAGGACTGCCTATGTCCAGACCAAACACTGGCATGGCAGCATAGGCACCCTCTTTGTAGCCTGTGATCTTGTACACACGCTGCTGTCCAGCGTTGGTTATGCGCAGCCACTGGCCTCGCACTTCCACATGCTCTACCAGGCTGTTGGCCAAGAACGCCCCGATGCCTTCGGCTGTGGGTTCTGCTACCTGAGCGGGTTTTTGTTTTTCTTGGCTGGGTTTTGGCTCGCTCACCGTGGCTGGAGCCTGAGCCTTGGTGTCGATGGGTTCGTCCTTGACTTCTACCTTGCCTGGGTCCAGGTTCACGTTGGCTCTGACATGATCTTCAGACAGCGTTTCAAACTTGCCCTCGGGCATGTCGTAAGCATGGAACTGCCACTCCTTATTAGCGGTTAGGTTGCTGACCTGCTTACACATCTCTACCAGTCTGTTTGGATATTCGTCGTTGCGTGTCATTTCCACGAATACCAAGTAATAACCATCGTCTGTGGGAGCCGGGCTCACGTCTGTGTCCAGTGGGCGTATGCTGCTCTTTTCTATGAATATGCTGAGATCTATTGCAGGATCGTGGTCAACCACGTAGAATCCAGTGACTATCACCCTGCGATCATCGATCTTGCTCTCATATTCATCGATGGTGACCAGTGGCATGACCAGATGCTCCAAGGCGTGGCGAGTTAGTCCTTCGCTGAGCTTGCTCATCCCTGTTTCACTGCCTTTTCGCTATCAATGCCCTCGGCTTCCGCATCGTCAACGGTTTCGGTATCAACTTCCTCTTCGTACTGATCCATGACTTCCTTGTCGAGGTTGCGCACAAACTTGCGCGGTATCAGCATGTCAATCAGCCAGATCCTAACCTTCTTCATCTTGGGCTTCTTGGTGCCTGGCTGATAATCGCTCTCGGATTTGACCTTGATGGGTACCAGTTCTTCGGCCTTGCTATAGGATATCTTGGTGCCGTGCTGCAGAAGCCTCAGGCCACCCTCGGGGTCCGGCATCTTCTTGTATGGATACTTGAGCGTGATCTTGATCCAGTAGGGCCTGGTGAAAGGTCCTGCTACCACTTCACCTAGCTCCCAGTTCTTGTAGACATAGAGATTGTTGCTGTCTAGATAGTTTTCAATGTCAATGAGGATGTCGATCAGGTCCTCGTTGTCTGAGATCCTGTTTACTACTTCCTGTGCGGATTTGCTGTCATGTTGATGCGGCATGGAAATATTTATCCATGCCGCAACAGTGAGTGTTTATTCTTCGCCGTACATGCGCAATATGTCAGTGATCACAGGATGGCGTTCCACGCTGTCCTTGTCAAAGTGGCAGACTGCTATGCTGGGAGTGCCGTCAAAGCGAGCGATAAAGTCAGTTAAGCCGTTATCCTTGCCACGATCACTCTGGCGTACGTCGCCGGTTATGATCATCTTGGTGCCCTCACCTATGCGTGTGAGAGCGCTGAGCATGCTGTTGCGGGTGGTGTTCTGAGCTTCGTCCAGTATCACTATGGCGTTCTTGAAGGTCCGTCCGCGCAGATAGGCCACTGGTACCAGTTCTATGGTACCTTCCTCTATCATGTGAGCGATCTCTTTCATGCCAAAGTGTTCTTCGAACACGTCTAGCACAGGTTTGGTCCAAGGGGCCATCTTTTTCAGTATGTCACCCGGTAAGAAACCTATGTCCTTGTCATCAACTGCGATGTTGGGTCTGGTTATGACCACCTTGCTCACTGCTCGTGACTGCAGCTGCTGTATGGCATATAACGTCGCGAGGTAGGTCTTGCCGCTGCCGGCGTAACCAAGTGCGAATACCATGTTGATTGAGGGATCTTGCAGGGCTTCTATGTAAGCTTCCTGCGCTATGTTCTTGGGTAGCAGCCGTATTCGCTGCCGTTGGGGACTTCGATGGAACTGTTCTATCCTTACCACGTTCCCATGTTGTGTTTCAGTGTGCTTGTAGAAATCATTCTCATTGTTCGCTCGATACGCAGAGCGACGCGCACGTTTAGCCAAAGGCTCCTCCTGGGTTCTTGACCAACAATATTTATGGTTGATGTTCGATATCACAGCGCAAAGGTCCGTGCCTGTGCTAGAGCTAAATAAGCAGAGTTTTTGGATCATCCGCAGCCATGGCAATAGACCCTAATACCATCGATACCCAGTTTCCTGTCGCTAATCAAGACAATGATAGCCAGGGATTTAGGAACAATTTCTCGGCTATCCAAGAGAACTTCATACAGGCCAACGCAGCAATAAGCAGCCTGCAGGCCACCACGATAGGTTTAGCCGGACCGGTATACACGCCAATAGCCAGCAATCTAACATCTGGATCAGTCACGCTGATCACGGAATTCCAGACCAGCTCAGGCAATTCTACCCTGACCTTCCCTGGTACCAGTGCTGTGGTGTTGCCTGTGGGCAACAGCAGCCAACGTCCAAACCCAGTGATAGGTCAGATACGCTATAACACTGACACCAATCAGATCGAATATTACAACAGCACCAACTGGTATCCAGTGGGTCCAACAGGTCCCACAGGTGCTGACAGTGTCGTAACTGGTCCAACTGGTCCGGCCAATGGTCCTACCGGACCTACTGGTCCGCTGGGCCTGCAGGGTGTGCCTGGACAGCAAGGGTTCCCAGGCATACCAGGACCAACTGGTCCAACTTCCGTGATCACTGGACCAACTGGTTACACAGGTCCCACATCTAACATATCTGGACCAACTGGCCCAACTGGCATCACCGGACCAACAGGTCCCACTGGTGCAACAGGCCCTACTGGCTACACTGGTCCCACAGGTCCCACAGGTGAGACTGGTCCAACTGGACCAACTGGTATCACTGGACCCACGGGCATAGGCATACCAGCTCCGCCCGTGCGCAGCGTGCAGTTCAATGCTGGTAGCAATGTGTTTGGTGGCAGCAGCCTCTTTACCTGGGGCACCGACAATGTGCTCAACGTCAACAGCATACTGAGCCAGAACACCCAGATCGTTAATGATGTGATACGCAATAGGTTGGCCTCGGCTAATCTCGTGCTACAGACACCTGTTGACGGCGGCGTCTACGTGAGCAACGATTTCTATGTGCAGGGCATATCACACAGGACAGCACCACACGTCACTGGCGTGATGTACGTGACCGTGGACGGTGACGATGCCAACACTGGCTTGGCAGAAGATCGCGCCAAGCGTACCATAGCCAGCGCTTGCTCAGCAGCAGCACAGCTCATAGCCAATCCCAGCACGCCTTGGATATACTGCACTATATATGTGCGGGCGGGTGTGTATACCGAGCCAAATCCCATATTGGTTCACAGCGGCATCACGGTGTTTGGCGATAACCTACGTTCTGTTACCGTGACTCCGCTCAATCCAACATTGGACATATTCTGGCTCAACCCCAAGACATATCTCTATGGCATGACATTCCGTGGCCATCAGTATCCTGCTGCAGCTGTGCAGTTTCCAGAGAATGGAACCACTGTTATACATGAACTGCATGACTGGGCGTCTCCATACGTGCAGAACTGCTCAAGCATCACCCTGGGCAAGTATCAAGGCAACGTGCAGATAAGCGAAGCTGGCACTGGTATGATCGTGGACGGTGTTCGTGGTCGCAAGCTCAGTGCGCCAGATTTTGGCAACGTGATAGTACCGACCATGACCACATGGACCAGCGGCAACACCGCAGTGTTCTATCAAGCCTACGCACCAACCTGGAGTGGTAACGTGGCAGTGGGTTGGCTAGCTCAGAGCGGCATCGAAGGCAGCCCTGCGGTGGTGACCAGCGTTGGTACAACTACCATTGACGGCAACCCAGCCTACACTTACTCGCTAGACGAGTTTGACTACAATACCGTAGACATATATACCTTTGACAACGTGCTGACCAGCACTAGTGCTATCATACTCAACAACACCAGCCCGGGATTTGGTGACACGGTGGTTGGGGGATGGTATATGCAGAGTCCTGCCTATCCAGGCTTTGTCAACGCATACACGCTGTTGCGAGCCAACATACCATTCATACAGGCACAGGTAGTAGCCTACATGCAGGCTGAATTTGGCTATCCTGCCACCAGCACTAGTGCCAGAGATATCGGATACATAACCGATGCAGTTTGCCGCGATCTCCTTGCCAGCAACTATGACCTAGCGCTGCAGGCAGGAGAATATTTCTGGACTGAGACAGCAAATGGTCCGGTCAGCGTGCTACCTCCCAGCAGCATAGCTATCTGCCTAGCTGGCATACAGTTTGCTAGCCAAATAGCACAGACCGCGATTACCAATACCAGCTTCGCTCCTGTATATGATCCCGGAACTCCGCAGGTTTTCTACGTCTATCTAGGCGACAGCGGTAGAATAGCTGTGACCACCGTGGCTACCAACTACAACATAGTGCTTGAAATCATTCAGAACGGCCCATATAACAATCCGCTTGCCAACGGCCAGAGGCTCATGGAGAGCAACAGGCTATTCGCACAGAACGAAGTGGTAGCATACGTAAACACCCTGTATCCGGACACGTTATATAACGCTACTCTGCAGGCTCAGTGCTATCGTGATGTTGGTTATCTCTGGGATGCTATTACCTATGATACCTATCATCTAGGCAATGCTCAGAGCGTGACAGATGCGCTGTTCTACTGGGATGGCGCCACATCGCGCATACCAGGCGAGATACCACAGACTGTGAATGCTTTTATCTATGCCAATCAATTGGCCATTAACGTGCTCAACAACACACAGACTGCTCCGTTATATCAGAGCAACATAGCTCAGGTCATAGACAACACGCTGGTTGGTGGCAACGTGGTGGTACAGTATGTGAATCAACTGTTTGCCTACGTTGAAGACATCGTGGCCAATGGGGCAGGAGCTGCACCCGTGATGTATAACACCACGGGACCTGGCACGCCAATAAGCAGCGTGACCTATCAGCCAGGTTACGATAGCATGAACGGTAACAATGCTTGGCTCATAGAGTTCGCTGGCCCCATACCCGGCACAAGCTGGCCATATCCGCTGAGCAATCCAAACCTCACATATCCGATCTACAACCTGGTGTTCACCAGCCAGGGTGGACCATTTACCTTCGTGCCATTCAAGAGCACGCTGCCCTATCGCGGACAGGGCCTGAACAGCATGGTGCTTGATGCATTCACTCAATACAACGAGATAGGCTACACTCCCGTGCCAGTGCCTCTGGGAACCGTTGACAACAACGCTCTGAACCATGGTGGTAACGGCATAGTGATCAAGAACGGTGGCTACGCTCAGCTGGTTTCGATCTTTGAGATCTGCTGCAACATCGGAGTCATCTGCCAAAGCGGTGGCACCTGTTCCATAACCAACTCAAACACTGACTTTGGCAACTATGGCCTCTGGGCCGATGGTATGAGCGATGAACAATACGTCTGCAACATAGATAACACAGCAGTACCTGCGGGATTCACTAATGGTACCGCAGGGCTGTGGTACGTGAACAACCTACCTCTGTTCAATGCCGCAGCACCTAACCAGGGCTATGTGCGACCCTATGTGGGGCAGGTGTGCTATGTTGGTCAGCTCTACTATTACATACAAGCAGCTAACGTCACCGTGGGTGGCAGTGGGTACATAGCACCGCCCAGCATATCAATAAACCTAGACAGCACACAATATCAGGCTTTCATATTGGCAGGTGGTACCATTGCGCAGGCGCAGCCAATAATGGCCCTAGACGGTGGCAGCTATCTGGGTTCTCCTACCTATTACGTTGAACAGGTCAGCATCATAGTAAGCGGTAGCCAATACACGGCTTTGGACCTAGCTAAACCTGACTTCTTTGTGTTCAGCGCGCCAGAGAACCCAGGTGGTACAACCGCAGCAGCAACGCCAATAGGCTACCCGATCTACTACACGATTACCTACGGCACAAGCACAGGTAGCGGACAAGGCACTGTAGTGCTCGATGAGAACTTACCATATGTTCCGGTCAACGGTGCTCCCATGCACATGTTCCAAGTCAGCAGGATCATCACCAGCAGCCACTGCATGGAATACGTGGGATCGGGTACTGATATCGCCAAGTGCATACCGGCAAGAACCAGCAGCCTAGCAGGCAATGCACCTGATCAAACACATGAAGTGGTGATGACCAACGGCGGCAGGGTAGCATATACCACTACTGACCACCTTGGTAACTTCAGGATCGGACCCGAATTGGTGATAAATCAAAACACAGGTACGCTGTCTGGACGCACGTTCCAGAAGAGCCTGTTCGCAATTATGACGCCATATATACTGGCGCTACAATGATGAGGATAGAGTGACATGGCCGGTATTCCATTAAACACGTTCAAGACGGTAACCAGCTACCTACAGTATCTGGCGCCAAACACTGCCCAACCGCCTGGCACACCAACTCCTCCCAGCGGCAGTCCTGCCAACACTTACTGGGTATACACAGCCCCTCCTGGCACCACGGGCATCGTGCTATACATGCAGGTAGCCAACATCAGTGCCAACACCACATATTATGCCAGCGCTTGGCACTATAGGGCAGTTACCAACTATCTCGTTGATCCTCCGGTGACTAGCCAGATCTTCACCACAATAGTGAACGATGTCAGCTGTCCTGTAAATGATGCCAGGGTCATGCTGGGCGGCAAGCTGGTGTTAGAAACAGGTGATCAGCTGTATGTGGCAGGCTCAGACAACACAGCAACATCAACCAGCGGATACCTGCAGCTATTAGTGAGCATCCTGGAATCGGCTAATCAGTGATGGGCAGCAACAACCATAAATATCTGGCTAAATCCAAGGTGAATGCATGACCAGTCTGCTCTCAGGTCGAGTCGTAAAGACAGCGAACAACAGCGTCCCTGCTGATCGTTACCAATTCCTCGGCCTTGATGCCGCAGAACCCAATCTAGGCAATCCAACTGGAACCAAGGACGCGGTCCTAGCTTCCACGCCAGAAGGTTTCAGATACTGGACAGAAAATGTCACAGGACCAACCGGCGCCAAGGGCAGCACTGGTGCGACTGGTGTCACTGGACCAACCGGACCCACTGGCGCACAGGGCAGCACAGGACAGAGTGGTGCTACCGGACCAACAGGTCCCACAGGAGCCAGCGGCGGCACTGGCGCCACAGGTGCTAGCGGTCCCACAGGTCCAACCGGACCTAGCGGATCAACAGGAGCCAGCGGCGTAACAGGTACTACTGGTCCAACTGGTCCTACCGGAGCCAGCGGTGCTAGCGGTGCTACTGGTGCTAGTGGTGCAACAGGTCCCACTGGTCCAAGCGGAGCTAGCGGAAACACAGGAGCAACTGGTGCCACGGGCGCCACAGGTCAGACTGGACAGACAGGTGCCACAGGCCAGACTGGTGCGACTGGACAGACGGGTGCTACAGGACAGACAGGTGCCACAGGACAGACTGGCGCCACAGGTCAAACAGGCGCTACTGGTGCCACGGGACAGACAGGTGCCACGGGACAGACGGGTGCGACTGGACAGACAGGTGCCACAGGCCAGACAGGTGCCACAGGATTTACTGGCCCAACAGGCCCCACAGGTCCAAGCGGTGGCCAGGGAGCCAGCGGTGCTACTGGATCAACTGGTGCCACCGGATCAACTGGTGCTACTGGTGCTGGTCCCACAGGACCCACAGGTCCCAGCGGTGGCCCTCCTGGTCCCACAGGTCCTACTGGCCCAAGCGGCGGTCCTCCGGGCCCCACAGGTACCACTGGTACGACAGGTCCAACAGGCTATACCGGACCTACTGGTCCAACTGGCCTAGGTCCAACTGGTCCAAGCGGCGTGACAGGACCAACTGGTCCCACAGGCACTGGTACAACAGGTCCAACTGGCTATACTGGTCCCACAGGACAGGGTCCAACAGGCCCAACTGGTGCTACCGGACCAAGCGGTAACGCAGGTTTCACTGGACCGACTGGCCCAACTGGGTACACAGGCCCTACTGGTCTCGGAGTCACAGGACCTACTGGTCCCACGGGATACACAGGTCCAACTGGCAATAGCGGAACCACAGGACCAACCGGCCCTACAGGCTATACGGGAGCCACAGGTCCCACTGGACAGAGTGGTTTCACGGGCCCAACAGGACCAACTGGTTATACTGGTGCTACTGGTGCCACGGGCGTAACTGGTCCAACTGGAGCAACAGGCGCACAAGGCACTGGCGTGACAGGTGCCACTGGACCAACAGGCTATACTGGTCCTACTGGGTTTGGTGCTACTGGATCAACTGGGCCAACAGGCGCAGCTGGTACCGGAGCCACAGGTTCGACTGGTGCCACTGGTCCCACAGGTTACACAGGTGCAACTGGAGCACCTGGCACGGCTGTGAACACTGGTGCTACTGGTCCCACAGGTAATTCAGGTCCGACCGGAGCACCCGGCACGGCTGCCAACACCGGTGCTACAGGTCCCACAGGCATACAAGGTGCCACGGGCGCACCTGGCACTGCTGTTAACACTGGTGCCACGGGTGCCACGGGTGCCACTGGTGCCACGGGAGCTCCCAGCACAGTCACAGGCCCAACAGGCCGCACTGGTCCAACAGGTCCACTGGGAACTGGTCCTACCGGTGCTACATCAACCGTAACAGGTCCCACGGGTCCCATTGGTTATACTGGTCCAACCGGTGTCACTGGTGCTACTAGCACGGTACCCGGACCTACAGGTTATACTGGCGCTACTGGTGCCACAGGCGTCAGCGGTCCAACTGGCAGCACTGGCTCTGGCGGCCCTACCGGATACACTGGTGCACAGGGCGCTACTGGTACAACTGGACCCACGGGCCCAACTGGAGCTACCGGACGCACAGGGCCAACTGGTGCCACATCAACGGTGACCGGACCCACAGGAGCTACTGGTCCGCTGGGAACTGGTCCAACTGGTGCCACCAGCACAATCACAGGTCCCACTGGCTACACTGGTGCCACAGGTCCAACTGGCTACACTGGTGCCACTGGTATCACAGGACAGACAGGTGCCACAGGTCCAACTGGCTACACTGGTCCAACTGGTTATACAGGCGCCACAGGCGCTACGGGCGCCACAGGTGGTGCAGGCGTCACTGGACCTACTGGACCCACAGGATATACAGGTCACACTGGTGTCACAGGTCCCACTGGTGGTACTGGCGCTACTGGTGCTCAGGGCAGCACGGGCGTCACGGGTTACACTGGTGCCACAGGTGCCACAGGCGCCACAGGTGGTATTGGTCAAACTGGTGCCACAGGTGTCACGGGTGCCACAGGTCCCACAGGTCCTACAGGCGCCACAGGTGTTATTGGTCAAACTGGTGCCACGGGTGTCACTGGTGCCACAGGTCCCACAGGTCCCACAGGACATACTGGTGTCACTGGTGCTACTGGTGCTACTGGTGCTACCAGCACGGTAACTGGTCCCACGGGTTCAACTGGCGCAGCAGGCACGTCCGTTAAGATAGTTGGTGCGGTAGCCACGGCCAGCAGCGCAAACTTCACAGCACTCGATCCTAGTCCCACACTGGGCGACGGCATCATCGCAGAAGACACCGGCGATCTCTGGGTCTATTCTGCTAGCAGCGCACCTGGCAACATCAACGGCTTCCTAAATGTTGGTCGCATCGTTGGCCCAACAGGTCCTACTGGCTACACTGGTCCAACAGGTGCCACAGGTGCTACAGGTTCGACCGGTGCTACATCAACTGTGAGCGGTCCCACAGGAGCTACTGGTCCAACAGGTCCGATAGGAGCCACCGGTCTCACAGGATACACAGGACCAACTGGTGCCACGGGCGCCACAGGTCAGACTGGACAGACAGGTGCCACTGGACCAAGCAGCACTGGTGCTAGCGGATCAACTGGTGCCACTGGTCCAACTGGACAGACAGGTGCCACTGGACCAAGCAGCACTGGTGCTAGCGGACCAACTGGTAACACTGGACCCACAGGGCCCACAGGTGCTACATCAACAGTGACAGGGCCAACTGGTGCTAACAGCACTGTGACTGGTCCAACCGGTCCAACTGGGCCTGCTTACACAGGAGCAACTGGTCCAGCTGTAACAGGTCCCACAGGTCCAACTGGACAGACAGGTGCTACTGGAGCTCAGGGTTCGCCGAGCGTGATAACCGGACCAACTGGTTACACAGGGCCTACAGGTTCTACTGGACCATACGGACCTAGCGGAAACACAGGACCCACCGGACCAATTAGCGTGACCACTGGACCTACCGGTAGCACTGGTCCGACCGGTGCCACAGGCGCAACATCAACTGTGACAGGTCCAACTGGTTACACAGGTTATACTGGACCCACGGGTGTCACAGGTCCAAGCGGAGGTCCTAGCGGTCCCACAGGAGCCACAGGTCCAACGGGTAGCCCAGGCACTGCTGCTAGCACAGGTGCCACTGGACCTACTGGACCAACAGGTGCAAGTGGTGCCACAGGCGCCACAGGTGGTATTGGTCAAACTGGTGCCACTGGTGCTACATCAACCGTGACCGGTCCCACAGGTGCCACTGGTTCAGGCAGCACGGTAAGCGGTCCCACAGGTGCCACTGGTGCCACGGGCGCCACGGGTGTCACTGGACCCAGCGGTGGACCCACAGGTGCCACTGGTCCAACCGGAG